AGTCACGGTAAAGCCAGCGTTTTCCAAACGACCGCGCTTGTAGGCGCCGAGGTCATGAAACACCGGAACAACCGGATAGTAAACAGCTTTGAACGGAACTTTCATCGAGTGAGGCAGACGGCGCACCAGTTCCTTATACGACTCGGAAAGCTGGGCCAAATCATCGTCGTGCTTTTGCACCAATTCACGCTTGAGGGCGCTAAGCTTCGACTTGCCTTTTGCATCGGGTTGCAGGGCCGCAACGATATCAGGATAGGTGACTTGGTTCCAAACGGAATCAGTCTTAACCATCTTGCCATCTTTTTCTTCGAGCGGTTTAATCGAACGCAATTGAGATAGGGTGAAATTGTCGTTCAAGAAATGGGCGACTTGCGCCAGTGCATCGCGCTTATCGACCTTGACGCCGTTGAGTTGCAGGGTGCCCGGATCAAAAACATCCATCAGGCGTTTCAGTTCATCGAATTTATCCTCGTCGTTTGCGTAATTTTCGCGCACGAAGGCCTTCTGCTCGCCGGTCAAACCACCGCTCAGTTGATTGAGCAAAGTGGTGTGGAGGGTGCCGAAGTGATCGCGTGCAATTTGACGAACCGGGGTCAGGTTCGGGAACACGTCACCGCGAAGGCCATTAGCCGTTTCCTTCGACAAACGATTAAGTTTGGAAAGGGTAGACTTCGTGCCAGAGGGGAGCTTGCCTTGGTTTTCCAAGGTAGTGGCTTCAAGGGAAATGGCTTCCAGCTTGGCAATGATTGCCAGTTTGCTTTTCAGCGTGTTTTCCGCCATGCCGGACTCGAATGCATCGAGCGCGGCCAGAACGCGGTCAAAGATTTTAGACACAGTAAATCCCCATTTAAACGTAGTTAGGGCCAAAAAGCGGCCCGGTAATATGAAATTACCATTTGCCTAGTTTGCTTTTCACTGGCCCTAGTAGTGGGCCTTTTGCATGGCTAATCGTACTTCGCCTGATTCCCGGCAGTTGGGAATACGCGCCGTGATTTTAAAACCAGCGGCGATGTAGCAAAGAACGGCAGCCTTATTGTCGCTATCAGTGAAAAGTGAAATGGGGAAATTCGCTGTGCCTTCGTCAATCAGGTTTTCCACCTTGGCCAGCATGCACGTAGCAATGCCTTTGCGTCGGTAGTTTTCCATCACGTTGACGGTGTGGATATAAATACCTTGCTCATTTGCAGTCGCCAAAATATGCCCAGCGACTTCCCGTTGGCCTTCGGCATCAATACCGGAAGCCAGCACCACCACGGAATCTTTCCGGGGGATATGATCTGCAATAAAACCAATTGAAGCTGCGCATCCATTAGACAGAACGGGCAGGCAAGTGAAATCCCCAGCCTCGAATGTCTGATAGTCGATATCCATATACCGATCCTTTTCAAATACTACTGGTCATTGCGGGTTGATAGGAGGGGAAGCGAAACTTCCCAAATTGCGTAAGTGTCGAGTTGCAGGCGTCGTGCCGCAACCCTGTAATCCTAACGAGAATCAATGACTTAGGCAACCCCTACCCCCAACATTGGGGGGCACTCTCTACCCACTACTGGGGCACGTGCCCCACTAGGCCCGGCGCGGCCTGTAGGCCCCTCGCTGGGGCCGCCTAGCACAGCGTGACAGCGTGTGTCAAGGCCGGGCACCCTCGGGGTCCACCTTGGCCGACGAACGCGTGCTATCGCCAGAATTAATGGCGCGCAAGATATTTTCGTAATCTTTCGTCACAGTCTCGCGGTAGGCTTCGTTCGCTTCCAGCTGGGCGCAGGTGCTATCAACTGCATAACGGCGGGCGCGATTGCTGTTGTAGCCAATCAATTTATAAAGCTCGGCAAAGCCATGCACGTGCTCGGTATGTTCGGCAACAAACGCGGTTGGTGCCCCCGTTTGAATTTCGTATGTGTAGCGTGCGCCTTGTGCAGCGCGGGATTTTTCGTAGGTGGTGAACGCAGTGCGCGCCGCCAGCTGATTTTTAAATTGCTTGTGGCCTTTCTTCGGCACCAGCACGCGGAAAACTTCTACCACGCATTTTTGGTCCAAGGTGCCAACCACAAACACTTCGCGCATGAGGTTGTCTTTGCTGACCGGGTGAACGCGGTCAATGTTGAATGCATATTCGCTCATTTTTGCAAATCTCCACGATCAAATCGGATTGAGTTTTTGCAGCGTAGGAAAAAGAGAAAGGGGCCAGAAGGCCCCCAACTCGGTTACATCACTCTTCGTCGTCACCATCAGCAGCCGCTGCGGCTTTGGCTGCTTTCTTGGTGTGGGTATTTTTGATCTGGTCGAGGTACAGGTCGTAACCCTTACCCGATTCGATCTGCTTGCGGCACCATTCATAAATACGAATAGGCTTGATACCCATTTTTTCACAGCCTTTCTTAATCAGGTCTTTGTCGCCGTCAACCATTTTCTTGAGGTCCATCCACGACAGAACTTTGCCTGCGAATGGAGTACCGTCACCGAATTTGATTTTGTTGCGCTGTCCGCTGATCTGGCCGGTTTCTTTCAGATACATCCACGTATCCCACACGCGGTCAAAGCCGAGGCCTTCACCGTTTTCGTTCGCGACGTAAAGACGCAAAGTCATGTTGGATTTTTGTGGTCCGCCCAATTTGTTTTTGAAGGCGTGGCACTTGATATAACGGTATGTGTCAACGCCTTGGCCGCTAATCGACTCTTCCTCTTCCATCATGCCTTTACCATGAGGAATCGAAATTGGCGACATACGGAAACGGCAGTCGGCAAAGAAGCGCAGCGCAGTACCGCACGGCTCTTTCTTGTCGGGGCCGTACATGGCCATAGGCACTTCACGCAGCTGGTTAATACCGAGAACCAGAACGCGCTTTTCTTTCATCCGACCTTTAACGCGTTTGATCCCGTCCGAGAACATACGCGCTTGCGATGCCAGACCATCCGAACCGTCTTCCTTTTCGTCGGCACGTTTGGAAAGCATTGCGGGGTAGGAGTCAACAAGGAACACAGCCTGCGGCAGGCCATGCGGCGCCGGAACTTTGAACTTGTTGAATTTCTTGAAATACTTGGCGTCGTAGAGGCCTTTGGTAAGCTTCTGGTTCGCCTTGTTATTTTCGTAGATGAAGAAAAAATCGCCGTCTATCTTGAGAACCGATGGCAAAGTTTTCAGGATTTTCGCGAGCGAGTCGAAGAAATCCTCACCTACAGCCGGGGCGTAGTAACGGATGCGAGGACGGATAATATAATTACCCTCTTTGTCCTGCACGCCGAAGACTTCCTCAGCCTGTTGCGCCTTGCCGTTGCCGTTGTATGCCCACATGGCGTTGGCGTATTCTGCCGAGAACGAACCTTCGTAGTCGAAGAAAAACGCTTTGCCTCGGAAATCAGCCTTGCGGATGATCGAACCCATAACGGTTGTAGCGAGCGTGGTTTTACACGATTGCTCTTCACCGTAGAAGGTGTACCAGCCACCAGCCAGCAGGCCGCCAGCCATTTGCAGGTTTACACAAAGACTGCCGGTATCTAGGCGGTCTTCTTTTTCACTGACAGCCATGGAGGTCAGGCCGACCTTCTTTTCCATGTTGTCAATTTCGTCTTCAAAATTCGCGTAAGGGTCGAAGACTTTTTTCGCGGGTTCGGCTACTGCCTTGGAAACCGCTTTTGCTACTTTGCTCTTTGTACCTTTGGGCACCGGGCCTTTGGCGGCCTTATCAGCTTTCAGGTCGAGCTTGCTAGTTTTGGCAACTGCTTTTGGCAATTATTTCTCCGATCAACAATCAAGGAATGGGGACCAGTCGGCCCCCGCCCGCACTCAAGAATTAGTCATCCCAAGACGACTTTTTCTTACCGGACTTTTCCTTGGTCTTCACTTTCTTTTTGGCGCCGCCCTTCACTTCCTTTTCGGCAACCTTTTTCTTTTTCTTCGGCTTTTCGTCGTCATCGTCTTTCGACTTGGACTTCTTTTTCACCTTGGAAGGCTTGTCTTCCTTGTCCGAAGATTTCTTTTTCTTCTTCGGCTTTTCGTCTTCGTCATCGGAAGACTTTTTCTTTTTCTTCTTCGGCTTTTCGTCTTCTTCGTCATCGTCGAAGACTACCGACTTAGCCTTTTTCTTTTTCTTCGGCTTTTCGTCTTCGTCGTCGTCCAGCGAAGTCGATTTCTTTTTCTTTTTCTTCGGCTTTTCGTCTTCGTCTTCATCGTCTTCATCGTCTTCATCGAGGTCTTCACCGCCGATGATTTCCATGCGCTTAACGTCTTCTTTGGCCTGTGCCGGGGTCATGCGGCCCGAAGCGTCCAACAATTCTTCGGTCAGGTTCCAAGTCAGATAGCCTTGCTCTTCCTCGGTCAGCTTCGACGGGCCATCAGCTTTGTCGATGGTGTATTTGTCGGTGCCTGCCGCGTCCGGTTTGAATTTCAGTTTCACGTCGAAACCGTATTTCGCGTCGGAAACGTCATACTGCGCGGTCTTGCCGGTTTTCTTGTCCTTGACTTTGTTTTCTTCCGAAAGCTCTTGCAGACGGTTGATCGAAGTCATGGTCAGACGGGCAACGCGAACCGGGGTCCAAGTTTCGGAATTGATATCCTTGAAACCGGTTTTCTTTTCTTCTTTGGTTGGCTTGGAAGCTTTACGGGGCGGCCCCTCTTCCTGCATTTCGCGGTCGATCACGTTGAACAGCCAGAAGTCGGAGGCACGCACCGGCTTTTCTTTCTGGCCTTTGAATTTCTCGGCCAGCGCCATGTACGGGCACTTAACGCCTTTCTTCGGGGTTTCTGGATCGTTCGGGTCGAAGTCGATGGCGTAACGCGGAATGTTCACTTCGCGTTTTTCTTTGCCCTTCGCACCAGCCCACAGCTTGATCCACACTTGGCGAACTTGCAGCGGCATGATCGGCAGAATGCGGAACGGGAAATACTTGTTTTTCGGCCACTGGATGATATCAACCAGTTCATCCAGCTTGGTCGAATCATTGCGGCTGTTGGTCTTGATACTACCCATGCCTTTGAAAACGGCGGCTGCCATGTGAAATCCTCTTGATCTAAATTCAATGCTTAGGGTTGTGCCCTACACACTATTTACAGTTTTTATTGCTCAGTCTTTTCGTGGGTGGCGACTTGTGCATCCGAGCCTGCCATCTGTTCCGGCGACTCAGCTTCGTGCGGTGGTGGCGGGATACCGTTGTCGATTTCCCAGCCCTGCATACGTTCGTACAGGTCGCGAACTTCCTGTGCGTTGCTGTAATCAGCAATTGCGCAAATTTCCGCACGCTCAAAACGTGGCAGATCATCACGCGACGGCGAGTAAACGCGCTTCGGCCAGTACGGGAAAGTCACCGGGGTATGCGAGCCTTTGCTGGTGTAGGTGCAACCGCGACCATCTACGAAAATCCGACCGTTGGAATCGTAGGCATCACCGTTGGCATCTTTGAACACGTGGCCACAACGTTTGTTCTGGAATTTCGGCCCCCAACTTCTATCCGAAATTTCGTTCCATTCGTCGTCGGTGCCTTGCAGGGCAGTGATGGGTTCATACAGCGCCAGCTTGGTTAACAAACCAACCGTGTAGCCGATGCTGGAACCGGAATGGCCCTGATTTTCCAGCACTTGCAACGCATCCAGAACGCCTTGTTGCAAACTTGCCTGCATTTCAATTTCGCGTTCGTCACGGCCTTCGCTGCGCATGCCATCCAGCAGGATATCAAATTCGCGGCGTGCGTAATCCAGTGAGTTTCCCATTGTTGAATCCCTTTATGTCGGTGTTACCAGTTGAGTTTTTCGGCGCGTGCCAGCACTTGTGCCAGTGCTTTGTCGTAGGCATCTTGCTCAATTTTCTTTGCAAGTTCTTTCACGCTGGCGTGCAGGATGATGTTGCCCTGCGCGTCACGCGGATGCTTGAAATCTACCACACTCACATTGCTGTTTTTGGCCATGCGTGCTTACCTGCAATTTACAGTTTTTCTTCCGCCATATGTTGGCGCATGATTGCCCGTTCCGCTGGCGTGAAATACTCACCAATGTCGAGGCTCAAGCGTGCGATACCTAGTGGATCAACTTTTTTCGCGAGCATCTGCACCAGCGTGCGGCTTTGCTCGATTTCAATATCTTTTTCTAGCGCGTTGCCCGGTGTGAGAACCGAGTGCAGGGCCACGCCGCCATCTTCGTCATCGTCGCCATAAAGCGTGTCGAGACTCACACTAAAATTCACGTAGCTACTGGTGCCCTCAAACAGCTTTTTCTTCTGCGCTTGAGGCACGGTGTAAGCCACGCCGTATTCGTGTTCTTTGCTGGCCTTCATCGCGTTCTTTGTCCAGAACGTGACGTAGGAAGTCAGCGCGCCTTTGCGGCTGTCGTACTTGTCGAGGGCAGTAATCACCGCCTTGATAATCGACTGCACAAGGTCTTTGTAATTCGACCGGCCTTGCGTGCCCACCACGTGCGCTTTTGCCCACTTGTTGGCGCTCTTCACGTAATGGCCAACCACGGTGTTTCGGTACGAATAAAAACGCTTACGGTACGCGTCACAAATTTGCAGCGTGGTGTAGAGGGCCGACCTCTCACACATGCCCACCTGCACCGCGTATTTGTCTAGCGCCACCTGCTTTTCCTTGGAAGGGTCACGCAGGAATTCTTTGTACTGCTTCACGTAGCCCATGTTTTGCTCACAGAACGTGGTCAAAAACTTGTGGATGAAAAACCGTTCCACACGGGCTTCGCGGATGAACTCGAATTTCTGCCGCTTGTCCGGCACGCTAAGGTAGGCTGCCAATTTCTCGACGGCCTCCCCGCGATCAAGCGAGCTAAGTTTTCGTTTGCGATTTGTTGCAACCAACAGCAGCAAATATTCGACTTGGGCATCGAATACGTTCGTGTACAAAACCAGAGGTTCAAGCGCTTTGTACAAAAGCATATCCATGATCTGCTGAATTTGCTCGCCGGTCATGTTTTTATCAGCAGACATTTTGCCTCCTATCGAGAATTACTGTTTACGCTATTGGCGAATGCCAACGCCTCTTCGAGCGTAGGCGCCGCTACACGGTACGACCCGATTGGTGTATCTGGATACCAATGAATAACCCAAATTTCATCGGTATCAATTGCGCGCTGTTTTGCTTCGTCGGACGGCCAGTTGTTGTCGTCGCCGTAAAGCTCGATTTCCTGCGCCAGCGTGCGGTGGTAGTCTTTGTGGTCGTTGTGCGTGATGGTCAGGCTGCACTTGTGTCGTGGTAATTCGATCATTGTGGTTCGTTCCCTTCGCGCATGGCGCGCAGCTTGTCGCGCTGTATTATTTCGGTGCAGCGCTGTTGCCCGTGAAAGCACTGGTCGGGCATTCCCATTGGGTCACTACACAGGCAATCCGCACAAATCCACTCGCATTCACCACGTGCGGCGCTGGCCATGATTTCCCGCATTTTGCGCGAGCTTTCTGCCATGTAGGCATCGAGTTTGTGCGCAGGGATTTCTGTAACCGTCACTAGGCACATGGCATTACTCCGGCAGAATTTCCCAGTCTTCGGCCATCAGGTCGCCCATGGATGGAACCCAGCCCGGTTGGTACTTTTCTTGCGCGTTGAACAGGATGAAACACGGCTCGTATTTCATGCCATCGAAGTTTTCCAGATAGACGTGTTGGTTTTTGCCGTTCCAACCTGCGCGGCGAACGCTACGCCCTTCTTTGATGGCGGCCAGAGCTTTGCTGTAGCAAACCAGTTCGGAGTCGTAGGTTTTCTGGTCTTTGGAATCCAGCGAGTACATGCGAAGCAGGAAGCCGTCAAAACCATTTTCGTGAATTGGGTGTGCGGTTGGGTCAAGGTAAATGGTATCGTGGCCGCGTTGTTCCATACCTTGGCTGACCTGATGCACGAACCGAACGAAATCAAACTGGAAATCGTGGGCCACGGGGGAAATGAAGCCGAAGAGTTTCACGTCGAACTGGAACGCAGCTTTTGCTTTACCATTTTTGTCGATGTAACGGACGGAATGATGCTCAAACGCCTCATGTAACGTATAACCTTTGGCCTGAAATTCCTTTGCCAGTTGTTCGTGCAAAGTGTTCATTTTCTTACCCCGCTGTCACTTGGTGAATCCACGGCTTGACGTATTGCCATGCCCACGGAATGCCGACGAAAAGAACGAAACCAACGACGACGCCAACCGCGAGGCCCACGCCGATCAGGAAAGTTCCGATGCCTGAAAAATCAATGTAGCCACGTTGTTTGCTGCGCATGTTAGTCGTCCCACGAAATAATTGGTTTGTCAGTCGCGATCATGCTGCGAGAACGCGTCTTTAACTCTTCCATTTTCTGCAATTTCTGTTCGGTGGTGAACGTGTTCCAATCCCGAACTTCTGCAATCGTGCGGTTGCACCCCTTGCAAAGATCATCGCCCACATTGTGCGAGCAACGACCGATGCAAGGGGTGGTACGGGGCCGCGTAACGCTCAAGCGTTATTCAGCCTTTTCTTTCTGCACAGCGTTGAACACGCGGGTGGCCACCGCGCCTTCGGTGCGACCGGCGTAGTTTTCTTTCAGGAATTTGTGGAACAGGCCGAGTTTATCGAACGGGTTTTCCGCCAGAATTTCGCGGTATTGTTCCTCGGTCAGCACGTCCGGGTTTTCGGCGGCTTCGACCTTGGCCGGGACGTAGCTTTGCAGCAGACGGCTTTGGGTTTCCAGACGCTGGATTTCGGAGGCGTGTTCCTTCTCACCGCCCTGCGATTTTTTCAGCAGTGCGATGGTTTCGGTGTTGCCTGCCAGAATGCCCTTGATAATCAGCACCAGCGCATCGTCACCGGTACGCGGCTTTTTGGCCTTGGCGCCCAGTTCGTAATCACCGATGATGCGGGTCAGGATCGGGTAGGTTTCTTTCGGGCTTTGCAGACGCGCAGTTTCGCGGTGGCGCATCATGGTCAGCAGAAGAGATTCAGACATTTTTTCTTGCTCCTTTTTCAGAATTTAACAGGCCGATCACGGCCTTGTCTTCGTGTCCTTTTTGCACCAGCACAATCGTGCCGGGCGGTACACTGTTATCGACCACAATATCGAAAGGCATTTCCGAAGCGAGTTTGCCTACGGTGGACGGTGGTTCGTCATCTGGTTCGTAGCGCATGGTTTATTCCTGATTAGAGGTTTTCTTCAATGACGATTTTTGCCAACGCAATCAGGTGCTTGCACAGACCCACAGCCATGCCGGGGTTAGTCCACACTGGCGGTTCACCGTTGGAATAAATCAGGTAGGCTGCACCGCAACGGGCGTTCGCGTATTCCCACGTGAAGACGTAGTTTTCACAATTATGGGCAATCACACCGTTGGCTGCGAAACGGTGAGGGCCGGGCACTGTGATATCGTAGACGTGCTGCATTCCAGCAAAGGAAATGTCTACGATTTCTGCCCATGCTTTGCGCGGTCGCGCTGGCGCAGGCTCGATACGGTCGCGATGGTAGACGGACAAAGCGAGATTTTTAAGCACATCGCTTTGATTGGAAATTCGCAGCGCCCACATTTCTTTCGTGGATTCCACAACGCCGTAGTCTTCCTGTATCACACAGGTTTTCACACCGGCTTCGCGTTCCCGATAGATCGTGGTTTGCACGATTCCATATTCCATCAGTTTCCAATTCAACTGGTCGAGGTATTCATGTGCGCCCCGAATCAGTATGTCGCCGTTTTTGTACGTGGTCCCGTCGGTGGCGATCAGCCCTGCAAGGTAGCCCATGGTTTGCTCGAAAGTATCGAGTTTTACCGAGCGTTTGTTGTCGAACTTGTAGCGGTGGCACAACTCAATCGCCCGCTGGGTAAACTGCACGTTCAAGCCGTTTTCGCGGCCATTGATTTCCGACACGTCTTTGACCAGATCAAGCTTGGTCAGCACCTTGAGAATTGCATGCTTATGCCCGAACAATTTCAGGTTGGGGTAGCCGGTGGCGAACAGTGTTCCGTCGCCCTGCATGACGCCAATGAAAAACGCTTCCCAGTAATCTTGCGTGCGCTCAATCGTGGGTTGCTCAAAGGCGTTAGTCAGCAACTTATCACCGACTTTCAAATCCTGAACTTCTGCCCACTTCTCAAGGAATTTTTTGTTTCCAAGTGACACGTGTTTCAGGAACTGGTGATCGCGAGTGCCTGTGATCGTTTGTCCGTTACTCAGCGTGATTTTGAAAACCTTTTTCTTGCCTGTATAAAACGGCGTGGTGCCTGCGAAGAGTTCACCTTTCACGTTGTAGTTGATCGGATAGTGTCCCGGTGCATGGGGCTGCGCCAGTTCAAAAATCGTCTTCCACCCTTGATCGGTTAATACCTTCGTGTCGCCTGTTAAACAGGTGCATTGTGCAAGCACGCGCTTGTGCTTATACAACGGTTTCTTTTCGCCGTTTTTGTCGAGGCCGACAATGTAGGTTTCGTGGTAGCGCTTCACTTTGTCAGGGCGCCATGGATCATTCGTGACCATGATGCCCTTCACAGCGGGCCGCCCTGCTTTGGTGAACAGGGATTTATACTTGTGCGCCTCAACATCCACCGCGTTATTCATGAACAGGCGCGGCGTGTTACGGATCAACTCTTTTAGGCTTTTGCCCTGCATCGTAAAGAACGTTTCAGGCATTGGCCGGGCGCCCAAGTTTTCAAACTTGCGCAGCTTGTACGGGATGCCGCCAACGCGGGTGATACCTGCGGAGCGGACAGGGGCAGCGGTTGATTTCCGCTTACGCTCTTTGGTCTTTTCCGCGTCACGCTTGGCCTGTGTTTTCTTCGGCTTGGTGACGATTCGGGTTTTCTTGACCTTTTGCGTTTTGATTTTCTTGGTAGGCATCTAGTGGGCCTCTAGACGTTTCTTCACTATGTCGAACTGCCGTGGGTGCCCCGCCAACACCAGCAGCTTGTTTTTCTTTTTGCGCTTCTCGACCCGGTTCAATTTGATACCAGAAATATCGAGAATCTTTGAGCCAGAAACCGGGACAGGTTCCCGGTAATCGTTGTAGACCAGAAGGCGCAGCTTAGCGTCCGCGTAGGCGAACGATTGTTCCGAGTACGGCTGTTTCTCGAAAAATTCAAACGTACAACCTTTCACGTCAACTTTCATGCCCAGCTTGTAGGCCTGATAAATCACCGTGTGAGAAACTTCCGGGTCCACGATGAAACTGATGTAACCACCGGGCGCCAAAATGCGTTTTAGGTGTCGCATCATTTCCATATCTACGTCGCGCCATGCACGTGGAGTAATCCAGTTCATAGCGTTGAGCACGTGGTGCTCAGGGTAGGCGAACACGTAGGAAAATTGCCCGTCTTTTAATTTGCGCAGGCTGTGCAGCAAGGTGCCTTGCCAGACCGTTCCGTATTCGTTGCTAAAGCGGCGTTCCTGCACGTTGTGATTGTGACAGACGACAATAAAACCGCCGTGCTCTTCACAGCGGGCCAGCGTGGGAATGTCGCCGGTCGCGTGGCAACCACAACTGAAAAAACTAATCATTGTGTCTAAGTGACTCATGCAGTTCGCCACCCTGTTCCCAGTCTTGAACGTGTCGGATAAATTCGCCGTGAACCGCGATAATTTCCGCAGGGACTTCGGCAAACAAACGAGTAGGTTCGCCGTTGCGTGTGAGGTCAAACGTCATGCGCGGTTTATCGGTGCCGGTCATATCAAGGGAAGCGACCGACGACCAGACTTCACCGTCGAGGCTTTCGACGTGGTAAAACACCGCTTGGTCCTTGACTGCTTGCAGTCGGCTCAAGTGTACGGATGCCTTGCGGGATATTTCCGAGAAAGACGGTTTGATTTTCGGCATCTTGCAGCACCTCTCGGTAGGTTTTTAGCAGCGGAGATTTGCCAAGAAAAGTAAGGGCGCTGCCGTAGAAGTTGTCGAGGTCGGAAAGCTTGAGCGATTTTACGTCGTGCCAGACATTGAATCGGGCGAGGAACTGGTCGCGAGTTTCAATTTCGGAGAAATCAGGCAGACGAATCCCACGGCTCAGAAGTTCCGAGCGGGTATCGTAGTTGATTTGGCCACCGAAAGTCTGGTGTTCGACGAAGGCTTTCCAGAGCAACGAAAGAGTGTTTTCGTATTTTTGACACGCATAAAATGCGTAAGGGACAGTTGATGCATCGAAGTCTAGGTGAGTCAGAATGTGCTCGATGATTCCCAGTTCGATTTGTGCAGCAACAAAAGCGGGCCGGGCCAACAGTGAACGGGCACCGTCTTCCAGCATTGTGGCTTGAGCACGCAGCACGTTGTGCTTTGCTTCCTGCTTATCCTCTAGCGACAAAAGCGCGGAGGCCTCACGGGAGCGGCTGCGATGAGATTCTGCATAGGCACTAGCCATGGCATGCTTACGGTCTTCGCGAAGTTCGTAAAGTACGCGTGCGAATTCCGTTTGAGTAAAGCAAGCGGCCCCTAAGCGATATACGATTTGATCGACTGAATGCAGCCAATGCATACAAGAAAAGGGGCCGCAGCCCCTTCCCCCGTTAGCTCAGAACGCGACGATTACTCGAAGTCGTCGTATTCTTTTTTCTTCTTGGCCTTGTCGCCTTTTTTGGCTTTCTTGCCGTCGGCGTCCTTGGACTTTTTCTTCTTGGAAGATTTCTCTTCTACGTCCTTGGATTTCTTTTTCTTGGCTGGCTTTTCGTCAGCCTCGGCCTTGGCCTTTTTCTTTTTGGCCGGTTTTTCTTCCTCGGCTTTCACCTTGGATTTTTTGGCCGGTTTTTCTTCGTCCTTTTTGGACTTCTTGGCAGGCTTTTCTTCGGCCTTGGCTTTCTTGCCCTTGGCAGGCTTTTCTTCCTTGGCCGCTTTGCCTTTGGCTGGCTTGGCGTCGGCTTTTTTGCCTTTGCCTTTGGCCGGGGCTTCGTCGCCGTTCAGCTTGCCTTCGACAGCTTCGATTTGCGCGGTAACTTCGGCCAGCTGGGCGTTCACTGCATCAGCGACTTTTTCGTTCGCTTTTTGAGTGGCTTCCAGTGCGCGCTGTTGTTTGCGCAGGCGGGAGACTTCGGCTTTACCGTTGATGGTTACGTCGTTCTTGGCCATGGTATTTCGTTTCCTAAACAGAGTGCCGTAATGGCGTGAAATAAACAGCGGAAACTATCCGCTATTCAGAATTTGTCAAAACGCTGATTTTGGGCAAAAAGAAACCCGGATCATGTCACCGGGTTTCTCGGGATTCGCGGTTAGAGCGAAGGGTCGCAGGGGGGGGAGACTAAATCAGTCTTCCTCTTCCTCTTCTTCCTCTTCCTCTTCCTCTTCCTCTTCCTCTTCCTCTTCCTCTTCTTCCTCTTCTTCCTCTTCCTCTTCCTCTTCTTCCTCTTCCTCTTCCTCTTCTTCCTCTTCCTCTTCCTCTTCCTCTTCTTCCTCTTCCTCTTCCTCTTCTTCCTCTTCCTCTTCCTCTTCTTCCTCTTCTTCCTCTTCTTCCTCTTCTTCCTCTTCCTCTTCTTCCTCTTCTTCCTCTTCTTCCTCTTCTTCCTCTTCTTCCTCTTCCTCTTCTTCCTCGCTCTCTTCTTGCAGAACTTGGATAGCGCCCAGCACTTCGTCTACAGTCTCGAAGCCTTTGTCTTGGAAGGCGACCAGCAGCTGGGTCAGGATTTCGAGGTTCAGCAGGTTCAGGTCATCCGCGCTCAGTTGCGGAGTTGCCTTTTTCTTCGAGGCTTTCGGGGCGGTTTTCTTGGAAGGCTTTGCCATGTTGAATCTACTCCAGATGGTTTGGTTTGTTTCTAAGAAAGATTTACAGTATCTACACTGCACACCTTGTACAGAGTATTTACAGTTTTGAAACTGGTGGTCACGGGCGCCTCAATCGAGGTCGCCCATAAACCGAGTGTCAGTTACTTCTTTTTCTTTTTCTTGCCGGAGTCGATTGCTACGACCTTTCCCGACTTCTTTTTGCCTTCGTCCGACGACTTTACGCCACGGCCCGAAGCCTGCGAACCTTCGGTATCGAACGCTTTGATTTCGTACTGAATACGTTCATTCGGGGAATAGACGACGGTGCCGCCATCGCCTTTAACGATGATATCCGGGCCGTTGAATTTCAGGGTGCCGGTGGCGGTAACGGCAGCTTTGCGCTGCATGACGGTGATGGAACCGCCTTTTTCGTCGCCCAGCATTTCGAGGATATCGGTGTTACGGTAGGTCGAAACAACCATTTTCTTCGAGGCGCTGGTGGCCTTGTGGCGCCAGATGGTGAACAGTTCGGAACGTTCGATCAGGTAGCCGGGAACTTCGACAGGCTGTTGTGCGTAGCCGGTCACGGTAAACAGGCCGGTCTTCATCGAGAACGGGGTTTTTGCGCTGGTGCCGCTCAGTTTACGAATGGCTTTTTCCAGCTTGGAAACTTTGGTACGGGCGGCGGATTTGGTGCTGCTTTTTTCTGGCTTGGCCATGGTGAATTTCTACCTATTTCGTTTTTGCCTTAACCTTTTTCTCGGTCTTGGCATTTGGGTTTTTGAGGGCGACACTAACCATTACATTAGCATCGTGGATGTGGTCTTGTGTATTTACAGCTTTTGCCGAGGCGCCCGGTTCATTGCACAGGATACCGAACAGGACCAGAAGGTTAGGCCGTACAGTGAAATTAGAAACATCAAACGCGGTTGCCAGCGTGGTTTTGATGCCGGTAGCGGTCGCGAAGTTTTTAACGACTTGGCGATACGACAAATCGAAGTGTTTGATTGCTTCGGCAGGTTCGGTCGGCGCGCTAGTCAGGCTGGCCGCGTGAATATTCACGCGAATGACCAACTGAATAGTATTTACAGTATCCGTTTCGCGGGTACGGTAGTCGGCAACCGAGGCAGCGAAATAATCGCTACGGGCAATGGAAAATTCCAGCCCTTGCTGTTCGTATGCGTTGCCGCCGAAACTCGCTTTAAGCTGGGCGTCAATGCAATTGACCAGATGAGCGACACGGGCCTGCATGGTGACTTCATCAGCCACAATCAAATAGCGATCAACCGCCATTTCTTGCAGGAAAGTATACAGCTGTTCCAGCGGTTCGATTGCCGCGCCGTTGTTTGGACGGGAAAGCGGACGGAACAGCGAAACAGGTTGGCCAGCAGGCTCGGCCTGCCCGGCTTCGTTGTAAATGATCGGGGTCAGCACTTTGTGCTGCTCTACTACATCATTTACAGTATTGAGCACGGCGCCCAGTACGATTTCCACACGCGGTACAACACGCACAGGAAATTCATCGGGGCCAATTGCTTCGGCCTTTGGGCGAGTCAGGTTTTCTGGTTCCTGCGCAACGCCAACATGGCGTTCGGTGGATTCCAGTTGTTGCTTGTGCCCTTCGGCATAGGAAATTTCGGTATTCACAGGTCAATCCTCGTAACGTCAACGAACCGGACAGAGGCGTCAACGCCCGGTTGAATGATTAAAGCGGATACTTTGGCATCCAATGCTTTCTCGAACATATTTACAGTTTCTTTCACGTCGGTATGGTCAGCAACCCAACCGGTGAATTCCAAAGCAGGATGGTCCAAACAATGGAAACCAATAGATGACATATGCTGATGCATTTGACGGCCCATTTTAACGGTTTTCAAACCGTCGCGGTTCCAACGGTAAAGCTCACTAGCGCAAAGCTTCAAACGCGATTCCGGGCGCGATTGCATATAGGCCTGATACTCGGCCTCGGGGTTGGCAGTCTTAACGCGTTCGTTCATCTGCTCAAGCTGTTTACGGGCTTTAAGCAGCTTCTGCAAATCCTCAACGCTAGGCGCCCCGCCTTTGTCGATTAGACGTGCGTTGTGCTTCGATAGAGTATTTACAGTTTTCTCGGCTTCACGCTGCGCCTGCACGTCGTGCTCAATGTCGAAGTGCGAGCGTGCCAATGGCGGCGTTTCATCGGTGATGAATTGTTGGAATACTTTGCTGGTCTTATCGCCTTTACGTTTCGATTCGGGAATATAAATAGTCCCTGCCACAACGTACATGGAATTGTGGCCGAACGGCGTGTATTCGTTCATCGTGGTTTTGCCGCGCACTTCACCAAAATAGCGTGGAGCACCGAGGGCCACCAGCTTATCGACCGACAGGAAAAAGTTTTCCTTATGACGATAAAAACCCGCGTACAGGTGCGGGGTTACGCCGGGCGCCGTGCGATAGATCAAATACACGCGCACGCCCACCAGACGCGGCATCACGTAGCAGCCTTTGCGCAGGGGGCTATCGTTGTGGTGGTCGTGGATTTTGCTAACGATATCGAGGCATGGATAAATCAACGAATCCGGGTAGGAGTTTTCCGGCGCTTCATCCACGCAATGTTGCAGGTGCTCACATTCGTAATCGAATGCAGACGCAGGCTGCATAAGCGAGTAGTTGAGCCACGTAGCACCGCGCTTAGGATCGAACGGCAAACCATAGCCGACGTTAAACAGCATCGCTACCGTGGCCATATCCTCTAACGATCCCTCGCACGCATTTTTTACGATGCGAGCAAGATCAGATTTTTTCATTTGAGTATCTACCGTGACAGGCTGCTTCACTAAGCGGCCCATGTACTCATACGAATACGTTTTGTAATCGTGCGAAGGCTGGCAGGTTTTCAGCAGGCCGCGTTGGTACATATGGTGAATCGTGCTGGTCAGTCGCTGCATTTTTGGCGCTCGCAAATGTCGGTGATTTCGTGCAGGTGGTGTTCGTCTACGCCGTCTTCGAGTACGTCTTTGTACTCGGGGATTTTCGACGTATGCACGACGATCAGTGTGTCGCCCGTGGTGCCGTAAACCCGGAAAGGTTTTTCAAGGGGCATCAGGGCAAAATAATTATTGAGGGCGACCGCCGCTTCGCAGGCTGTCATTTCCAGTGGATGGTTGGTAATCGCGATTTCGTCATGCTCTGCAATATTCAGAACAAACCCTGCAAATTGTGCCGTATCCATCGTGTTCCCTCTTTCGATTAAGCCAACAGCATCAGAATGTCATCGGCAGCCATGTGCATTTTCTGATTGTTGTAGCGCACCTCGAATTGTTCGTTTTGCTCAACGCACAGGTAGACGGTGCCGCGACGTTCAAAGATCACGGAATTACCGACACGGGTAGCGCCATCGAGGGCCGTAGCAAGGGAATTGGTAGCAGGGCGGGAGGGGGCAAGGGAACTACGGAAGAAATCAAGGAACGCAGCGCTATCAGCAAAGCGTTGTTTGATGCCCTTGATATCGTAGGTGACGACTGGGCTTTCCATGCTCACGGTCAGCACGCCCTGATAGCGCAGGGTTTTGATCGTGATATGCGGGCCAATCAAAGAGGTGTGGGTTACGTCCACGGTGAACGGGTCTTGCTGGTCGGTAGGCTCGACCAAATGCAGCGCCAGCGCGATGCTTTCGATTTTGTCGCTGCGAGATACGTTAGCCATGATTTGCTCCAAAAATGAAAAAAGGAAGGGCTACAGGGCAGCCCTTCCTATTTGTTTACAGTATGTACCAGCCAACCTTATTGCAGGTGTTCCAGCTGGCTCACTGCGGTAGCAGGATTGGTGGCGCGGTTGATCGTGTGGCCGGATTCGTTCTTGATGTAGAAAATATCAACGTAGCGCACGTTGTTGAAATTTTCGTTTTCAATAGTCACCGTGCGGATGAAATCAACCGACTGACCTTCCACGTCGCGGCTATACATGATGGTCAACACGCCGTCTTTCAATTCCGACACGGTGTCGGATGGCAGCATATCAATTACCTGCTGCATTTTTTCGTCGTGAATGACCGCCAGCACCTCCGGGTCTTCTTTTTTCGGGCCAACTGGTTCGGCTGGCGCCGGGTCCGCTTGCTTGCTTACCAGTGCGTCTACCAGTGCGTTAACGCGGGCGTCGTTTTCGCTAATCGCCGCTGGGGCCTCTTCCTGCGGTTCTGGCGCGCTTTCGGCAACCTCGGCCACGTCTTCGATTGGTTCGTGCTCTACAGAGGCCTCTGCGGGGCTTTCAGCAGTGGTTGCCCCGATCAGTTCGCCCTCAAGTGGGAAATCCAACTCAGCGGGGAAATCCGCGTCGGCTTCGGTGTCCGCTGGCGCAGGCTCACGCGAAGGGATGCGAGGAACCATGCTCAGAACGCGCCCGGTATCTGGTTTCAGATTATCCGACGTTTCTGTTTCTTCCTCTTCCTCTTCGTCTACCGGCTCTTCATCATCGAACGCGATACGCAACATATCGTGTTCTACCGGCGTGTTGCACAGGTACACAACAAATTCCCGATCACCGTTGTGGCTGGTGATAAACAATTCGTTGTCATAGCGCGATTCAAATTCGGCCATGACTTGATCCGCGATTTCCGCCGCTTCGGTTTCGTCCACCATATCCCAAATGGGCAGCGTCATGCGCTTGGCGAAAACTTCGCCTTCGTGGTCGTCACCCAGCAAAAGCTCTTCGGGGTCCATTTTGTACCAGTCGGCCAGTTCATGCGATTCGAGGCCGATGGCATTGGCGAACAGGTTTTGATAAATGGCGGCCAGCGCCAAGTGTGCGGCAGCCGAAAGGTTACTGAAAAGTGCGCTCATGATTCTTTCCTCGGAAAAAGTTTTGCGGGGGCGATAATCAACCCCCGCTTGGAATTTAGGAACCTTCGGTTATTCAGCTTTCAGGCTGATACCGTTTTCTTGGCAGATGGCGATCATGGTTTCAAAATCAACCACTTTGACCGCTTCGTGGGCAATGTTGATGAGGCCCACGGATTCATCGCCACGCAGGCCGATCAGCAGATATTGCACGCCGCCATGGTTAACGGTGAAGCCCGGTTCGATTTCGTATTCAAAGGTGTCGAATACGTCTTGCGAGGCGTACCACGCTTCGGCGGCTTTGCGCATTGCTTTTTGGTAGGCCGGGGTTTTGATGGTCGAGGCCATACGATCAGCAGCGTCTGCAACCAGCTTGGAGGTATCTTCGGGGAACGAAGTTTCAGCGTCAGGATCGAAGGTTACGTCCGAAGGGAAATCTACTTCTTCCTCTTCTTCCTGCTCTTCTTCCTCTTCCTGCTCTTCTTCCTCTTCCTGCTCTTCTTCCTCTTCCTGCTCTTCTTCCTCTTCCTGCTCTTCCTCTTCTTCCTGCTCTTCCTCTTCTTCCTGCTCTTCCTCACGCGGCTGTTTGCCCAGCTGGTGGTGGTCGGTGTCTTGACGCTCATCGTCGGCAGCGTTTTGGCGGTCCGATTCTTTTACGAACGCGACAATATCTTTTGCCTTAGCACCTGCAACAGCGAAGCTAACGGCAACGGTGCAGAATTCGCCGTCGTTGTGGCTGGTGAATTGGTTGATGACATTCAGGTCGTATTCATCAGGCAGCAGCTTGCGAATATTTGCACTAACCCAATCACGCAGGTCGCGGGCGGTTTCGTCGTCAAACGCAGCAACGTGCAGAGCCTTTTTAGGCACTGGCGGGATTTCGCGAACCTTCGGCAGTGCGCCGCCTTGTTTCATGTCAGCAGGTTTTTTGTTGTAGACGAATTTCTCGCCTACCACCTGCACTTCGGAAATGTGGAAACGCAGGCCTTCGTCGGTTTCGATCACGCCGCTTTTAAACACGCGGGCAACGGTTTGCATTTTCTTGCCGACCTGCACTTGCGTTTCGTCGCGCTTGAAATCGCGGGTGGTCAGTTCTTTCTGTACTTCGGGTTTTGCCTTCGGCTCAGGCTTCGGCGCGTTGGCTTGTTCCCACAGTTCTTTCAGTTCAGCGATATATTTGGCGCTGTACACGGCGAATTTGCCGCTGTTGGTTTTGCGTACTTCATCCACTTGGAATTCGGTGCCGTCTTCCAGAACGCAACGACCAGACGTAAAGGTTTTTACAACCTTGTGGTCTTCGCCGTCGAAGTCGATCACCTTACCGCGCACGTCGCTGGTTTCGTACTGGCCAGCCGGGCCATACAGAGCGCCGTCGAAATCGGAACCAGTTTTCACGGTCGATTTTTTGGTCACGCCGCCTTTTTTATCCGAGGCAGCAGACGCCTTGGCGGTTGGTTTGGTGCTGGCGCTGGTTTTGGTTTCAGCTGGCAGCAATGCAGGGCCGTCGCACAGAAAACCTTTGCCCTTGCGGCGAATGTCCGCGAGGTTGTAAATGGTGCCATCGACCATTTCCACGCGTTCGGTTTTCTTGAGGTGGCGTTTGATTTCCACGCCGTTGATCTTGGGCTGCTTTTCTTCCAGTTCGGCAAAAGTCACGGCCAAAGGTGCAGGGCGCTCGCTCTTCGCAGGCACAGCAGCAGAAGTTGTGGCCGGTGCTTTTTTCACCGCGCCGCCTTTCAGGTCAACGAATTTACCTTTGCCCTTGTTATAAACGTCGTCCACGTGAAACTCGGAACCCTCTTTGGTGCGCAGGGTGCCGTTTTTCAGATGCTTGACTACGACTTCTTTAACTTGGCCAGTTTTGCCGCCGTGGTTTACGTTGATCGAACGGCCTACGAGATTGGTCATGGTCTTCTCCAAAACTTACTAAATAGTGTGAGTGTCGTTTGTGCGGCAATGCGTTGCCGAGGGCTTAAAGCTACCAAAGGGAGAACCCATTAGACAAGCCCTAACGTCTAACGGGCTTCCCTATTGTTCGGCAAACGCGCCACGTAATGAGGTGCGAATGCAGCGCGCCTATAGATGCAGCGCCAAACTTCCCTTATTCCGTGAGCGTCATTGCATTGGGCGCAGAACGTTACGGAAGGCCTCCACGGTATCAAACGGGGCCATTAGGGTCAAGCTTGGCCAATGCCTTTGCCTTTAGGCTCCGGGTTCAATTGGCTAATGCGGGCCTGCATTGCCGAGGCATCGCGCTTACGCGTATCCAGCAGGGTGCGCAGCATGCAGCCTTGCTCATAGGTCAATTGGTTAGGCTGGGCGTATTCAGCGCGCAATGCTTCCAAAGCGGGCGCCGCTTCAATCGCTGCCTGTTCAATGTCAAACGAATGGCTAAGGGTGGCGGTGCATGGTTGAACCCGTTTGCGGGTGTGATGGCCGACAATGGTGCAGGCGCCCCCGGCAAGAATTGCAGCCGCGCTCTTCACGAAGCTAAACAGCGACATACGCACCAGTTTAACTTTGCCGTCTTTCAAACTCATGGCCGGGAAGCAAACCATTTGCGACGGCACGTGGCGATTTTGATTTGCCTGCGCTGCCAGAGTTTTCATGCTGTAGGTTTCGCGGTAAGCCACGATGGTCATGGTTTCAGGCAGCAGAATTTCTACGCGTGCAAAAAGCTCCTGCCAACTGGGCAGCAGCTGGAACGGCTCAGTTTTGATAAACGACAAATCAATGCTAGCCGCTCGCATGAATTCAGGTGTTGCAATGGAAACGTGTGAATCGAAAGGAACCGAAGCAAGGTCGCCATTCACGAAGGTCAGGCGGTTGCCCATAGCGGCCAGCAGATTTACAAAGTAGTCCGGGCCGATGGCGTTGGAAGTGGTTTGTTGAACGGTGCTGATATCGCGCAGCAGTTCGGTATAGGTGATGCTGCCATTCAGAATGTTTTGGACAATTCCGCTAGCGTTGAACATGTTTTTCTCCCGCAGAAAGTAAAAAAGCGACCTATCTCTAGGCCGCTTTTGGTTTTGCTACAAGCCGGGCGTTACTTAGGCTTTTTTAGCCTTGGCAGCTTTCGGCGCGGCGGCTACGGCAGCCGGGGCAGCAGCGACAGCAGGGGCGGCGACGGCGGCAGCTTTCGGCGCAGCTTTGGCGGCCTTGGCTTTTTCCTTTTCGGCAGCGGCTTTGGCCTTGGCGGCAGCAGCGGCTTTTTCGTCACGGGCTTTTTGCTGGGCAGCAGCTTTTTCGTTGGCGCGCAGGGTTTTCAGCGAAGCTTTCGATTCGTCCAGTTCAGCTTGGGCGACGGCGACAGCTTGTTGCAGGTTTTCGACGGTAGCACCGGCGTTCTTTTGCAGGGCGGCCACGACTTTCGGCGCGGTGGTCAGAGCCAGCTTGGCGTTGCCTTTGGTCAGGGTTTGCGCGGCTTTCAGGTCGGCTTTCAGACCGGCCAGAGTTTTTTCGCGGGTAGCGACCAGAGCAACGGCGGCTTTTTCGGCTTTCGACAGTTTTGGAGCGGTAGCAACTACGGTCATGATCTTTCTCTCTTTTCTAGCGTTGTTTTGGCAAAGGTGCCGGGGTGTAGGGTTTCCTACTTTTTCAGAACCGACCGTTTGATTTGATCGAGTCCGTATTTTTCGCAAATGCGCGTGAAGGCTTTCACGTTCACTTTAGAAATTGACATATCCAATTCTGCATTAGCGTCGTACAAGTCGTGACGTATCGTCACCAATTGCCGATTGAGCTTTAGCAGCTTAGGTATATTTACAGTTTCTCGCGCCTTCTTTGGAAAGCGTTCGAGGGGAATCTTTTCAGCCTTTCCGAATTCCTCAATTAGCTGCACGGCTGTTACCAAACCAACGCCCGGCACACCGGGAATACAGTCGATCTTATCGCCGTCCAGCATTAGGAAATCAATCATTCGTTTCGCTTCTACGCTATATACTTCTTTACAGTTTTTGCGAGAAACGATGATCCCTTTATTGGGATTGATTAGGCGCACGTGCTTGTTTACCAATTCCTGCGCGAAATCTTTATCCCCGGAAAGGATATAGGCCAAACCGCCTTCATACAGGGCCGCAGTCGAACCGATTACGTCGTCGGCCTCCACGCCCTTTTTGCCGAATACAGCAAAGCCCATCGCATCCAGCAATTCAACCAATACAGGCAGCTGCTTTTTCAACGATTTGCTTTTCTCTTCGTCCTTGGGTCGGTCGCCTTTGTAATTCGCATGAATCTCATGGCGAAAATTCTTGCCGGGTCGGTCAAACGAATTCAGTACATGCGTGGCACCCGTTTCACGAATGTTTGCACGCAGGATATTCACGTAACCGACAATGGCGTTTGTCGGAAAGCCTTTGAAACTCATTGGGCGGATTGCATGGTACGCCCGGTGCAGCGTGTTGGTGCCGTCAACTGACAAAAGGGTCATAGGTTAATCCTTGAATCGCGGATCGGCCTTTTGCTCGCTATGAGCGTTAAGCAAATCACGCTCATTTTCAATCAAGCGAACGGGGTAACGCAGGGTACGGAACGTGCGGGCGCTGCGAATCAAGGCAGACGTTAAACGTTCGGGAACGTATGGAACAATCACGAACACCGAATCATCAACGCAGCCAATTGCCGCTTTGCCTTTCGGCACCTGATCCTGAATCTTGTCCAGCTTGAGCAATAGGTCAAAATTAGAAAGTGCAATCTTTCCTTTGTCGCAGGTGATGACCATGCGTTCGCGTGAAGCAAACAGCTTGAGCAACAGCTGCTGGGCGCCGGGGCCTTCCATAGAAACGGATTCAAGAAAAGACTCGCCTTTCTGCCGACGATTCACCGTGGCCAGTATCAGTTTCATTACAGCCAACGCCGGAACAAATTGCGCAGCTGATCCAGCAACGCTTTAGGATTTCTGGAATCCATGAAAGCCTCGGCGTAGCCGTACAGCGCAGGCTCGATACGTTCATTGGTGATGGCGCAGCGGGCCGCGTGGCGCATACGCTGGTCCGCGTTGTCTTCGGTTTCGTTTGCAGCGTGGGCCAGTTCATAGGCTAATTCCACGCTAGTCAAAAGGCGCTGCAACCCATTGAAATCCAGTGGCATACCCAACCTCGCGAAAAATTAGGGTAGGAAACGAATTACCTACCCTTTATTTACAGTTTAACGGCTGCTGGCGCGCTGCACGATTGCCCAATAGCCTTTGGTCGGCGGGACGTACAGCGAATTGTCGAAGGTTTTATACGATTCGCCCAGCGGCTCGGTGCTATAAATCACGTCGTGGCTGAAACCGACAGCAGTGTGCTTGTTCATTTTGTAATGCTCGCACATTTGCTCAAGGTAGCGAATCACAAAGCGTTTGTCTGCCGGGTGATCCTGCACCAGCTGCTGCGTGATGTAATTGGAGATTGCGCGGCCTTCATTTTGCAAATCGCGCAAATCATCCACGTCCAGCATATCCGTTGGTTTCACCGTGGACCACGCTTGCAAGGCGAGCACGATTTCCTGCACCGGCTGCACCGGGACGGGTTTTGTCAGGAAGTGATCGAGAATTTTCTGCGCAGGAATTTCTTTGGTACTCGATGGTAGGCCCAGTTCGTAAGCCAAACGCTGCAACAGAATTTCTTTGGTGCTCATCGTTTCTTGCCTCCACACGTCGTGCAAGGACGTGGTTGAATTTTCTTGCGGATTTGTTGATAAACTACGTTGTCCGATTGAATGTTCATCATGGTTGCAGGCGTGTGCCCGGTAGCCTGAATGACGGACTTCATTTTATCTTTGTCGAACATCGTGTTGTAGGGGAAAGCCTTCTGGTGGGTTTGTTCCCACAACGGAATGTCGAAGGCTTCTTTTTTGATTTCGCCAAGCTCAAAACTACTCAAGGTCGGCGCCATTTGCAGGTTCACGCGGTGGGCTTTCACCACGCGACCTTCGCGGTCGATCATTTGCAGCGCGACGTGTTGAATGTCGGCGTACACCAGACTAATCATCGGGCCATGCTGCGCGGCAGGAACCACAAACCACGTGTCTTGCAACGGCAATTCCTGATCTTCCAGAATCGGCAGATGGAACGAACGCATAAAGCAGTAGACGACGGTGTTAAAATCCATTTCCGCATTGTGAACGTATGGTTTTTCGCTCATGTGGGCCTCACTCGACAGGCAGGCCCGAAACGGTCGGGTCTGGCTTTTTCATGTAGTTGCGGACACGCTCAGCGGTATCACGCGCTGCACGGGCGCCGGGTTCTTTCTGGTCGGCTTTGAGGCCTTTGATTTCAGCCTTGATCCCTTTGATTTTCTTCTCAAGGTCCGAGGCTTCGAGGGCCGCCAGTTGCTTCACTTTTCGCTCAAGGATAATTTCCGCATCCTCGACCGGCATTTTCAGAGCCTTGGCCAGCGTAGCCGCAGGTTCTTTCGAGGCCAGCACCTTACCCAACACCGACAGCAGTTTGTCGCGATTTTTCACCGCGTACAAATACACTTCGTTCAAGTGCAGTTCTTTGGCTGCCTTGTCCATCAGGTAGGAAATCAAACGCTCTTCGAGTTTGATCCGGTACTTGATCCATGCGCCGAAATATTCGACGTAGTTCACGTACTTGAATTTGTTGGCTTCGCCGCCGCCTTTGCGGATGGTGACACCGAGGCGATAGCTAACGGAGCTTTTGACGATTTTGTCTACCTTGGCGCAGACTTCATCAAAACGATCCTCATCCATGTTTTTCGCACAGCTGACCTCGATCAACGCACCGTAAGGGCCAGAGCCTTTTACGTTTTTGCCCGGCGTGTTGTACGCATCTTTTACGCCGTCGATATCGGCCAGCTTCACCAGCGTTTTGCCCAGCACTTCCTTACCAGCCAGCGTACCGGGGCAGAACGAACGAATTTTAATCGTGCGCTTGGCCACGTCGGTATCAATGATCGGCATGTACTGCACCGATCCTTTGCCGGTCTTCATCATTTCTTCGATTTGCTCATCGGTCGAAACGTCGATGCAGCCAAACGGGTGCGTGATCTTGAGCGCCTGCGCCAGTTTCTTGGGCGAATATTCTTTGCCGTTGAGCATATCAATCACGACCTTGGAAACGGACGTGAGCGAGAACGCAGGGTTGCCGACTTTCACACCGTAGGCCGGTGGTGGCGTCGAGGTGATGAAAAACAGCGTCGGCAGCAGGGCTGGCAGGTACAGCGGGATTTTGTCGTCGTTGGAAAAGTTTGGCTCATGCGGCACGACTTTCAGGTACTGCGAATCCAGCAGGAAAGTGTCAGTGAATTTCGACATTTTCGCTTCGGTGTAACGATAGGCCGATGCAGGCGTGCCATCAGGCTTGCCGTAACCACCTTGACCCCACACCAGCGGCGGGTTGCTGTTGGCAATCGTCACCATCGCGCCGTAACAGGCCGAGTCGCCGTGCGGGTGATATTTACCGATGGCGTCACCGACAGTACGTGCCGATTTTTTAAACGCTTTGTCAGAGCGCAGGCCGAGGCCCGCGAGCGACCACAGCACAGCACGGTGAACTGGTTTCAAACCGTCGCGGAAATCAGGAACCGCACGGTCTTCCACCACATAGGAGCCGTAGACAAACAATTGCTCATCAGAGAAATCGTTAATGGTTTGCTCTTTTACTTCCAGAGCCTCCATTTTGATTTTCACAATGCCGCCGTTGTTGACCACTTTCGATTTCGGCATGGCCGTAACCTTGGCCGCTTTTTTAACCTTTGCAACTTCTTTCTTGGCCATCAGTCGGTTTGCTCCGGGTGCATGCCGAGGGTGCGCAGCGCATTAGCCAGCATATCCCATTGAACATCGTCCAACACCACGGAATTCTGGTCGATGATGATTCGGTACTGTTTGGCAATGTCGACCAGACGTTGCAGCGAATCGAGACAGGCGCTGGCTGTACCATTCGGGAAAGTCATTTTGTCAAAATCAAGCAGATCGTTGACACCCAGCTGGCGCACGCGAGGCAGCAGATCGTTGGTGATATAGTGCGCACCACCCACGATTTTTTCGCGCAGGTCTTCGAGCGTAAGCTTTCTGATTGCCCAGTCTGTAATCACAAGGTCTTCACCTGTACGATTTTTCATCAGTCATTCAACCCCAAAAGTTTGCGACGGTTCACCGCGTCTTCTGCGACCACGGCACGGAACCATTGCTCATCCGCAGCAGAGGCGAATGGATTGATTTTAATCAGCTTGCGATAGCGCTTGTCGAAGGCGATTGGGCCGATGTATTCCGGGCCAACTTCCCCCCAACCTTTGATGCGCACGATACTTTGATCCTTTACAGATTTCGGCGCAGCTTTCCGGCACTCATCGTAGGTCATGCCGCCGTAGAGTTCGCCTTTCGGCCCCAGCGCAGCAAACAGAGGCGCCTGCACACAGAACACACGGCCTTCGGTGAACAGGTCAGGAAGCAAGCGATAAATTGCTGCCAGATACAGTACGGCGATGTGGCCGCCGTCCGGGTCCGGGTCAACAAGAAACGTTACGGTTTTAATCCGCAGTTTGTCGGTGCTCAGTTTCGGTTTTTCCACCTTCGGGTCGAGCGACTTGATATCGGCGCCCATGGAAACCAGCAGGTTGGAAATTTCTTCGTGCCCGATTACCTTGGCCATCGAAGCTTTCAGGGCATTGAGTGGTTTACCACCTGCTGCCAAAACTTCTTGGAAATAACCGTCGCGTGCGTCAACCGAAGGGCCTTTTGCCGAATCACCTTCCACCACAAACAATTCACGTTCGTGCGGCTTGCATTTCGGTGCCACAGCCAGATCGACGGGCAGCGTGCCTTTGCCTTTTTTCTTCACGTCGGCCATGGATTTAACCACGGCTGCCAGTTCCTCACGGCCCTTGTTCATGATGAGGGCGCGCTTAATGATATCCTTGGCGACTTTTGGGTTCGCCTTGAAATAATCATCGAACACAGGGAACATGATTTCTTCGACTTCTTTATCGACTTTTGACGCCAGCTTGTCTTTCACCTGCGAGGTGTAGGCCGCGCCGTGCATACGCCAGTCGAACATGCCAGTCAGGCCGATAAGCAGGTCAGAACCGGTGTAACCCTGCGACTTGCCTTTGCCCTTCGTTGGTTTCTTTTCCGGCACGTGCTTTTTGACCGCTTTGGTCAGCGCCGCAGTGAACCCGGTAACGTGCCAACCACCATCAATTGTTGGCGAGGTATTCACGAAAGTCAGGAAGTGATCGGCGTCTGTGTGATCGGACCACACAAGGGCGCAAGTGATGTTGTCGCTTTTGAAGGTAAGCGGCTTGCCTTGCGGTGTGAGTTCGCGCTGCTCACACATATTTTTTGGCACAAATGCCAAATCTTTCTTGTTGAGGAACAGCTGGTCTTTGCGCTTGCCTTTGACGATGGTGGCGAAACGAATTTCCAGACCGGGGTTGAGCATCGCCACGTTCTGCAACCAGTCACCGACTTCGTTGGCGCTCGGCACAGCTTTTTCAAAGGTTTTCGGCAGAGGCTGGCCCGGCTTTTTCGCGTGGATAGAAACCACGGTTTGGTCCAGTTCCAGCGCAACGATGGTGCCGTATTTCTGCGTTTTATCTTTGAGGTGGGTCAGCACGTCTTTATCAACGGCTTTGACGGCCAGTGGGTGCAGGCCTTTCGACAAAATTTCACCTTTGCCGTAAACCTGCGTGGCCAGCTTGCCGTTGTACGTGGTCCACACGCGCATGCGCTCGGAAACCGCGTTCACTGCCGACATACCGATACCGTGCGTACCCGCCGAAGTTTTATACGCCTTGTCGTTGAACTTGGCGCCTGCGTGGGTCTTCGTGTATGCAGCAGTCATGATGGAAATTTTCTCACCGGATTTCAATTTCTTGAATTCGGTGGGAATGCCGCCTGCTTGGTCCGCAATGATGTAGGTGTTTGTGTCATAGCACAGCACCACTTCAATTACTTTGTTGCGCCCGGCAATGTGCTCATCGTAGGCGTTGTCTACCGCTTCCTTGATGCAGCGATACGCCATAGGCGCGCCCTGTTCACCGAGGTACATTTGCGGTTTTTTTCGTATGCCAGCTAAGCCTTCTAGGATTTCAAACCCGTCTTGGGCCGCGCTCTGTTTCTTAACCTTCTTTTCGGCCACGTTTTTTCTCCGTGTGCATCATAACCAAATCTTGTTTACAGTATCGCTCGTAGTAGTCGGCAAAAATGTCACCGTGCTGGCTGGCGAACGCTTCTATTTTTTCCTGCAATTTTTTCAGCGAGTGGTGGTCGCGGTTGCTCTTCTGCATGTTGGCCCGTGCTGCCATCAGCTTGAGATTGACAGGGTGGCAAAGAACTTCTAAGGGCACAGGGTTTTTACGCGGAACGTATTCGTCACCTTTTCGGACGTAGTAGCCGCTAAACCGGCTAAGCTGGTGATCCATATCTATGCCGGAAAATTCACGATCTTCACGCCGGGCGTTGGCCGGGAAAAATTGCGGGAAGCGACGAACAACCATGTAGGTAAATCTTGCGGCGATACGGCGGTACTGCTCAAACGTCAAGCCCCGTAGGTTAAGGTCAAGATGGTAATTCCATGAGTCAATTGCAGTCTGTGCGAAAACGCCTGCGCCACGCTCGGTTCTTTTTCGTCGGTCTTGAACATAGGCAGCCTTGGCGCAATCGGATGCATCACGGATTTTCACGCCACGCTCTTTGAGCATTTTGGTCATGCTGGTTTCACTGAATTCGTGACCAGTCTTTTCGTTTACGATTTCCGCAATCTGCATAGCCGACAGCCCATCGTCCACATACATCGTGCGCAGCCGGGCAAGGTTCCGGTCAACGAATTCTGCAAGGGTTGCCGACTTAACTTTCTTGCTGCGCATCAGGTTGAATTCATTCAATGCTTTTTGCAGCGAGCTATGTGGAATGCCAGTCTCAGCCTTGATGGCGCGTAAGGTTTTGCCTTCGTCAATGTGCAAGCGGCGCAGCAGCTTTTTGAAAGCTGTATCGCGAACAATCAACCACTTGCCATTGACTGATTTTTCGTAGGTCAGTCCTGCGTGCGTGCGGCGGTCGCCCGGCTTCCCGTCGTTACGAGAAAAGGCTTTGTACATAATGCCTCCTAAATACAAAAATCCCACATACACCTAAATTAGCATGTACATGGGATTCTGTATTTAGGCCAGTTCTGCTGCTGTACCCTCTACCACGATTTTACAGTCTGCGAGCCAGCTGGTGCTGAATTCGGACCATTCGTAATAGCGGTGCGTGGTCTTCCAATGCTGATATGCAGATGCTCCCTCAAAACCTTGGTAAATTGGGAACACCTGTTTAAATTGTTCTGCGTCTAACGGCGCGATTTTGAAACGACGACCACAGGGTGATTCAAGAAATACCCGCATCAGAATCGTCCTCAAGAATTTTCTTGATGGCCAGCAGCTTTTGCTCGGCCTTCACACCTTTGCGCACGGCTTCGATTTCCCGTTGCAGATCAACGCGCAGTCCTTTTTCGTGGATCGCCGCAGCCTGCCACGTGGCAAAACCTTTGGGGCCTTCCAGCACCAAACCGGCTGGATCATCCACCACCGCAATAATCCGCGCTTCGGGTCGGGAACCATCCGGGTAGCCATGGCCGTGCATGCCACTAATCACGATCATATCGTAATCGGACTTTGAGCACTTTTCCCATTCGCCGTTGGGGTGCCATTTGGCCTCATAGTGGAGAATCTCAGCCATTTTGTTTGGTTCCCGTTTTGCGTTTCTGCGCGGATTCCATCTTGCGCCACAGGTGGGCCGTCAACTGTTCGCGGGCCTCGGCCAGCATTTCAGTAAATTTCAGCGGGTGGCAATCGGTGATGGCGTAAGGCGTATCGTTGAGCGCGCTGGATTCGTAAAGCATTACCGCCCCGCTATCTGCATCACGCACACAGACCAGATAACGTGCGCCGTGCAGTTCGATTACGTGGTGCGGTACAAATTTGTAATGCTGGGAGAATTTCCGCCGATCAATTTTGAAGCTGTTAGCACTGTTGTGCATACGCTGGCGGGTGAACGTATTCCCGTTAATATCCGGGTTTTCCATCGAGCCTTTCAACATGGGAAATACCTTTTATGGAGATATGCCCTATATTTACAGTTTTTGGCCAGTAACGAAAAAGCCGCTTACAGGTTTCCCCGTAGGCGGCTTCGGTTTAACGCGGGCGCAGCTTTACATCAGGATAAGGCATGGTGAAATCGAGGCTGGAAGCGGTCGCCACTTCTGCTTGGCTACCACCTTTTTGGTCCGGGCCTTTTTTCTGATCCTTTTTCAAATTGGGATCGTCTTTGCTGTGCTCACGGGCCTTGTTAGATTCAGCTTCCTTGGCTTCGTTTTCCTCATCGACCTTGGCCTGATCTACGACTTTTTCAGCAGATTCTGCTGGAATAAAATCGCGAGGCTTTTGAGAGGAACGTGCTTCCGGGTAAGGCAGCGGAGGAACGCCGGAACTGGAAGCGGTTGCCTCTTCGTCGCCGTCTTCGTCGTCTTCCTCTTCATCATCGTCGGAATCATCAGACTCTTCGTCGTCATCCTCGGAATCGTCGTCTTCCATATCGTCGGAATCATCAGACTCTTCGTCGTCGGAATCATCAGATGAATCGTCACCGTCTTCGCCAGATTCAGCTGGGGTTTTCGGTGCCTTGGCCGCGTCTTTCTTCTGCTTTTCGGCAGCCTCTTTACGCTCGGCTTCCGCCTCTTTTTCTTGGCGGGCTTTTTCTTCTTTGTCGCGCTCGGCCAGTTCCTCATCCGAGTATTGCATCTGTAGCGCGGTGCCCATATCCGGCGCGCTGTAGCTACCGGCGGTGGCCGGTTTCAGGCTGATTGTGATTTTCATTTCTTGCTGATCCTCATAACCTTTTTAGTGGACTTTTTCTTTTTGCCCGGCAGTTTCAGATCGGGCATATCCGCTTTGAGCTTTTTGGTTTTCTTGGCCGCCAGCTTGGGCATGTGCTCTTCCTCAAGGTAATTGACCATGTTATTCGTGATTTGAGTAACCTTGATTAGTTGCTCAGGCTTGAGCGCATGCAGCATGTTGTCCTTGAGTGCCTGTTTATTGAAACAGACTTTTTCCATCGGACACGGTTCGTATGCAGGCATCAGACGTTCGTAATCATCCGGGCACTGGCACGGTTTGGTCTTGATGGCCAATTCAGGTTTGTTCTGGATGAAGCTGTTCACAGCAGAGCGATAAATTTTCTTCTGCTGGATAATCAGTTTGCGCGTTTCTTCGCGGCGACGTTCGCCCCAGCGCTCGGCCTTCTCTTTGAACTCATACGGGTTATCGCGGCTCAGGTATAGCAGCGAGAATCCAGAGATTTTCATCCCGTATTTTTTCTCAAGCACGTAACAGTAGGTCGGAACCTGCATCAAGTGTTCGCGCTTGGGCAATTTGTTGCCTTTCATCAGGCCTTTGGTCGTGGTCTTGTAGTCCATGACCCAGTAGGTGCCATCGGGCATTTCATAGATGCAGTCGATATGGCCTTTCAGACCAAAATAGTCGATGCATTTTTCCACGTACTCACACGCAACCCCACATTCGGGGCAATCGTTTTCCGTGGTGTTCTTGCTGGTCAGTTTGCCCTTGCGATACATCACGCCTTTTTCGTCGTACAGGTCGCGTGCATCGTGGTGTTTCTGGCACCGAGGATTGCGGCATTTCCAATCACCGAAAACCTTTTTCGTCGGCCCCATGTAATACTGAATATTTTCGTGGGCTGCGGTCCCAACCGAGGTGAAGTAACCACCACCCGCCGCCATGTTCGATTGGTAGTATCCGTGTTCGGCTGCCAGCATGAATTGCATGTGCACCAAAATCGGACAAATCGGGAAAGAAGAGGGACGGTATTCTGGCCCCCGGCCATTGGGCGTAATGATCGAGCTATCCATTACCTGCGCGTAGACTTTACCTACGTGCGATTCGACGTGTACAGACCGTTGGCCTGTAGAAATACGCTTCGCTAAATCCTTAAACACGTGGTCCGTCCAGTAACTGTAAATGGTACTTATAAATTGTCATTTAGGTACTCAAATCATGAAGATCGAAGACGCCTATACGGTAATCATGGGCGAGATTGAAAAAATTCCGGGCTACGTGAAGCACAAGGCAGGTGGCGTAGAAATTGTCTGCCCGTTCCACGACGACACCAGCCCATCGCTCGGCATCAACACCAGCTTTGAAGCAAAGGTGCCTATCGGGTTTTTTAACTGCTTTGCTCGTAAGACGAAAGTAATTACACGGCGCGGCACGAAAAGCATCGGTAAGCTCGCAGGCGGTACACACAAAATCCTAACGGATGGTGGTGTGTGGGTTGACGCGGAATTCGCCAGCTACGGCAAGCAGAAGCTTATGGCGTTGGTCGTTTCCCGCAACGGCGTCATGAAGACTATTTACACTACTGCCAATCACAACTGGTACGTGGCTGGTCGTAAATCCGCTGTGCAAACCGTTGACCTAAAGGCTGGGGCATATCTCGAAACAAATCCCGTGATTCTGGAAAAGAATTTGCGTATGGATTTCGATGGTGTTCGTCATGGGTTTGTGTTCGGTGATGGCACAGCTGTCCGTTCCCACAAGCCGGATTGTAACGACGTTGTGTACACCCGCGCCTACCTAATCGACCATAAAAATGATTTCATGGCGCCGTGGTTTGCCGCTGATGAAAAGCAGTATAAATACCAAGATGAGCGAGAAGACGGTCGCCGCACAATCGTAGATAAGCTACCGAAGCATTGGAAAGATTTGCCTAGCATTTCCAGTGGCGCAAATTATATCTACGGTTTCTTGGCAGGCTTGATGGCAGCCGATGGCAGCGTTCACGAAAAGGGTACTGTTCGTCTACACAGCAGCCAGAAAAAGACATTGCAGAAAATCCGCGACTTGGCCACGCGCATCGGCATCAACACGCTCGGCGTCACGGGGTACATGCGCAAAGGGTACGGCGAGCAAGAAACAGCGCTTTATGAACTTGTGTTCCCTCGGGGTACTTTCCCGGCTGATATTCTAATCAACCCTGTTCATAAAAAGCGTTTCTTGGATAAGAAGGCGCAGCACAATTACATGCGCTGGCGTGTGGTTTCCGTGAAGGCGACAAAGCGCAAAGAGGAAGTGTTTTGCTGTGAGGTTCCGGGCACACACCGCTTCACATTAGCGGATAATATTCTCACAGGAAACTGCTGGTCGTGCCCGGCCAAAGGCCCTTGGAATAAGCTGGCTGAAAAACTTGGCTTGCAGCAGGTCAAGGACTGGCAAAATTTCGACGGTAGCTCGGCAGGTGAACACGCCCGGTTCAATCGTAAGAAAAAAGAACAACAAAATACGAATAACCGTTCAATCAACCGGCTGTACGAAGAGCTTGGCGGATCGGCTATCCCGTGGCCAAAAGAAAAAGAGTGGCGCGGTTATCCCGGTACGATGATCGAGCGGGTGCAGGGCACAATGTTTAGTGAGGACCAGCGCGAGGATGTGATGCTCGCACTACCTATTTACATTAATGGTCGGTATAGGGGCGGCGTAAAAGCCCTGATGGAAAAACAGGATAACGGCCTTTCCTATATCAACACCAAAGGTGACTGGGTACGGGATTACGGGTTGCTCGGTTACGATTTTATCCGCAAGCATAAGCTGTTCGGTTGTCAGGCGGTGGTGCTGTGTGAGGGTCCGCGTGACTGGCTGCGTCTGGTGCTGAATAAAATCCCGGCCTGTGCGATTCTCGGTGCGAAAATGTTTGGCGAGCGCAAGCGCATTCTGTTGCAAGGGTTGGGCATCACGAAAATTTACACGCTCACCGACAACGACAAGGCCGGTCGTAAAATGGCCTCGATGATTGCAGAAATTTGTGAAGGCCATCTGGATTTTGAAGAGTTGACGTTGCCCACGAAGTACGACGACGAAGGCAAGCTCATCAAGATTGACCCGGACTCAGCCGACCAGAAAATCATCGACAAGGTGAAGGCTATTGTCTACGCCTACAATCTGCCCCAACGTAAACCGAAAAAGAAAAAGAAAGTGAAATGAAAAAGCCCCCGAATCCATTGCGGAAACGGGGGCTTTTTTATGCCTGCAATTCGTGAAAAATTACAGGAGGTCAGCGATGAAGGTTTTGAGGGTCACGTCTTCGACGTTGTTGGCGATATAGTTCATATCGTCAATCGACAGTTCGTCGCGGCGCATTTCGATATCGCCCATCAGGTCGGCCATATCCTCACCTTCCAGACCGGCACGGTTCACGATGCCAGCAGCGAACGGCGAAGGCTGGTAGGTTTCTTCGTTTTCCATCGGCGCTTGTGCAGGCGGCAGGGCCGGTGCGATATCGGTACGCATTTCCAGCATTTCCGGCACGAAGGTTTCGTTGCCGCTGGCGTTCATTTGCATGACGCGCTGAATTTCTGCCTGCGCTTTTGGCGAGGCTTGGATGGCGGCGGCTGCGTCTTCCGGGTGCGCGATGGCGATTTGACCCAGCTGTTGCAGCTGGCGGAAATGTTTGTTCAGCAGCAGGTTTTTGCGCGGAGCAAACATGGTCATATCAATTGGCACGAAGGTTTTCGGAATCACGATGGATTGCATCGTGTCGTCTTCACCTTTGATGGTCAGGTTGATATTGCCCGCTGGTTTGGTACGGTTCATCACGTACAGTTCCAGATCGTCGCGCTTGAGCGCTTCGGTGACGGTCAGTGGACGCATGAGGGCGGTGGCTTGTTGGGTACGGCTCATTCTGGTATTTCCTCGTCTTCGCTTGGGTAGAATTGCTCTAGTTCCTTATCAGAAACATCGAACAGAAGGTGAACTTTTGGGCTGCCGTATTTCGACATATGCTCTTTATCCAACAGCATCGGAATCATCCTCGGGTCCAGTTTCAAATCTGGATCAGAAAACAACGGATGTTCCGCGATCTTTTTAATGATCGGTGTTTCTTCCACGAAGTCATGGCACACATAGGTGCTGGCTTCCTGCGCCGCGTGGTAAACCGCGATGATTGCCGTCACTCGTTCACACGAAGCTTTGCGCGCAATCAACACCTCACGTTTTGTCAGGTGTGGCAATTTCAACAGACGTAACTCTACGTCGGTCAAACCTTTAGGTTGATCTTTCTTTTTCTTTTTCTTTGCTTGCTCTTGCTCGCCCTTGGAACTGGCGAACGTAGCATCAAGGGCCATGCAGCGACGTTTGGTTCGTGCCGTGTAAAATTTGCAGGTGGTTACACGGCACTTTGTTTGGAACGCGTAGTCGCTAAGCGGACAATTATTTTCCGACAATTGGAAACTCGATTGCTCGCAGGAAGCAGTTGAAAACCAGACGGTGGATCAACAATTCTTTGTCGCTACCGGGCATCTTCGAGTAGCTAACACTGGCCGCGCGCAGCCGCACATTCGACAGCATGCGCGTGGCCAACACACGACCGCCAGTGGTTTGCGCGTACAGGAAAATTTCCTTTGGCGGCTGAATGATGCTGGAAGAAAGCCGGTGCAAATATTCCACGTTCGACCAATATTCAGTGACGCCCAACGCCAGCTGGTGTGGCCGGGTTTTCTCATCGTCATTGATTGCATCGAAGTCCAGATGAGCATAAACCACATGCTTCAAAAATTCTTCGGGGAAAATATTTACGTCATGTGCGGGGTTGTTGCCCACGTCGAAACCGGCCCGCTTCATTGGGCAATCTATTACCGTACTGATTGGACTATCACGCATTTTTGGAACGCCTCATTTATGTAAATCATACCCTATATTTACATTATTTAAAGGGAAGGCGCATCAGAAAGTACGTGGAAAAGTCGGGTTTCGTCGGTATGTGTTTTGATAAAATCGTATGGTTTCACACGAAGCAATTTGGCCGCGTGGTAAAGCGCGATAAAGAACGAATCCAGCTGGTGAATCACGATACCCTGCCCTTTGTAACGGGATTTCAGGTCTTCGTACATTTCTTTCAAATCAGCTGGCGTGCGATTGAATTCGTTTTTCCAAGTGGCCGCCGTATAAAACTCGGTTGGAATATCCGGGTGAATCATCAGCATGGCGCCGAGCATCATACCAATGGCTTCGACCGTGGTTCCTGCACCGCGACCGGGCCGCGATTGGAAACGTTCCGCCGCAATGTAATCAATGGTTTCGAGTGGCAACGTTTTGTATTCATCCACGAACGCCCGGCACTCGGTTTGCGCCAGCTTAACGTCGTGAATCATGTGCTCCATCATCTTTGTGCCGATGACTTTAAAGCGCATGCCTCTATCTGGTCCCAACCACGCTTCGATCACAGTCACAGCGTAGTTTTTGGTGCCCATATCCTCGCCCATTACCCGTATGCGTTGCTTTGTTGGGAACGGCAATTCTACTTTGACCGATTTAGCTTTGGCTTTCCGTTTGCGGGCCATGGTGTTCTCCTAACTCATACTACTTAATTACAATCCGCATCCTCAGTTTTGGACCAGTAATTTAATAGAAACGGAGGACCACCAATGGCCATCAAACGCGGACCTAGTAACGTGCGGCGTAATCACGCCCGCAACTTCATTCAACAGCAGGCGCAGGCCCGCATGGATGAAACGGTTAAAGCATACAACCACCAAGTTTCCAATAGCTTGGCAGTGAACGCTGTTCAAGTCGTGCTGTACCAAATCGAACGGCAAACCGGGCGCCCTTGTTCGTGCTGCAAAACCAGCGCACCAATCCCCGATAGTTCTAACGTAACACCAACCATTCCACAACGTGACCGCGTGACCGACAATATCGAAATCGAATTCCAAGACGACGATATTTTCGGTTCGGATATGGACGATATGATGTTCAATGACGTTCGGGTTTCGGACGTTAGCGGCATGCAGCCGGATTCCGGGGTGAAAGCGGTAGAGGTCGAAGAGTTTGAGGATTCCGTAGGCCAAGGTTCGGTCAATTGCGGGATTTGTTATCGCTCACTGAAACAGCCGGGTTACAAAGCTTATGGCCGCCAACGCACGCTTTACACGCATTACGATATCGAACGAATCGACGGCTACCACCTCGATACCACCAGCAGCCCGCACGCCATGCAACGTGAACACCCGGATGGTCACGTGTGTTTTAGTGTGATGGTTCCGAAATATTTTAGTTCGGTAATCTACAGCATCCGCGAAGACCTGTACGTGCTGCGCGAGAAACCACGGCGCAAAGACGGCAAAGAAATCACCATTGAAGACCTGCGCCGTTTCGCTGGCCAGCGCATGGAAATTTATATTCGTTCCGAACGGTTTACCCACGTCGTGTTTGAATTCGATATGGGGGTGCCGATGCTGAATGCCAACATCGGGGGCGAAACCACTACGCTCGATTATGACCGCCTGCAAACCATGAGCGATATTCCAATCGTTTTGGGTCCAGAAGTCTCGGATGTAAACGAAGGCGATATTGTGGTTATCCCTAACCGAAATCTGTTCCTGAAAATTCGCGACAAGGAACGCAAAGTGATGCAGGATCAGGCCCGGCTGGAATGGGTCTGCACCAGCCGCGTGTTGCAACCCACCGAACCCCTAAAAGCAATTGCCAAAGGATACAAACTGCGATGAAATTTCAATTCAAAACCCTGTACCTGCACGACGATCTGGTGCCGACCATCAAAACCGATTCCATGGTCAGCATGCGCAACCACGAAGACAATTTCCGTGACTGCCGGGGCACCAGCATTGGCCGGATTGTCAGCACTTCCAAAAACTGGATTGAACAGGAATTGGAGGCCGCCATTCTCAACGCTAGCGCAACCTTCTGCAATCAAGTGCATGAGCAGGTGCTGGCCCTGCATTCGTGGGCACCGTGGCGCAAATACCCAAACCTGCTGAAAGTGCGTCTGGCCTCTGAATGTTTGTTCCTGATTTTCGACCGTCCAATGGATGGCCCACGCCTTGATTTCACCGTGTCGCAAATCGAGGATGAATGGCCGCGCCTTATCAACAAATCCCAGCCGTATTTTGAATTGCTGAATGGCCATATCACCAGCGGTTCGCCGGATGGTGGCTGCATCCAATACACCTACCGGCTCAAAGAAAATGCAGATACTGCGAGCCTGTAAATGGTATAGGTGGTTACGCGGTGGCCGTTGGGAACGTTGGTATCACGACCCCGGCCATTTCGTTGACTGGTATCAATGGGATTCCGAATTAGACGGGCGCCCAAATTCTGCCTGCAAAGGCACTCCAACTATTGAGGTTTACGAATGAAACATTTCCCCCTGTACAAATGCCACAAAACTGTCGAAGCGTTCAAAATCCATTCGATCACTGCACAGGCGCTCGGCACCGCTGCCGGTGAAGTCGTACCGCCGGAAATGGTAAACGTTCCGCACGGTGACGGCTTCCAAAGCGTTTACCCATCGGCACAGAAAACCGAATACGTGCTCACCGATAATTCCGGTGATTTTGAAATCGTTGTGAACGAAGATTTCATGGAACGTCACGGCGTGCATTCCGGTGGTTATTTCGTGCGCTACGCAAACGGCCACCAATCGTTTAGCCCGGCTGATACTTTCGAGGACGGTTACACCCTGCGTCCGAATCGCCGCATTCTGCAAATCACTTTGGGTTCGGATGAATGGGAACCGACCATTGAGGATATGCAGCAAGTTTGCGAATTGTTCATGCACGCTGCTGATGATCCTATGGGTGCCGTAATCACCACCCGCCACGGCACCGAATTGGAAGTGGTCGAAACCGTAGATACCGACGTTGCGGATTTCGTGGTAGCCAACATTTACACCGAGGAACAATTCCAAGGCCTCAAAGGTAAAACCGAATGAAAGAATTAACCATCGCATCGAACATGATTGCGCTGGCGCGTTCCCATTCCGATCAAGGTAAAAAGCGCAGTGCAATGCTGCGCATGATTATGCCGATGCTATCAAAGGAAACCGGTGACAAACTGGCGTCCGCGATTAGCAAAAAGGATTCGCGCCATTTCATCAAATTGTGGGATCACATCAAGCACGAAATCACACACAAGCTTGATGCCGCGCACCGCAAACACCACCACATGGCAACCGCTTCAATGGGTGATATTTCCCCAGCGGAATGGGAAGCTATGCACGGCCCCGGTTCTGCCAGCCCATTGCGTGCCGAGCCTACTTACGCCGACGTTACGACTTTCCAGCGTGACGATGAAACCAGCGTTTCGATTCAAACCTACGGCCCTCGGAAAATTCGCATTTCCATGAACGGGGAAACGGTTGGTGAGTTTGGTGCTAATCGCGAGATTCCACCAGCGGTCGAGAAAGGAGAATGCGTACCGGTCGAGGCGTGCCCTAGCGAACCAGCAGAAGAGTACGCCAAACGCGGGGTTGTAGTGCAGTGCAACGCGGGTGACGGGAACACCACGGTTTACGACATTACAAGCGAACAGATTTGCAAACTGGTTAAAATGGTTTGTGAGCGTTTGCTTATGGGTGCTGATCCATGCCCACTGCCACCGCGCATGATGCCGATGCCGACCAACTGTGCAGAACATGATTGGCCCGATTGCAAAGTTTGTTTGCACGGCATTAAAGGGTTTGATTTCAACGCAAACATCCTTGAGCTTTACGACAAGCTGTGTGCATCCAGCATTTGATTCATTTGAAGGGGGCCTAATGGTCCCCTTTTTTATTGCCTAATCCATTCAAATAAACGCTAATCAATAGGCTAATGGGTACAATGAAACCTATTAAAAATCGTCCGACGAACGGTATATCTGACATACTGAAAAACTGTAAACCCTAGTTAGGTCGGGACTTTAGGATAGTCAGTGACACAACGATTGATCGTTTGGAACGTGCGAAGCGGCCTAGCGAAGCCCACAACGGATTGCATAGTGCACAGAACGCTTGATCGCACAGCGAACCTTCAAAGAAGGCACACAGTGGAGCGTAAGCGAAACGATAGCGAACTAACGCGGAGCGTTAGGAGCGGTGGTGAAACCACCCGTAATAGAAAAGCTTTCCCCCAACCCCCTTTCCCCCTGCGGAGTGGAAGGCAGTGAACAAGAATAGAAAAAGCTTGTTCGTTTGTTTCTGCTTTTAAGGAGAGGTCTGTCCGCGTTGTTTGTGCTTTGCAAAAACAATGGACCATCGGTCTTAATGCTCGTTAGCTATCGCTAACTGCGCTCGAAGAGCGCCCCCTATCCCCAGTTCCGCAGCCCCCTTTCCCCCGCGCCAGCCGCCCGCGCCCACCTGCCGGGCTGCGCGCTAAACCATTAGAAAAGAGAGTAAATCAATGCCCACCGTTTACCTACCTGAATACACCTTGGCAGACAAACACAAAGGCATGAGTTCGCTGGCATTGCGTGGCTGTATTCAAGGCATGCTGATTATGTCGATTATCGAAATGCTTGCAGTGTCTGGCCACAAGGGCCGTGCGACTTACGATCTGCCTGATGAGTACGTTAAAGATGTGCCGATGCAGGCCATTGAATGCTGCGAATTTATCGCCCGGCGTGCCGTGGAAATGTTCGACATTCGCGACTACACCGATTTTGATTTGAATCGTGCGATGCTTGAACGTCTGTACCACAACATCAGCATCTACGACCGCCCCGACGTTGAGTATGTGATGCTCAAAAATCGCTGGTACGTTCGCGACTGGAAAAAACACACTTTCAAGCTGCCGAAAAACGAATTTGGTGTGCTGTTGTATCTCGACAATCCACGCGGCGATTCTGACATTGCGGTTGCTGTGAACGGCGACAATTTCAAGATGCTGCAACATGGCGCTACGCTGGCCCGTAACACCTATCGCCTGATGAAAGAAAAACGCCCGTCAATCAAGGCTAGTCGTGACAATGAGGACTGGGGCCGCCTGCTGAAAACGTTTGTTTCCATCAACATTTTCAAAACGCGTGACCGTACCAAAGTTGCGGTGATGACTGCGTTGGAGGCAGCGTCCACCGCGCAGAATTTGGTGTACATGGTGCCGCACACAAAAGACGCGATGAAATACAACAATCGCCAAGGCATCGGTGACGTGGTTGATATTTTGGAACTGATCGCGTTTCAAACACGCCACGAAGACCACGAACGGCGAACCAATCTTGATCGCGTGCCGGTTCGTTTGCTGCGCGATGCAGAAGGCAACACGCAAGCGGAAATGTCTGCAAAAGTCACCGCCCTGTATTATCCGCAGGGTGTGAAAAAGAAGAAAACTGTAAAAACTAAATAGAAGTACCACACTTAGGACAACACCATGTTAGAGGTCAGCATCTTTGATCGACCATTTGTGAATGCGTGCCGGGCCATTGCTGATGGTTTGTGCTTGTACGATAATAGTCTCTACTATTTCGCAAACGGTTTGGCCATCGGTTTTAAAGAGAAACGCCCCGGCACCGTGCAAACCGATCAAGGCTACTGGCAGCTTTCAGGCCTACGGGCCAAGGGTGCGAAGGAAGTGCGGGCGGAACTTGACCACGTAAACACCCAGTACACGCTGGTCAATTACGTGCGGAATAATTTCGATCATTACGTCGAATCCGTCATGCTGTCCGGTGATACCGGCGACATTTGGCAACGCGTGCGAATCCTTGTGGTTTCTGATCGTGTTTTTGTGCAGTTCCCCGAGGTGCGCGGGCGTATCATCATGCGCGACAAAACCGTGCGTCTCAAAACGACGGTGCCGCCAATGCCCATTACGGTTATGCCGGAACTGATCGAGAAACTTTTGGGTATTTGTGAGGCGGCAGAATTGCCCCTCGATTTTGATCCTGTCGAAGTGATCGCAAACGCCTACCGTGGCACCTGTGGCGGCGCCCATGTGGCAGCCCACGGTTACGCGATGGTCCTTTTGCTGCAAAACAAAATTGAAGGTATGTAACGTGAAATATTCCGAAGAGCAAGTAAACAATTTTCTGGAAGACCTGCTGGCGCTACGCGAAAGTGGCCCGGTGTTCAATGCCCGGATTGAAAACGGCATGATGAAATACCAGTCGTGCATTCCCGGTCGCCACACTATCCAAGATGAAGACGGCAAATATTATTTCGTAACCTTTGCCGACGATACGGTGGTGGTTGCCCAAGGCGCTACCAGCGGCCAAATCAAAGTGTTTTATGCACACCAGTTGTCGAAGGTGCAAATTCACGAACGCAAAGGCCAACTTAACGCAGACGCCAAAGTCACACAAGAAATCCGGCAAATGTTTGACGGTGAAATCAGCGCCGAACTGCCGGGCATCGGTTCGCTGTGGACCCATCACAGCGGGCGCCCGTATCTGGTGTTCGGCTATGCCAACATCGACGCCAAGCCAGAAAAGCACGACGAATACCCGCCGCTGGTTCTCTACGTCGGGCAAAACGGCAAAGTGTGGGCGAAAACCGAAAAGCGTTTCAAAGAAACCATGGTGCGCGGTGGCCGTTTCCAGTTTGCCGAAGGTGCAGCACTGGAATACATGGGTATCGTTGAAAATGACGAACTGAAAAACGGCTACATCACCCGCGACGTGCGGGCGCTGGTTGAGCGTGCGCAGGGTACTATCAATGAATAAGCCGGAATATTTGTACCGCTTTCGCTACTGGTATTCCAACAACGTCTGGTGGGGTGGTCGCTCCAAAGAAATCACCGACGAACAGATTGCCGGTGCGTGGGGTGATTGGGAAATCATCGACGAAGCAAAATACAACGATATTGTTCACCACATAACCAGCAACAATTGCCATTATCAGGCGCAGAAATTGCGCCTTGATATGATCGAGGATTCGGCGTGCAACCCGCGTGACTGGATCAACAAAAAGATCGAAGATCAAGAACGCGAAGAGCGCCACTTGAATGGCCGCCAACGCAAAACGATTTATCTGGCCAAGGTCACACAGCCAGACGGCACGGTTTCTCCGTGGATGACTATCACGGCCCGCGTGTTTGAGCACGAAACTTTTGCCGCGAAAGTAAATCGCAAATACGTGAAAGTTTTGGCGGCGCAAGAACACTACGGTTCGTGGTACGAATACATGTACGAAGGCATCCTCATGCAAGCCTTTGAATTCCACCCCGATTACGCGGATCAAGAACGATGAGCACGCCTAGCCAAATGCGCAAAGTGAAAGTCTGGCGCCTGCCAATCCGCGTGCAACACGGCGAACCGGTTTTTAAAGGCGACTGGTTTTTGGGTGAGGACTGGAAAAAAGAACACTGGCTACAAGATACCGTGGTGGAAGTTCGCGAAATTCATTTCTCGCTGATCTGGCGCACGATCATTGAAGGCAAGGGCCGCATTGTGGTGCATAGCCGCCAGCTGTGGACCATGAAATCACGGCGCGAAGCACAGGTGCTTTACGCAAACGGCGGCCACCAGTTCCCCGGCCATTACAAATACGATGAGAACGCATACGACGATGAAATCGAACCTGCCAATAACCCTGATTGAAACCCATGGCACCGGCACCGGCTGCTACACCTACTGGCCAATAATCGCGGTGCAATTGGAAAGTGTTCAACTTTTCGATGCGATTCCGCCCGTTGTTACCGTGCGCGACTCCAAGTATTACGGCCACCGTATTTACATGGATTACATCGACGGCAACCAGTGGCTGGAACTGTCCGACGCACCCGACGAAAAATGGCTGGCGGAAAATCCACGCTAAGCCCGCCACGATCATCTACTGTGCAGAAATTTCTGAGGCGTTGGACAAGCTGCCAATGTGGCAATGGCCTTCGCATGTAGACGATCCTCAACACCGGATGTATGGGCATCCTCTTTTCTTGATGCCCAACAACCAGACACAGCACGTCGGTATCGGTAACATTCAAAATACGGACTGGATAAAATCCCATTCCCTGATGATTAAATACGGCCTCGCAGAACCTGCGAGCTATGGAGTGAAACATGAGTGATGATGTGAAGAAAAAGAAGAAAAAGAAAGGGCTGGTGAAGTCTGATGCACCCGACCTCAAGCTGAAAAAGAAAAAGCTCAAGTCGAAAGACGTTGTGGAAGATACCGGCGTCAAAAAGAAAAAGAAGAAAGACAAAGAAGGCATGCATGATTACGGGCGTGAAGTCCGCAACGGTGCCGACGAAGGCAAGAAGAAAAAGAAAAAAGACGTGGCCAAAGCCGAAGACGCGCCGAAGGTCATGCTGCCTGTCGAACAAGACGATTACATCATTGTAAAAGTCGGCAAGAAAAACAAACTTGCATTCGCGCACAGCCCAAAGCGTAACACCTGCTACATCGAAGAAACCATGAGCACCGATGAGCCTGTTACTTTCGAGTACGACGCGAGCACGCTGGTGGCCAACCTCGGCAAAGAGCCACAACCGGGTAAAGTTTTCGGCGTGGAAATCATGCCGCATTACGGCGCCGAAGAAACTCCTATGGGCATGATGCATCTGTATCGCAAGCTCAACGACGCCGAGAAAAACGCCATCGCCATTGGCATCAAAAAGGCGGTGAAAGCCGTTAAAGAAATTGAACTGGAAAAAGCCTTCCCGATCACCCGCCTCGAAGTGCACAACCCACGGGGCAAATGGGCGGGCAGCTATCAGGTCAGTTTCAAAAGTGGCGAAGCTGTCGATCTGATGAAGATCATGGCGAAAATTCTGGAAGACCAGATTTATAACAAGTACATTTTCCTGCACGAAACTGGCCACGCTATCTGGTATCGCTATGTACCGGAAAAAATCCGCGCCGAGTGGCTGGAAAAATACAACAGCATGACCACCGTTTCCAAAGCCAAGAAAGCCGATATGGAGCAACTGTGCCAGTCGCTGATTTCTTCGCAGCTGAGCGTGCGCGATTTCCAGCGCGATCTTGAGGAAGACGAACTGGGCATGTTCAAAGAAGCGCTGGGCTACCTGAAAAAAGTCCACAAGATGAGTCCCGAAGATGCCAACGTTTTGCTGAATCAAAACAGCAAAGTTCTGGCCGAAATCTGGCCTACGTCTGCCTCGATTTCCAATAGCGATTCGCTGTCGGCCCAATTGGGTGAGTACGCGGCGACCAACGTGCAGGAAATGTTTGCCGAGGCCTTCGCTTTCCACCTGACTGGCAAGCAGCTGCCTAAATCCATCCTCAAGCTGATGGAAAAAACCCTCAAGGCTGCACGCTCCAACGAATAAGGCCCGAACGAAATGACTAAGCTGAAATATGACGAAGTTCTATTGATCGGTGGACCACACGACGGCAAATTCATTGAGGCCGTGCGCGGTGCACCGCAAATCGTGGTGCGTTCTGCAATCGGTCCCAAGGTGCTATGGCCTGAACTCACGGACGAACTGACCAAAAACGCTACGGTGTACGACCGCCATCCGTTCAAATCGCCAGATGGCCGGGTGCACGTGGTTTACGCCTGTGATGGTGTGGACGTTTTTGCCCGTTTGATCGAGGGATACAAACCATGAAAAAACTTTTGCTGATCGGCTTAGTCATGCTCGCCGTGTCCGCGTGCGACAACAAAACGGTCTACGTGGATTCCGCGACCGGGGCACCTGTGCGCAAACCTGAATCGCGGGTGCTGGCTGAAATTCCTTATTACCCGTCGGTTAATCTGGATACGATGAACCGCACGTGTATTGACGGCGTTGTTTATATCCGCTACGACCGAAGCCTAACGGTGGCCTACAGTTCGAGCGGTCACATTGTCCGCTGTGAAGGATCACAAATCAAATGAAGTGGGTAATTTTGGGCGCCTTCCTGATCTGTGTGGGCGCCTTAGTTTTTTATGCTATTCGCCAAGGCCAAAAGAACTGCCAAAAACTGGAAGCCGGATTCAGAAAACCGGAACATCCAGACGCTTACCGGGTGTATCTGCTGGCGCTTCGTCAAGGCGCGACCGAGGACGAAGCGTGGGAAGCGGCGCGAGCCTACGAACAGCACCACTAGGCAATACTGTAAATAAACAGTAGGCCCCATAACCGAGTGACAGAACCGTGGCAAAAGAGAAAGTAAAGAAAAAGGCGTCCAAGACCGATACCGAAGACGCGGTGAAATCCGCCAAGAAAAAAGCGAAAGGACCGGTTACGCTGGAAACTTCCCAGCTTGCCAACCAATATCGCCCGGTCTACCTGCGGGACGTTGTAGGCCAAGACCAAACGGCCAATGCGCTTGACGGAATGTTCAAGCGGCAAAAGGTTCCTGCGGTGCTGATGTTCTCCGGGCATTACGGCTGCGGCAAAACCACCTTTGCGCAAATCATGGCCAAGCAAATCAACTGTGAAAAACTTACCCTTTGCGGCAAGTGCGCCAGTTGCCAATTCAGAAAGCACCCCGACGTGATTTATCACGACGCGGCTGTTAACGGCACCATCGCAGAAATTCGTGCGCTGGTCAGTGCCGCCAACAACGCCCCGACTTTCCGCAAGCGTGTAATCATCGTGGACGAAGTTCATGCGTTGCGCGATGCTTCGGAAAAAGCGTTGCTGACCTCCACCGAAAACCCCGGCCCCAACACCATCTGGATTCTGTGCACCACGAACCCGGAAAAAATGAACAAAGCGCTGGTTAGCCGGGCCACGCATTTCCGCCTCAAGCAAATTGAGGTTGATACCATGGTCGAGCGGCTGGCAGCCATTGCCGAAGCCGAGGGCCAGACCCTCAAGAAAGACGCGAAGAAAGCGCTTGTTACCATTGCAGAATCCAGTAACGGTTCGCTTCGTGAAGCGGTATCGAAACTGGATATTTTCCTTTCTGTGCTGGCATCCGGCAAGAAATTCAACGCCGACGACCTGAGTTCGTTCGTTGATATCGAAGCCAACCTCGATGAATATTCGGCGCATTTGCTGGCCGCAATTTTCAAGCGCGATCTGGTCAAAGTGGTACAGGCCGTCAAGACCTGTGGTGGCGTGCGCGGTTTGATTTTCAAAACCCGTTATCTGCTGGATTACCGCATTGGTATTCACACCGGCCTCAACAAATACACCCCATACAACGGCAAGCTTTTCGACGCGTTGGCCAAGCAGGAAGGCATCAAGAAAACAGGCATTCTGCCTCTGGTGCTGATCCAGAATATGCTGAGCGAAATCGAAGCCACCATTAACAGCGCCAGCGTGGATGAAGTTGCTGTGTTTTATTCCGCCGTTGGGAAATTCATCGCAGAGAGCGAGTAAAGGAAATGAAGGAACTTTCGGCACTTGAAGCCAATTTGGTTTACGCGGTACAGCAAGAACCGGGCCGCACGCTGACCTATTACGGCGACGTGTTGCGCACCCAGCATACGCAAATGACCCGTGCCCTTGAGCGCCTGATGCGCTTCGGTTATCTGCATCGTGAAGACAACCGCCTGACCATTTCCGACGCGTTCAAGAAACAGGATTTCGAGGCTGAAATCGAACGCGAAGAAAAGCGCCAGCAAGCACAACGGGAAGCACGGGCCAACGAAGACCGCCGCGACCGGGTGCCGGAAGTTCCTAAAGCCGAGCCGGTAAAATCTGCGGTGGCCATTGCGATGGAAGCCGCCGTAAAAAAAGCGGAAAAGAAACCCAAAAAAATCAAAGCCGACGAAACCAAAGTTACGTGCGGCGATGTGTTGACCTTGCTGTCTGATGGCGTGCGCCGAACAGCGGCAGAAATTGCACAGCATTTCAACATGAAATCCGGGCATTCCGTGGGCCAGTTGCTGCGCCTGCTGACCGGCGATGGTTCGGTGCTTAAAGATGGCACGTTGTACCAGCGCAAACCATCCGAAGCGTTGGCCCAAGCCGTGGCGCCAAAGCCAGACCCTGCCAAGGCCCCGGATTACGCACACGATTTGTCTGATGACGAATTGAAGGCCGCTATCCTGCGCCTGCGCGAACCGTTCACGGCGCAAGAATGCCTGTCGATTTTGAGCCGCAAGCATCAGCTGGAAACCGTTATTTTCATGCGCGTTTTCGAGGACGTTGCAGACAGCGGCGCCCTTGTTGCTTGGGATGGTCAAGAATTCGTTGACCCGCGCAACGATTATGCACCAACTCACAAATTCATCGTTCTGAATAAAGTTGAGGCAAAAACTGCTTTCACCATTCTGGACGATTACCGTCGTATGCTGAAAGAACCTTACAGCCTGTACGATGTTGTAAGCACGACCCGCCTGCCGCCGTCCGAAGTGCTGAGCTATTTCTACGATATGCAATACAACGTAGAAAACCCGGCGCGCATGGTATATGAAAAACCTCCGGTTTACCTGAACCGCAAAGTCAAGCGTGAAGTAGCCATGGGCCAATTCAAAAAACTTGCAGAACTGGACTCGGAAAACATCAAACGCTTCCTCATGGAAGGCGTGAAAGTTGACGTTTTCCTCAAGCGTTTCAACCTCGATCCCGCCGAGCGCAAAGATATCATCCACGCGCTGGTTATCACCGATATTGCCAAACACGATACCGAAAACGATTGGCTGTTCCTGCACCCGAGCGCCACGGTCAATCTGAAAATTGCCGATGCCGACGAAATCGAAGGCGTGGCCGAAGTTCTGAAAACCGTAAAGGATGAAGAGCAGGCAGCAGCCGAAACCCCGATGGACCGCATGCGCCGGGCCGCCGAGCGTTTCGAGCAAAGCGTAGGTGCCCAGCCTGAAAAAATCGGTGCGATGCCAACCGAGGAAGGTACGGCAGAAAACGTCGAAGTTATCGAGCGCGATTCGATTGTGGTTCCTGAAAAAGAATCTGAATATATCGAGCAGCTGCGCCGCATTGAAGTCACCGACGAATTCTTGGCCTCGATTGCTTCGTATTACGGCGAGGAAGTGGCGCAACAGTTCAAAGATGGCCGCTTGAAATTTGGCGATGTTATCCCCGATGAACTGGTGAAAGGTACACCAGCGGATACCGCCAAGGCCACGTGTCGCTGCGGTCGCGACCACTCCAATGACGAACCTGTCAATCTGGAAAAAATTGCAGAAGAAGCAGTTGCGCAGATTGCCGAGGCAGAAGACAAGCTCATTAAGGAATCCGCACTCAAAATGCTGAAAGAAGGTGTAGAAGATTTCGAGATTAAAGCAGGTGTAACCCTCATGAGTTCTGATCTGGCACAAGACCTTGGCATCGACGTTGACTCACTGGAACATCGGGGCGGCGCCAGCTTCGAGGCCTTCGTTGATCCATCCGAAAAACAAATCGAACATTACGAATTGTTCCGGCTGGTAGACGCAAAAGACTGGGATATTTTGCTGGAATGCCGTAACGCAGAAATGACCGAACTGATGTTCCCCGAAGACGATGACGAACCAGACCAACCCATGCAATCGGTTTGGATTTCTCGCCGTCTGGCCCGTAGCGTAGGTATCAAGGTGCCTAGCGAATCCGACGACGATGCAGGCGATACCTGCGGCGATTGTGGCGCACCTGCGGGTGAAGCGTGCATTTGCGAAGGCGTGGATTTGTGCGACTGTGATCCCGGCGAAACTTGCGCGATGTGTGGCGACGACGCAACGTTCGGCCCTGACTTGGATGAACCGGAAATGCCGGAAATTGTCGAGCATTACAAATCCGGTGCGGGTCCGTCTGGCCCTATCGGCCCCGGTTTCGTTCGTATGGACCCACCAAACCCACGCTGGACCCTGACCCTGCAAATGCTGGAAGAGCGCCTGCGCTTTGAACACCAGTACACGCAGGCCAACCAACTCAAAGATATTCGAGAATACTTGGAAAAATGATTAACATTACCGGCAGCCGTTTCGGCGGTATCGTTTCGTACAAAAAGGGTGAGTTTGACTTCACCAACAATTGCGGCCTAACCACTGTAACCGGCCACAACCGCGATTCGCGAATCTCCAAAGAGCAAAACAACGGCGCCGGTAAATCCTTGCTGTTCTCGATGTTGGCCAACACTGCTTTCGAGCAGACGCCCATGGCCGATACGAAAAAGAAAAACCGTATCCACTCGAAAGGATCATTCATTGAGCTAGACGTTGAAGTTGATGGCGTCAAGTGGATGATCCGCCAGCAATCCGGTGGCTACGTTATCGAACGCGATGGCGTAGACCTCAAGGTACGGGGCCAAGCTGCACAGCGTGAACAAATCCAGCAAATCCTGCCGCTCACGCAGGACGAATGGTATTCCTATGTGCATCTGCAATCGCAGAAGAAACTGGAATTTTTGTACGGCACGCCGCGTGCGCGGATGAGCTACATCAGCCAAGTGTGGCGCCTCGATCAATTCGACGTGTTGCGCAAATTCTTCGACAAGAAAATTGACGAAGTTAAGGTGGCGCAGAACAAGTCCGACGCGTTCACCCACCAGCTGATGAATATCAATGACGCGCTGAATAAAAACGGCTGGAACAAAAAGCTGGATAAGGAACTGGCTGAGGCGAAAGAAATCGTCAAAACCCAGTCCAAGAAAGTCACCAAGCTGCAAACCCAGCGGCAAGAATTGAAGAGCTTGGCCAAGCAGGTCGAGTTCTACACAGGCACCAAAGAAAAACTCAAGAAACTCAAGTCCAAAATCCGTTGGGATTTGGACGACCTGAAAGAGCAGTACCGGCTCCATCAGGAAAACGAAAAATATCAGGAACAACTCGAAGAGTACCAGCGCCGCAACAAAAAGCTGGTAAAGAAACTCGAAGAGTTGGGCGGTGATGTTTCGGGCGGCAAGGTATCGAAAAAGAAACTCAAGGAATTGCGTGCGGAACTGGAAAAGCTCGAAGAGCAAGACCGCAAGCAGGAAAAGGTCCGCGACAAACACGACGCAGCCGTGCGCGAACTGGAAAACCTTGATGACCACGTGGACCCTGATCTGCGTAAATTCCTGAGCCAGTGCAACAAGCAAAGCCTTGACCCGATGGAAGCTCTGAAAGAAGAGTACACCACGGCAAAAACCACGCTGAAACTTGCTGATCTTCTGCACGACCACAACGACGGCAACTGCCCGACCTGTATGCAGAAAATCAACATCAAAGACCTTGAGAAAACCTTGGCGCAGGCCAAGAAGCGCAAAGGCAAAGCGCACTCGATGATTCACGCTCTGGAAATCCAGATTGCTAAGCGTGAAAACGATGAGATTATCAAGTCGTTGAAATTCGATGAGCGCACGTTCTACGCCAACCGCAAGAAAATCAAAACCTTGCGGGCCGAAGTCTCTCGGATGGAAGAGCTACTGGAAAACGCCGGTCGCTTTGAAGAAATCACGGCGCAGATGGCCGAGCTTCGCAAGCCCAAGGCACCGAAGCGTGCCCCTTCAATCTCGATTGAGAAAATCGAAGAGCAGAAGGAAATGATTGATGAGCATAAGCGCCTGAAAAACCGTCTGGCTGAATTCGAGGAAGCGCCCGAGGATGACAACATCCTCAAGCGACTGGCCGAAGTCGAAGCCAAGCTGGAAAAGGTGGAAAAGAAATACACCAAAGCGCAAAGAACCACCGTGCGTTATAGCTCGCTGAAAGCCGAGTTCAAGCTGCTGACAAAGCAACGTGATGAGACTAGCGCCAAGGTCGAAGAGTTCGCCCCACTCATCAAGAAAATGGCCCGCTTCAAAGTGTTGGCCAAGGCCTATTCCAACAAGGGCCTAAAGCTGCATGCCATGCACGAAATTGTTTATGGCCTCCAGCAGAACTACAACAAATATGCGCAGCTGATCTTTGCCGAGCCATTCCAGTTTAACGTGGTGGCCAAGGAAGACGGGGTGCATATCATGGTAGACCGGGGCCAAGGTAACGTGTCGGACGTTCGCGAATTGTCTGGTGCAGAATCCGATAGTTTCCGTCTGCTGCACTTCCTCGCTTGCGTAATCATGGCCAAGGATTCGCGCCGGGTAAACCTCGCAATTCTCGATGAGCCAGACGCGCATATGGACCTCGCCACCACCAACCTTTTTGTCGAACGTTATGTGCCGTTCTTGCGCAAGCTGGTGCCTCATGTGTTCCTCATCACACAGAAGGGCAAACATATGCACCCGGAATGCTCTTACGTCACGGTTGAAAAATACAAAGGTGTTTCCAATGTTCGCTACGACGCTTCCTGAAAACATCCGCACGAAAATCTTTACCAATCACGACGATTACTACAACTGGTTGCGTGATCTGAATTCGCAGGAAGGTGAGGGCGAATGGTGTACGCCCCATATCAACAATGCCGAGGACACGCCGATGCAGTTTCCGTGCTGCGTTGGTGTGCAGGTCTATCCCGGTATCGGTGCAATTTCTATCGTGTTCGCATTCGATATTTCCGACGCCACACGAATGACCTACGAGCTGGTCAAGCACGGCGCGAAATTAGGTGACGTAATTGGCACGGTCTAAGCCACGCGGGAATTACCTGCCGCGTATCGTGTGGGAATGTGAAGACATTTCCAATCGCGGCCACTGGCGGATAACGGCCAGCGCAGAAATCCCCGGTGATCCTGATTTGATCGTCACCGGGGAATACCGCCTACCTCACGTGTACGCCGAGCGCGTGCAAGGCCTTCGTTATTTCCTGTCAGAAATCGTGCGCGATGCCGAAGTCTCGCTAACCTGTAAATATAACTTGTTGGTACGCAAACACGCGGCCAAGAACAAGCATGCTCAAGCGGCGTTAGCCGTCATTACCGATTGGCAAACAAAACATGAAAAAACCTAAGCTGAAATCCAAACGGGAACAGCGCTACCAACAAGGCGTGACCCGGCTCGAAAAGTACATTGAACAGAACACCGCACGTTTCCAACAAATGATCGACGCTTGCCGAGGAAAAACGTATGAAAGATGATTTGCGCCTGTTGAAATTCGCCAACCTGTACACGTTCCACCGTGCGGCCATCAAGTTCCACACCGAAGCCCTCGGCATGACCAGCAGCCTGAAAAAACAACTCAAGGGAAAATCCGGTAAATGATCGCCTACGGGTTCTCCCATACATCGCCCGATAAAGTTCTGGTGCATCTGCGCAACAGCGGCACCCAGCGTTCACAAATCGCAATTGTTGGCCCTGAGTTTGAGGCCCGCAAACACCTGATCTTTTTGGACGCACAAAGCTTTGACACGTACCGCGACCGCGCCGACAAAGCCAAGTGCATTTGCTATGTTTGTGACGACCCGATTTCGCTGGCGCCATTTGACCTGATCCCGGTTGATTACAAAGAGGCCGAAGACTTCCACGTTGACGGCTTCACCTTGATTGAATTCAAGAACATTCCACCAGCCAAGGAAGTAACGGGCAAACGTCGCAAATTCGACGTGGTGGACCACGCTAAGAAACACGCTGCATCACAGCAAACTTTCTTCACCAATTTCATGACGTGGTGCTACACCATGCCTTCGGAAACGCACCAGCTTCCGGTACGGCAACTGGCTTGTAAATGGCTGGCGTCAAAAGAAACTTACCGACAGCTGAATAATCGCATTGCCCACCTTCGTAAATCGGTTTACCTGACCGACAAGCAGGCCGAACGTTTGGTAGAATTGCTTAGCACGGAAACCGTTGGCATTTACCGCGAAGCCCTGCAAATGGAAGGGACCGAAGACGAAGTGGCGGGCAAGTTGAAAATCAGTTCGTATGAAATGCGCTACATCCGCGCAATCAACCGAGGGGCCGCCGAACAATGACCACACGATCCCCGCGCACCGCAACGCACGTGCTTTCCCACGGCATTAGTGAAATGTTTTACAGCCGCCGTGGGCATCAAGTGTTTGAATTTTCCATGAGCCGGGGCCAGTGGTTCCCAACCCTGTACAAACCCCACCATTTGACGCGGTGCAGGCCGTTGAATATTTTTGAACTGCACCCCGAAACCGCACGCGAAATGCTTGCACGCCGCCGAGGACAGACACATGCCGCATGATTGTGAAGTGATTTGCGATGAGCGCAATAACACTCCGAAAGATATCGAAAACAACATGCTGAATGTTGATATTGTGCCCCCTGCCGGTTGGGTCAAGCCGACCACTGGCTGGGTTACGTTGGATGAAGCGCAGGCCCAACAGATGCAAGCGTACATGTGCAAACAGATGGGAATTTCTCCTGAGTTTCTTACCGAGGACGTGCCGGTCGAAACCCGTATTACCATGGCACCTAAATACTCGCCGCGTGTGGCCGCCATCAAAAAAGAAGTAGAGGCCACAATGCGCCGACTGGTTAAAAAGCAGTTGAAGCCAAAGGCCGTTCGCGGTGGTGCAGTGCTTCGCTACAGCCTCAAGAAATTCCGTTCGCTGCGACTGGCCCGTGTGTGGTGGAAACAAACGTTGGCAAGTTCGCAAAATTTCAGCTGGGATTCGTTGGCCTCTGACGACAATCTGGTGCGCACGGTCGAAGTGCTTAACGAGGGCGAGGTGCCGGGCGTTATCCCTCACATTTACCAAACCACGCTTGTGACCGACACTTACAGGAAACCGAACAATGAACAGTAATTCCCGCGACGTTTGGGATGATCTGGTTGACCCGGCAGAAGCGCCCGCAATGCGTCTGCGCTCGTTCATGATGCGCCGTCTGGCACAACAGGTAAAAAGCTGGGGCCAGAACCCGGAAGTTATCTGTCAAAAGCTCTACATTTCCAATGGCCGCCTGCAAGATTTGTTGAGCGGCCATATCGACCTTTTCAGCTATGACGACCTGATCGAATTGCTCAAGTGTGCCGACCTAGATATCGAACAGGTGTTGAAAGAAGGAATCCGTTCGTGATTATTTTTGAAATAGGGACCAAGTAATGCTCAAAATGTACATTGCGGTACTGGATGAAGCGCCGGATTACATGGTGCCTACGCTGGTCGCGCATTCCATGCTGAATGCCCACGAATATTTCACCGACGAATACCGCACCGAAGACCAGTTGGATATTTACCATGATTGGAAAACCCAATCTTTCCGCAAAGTCGTGGTGCGCGCCAATCGCAAAGTGTTCGACAAAATCCGTGGAACTCTGTTGTGCTGGGCTGGCCACGAAAACACCATCTGCAACGCCGAGCCATCGTGTCTGGTTGTGCTTCCTGTCGATTCCGACAACGTTCCTAACGTGCTGAAATATTGCTCGCTGTGGAAACCGCTGGTAGAGACGCCACCAAAGCCACGTGATACTCCGCTGGCCTTCGCGAAACAGGTGGATTACCGGGCGCTGCCTGAGCACACGCAAAAATTGGTGGCCGGTATGTCGCTGCAAAATTTCTACAATCTTGAGCGTTATTTCAAAAGCCACGCTGCCCTTGAATCCGGGGTCTACGTGGTGCAGCCGGGTGACACGCTGTCGGCCATTGGCCAAGACGTTGGCATTGACTGGCAAGAACTTGCACGCATTAACCGCTTGGAAAACCCGAGCCTGATTCACCCCGGCCAGCCGATCTACCTCCGTTAAGGAATCTGCATGAATGCATTGATCGAAGAAATCCACAAATCCGCCGAAGAAATCGAACGCTGGTCCACCCAACTTGACCCGCTGGACCGCGATTTGTTTTTCACGCGCTGCGCCCTGTCCAATGATCCGAAACGTGTCTACACCGAAATGTGGTTTGAGCGCGTGATGGTTCGAGACTTCAAAGTTTACACCGTGGCACCCGGCGACAAATTGCAGGAAATCTTTGATCGTTTCCAGCCGTCAATCAGCATCGAGCGGCTGGCATTCATCAACAACATTGCCGACCCCGAAAATCCCCCGGTCGGCCTGCTGATTACCCTCAAGGACATTAAGTGATGAACAGTAAAGAAAAAGAACGTTTGGCCGGTATTGCGTGTGATCGCACGGCAGAAGAAATGGACCGCAACGGCTGGGCGCCACTGACCAAAAACGAAGACTGTTTGGCACTGCAAGCCTACCTGCGAATTGATGTGCGTTTTTCCGAAGGTTTTAGCCAAGTTATTGCCCGTCGCGCCCAAGACAAAGACAACGACGATATGTGGGGCGTGGTCGGCTACGGTATGGGCACCGCGCCTTATCCATGGCCACACAACATCCGTGAAGCAGTCGTAGAAGCTGCATGGCGAATCGGGCGTATCAAAGAACGTCGCGCACAGCAGCAGGCCCCGCAATGAATCCGCTTGAAAATGTCCAAGTTCGCCTGCTGCTAAAAACCGTAAGCGAGTCTGTTAGCCAGCGTGTTACTGATTTCATGCTGAATAGTAAACCAACAGACACGCAGGAAGATTTGCGTAAAGTGTGCGACCAACACTTTGACCAAATCAAGGCGCGTCATGCAGTCAACGATTTCCAAGTGGGCTATGCTCGAATCTGCACAAAGTTTGAAGTTCACGATGAGAAAAATCGTTGCTTCGTGCGCCTGATGGATAAAGACGATATGGATATCCAGTTCGTCTGGCTGAAAGGTCGCCGTAAAGCGAAAAAAGTTGGACGCCAGTACATCGGTTCCGTATTCCTTGAGTATTCGTACACCCCGCCACCAATGGCGCAGCGTGTGGAAGTGCGCGGCGTCTTCAAAAAGGATGCTGCCTAGTGACAACTGTAAACACTATGAAGGCGGAACTATACGCCATCATTATCAGCGAATTGAACCGGCAAGCACGCACCCAGTGCAAGGGCCTGAAAGCGCGTGCCGCCGATGAATGCCTACACAAATACGTGCAGAAAACTTACCTGCATATCGGCGGAATTCTTAACATGGAACTCACGCCGTATTTCCACCCGGATTTCCCGTGCAACGAACACGAAGGGATGCGCAAAGCAGACCTCGAAGTGCTCGTAACCATTGCGGAAAAGCTGGGCTTCAAACTCGAAATCAACTGGACTCGTTAGGAACCTATCGTGGCAAAACAATTTGAAGCCGTTTTCACCTCTGACTGGCACCTCACCGGCCTGAATAAACATTTCTCGGATGGCGACGAACGCATTCTGGCCGAGGCCGAAAAAATCTTCCAGTACGCGCTGAATAACGGCATCAAATTTGTCATTATCCCCGGCGACATTTCCGACAACCCTAACCTGCCTTTCGACACGTACACCGCGCTGTTTAACCTGTTCTACAAATACGACAAACTGCTGACCATCATCTACGTGGCAGGCAACCACGATTTCGAGAACATCGAGAAAATGTCGATGAATTTCATGCGTCGGCTGTCGAAAACCAAAGCATTCAAAAACCTGCAAATCATCCTGAAACCGGAACGTATCGAAATCGAAGGCGTACCGGTCAATCTGCTGCCGTTCCCTGCACTGAAAACCCTGTCGAAAAAGACTGGCGCATTAAACGTGGCGCACGTCGAATACACCGGGGCCGTTGGTGATAACGGACGCACCCTGAAAACCAAGCAGGAATTGCAGTCGCACAAAAACGATTTCACCATCAGTGGCCACATTCACCAATATCAGTACATGCAGGCAAAACGTGCTGTTTATTGTGGCAACCCATTCCAAAAGAATTTCGGGGAAAGCCTCCCCAAAGGGTTTGTCCATGCGCGCGTAACCTTGAATGGCGACCGGGTGGATGTTGAGCACAAATTCGTAGAAAATAAACCCAGCTTTACCCTGCAAAATATCCACATTAAAGATTTAAATGATTTTAAACGGTTGAAGCACGATTCCAATGTTCGCTATAAACTGCATATTGACCCTGATGTGCCGGTGCCAGCGGATATTATGCTGCAATACCCGAATATTACGGGTGGTATTGTTTACACGGGTAAAGGCGATAAAGCGCTGGATACCGAGGATACCATTAAAATCGAACGGGCCGACATTGACCCTGAGTTTGGTTTGGCTGAATTCCTTGGGGCAGAAGGGCTGGATCAAAAGCAAATCAAATTGGCGCTAAAAGAGGTGCAAAAAGCCAAGAATGCCCTCGGGTTCTGACGGGTCGGCCCGGATAATTCAGTATTTTTAATTAATACTAATTTATTCTTAGTTGACTGGTCATCGCGGCGCTGCGATTAAGGCCAACTAACCATAACCTTATTCGAGGATGCTGCAATGGCCTACAAAGCCGTCCAAAAGGACAACAGCGCTGAGGCAAAAGCCGAGCGCAAAAAAGCGAAAATCTCTCGCAAAAAAACCAAACACAAACGCAATCGTGAGGCTCGTGCCAAATACAAGGCGCTGTCTCCGAAAGAAAAGTTCGATCTGCACGCACAGGCAGTTTTCACCAAGGCCATGCGCCACGGTGCAACCGAAGCCGAAGCGAAGAAAATCAAAGCTGCTTGGATGAAGCGTCGTCGCCAGCGTGATGCTGGTCAACATGCTGCCGGTAAGCGCCGCGATGCACACAACGCGCAGCGTCAAATCCGCGCACAAATCAGCCGTAAAGCTGACCAGCTGTCCAGCCAGCACAAAAAAGCTCTGCAAGCCATCAAAACCAAAGGCAAAACTCCACAAGCTCGCGCTCAAATGCGTGCCAAGGAAAAAGCCCGTTACGCCGAGGCGCGCAAAGCTCTGGCCGGTGAGCGTATGAAGGCCACCACCGAGCACAAGAAAGCCCTGAAAAAGATCAAGGCGAAAGGCAAGTTCTCGCTGAAATCCATGATTTCCGGCTACAAGGAAAAGCCAATCAGCACTCGCGGCAAACATCTGGTTAACACCGATGTGGCCAAGATCGCTGACAAGCACTTCGCTCCGAAAAAACCAGCGGCCAAAAAGCCAGCCGGTGGCGCAGTGAAGAAAACCCCTAAAGCGCCTGCTGCCGCTGCACCAGCTGCCGCCGAAGCGCCGAAGAAAACTCGCGGTCGCCCAAAAATGACCGATGAGCAGAAAGCGGCTGCCAAAGCTGCACGCGAAGCCAAAAAAGCTCCTGCTGCCGCCCCGGCAAAAGAAGCCAAAAAGCCAGCCAGCAAAAAACCGGCTAGCAAGAAACCTGCTGCCGCTGCCCCCGCTGCTGCCGAGGCTCCAAAGAAAACTCGCGGTCGTCCGAAAATGACCGATGAGCAAAAGGCTGCCGCTAAGGCGAAACGCGAAGCTGCTAAAGCTCCTGCCAAACCAGCAGAAAGCAAAAAGCCAGCCAGCAAGAAACCGGCCAGCAAAAAGCCAGCTGAAAAGGCCCCGGCCAAAGAAGCTGCTAAACCTGCTGCCAAGAAACCTGCTGCCAAGAAACCTGCTGCCAAAAAGCCAGCCGCTGAAAAAGCACCAGCTGGTTCCAAAACCGCAGGTAAAACTGCCGGTAAAGACAGCAAGAAAAAACCAGCCGTAGCAGCCAAGGCCCCGGCCAAAGCCGCTAAAGCCAAGTCTGGTGGCGCCGTTCCAAAGGCTAAGTTCTCCTAATAGGGAACAAAGCTTAGCATAAACAAAAAACCCGCTTTCCTTAATTGGGGAGCGGGTTTTTTGCGTTCTGGACCATAATTTATTCGTATATCCTCCAGTTCGGGTGTACGAGCATTGCAAATACAATCCAAATACATTGATGATAACCAAAATATCATTGATCTAAAGAATGCCCGAAACGCCAACGAAGTCGTCACGGTATTAACCCGAATTAATACGGCTACTAGCGTTTTGGTTTCCAAATTTAACCAAAAGAAGCTGCCATTCTTAAAGGTTTCCGATGGTATGGAAGCCCTGACCTTCTGCGTAGATTCGCTGGTCGAGCTACGCTGTGCGCGTTCGGTTGCGCAGGAATTCAGTGATTCCAAACGGGACCGCTGTTTCCAAATGATTAGCGCCTTGCAGCAAAATATCCGCGCATTCCAAAAGACCTTGCTTGATCTGGTAGACGGTGTTTGTTCCAGTCGAATGGATAAGCACCTGAATTACCTGTCCGATATTGTCTATCGCTTCCTTTCCAAAATCAGCCATACCACGCAGCTGCATGTGCGGTTGCCTGAGTACCAAATGATTTGTTTCCGCACCGATTCCGGCGTGCAAGACTCGAATGGTTATACCAGTGGCCCAATCACCGTTAAGCTTACGCTAATGGGTGGTCAATACAATATTTCCATTCCTGATTCGCCGTTTGTTTCGACAGAGGAAACCATGGTTAGCACGGCCAAAGACGTGCAGACTTATATCGCGGGCAACCTGTCTGATTTCGAGTACGTGGCTGGCCCCGTGCCGACCGACGACAAGCTGCTGGCTTCCAAGCTGGTGCAAAACGTCGAAGTTACGGATGATCGTTTGAACGTGGTGCTGAAATCGTTTGTGAAGCCAGAAGATATCAACAAGTTTTTGATGCGCGTTCTGCCGTATCTCAAACGTGCGGTGAATTTGCCGAACACTGATTGTCTTCACAAGGTATCGCAGTACGGGAACAATTTCATGATTTCATTCATCGTGGGTAAACGGAAAATCTACGATGTTCGATCACTGAATAAACTGACGAAGCTGCTTAACGTCGGCAAGTCAGAAAAAGACAAACTCAACACAATCATGGAACAATCCTAAATGAGCCAGAATTACGATTTCATCAAGAAAATGACGCCGGAGCAGGTTGCGAAGTATTACAAAAATCGCAAACCGTTCTACCGTCGTTTGCTGTCGAAATTCACCAGCCTGCTGAAAATGTTTTTCGGCAAGACTTTCCGCACCAACGTGGCCACCGCTTCCGGCGTGCGTGTGTCTACTGTGCGTGGTGGTAACGACGATGGCCAAAGCGCCAACGGCTACGGCCTGACTGTTCAAAAGCTGAAAATTCCGGGCAAGCGCCAGCTGCAAAAGAACCTCGATGCACTGGGCATGCGCGATGCACTCGATGAACTGGAAGCCATGCTGGTTGCCATGCGTGACAGCGAAAACAAATCGCTGAATGCAATTTTCGAGGATATGAAACACAACCACACAGCCCTGACCGCAGCCTACGAAGAGTCGCTGCATGCCATGGCCGAAGTTGCCGAAGGTTTCATTCCAGACGAAGTTAACGACATTTTCATGCGCGTTAAGAAATACTTCGACAAGATGGAAAAAGCGCACGTTAAACAACGTGACGAAGCCCACAAAGCAGCGGTCAAAGCCGCGAAAGATGCTGGGCTGCCTGCACCGAAGCTGGAAGAGGAAGACGAACTCGCCTACTACCTCAACGTAGGCACCCGCGATGGCGGGATGGATTTTGTTTTGAACTGTGACATTACCCACTGGCGCAACGTCGTGGACGGCGTACACAAAGCGCTGTTGGTCGTGGTTACTGTTCGTGCCGAACCTACCGAAACCGCACACAGCCTGAAAGCCTATGTGAATATTCTTGATCGTGTGGCCCTGCCATACCTGAATAATCTTGGCACCGAAATTCCGGGCGGTGGTACTGCTGATATCGGCGGCAAATTCACCAGCATGATCGACCGTGAAATCGCCCGCCACAACGTGGTTCTGTTCGCCACTAAAGCCGAACTCAAACTGGACGCCACCGAAGTGCAAACCGTGCTCGGTAAAATCGAAGGCGTTACCGGCGTTACCGTGGAACCGAACGAAGTTATTCTGGAATTCCCTGATAACGACCGTGCGATTCAAACCGAGGTTCTGCGCGTGCTGGGCAACCTGCGTCAAGTTAAGGCACTGGTCAAGAAAGGTTATATCCAGTCGCTTAACAATATCGACGTTGACGTGCATTCCTACAGCCTCACTCTGAAATAATGCACACCTTTATCGCCAAGCCGTTAGATTTTCGTCTTTCGGCTTGGCCACAAGGCGGCGATTCATACACTACGACCTACAATTGCGACCGTTACCTGATCGACATTAAAATGGTCCTCGATTACGTGGAAGAGCAACTGAAAGCCACCCCAATGGTGTTCGTGCTCAAAACCACTTTTACGCTGGTAAACGTTTACTCACAGTACACGGATAACAGCGTTGGGCTTGTCGATAGTCCGCCAAAAGAAGTGATGCGAACGGGATTAGTTTTCACGTTCGCTCGCTCACAGCGGAATGGAGCAGATGCGAAAAAAGCCGCGCATACTTTTTGGTTGCGTGGTTATACCTGCATTTGGGGAACGTCCGATCTGAATCCAGCCGACTTTGTTAGCATTTCGATACCGATGCATATCCTGACCCGTGCCCGCATGCAGCAAATGATGGGCCGCGATCATCGGTATTTGTACGACATTGCCGGGGGCTACACCAAAGCGATTATCCGTCAACAAACGGATTTCGCCGGGGGCGTGGATACCACGGCGTCAAAATTGCTATACCAGAATATCCCTCGGGCCATGTTCTACACGTCGAAGCCTGACTGGAAATATGTGCTGGATTTCTGGAAGCGTTTCCCTGATTTGTTGGCCGTGGAATGGACGCCGAAATTCATCGAGTATTACGTCCGCTACATTGCCCCCAATCTGCCGATGCGCCGCCGTAGTCCGTACTATGCGCAGTACGAAGAGGAAGCGATGGATAATATCCGTGAATTCCTGCTGCGTTATGTGCAGAATCAAATTGATCCAGCGGAAGCCGGGTTAGCCGCTCTGTTGCCAATGGATGATAGTGCGCTGCACGACATTGAGACACTGGCCAGAAAATTGTCTCAAGGGGTTATCGAATGAATGCATACGAAGGCACAACCGCCACAATCACCGAAGAGTTTTTCGATGATTTTGACGAACCAGTTTTACCCACGGAAAACACCCCGGCACCGCTGGTTCGTTTGTTTGACACAGACAAATCAGTAATTGCCGAGGTTTACGCCAAACCGCATGCGCAAATGCCCGGCCATTGGATGGCTGATTTGCCCATTCCGCATATGGACCTGCGCGATGCTGTGGACCTCATAGCGCGTTGGACCTTTGAAAGCGAAACCGGGCATTATCAGGCGCGCACCACGATTACCGTAGAGCCTGCAACGCTGGGCCGTGAATCGGATATCGTGATTGTTTGCGGGCGTGATACCCGCATGCAGCTGACGTTGCCAATCACGTACAAGGCGCCGGTAGAAGCGAAAAAGGCAGACTTGGCAAAAGGCAAACCGGCGACCAAAGCGAAACCGGGCGATGAGCTTACCGTTTCGTTGTATTTCAACAACCAAACAATCATCGACAATTGGAATGTGAGTGGTCCCGAATTCAAAGTCGAGGCCATGAAAAAACGCACGCTGATTGATATGCCTGCCATCATGGGTGAAGCGAAAATGGCGCCCATGACCATGCTGATTGACCATACCCCGGTTAAGCAGCTGGCGAAAACCACACTGACCTATAAAGTTTGGGCAATTACGCCGCAGATTTTGACGGCCAGTCGCCAGCTTGAGGATTACATTAACCGGGCACGGGTTGCGAACATTATTCCCGAATTGGAATACACGCAATCCGATATCATGGAATACCTGTCGCGTGGGCTGGCGTTTTTCAACTCGCTGCAACCGAACATTTCCAACTTCACCGGCACCAACATGCAAGGGCCTTTGCTCGATGCGTGGCTGACCTGTTCCGCTATTTACGCGCTGGGTTCGCAGAACTTGGCCGAAGGTAGTTTGGCATTCGATTTCGGTGGGCAAACGGTAAGCTTGAACGTTGACCGAACGCCTGCAATTGAATCGGCTTTGGGCCGCATTGATGCGCAAATCGAAGGGCAGGTAAAACCGCTTAAAAAACTGCTGGGCCGCGCTGGTGCATTGGGCGGCGATGGTAGTGTGGGCGGTGGCTTTATTGATACCAGCCGCGCTATTGGTATCCTCGGGATTTCCAATACCGCAATGACCAAACTTCCGGGTTATCCGGGGCGTGGTAGTGCAGGCGGTTTCTTCCGCAATTTCTTCTAACAAACTGGGGCATAAAGAGAATGACTAACACCACCGAACTGGCACAACAAATCAGCGAACTGATGGACGCCATTCAGACAGGCGCATTGCAAGTGCCGCCGCAGCCTACCCGCGAAGAGCAGTTGCAGGAAGCTTTTGCCAAGATCAAGGCGGTTAAACCTGATTACACCTTTGAAGAGTTTCTGGAAGAGTTGGATCGGGAAGAAATCAAAAACTGCCTGTATTTCCAACACCTGCCCGAAGCTTTGGAAAAGGGCGTTTTCTTCGAGGCGGATTTCTTCCAAGACGCAGAACGTTCTCGGGAAATGTGCCTCAAATCGAAATTCGTTTTGGTCCCTAACAAAGCGTGGGCCGATATCATTGGATCGAACCTGTTTGCTAAGCAATTTGATCCAGCCGCCCAGTGCGATTTGGTGCTGAATGGCAATCTCGGTACGTTGGAAGGTTGTGCATACTACACCGATGCTTTCATGCCTCCGCACCTGAAAGACAAATCGGTGGCGGCTGGTAAGGTGGTATTCGTGCCCCGCGATTCCGAATAAACGTAATTTAATCAATACAAACCTCTGGAGATTCTCCCCAATGGCATTCGATACTTCCAAAGCCAAAAGCGCTCTGGTTACTTCGGCTCAAACCGCCGCTACCAAAGTGCAAATCCGCGAAGCTTTCACCATTGACGACCGCTTTATGCGTATCGTCGCCGTGGCTTCCGCTGGCGCAACCAAAGACCAAGTTTTTAACGGTATTCGCCAGCAATTCAAAGGCGTTACCCCGATTCACGGTTCGTTCGTTTCGCTGGCCGCTGAGCCTACCCTGCACCACTTCGAGGGTATCGTCGGCGTCGTTTCCGAGCGCGTCGTGGTAAACGATCAAAACCGCGACAATTACAAAGCTGTTGCAGCCAACATGTACATGGCCCAAGACGAAAGCCTGTGGACCCTGCGCAAAACCGCTGCCGGTGAAGTAATGGTTAAATCGGTATGCGCCGATGATGCTCTGGTTATGCAGCAACTGCTGGCCTGCGCTACTCACGACCACAACGATTTCAACAACAAAAATCTGCACCTGAAATCCTCGCAAGATCGTGCAATGGTAGACGGCGGCGACCTCATCACCTACGTTTCCCAGCAAACCGCTGATCTGCAATTGGGCATTGCCTGCGCTTCGATTGACCACGAAGACGGTTCGCCAACCCCGGAAATTTTCGTGGTGCGCCCGAACGGTCAAACCGAAACTGTTCACCGTGAAATGATCGTCGTCACCGCTGGCGCTGTCGAACTGGACGAAACCGAATCGAAAGATTCTGTGGCTGTTGCCTCTGCCGCTGATACCGACCGTTTCGCGTCGTTCTACAGCCGCGTATTCGCCCGTCGCCCGGCCTACTTTGAAGACTTCATGGCTCGCGTTCGCAGCTACGTTTTCTTCTAAGAAAAATGCGGTAAATTCAGAAGGGGGCCATGCGCCCCCTTTTGTCGGTTTGGTGCGGCAATTGGGGGAAATATGGCAAAGGGTTCTGGTGTGCGTGTATCCACTGTGCGCGGTGGGCGCGATGACGATGATGGCGTTTCGATTGACAGCCGTGGCAAGCCGCGCAACAAAGACCTTGATGAAAGTCGTGGTCCCGCAGTCAAGAAAAAGAAGAAAGTTAAGCCAAAAGAACGGGAAGATTTGACGCCGGTAGATAATACCTACAAGGCAGGCAAAGACCCGGTAAAAAAGAAGAAAAAGAAAAAAGCGATTGAGGGTGATTTCATTCCTGCTGGCAAGGAAATGGTGGTCGCTGGCTCGGCGGCTCTCAAGAAAAAAGCCAAGGGTAAACACGACGTAATCAGTGCCGTCGAAGAGTACGTGCATTTGCCGCAACCGGTAGATGAATTCGATGCGGAAACGCGCCGGATTTTCGAGCAGCTGGTGCATACCGCGCAGCGCCTCGAAGAGCAGATGGAAGACCGCATTTATAACAAAGACGTTTATGCGCTAAACACCATCTATTCGCAGATTCGTGAAGTGATCGCAGACCTGCGTGCAACTCGCGATATTTCTGCACAGATTTCTGAATTGGAAATGGTTGTGCTGCGTCCGTATCAGCAGATTGTGGCGCAGGGTTTCACTGATACCTATTTCCACATGATGGGTGCCATCACCAAGTTCGTTAAGGACGAAGATATTCGCGCCGAGCTTGAAAAGAAAATGAAGAATACCTTGGGTGAAGTTGCCGACGTTATCACCGAGGAATACCCGAAAGCTTTGGACCGGATGAGAAAGGTACTGCTATGAGGCCTACACGTGTCGCCCCTAAGCGGGTTAAAAGCGTTATTTCGGGACCGGGTAAAGCAAAAGTGGTGGCCAAGGTCCGACGCACGAAAGAACAGGCTTATGGCGACCGTAGTTCGTGGATGGAAGTTCGTGCCAAGGTGCTCAAGCGTGACGGGTACAAATGCACGAAATGTCCGGCTACGGAATATCTGCAAGTGGACCATATTCGTTCGGTTGCCATGGGCGGGCAAACGGTGATGCAGAACCTGCGTACCTTGTGCGCCGATTGCCACGCGGCGCAGCATAGCTCGCGCCATTCCAAACACCTGATCCTTTCAAAGAAGAGAAAAGATGAATCTAAAAATGCCACCCGACGTTGATCCGGCGTATGCAGGATCGTGGGAAGCGTTTTTGGAATTGCCCGCGACTAATGGGGTTGACCAGAATATTCTCTATGAGGCTTTTCGGGTTCTCTTGAAGCAGGCCGGGACAAAACTCAAAACGCTGAAAGCAACAAAAGATTGGTTTACTGTAAATAAACTGTATACCGAATTTAATCGGGCGCTCACTGCAAAGTTTTTGCTGTACCAATTGAAACCCCAACGGCACAGTTTCTCCATTGAAATGGATGCCGACGAATTGGTAAATATCGTCAAAGGTTTCAAGATTGTTGGCCAAGTGAAACTCAAGGCACAACGCTTTAGCCTCGACTATTTGATTAGCCGAATGGTTGACGTAAAAGTGCTTGGGAAATTCCCCGATGAACTGAAATTGAGCGAACGCAAAGTGCTCAAGGACGGGAAAGTAACGGTCGTGAAAAATGATCGCTGCCCCGCCAAGTTCACGCAACTGAAACCGTGGAATTATATCACGCTGGTCGTCAATCCTCGGTACAAGCTGAGCATTGCACGACTAAAAGGCGATTACCTTGCACTGGCCTATGAGGTTTATGTGAAGGTGGATATGCCGTACTACCAGAACACAGAAAAAGACCTCGAAGCCATTTGGCGACGGGCCACAATTGGAGACTTCGGATGAGTATCGTATCCGCGTTGGACGGTGTTGATTCCATTCTGGCAATCATCAAAAAGGGTGCTGCCGACCCTGCCACAAAACTGGAAGCAATCCTGCCGCTGGCCGAGCGCCTGCGCAACGATTTGCAGGACTTGGGCGACGAAGCCTACGCCAGCGAATACGTGTCGGAATTGCCGCCGATTACTTTCGATATGGAGCAGGCAATTTCTGACTTCCTCGAAGTTTTCCGCAAGCAAGAATACAACAACCTGTATGCGTATTATGACTTGGACATTATGTCCGACGAAAAAGATCCGCACGTGCGTAACGCCATTGCCCAAGCTTTGGTGAAGCTCGCGGTAGAACTCAAGCGCGAACCTTCTAGCGTTTGGACCTACCTTATCCAAACCGAAGGTGTAATTTCCGAGGCCGTCGAATGAATCGTATCAATTGGAGTCAAACCGAACTAGCACGGCAAATGCAGGATGCCCGCCAGCAGCGTGAAATTGCTGCCACGCTGGATTCTTTTTCTGCATTCGCAGCCGACGAAAGTGAAGACGGCGAGGCCGGTGACGACAGTTCCGCGTTCGTAAAGTCGATTCGCACCGTTACTCTGGAACCAGATCGCAACCGCGAATTTGAAGGTTTCTTCTTTCCGTCGGTTGGTCGTAACTTCCTGAATCCGCTGCTGGAATCGCTGTCGGATGTAACGGCAAACATCAACATGTTTTTCCGTTTCATGCGTATGGTTATGGCCGAGGCAAACCGCCTTTCCCATTACTCGCAGGATATGGTGGAAACCGTAGTTGCTAACCTGCACTCGACTTTGTTCCAGTCGAAACGCACCAGCGGTTCTACCGAAAATGACGTGGCGGAATTTCTGCGTGCCTCGCGCCGTACTGCCCACGCATTCCACAACGTGTACCGCTCCAAGCGCTACCAAGACGGCCTCGATTTCGTTCTGATGGGTGCCGGTGCTGACCCGGAAAAAGAAGGTTTGCCCGCGCCTTATTTCGGCGTGAATGACGCACACCTTGGCAAAGATACGTTGTTGCCTTACGACAACAACAACGCCGTTGTACAGGATATGCGCCGTGGTCGCTGGCAGTCGCCAATCGGTGAAAAAATTCTCGCCGCAGCACGCGAAATTCACATGTTCCTGTTTGGCACTCTGGCCAACAGTGAGCGTATGATTCACCGTGGTATTCCGCTGGACACAAAGTTCTCGGATATCGAAGCGATTTGGGTGAAAAATACCGGGATTAAACTTCCTGCTGGTGGCGAAATCGTCACTGATATGGTCGTGGCCAACCCGTATGCCGATCAATTCCTGCAAGTGGAAATGATTAAGCAGCCTTCGATCCGCGTTAAAACCGTATCCAAAAACGCCCGCGACGAAAATAACCGTCTGCACTCGCAACAGCGTTACGGTTACGAAGGCGGCGCCCAGTCCAAGCCGCTTGATCGCGACGGATTGAATCAACGCATTGAAGGAATGATTAACGGCGAAGACTCGAAAACCGCGCCAGAAGCCGAACTGTTGAACCTTGTGGTTCGCACCTCGATTCGCTTTACGATGGAATCTGACGTTGCGCATTTCATTTCGCAAACCCCGGACGCCGAACGTCCAAACCTGACCCGTGCCAACAGCTGGTTCTCGCTGTACATTGCACAGGTTCTGCGTGCAAAAGTTGCTGGTTTGTCCAAAGAACAAAAAGTAACTAACACCGCCGCAATTGATATGGACCTGATTCCGCGTTATGCCACCTCGGCAACTACGCTGAAAAAGATTCCTGCGTTGCGTGAACAAAACGGGTTTGTGGTTGAGCGCACCAAAGGCAACGCGGAAAACATGTACATTTTGCCTAACGGCACTATGGGCGTGCGTCCAAACGTTGACGTGTTGCAGAACACCACGCTGGCCGAAGATTTCGAGAAAGTTTCCGAAGAGCTTTTGGAAATGTTGGCTCGCCACGAAATCCCACTAGCTGCATTCCAACAAGACCCTCGCGCCGAAAAATGGCCGTGGATCGACTCCGTGGAAATGGAGCGCCTGATTAAACTTTCGCAAGACCTGAAAGAATTTTCCGGTTGCTCGATTGGTCACGACTGGGACTTCGGTATCAACATTCAGGCGACCGATTCGCCGGGCCGTACCGTAACCACCACCTCGATTGGCTCCGTGACCCCTGATTCGCTGGCCCTTGCCGATTGGCTTGGCTACGATATGGCGCACGAAGGCGAAACGCCGATGAAGCGTACCTTTGCGCAAGCAATGTATACGCTGAACCACCACGAACACACGGCCTACGCCTACAAGGAAGCCGAGGAAGTTTACGGCGCCGCAGCTGACCCTAAAAAGTTGGCAAAAACCGCAATGGTTTCCAACCTTGTGGACCTGTATCTGCGTCTGGCTTACGTGGACAAAAAAGTTCCACAACTGCAAGACCTGATTTCCAGTGCGATGCGTGCGCTGAATTACACCAAACTCCCGATTGATGCAGGCTTTGACCATTCGGAAGCTTATTTCGAGTCGGTTACACCCGATGGCCTGATTGTTAACCGCCAGAAAAGCAACATCCGTGGCATTATTATCGGCCTGCTGGGTGCTGCGCTGGATATGGCTTCGGGTGCCATGGGTACGCACCTGTGGAAAGAAGTTTTTGACAGCATGCGTTCGGGCGACCGCGTTCCGCGCAGTTCCGAAGTGAGCATGGAACTGGAAAACCACCCGGATTATTTCAACACCACCGTTTCAACCACTGCTGATTTCGTCCGCCTGTACAAATATTTCGGCGGCCAAGTTTTCAAGCAGGTTCTGGACGCAATCAACTCGGTTGATATCACCTACTACGCCAACTGCCGTAGCGGTGAAGTTAAAGCCGATTTGGGGCCGATGGAACACTACCCCGGCCAGAACTACAGCATTCAGCTGAAACTGCAACCGAACGCCACGCTTTATAAAGACGTTCTGCCGTTCGCGATTATGCTGGGTAAATACGCGCCGAACAGCGAAACCATTTTTGCCGAAGCGAAAGAACAAATCGACTCCATCGCGCCTGATCCGTCGTTTGACGCCTCGGATATCAAGGTGCCGGGTTTGGTTGGTGATCCTCGCGCAATCTTCCCGCACCAAGAACAGGTGCAAAGTTCGCTGCGTAAGAAAAATCCGCCGAACTTCGCAATTCTGGCACTGGCACCGGGTGGCGGTAAAACTTCGCAGGGCACCATCGACATTGCGTGCCTGATGAAAGATATGAAAGAGGTTGGCACCGTCGTGCGGCCACTGGTGATCTGCCCTAACGGGTTGATTAACACGTGGTGCGAAGAAATGAAATATTTCCTCGGCGCAAACTGGAACGCCTTCCCTATCAGTTCCGATGTAATGGCGCGTTGGTCGAAGACCAAAGGCATGGGCGAAAAAGCACTGGCAGACCTCGCTGTCAACGCACCGCCTAACACCATTTTCATCAGTTCCATGACGTTTATTCAGGGCCGAAATACCAAGGTTTGTATCGGTACTGCGCAGGTTAACTTCTCGCAAAACCTTGAATTCGTGCGCCGCCTCGGTTGCAACTACGTGGCAATTGACGAATCGCACAACCTGAAATCGACCAAATCCGCACGGCACCGCGCCGTAAAAATCCTGACCTCTTCGACCACGGTTAAATGGCTGCGCCTGCTGTCGGGTACTGTCATGCCTGACCGTGCAAAAGATATCGAAGGTCAGATTGCCCTGAAAGCCCCGCACGTATTCCGTTCCGGCGACATTGCCAACATCAAGCCGAACGAAAAAGCTCCGCAGGTAAAACTCGGTGATCGCACCGTCACTACCTACGAACCGCTCAACGGTAAACGCGCTGTTGAAAAACTCAGCCGTTATATTTCGTTCATCGTAAAAGAGAAAAAAGACTGGGCGTATATGCTCCCGTCTGCCATCGAGAGTTTCCACGCGGTTCCAATGGTGGATAGTCAAGGCCTCGACGGCACCAGCGAACTGGAAATCGAGCAGCAAAAACTGCACGCCCAGCTGTATCGACTGGTACTCGATAAAACGCTGAAAGAACTGAAACCACTGCTTGAGCAAAAAGAACGTGCCGAGCGCGCCGCTGAAAAAGAATCCGGCGATGACAACGGCGACGATGATGGCATCGAAAAAACCAAAGGCCCGTCTACCGATAAATTCGTAGACAACGACTCCGACTTTGCTGGTGATTCGATTTCTCAGAAAATTTGGGAAAAGAGCCTTGCACGTTTCGAGCGGTTGATTATTGCGCCGCAGTACGACGAAGCGTTTGAGGAAGTGTTCGGTTCCATGGGTGCTGGTTTTGTTTCGCGAAAAGCGAAATACATTGCCAACCTTGTGGCCCGACATTTCAACCCGCCAAAATGGAGCCGTGGCGAGCGCTACATCGAGCTTGATCTGGTCGATTTTGAAGGCCAGCTGTATGTGGCGAAGAAATACACGCCGGGTGATACTCGCGTTTCCATGCCTGATGAAGTTCAAGGCAAAACCCCGGTCGAAGCGCCGGAATATTGGAAGCCCGAGCCGAAAGGTAAACTGATTGTAATCACACGTTTCAACCGAAGCGCTCAAGCTGTGTATGACGCCCTGCCTCCTAACTACAAGGAAAAGGCTGTCAAATTCACGGGCGATGAGCCTGATCGTGTGAAAATGTTCAACCAGTTTAAATCTGATGATCGTATTCAGATTTTGATTGCCAACGAACAGGGTATGTCCGAAGGTCACAACCTGCAATTGGCGAGCCGGATGATCCGTGCCGAGGCCCCATGGGGTCCGGGTGCGTTGGCGCAAACCGCTGCCCGTGTATGGCGACCAGACGCTAAAGGCGCAATGGCCGCAGCTGCTGGCACTGGTACGCTGACCCGCGACGTGGTTTATCTGGACTGGGTACTGGCCGATAACACGATGGAAGTTGCAAAACTTGCTCGCGTTATTTCCAAGACTTTCGGTATCGCACGAATCACCGAAGCATCGAACCCGCTTTACCAGCCGCTGCTGGCGTCTGTGCAGGTTCCGACCGAAAAAGAAGACCGCCGACTCGCACTGTCGCTCGAAATGCTGAAAAACATTGCTGGCCTTAGCGATGATCCATTCTACCAAATGGAAGATGCCTACAAGCGCCTTAACGCCGTCGAGTCGAAAGAGTTCGCAGAAATGCGAGCCAAAAACAAAATGGAAATGCTGCCAATCGAACAGGCGCCAGCCATCGAAGGTGCATTGAAAATGGAACTGGTGCCGTTCGTGGCCAACCAACCGATTCCAGACCCGCACGATTGGGGCCTTGAAAACGTTGAAGTCATGATTCGTGACCCGGAAATTTTCAACAACTTTGAAACGAAGTTGAAACACCTGCCGGTAGTTACCGAGTGGGGCACCGGGAAAATCGTAGGCTTTAACCGCAGCGGTGGCAAATTGAGTTCGCTTGTTGTGAACTTGAAAAACCCGCCTGCCGGTATGGCATCCCGCGTCACCATCCAGCCGAACATGTGCTATGTGGCGCAACGCAATATCACGCCAGAACAGGAAGAGCGTTATTTCGCTGTGAATCTGGCGGCCACTGCAACCGATGAGACTCGCGAAGACCGTCGCCAAAAGCGTCTGGAAGAGCAGAGCCGGAAGCAGGAAGAAAAAGAGCAGCGCGAAAAAGATATTGCCGACCGGCAAGAAGAAGAGCGCCTGCGTGTTATCAAGAAAGAAAAAGAGGACGGCGAAAAACGCGAAGCCAACGAGAAACAAGGCAAGCCGCTTAACGACGGAATCTACAACACGGGCGGTATCGTCAAGCTGGGCGGCAAGATCGTCAAGCCGAAAGCGGGCGCTGTTGTGGAAGAGGAAGACGAAGATTTCCCCGAGGAAATTCCGCCATCCATCGAACCGGAAGTTTCGCTGCACCCGACGTACTATCACGGCTTTGCAACGATAGAAGCACTGGTGGACGATGGCGAACCGGACCTCAAGCAATTCGGGTTCCAGCACGTACCGGCCTATGCTTACATCACCGTCAACAACAAAAAGAAATTCCACACCATTTACGAATGGCTCTACGATGAGTTCGAGCTGTCGGCACAGACCAACAAGATTTTCGAGCAAATCAACAGCGCATTTGAAACGGGTATGAAAAATACTCACAAGCTGTGGTATTCCTTGGAGTTGGCGCCGGTATCGGAACTGCCTGCATTCTTCCAAGTGCAGAAACGGATGAACAGCAACCGCCGTGCAATCCGTGTGTTCCCTGTCTTCACCGAAGAGCACGTGATGCTTTGCGTGGACATTCGCACCAACCCCGGCATCCTCAAATATATCGGCAAAGCAATTCCAAACGCCGGTACGAAATGGGGCCGCTCGGACGGTGACTGGCTGTACTTCGGTAAGAACAAAACCGACCTCAAAAACAAGATTAACGAAGTCGCTCGCGGCCTGACTGTTAACAACAAAGATCAAGCCCTGAAAGACCTTTCGGAAATCAACTTCAAATACAAAACTCGCTAAGTGGCACGGGGCCAAGGAAGGCCCCAATTAGCGATAGGAGAAGTTTATGCAAACAGGAAAAATGGAACTGATGGCGCAGCAGGTCGTGCTGGCGTTTCTCGGTTTTTACAACGGTGCGATTGATGGCATTTGGAGTGGTGCCAGCATGAAAGCCAAGCGCGATTTTGAATGCGCCGATGCCTACGTGCCGGGTATCCCGTCCAACGGCCTGCCGTTCTCGCTGACCGACCGTCTGCCGAAAGGTTTGTATTGGGAAAAGAAAGTTCTTAACCATCGCAACCTGACCCCGGAAAAGGCACAGGAAATTATCAACAACCGCAAGCGCACAGTCGTCCAGCCGGTGGTCCCGCCCGTCGAGCCTGAATTGGAAGACGATGAGGATTTTTCCGATGACGATGCACAAGAGTGAAGTAGCGCTGCACTACGCCTATATCAAGGGCAACGACACGCACTATCGGATTATGTCCACGAACTTTCCGCAGCTGATTGCGGGGCATGAGACTTCGGATATTTTCGGATTCTTTGGCCTCGGTTCCGGGGAGTTTTGGGGGCCGCGCATTGAAGGTTTGGAAGACGGTGTAACAACTGTGGAAATTCCAGACACAGAAGGCGCACTGATGCTGTGGAAAGATAGCCCGCGTTTCATTGGGTTTATCGACGCCGCACCGCAGCATAAGCCGATGGTGATTTTGCGTGGTGGTGACAAAAGCGTCTATGAGCTACCGATCAATTGGGAGGTGTACACCCAGTTGGGCGACAAGCTGTTGGCGACCGACACCCTGCGCACCATCAGCCGCCGTTGGGTTTGCTACCCGACACCGGAAGAGTACGACAGCCGCCTGTCTGACTTCCTCCGACTGGTGAAATTGTTTTAAAAAGGCCCCCATTTCCATTAGGATTTGGGGGCTTTTTCATGCCTGCGAAAACTGTAAATAACATGATAGGTATAACACCTATGGCGGGCTACACTCTATGAAATACGAGTATGTAGAATTTCCCAGCGACTACAAATATGGTAAGGGACTCAAGCAGTTCGACATTACTGGTTTCGATCAGGTCGAGCTTGCCAAGCACGTTACCAAAAAGGCTCGCGGGAAAATTCTGTTTGTCTTTGACTACATGCCGGGCGAAGCGATGCGGAAAAACCGTATCCTCGACGGGGCAACCGGCGATCTGCTGACCAATCTTTTTGAGGTTGCAGAATCCATCTACAAAGCCCCGAACAAGCTGGACGATTACAACTGGCTGTGCATGAGCTTCCATAGCTTCAAAACACAGGGCGGCACTCCGCAGTTTATCGAACTGGCAAAGCAGGAATTTAAAAAGCGTTTGGAGTACGTGATTACCACGTACAAACCGGACACAGTGGTAACGTTCGGCCCCGATCCAACCATGGCGCTGAATGGCGAATTTATTTCGCAGCACAAAAACGAACGCGGCGTCCTCTGGCAACACTTCTACGGTGTGCCGATCAAAGGCAAGGCCACGTACAAAGGCAACACGCACAAATTCAACCACGTCTCGACCTTGAGTCTGCGCAAGCTGCAAACCTCGGACGATACCATGGCCGCTGCTGGCTACGTTGCGCGCAACCTGACAACCGCGCTCAACGACGGCAAGTTGATGTACAAAATTCCGAAACTTGATTACAAGATCGAAATGGTCGATACAATCAAGAAATTCGACAAGATGCTCAAGGCCATTACCAAGGCCGAAGTTGTCGCCATCGACACCGAGGCCCGAAGCCTCAAGCGACGAAAAAACTACACGGTAACTTGGCAGTTCGCGACCGACACAGGCAAAGCGTACATTCTGCCATTCCTGCACAAAGACACGCCGTTTCTCCCCAAGGAAATTGCGTATATCAAGGCGAAGCTGCGCGATTATTTCGAGCACACGTCGCAGAACAAATACAACCTCTACGCCAACGCCGCGTTCGACCTGATTGCTGCCCGGCGTGACCTTGGGGTGCGTTATTTCAAGTGCAAACTGTGGTGCATTATCTCGGCGGAATTCGCCAAGGATGAGAACCACAAAGCGATTCAGGGTGTGAGCGGAAAGAACTATTATTCCTTGCTCAATATCACCATGCAGTATGGCTGCCGCGCCTATTACGAATCCGACTTCGGTAAGGAACAGCGGGCATTCATCGCGGATATGGACCTAGAAGGGCCAGTGCTAACGTACATGGCGCTTGACGTTATTGTTCTGTTGCATATCCAAAAGCTGCAAATGAAACAGGCGAAAGTCATTGGTTACGACAAGTACGAATCGGTCGTTTCCGAACAGCTATCGGACCAGATTCACACGCTGTCCAACCTTGAGTTCAACGGCTCCTATGTAGATATCGACTGGCTGTTCAAACTCAAGTCGAAAGATTCGCATATTGTCCGTGAGAAAAACCGCGTTATCAAAGCGCTGTATGCGTCCGAGGGGGTACAGAAAGCTAACAAGCTTCTGGCCAAACGCGCAGGCGTGCCGGGCATGGGGCTGTTCGGTCGAACGAAAACCCAGTTGTTTAAAATCAACAAAGAAGAGCATAAGCAGCTGCTGTTCTTTGAGGTGCTGAAACTCAAGCCGTTGACCCTCAACAAAAAAGGCTTGGGCAAGATCGACAAAGATTTCCAAAAGCGTTACGAAGACGTGCCGGAAATCAAGCTCTTCACCGAGCTAACGAAGATCGAAAAACTCTACAACGCGTATGTGAAAAGCTTCATTAAAAAATGGGGCGAAGACGAAGATTTCCGCTACGACCGCTGCATGCGTCCTCGGTTCGGTTATCTCGACGTGGTTACTGGTCGTACCTCGGCACGTGACCCAACGTTGCAGACAATTCCGTCGCGTTCGGAAATGGGTAAACTGATTAAACGACTCTTTGTCAGTCCCGAAGGTCGCATAATCATTAAGGTGGACTACTCGGCACACGAAGTGCGGTGCTGGTCCCTGATTTCTGGTGACAAGGGCGTTGCCGATGCATTCCGCGTTGGCTTGAAATTGCGTGAGAAATTCAAACGCAAACCGACGCTTGAACTTGCCAAAGAAATCGACTTCAAAGGTGACGTTCACAAGATCAACGCTGCGTACTTCTTCCGTAAGCCAATCGAAGCCGTTGACAAGGTGATGCGTCAATCGGTTAAGCAGGTTATTTTCGGTCTGATTTACCAGCAGGGTGCGAAGGGTACAGCCAAGTCGATCAACGCCACGGTTGAAATGGTTGAAGAGTTGACCGAGCAATTCTTTAAACGGTTCCCGGTCGGCGCCAAGTGGTTCGACAAAGCCAAGCAGCACGCACGCAAATACCTGTTCGTTGAATCGCCTGTGGGCCGCCGCCGTAACCTGTGGGGCTTGATTACCCCGAACAGCCACGAAGACGCGGGCAACATCACGTCGCGTTCCGAGCGTCAATCTGTAAATAGTCCAGTACAGGGCATGGGTTCTGACTTTATGATGACCGGCGCACGGTGTATTGAACGCCGCCGCTTCGAGCACTTCCAAAAGACCGGGCATTATCCTGATTTTATTCAGGCTAACTCGGTGCACGACTCCCTCGAATTCTCCTGCGCGTATGAGGATTTCTGGTTGGCTGTGGATATGATCGAACAAGGTTTGACCCACGACGTAGAGCGCGAAATGATCGCACGCCACAATTTCAACTTTGATATCCAGCTGGAAATCGACTTTGAATTTGGCTACTCGCTCGACAAGTGTGAAGGTTGGAACTACGCATTGACTGGCGAATTCAAGACCAAAGACAAATATGCACTCGATGAATTGCTGATGAAAACCCTTGAGGGGCAACGCGACGAACTGGGCCACGATATCAAGCCTCGCGCCGTGTACAAGCAAATCATGGGACGCATGAAAGAGGATGCGCCTGAATGGGTTCTGAAACAGAAGAAATTCTGGAACAAACAGAAGGAAGCGGCGTAGAGATTGACGAAGCAGAGGTGGCGCATATTCGTGTGCGCCGCTTCACCGCCAACCTCGATACCGGCCCTGCCATCGCCAACGATTCCCGCCTAGAAGATTTCTGTGATTTTCTGGCCAAGCTGATGCGGGAACTGAATAGCGAAGATTCGGAAATGTTCGTCTACCCGACACGGGATTCGATCATGCCATTTCTTGAGTCATTAGACCGGCAGGTGCTGGTGCGCTACGGCGTGGTTTTAGCGTGGATGGCGAGCGTGGATATTATGGACATTGAGCAGGAAGATTTGCTGATGACCATTCACCTCATGCCATACGAATTTGCCGACATTTTTGGGTACAAACTTCAATGAAATTGATCGAAGGTAACGAACTGGAATTCACCGCGATTGGCAAGGATATCGCGAACGTGCTTTCCAAGATTATCAACGTCACGACCTACATCAAAGCCGACGATGCCAAGTTTGTACTGGCCTGCCAGAAAAACAAAGGCGTGTATTTGATCGGCAGTTCCACCGATGCGCTGGCATGCGCCAAGGTCAGTGACAATTGCACCAAATCCGGCACCGTGAAAATCGAAGCGGTGAAACTGATTGGTTTGCTCAAAGCGCGTGGCCCATGCCAGTTCAAAACCGCTGGTGGTCAAATCGCATTCAAGGAAGTCAAGGGTAAGTTTACTGCGCAGCTGCCAGTGACTGAATTCGACCATGACGATATTCAGATGTTGGAGCATCAGCTGGTCGGCAACAAGACCGAGCCGATGCCCAAGGAAATCGTGCATGCGTTGCGTGAAGCGGTTAAGCGTGTGCGCCTGACTGACTTCTACGGCAGTTCGGAATTGCCAATCATCTTTGAAATTGGCGAGAAACTGATGCGTGTTTATTGCCACGATGAACACCACGTCGCCCTGTTCAAAATCAAGGTGAAAGGTGCGGTGCCGCTCAAAACTTCGCTGCCTGCCAAGGCCTTTAGCGTCATTGAAAAGTTCATCGAATCCGACAAAATCAGTTTCAGCGTAAGCAGCGGGCGTTTCCGCGCAACCGGCGACAACTTCACTGTGTCGATTCCCGAAGGCCAGTTGATCTATGGTGAAGTCGGGCAGGCTGTGCAATACAACAAAATGCTTGATGATCTGAAACCGATTAGCGCCATGACTTTTGACACGAAGGCTGTAGGCGTTGTGTCGAATATGTCGGTACTGTCGGACGGTGACACGAAAATGGCACTGGCTCTCGACAAAGGGAAAGTGCGGATGAGCGTGCAGGGCAATGGCGGTCGGGTATCCGATGAGTTCAAAGCCAACGTGAGCGGAAAGCCCCTAGACATTCGTGTTGATCCACGAATCTTTATGGACCTTTTCAACAAAATCTCCGGCGTTGAAATCGACATGAATTTCTACAAGGTTGCGGGTGCCATGAGCGCCTATCGCCTTGTGACCAAAATTGATGGCGGCGCCCTTACGCTGGTCGGCACCTATGATGAAGCGAAATAACATCAGTCCAATTTTCAGTCTGGCTGATACGTTCACTCACACCGTGCAACAGGTCGATACCTTCGAGGATTTTGGTAAGGCCCACGATGGCCACCATATCGGCCTGTTTTTCCGTAAGCTGGTCGATACTCCCATGATGATCGACTACGAATCCCCGGAAATTCTCAACCGCTTTTGCAAAATGTACAACTTCGTGAATGCGCGCCGTTCGATCTATGGCCATTTGTTCGTTGTGTCGGATGAATCCAAGGTCGATCTTGAGCCACACAAGTTGATCGTTTCCTGCAATAAAAAAGAATTGTATGACTACGTGCAGCACCCAATCACGTCATACAAACAAAAACTGTTAATATTTAAGAGCAGCACCGGTTCTGTGCTGGCCATTAGCGGCAACGCTGAATCCCCTTACCTTGTGACTGAGGCCGTATGAAACATTTTGAAGAAACGGAACTGTCCGAAGTTCTGTGTGCCATGATCTGCACTTTCGCCCGCGTGTGTGGTTTGAAGTACCCTGCGTGGGCTGACCAGTGTGAAGCTGACCGCATGCGTTATGCGGAAGCTATGGAAGTTCTGTCGGATATGCTGGCTACTCATAACGCGCAATCCGCTGTGAACGAACAGCCGGGATTGTTCGATATTTCCATCTGGTACAACGACAACTGGCGGATTTTCCCGTGGGCCGAACCGGACTACGCAAATCTGCAACACCTACCACAAGAATTTGTGGTGCAAGTAGCCGAGTTTATTCTGGCGATGGCCGGGCACCTCGGCACCCAATTGGAAGAGGGCGGCGATGAGTAGTCGTGAACAGCAGAAGGCGATTCGTTCTGCAATCAAAAAGAACAAACGTTATCAGCAATTCCTTGAAAACTTTCAAGGCAACCCGGCCTACAATATCGACTTTGAGGCATACCACGGGGAATTGCAACGCCTTCACACGACACGTATTACCCGCGAATTGAAGCGCAAACGCTCGCGCGCATTTCCTGAAAAAGTTTGTGAAGCACTGCTGCAAGACCAAGCAACCCGTAGCCGCTGTGCTGAAATCCTTGGCGAATGTACGAAAATTTCCCACGCGATGGAGCGCACGCTTTCCAAGCTGCGCGATTACCTGTGCGCAGAATATGCCAGCTATCTCAAGTCGGTTGGTGCACAGGGCGAGCGTAAGGCGTTCGTCGAAGCAATCATGCGGCCCTTCTACGATTATTTCGATGAAGTGAAAGGGTTGGAAAAAGCTGCAAGCATCGTAATCGAAGACATTGACAAGGCCGGTTTCATGTTCAAAAACCTTGTCGAAGTTATCAAAGTTCTTTCCCGACCAGAACAGGTACTGTTATGAAAATGGCATTCGTGTACGTTCCAGACGATGGCGTATATCCAGACGACGTACTGGCGCGCTATCAGAACACCCGCATTTCGCAAGCCTCTAACGTGGTCATGTTCACGCCTGAATCTGTGGATGGTGCAACCACCGCCGACAACGTGCGCGAATTCCGTAAAGAGGTTGCAGCGTACACGAATGCCACTGACGATCCTGTGTTGGTGGCGGTTGATACTGCCGACCTGTCGCTGCTGCGCAATGTCGTTTTTGAAATGATCGAGCACCGGCTGCCTGTGGTGTTTGAATTGGACGATGACCAACGCCGTATTGTGAGGTTTGAAAAATGAACCCACCAATGCACAATTTTCCGCATCTGGTTTTGTTCAAGGGGCACGAACCCAGCTGGCAACTGTACAACACTTTTGCCGAGTTTACCGAGGGGCCGCATGCAGAAATTTTGCATGAGGATGACCCGACGGTTTCCGTGCTGTTTGCGCAGCGTGTGGGCGGCGTGGTTTTCGCCACCTTCACTAATTTGACAGAGGCCTATGTGCTGGCTGACCGGGCATACGACCTGATTCCTAAAGGCGTCAAGGCACGTATGCACGGCTACCCGCGCAACTGGTCCAGCAGCGATGCCGTGGAGTGGGTAAACCATTTCCATGATCGCGGCGATTTTCGTTTCATGCTGAATATCGGCGGGCAATTCACGCTGACCAAGGAATACCACCACCTTTACCCGAAGTGAGTACATGGGAAAAATCATCGTATCGGACAAGATGTACATTCCCCGGATAGACCTGTCGGAAAAGCGAGTCAAGAAAGAATATTTCCACGACTTCTTTTCCGATCAAGGTTGCCGCGCATGCGAGCTTCGGCCCGAGCGCCCGGTGCAGGCCTGCAAAGGTTGTGAGAACTTCAACGGTTCGTATCGACTGGCCAAATCGCGCATCATTGGGAACACTGAGTACATCGGCCTGCCTTTGGGCGACCGCGAAAATATTGAAGAGAAAATGCGCATTGATTTTGACGATTACAAAATCGTTGATAAGCGCACTCGCACCCCGTTTGACTACAAGGTTAAAATTGATCTTGGCGAAGACCGAGATTGGTTCAGCTACCAGCTGAAAACCGTAAAGAAAATGAAAGAGGCCAAGTATGGCCTTTTCGTGCTTCCGCCGCGTTCCGGTAAATCGTTAACCGCACTGAAATTGGCAATCGAACTGGGTTACAAAGTGCTGCTGATGGCAGACCAGTACGACTTCCTAAACCAGTTCATCGGTGACATTGAGGAATCGACAAACCTGCCTGCCCTGCAAGAAAAAACGGGCAAGAAACTTTACGGGTTTATCAAGAAAAAAGAAGACCTCAAAGACATTCAGATTGGCATCATCACCTACCAATCGTTTTTGAGCGAGAAAGGCCGTAAGCTGCTGCGTCAATGCAACAAAGTTTTCGGCACCGTAATTGTGGACGAAGTACAGGCGACCGGCGCACCCGAATTCGCCATGGTGATGAACAGCCTGAAAGCGCGCTATCGTTTCGGCTGCACCGGTACTGAGAAACGCAAAGACGGCAAGGATAAAATCACGGCGCTGGTTGTCGGTGGCGTGAAGTCCAAAATCATGCGGGCGCAGCTGGTGGCAAAAATGCTAGCCGTGGATACCGGCATGAAATCCAAAGGCGTATTCAAGGGCAAACCGGGCTTCGTTAAGCTGGGTAAAAACTTGGCTGGTAACAAGCCACGGAACAACCTGATTATTTCGTGGATTCTGAAAGACCTTGAGGCCGGGCATTCCATCGTGGTTCCATGCCATTTCAAGGATCATATTTTTGAAATCGTCAAACGTGTGAATGCGACTGTCGGCTATGAGGTGGCTGCTGCCTTCGTTGGTGGCGGGGGCAAGAAAAACAAAGACGACCGCGACCGTATCAAAAAGCTGGCTGGCGAGCGGAAAATCCGGGTGGTTGTTGGTATCCGTAAGCTGCTGCAACGTGGTATCAACGTTAAGCCGTGGTCGTGTCTGTACTACATCATGCCGATGAACAACGAACCGAACTGGAAACAGGAAAGTTCGCGTATTCTGACGCCTGACCCTGCTAAGCGCCAACCGGTTATCCGTTTCTTCGTGGATACCGGCCATCAAGCATCCCTGAAATATTGCGCGAACACGTGGCGCCAAGCGCTAGAGTTTAAGCACCAGCCGACCGAAGTAGCAGAAGAGCGCATGCGCCAATGGCTGCGAAATGTGAAGCGGGATATTTCCGAAGATTACGACCCCGAACAGGAAGTCGAAACTTCGCTCATCACCAAGAAAGATAACGGAATGTTTGGCGGCATGTTTAGCCAGATTGGTTCCCGTATCAAAAACCGCGCAAGCGAACAACGTGCAGAGAGAACGTCGAAATGGAAGAAAGGTCGGTAGAGTACAAATCGCCTGAGCAGCTGAAACAGGAAGAGGCCCAACGCCAGCTAACCGAGGCCATGAAAGAAATGGCCAAGCGCGACCCCAAGCAATACAAGAAATTGCTGGCGCAAATGAACCCGGATATCGTGCATTTTGACGACGTGCCGTTGCAACGCAAGACCCTAACGCGCAACCAGCGCCGCCTGCTGAAAAAGCAAGGCATTCTGTGACAAAATTTATGCGGGAGAAAGGACCATGAAATCGCGGCGACTACGTTTCTTTACGTGGTTGAAAAATTGGGCAGCAAAGCAAGAACGTGACGCCTACCATGCAGGTAGGAAAATGTGGGGCGATTTGAAATGCCCCCACTGCAACACTTGGGGCAGCAATATGCCTAATAATTGCTGGGCCGATATGGAAAAGAACGTGCCTACCATGCAACACGACCGCTACAAATGCGGCCAGTGTAATCAGTGGACCACGTGGCTTGACCTCGGCATGGCGATTAAGCTGGATGATCCGGCATTTCCTGCCGAGCGTGTGCGCGACGTGAATGGGAATCTTGCATATGATTCTTGATCTTTTGCGTGAACTTCTAGGTTTCCGCACCTACGAACAGGAATTTCAGGCGGGTGCCAAATACGCGCAGGAACAATTGCAGCGCCATCGTGGCAACCTGCATGAGTACCACCGCCTTTGGGCCGAGTGTGAGCCGGGCGGAATCGACAGCAACGGTTTTGATGCAGGAATGCGTCAAGTTTTGAGCATGCGGAATATCCCGCACCCACTGGATTTTCAAGGATTCGATCATGACGCCAAGCATGGATCAAATGACTGTTTTTGTGGACGGTAAGCCGGTACTGCGCGAAGTCTACAGCGTGACTTTCCGTGATAGTGGCCAACCGGTGCGCACGCCTGTACTAGCCGACGATGAAGAAATGCGCGCAACCGTGGACGGTCAAGTTCACATTTTCAAAGTGCAGAAACCAAATCCGTCGCTGGTCACGGAATTGCGTTATATCCCGGTTGGCCCGTCCGACTGTGAGAAATTCATCGTCGGTTATGCAGACGGCAGCGAGCACGAAACTTCGCGTGATGTTTGGATGGGTTTGCGCGATGAAATGGAGCGTCGCTATGACTGATAAGCAGTTTTGTCGCGGACGTAGCCGGATGGCCAGCATCCCGTTGCAAATACAAATGGAAGAAATGGCAATCTGGCTGGCGCACGGTGCGCTCGATAACCTCACGCTCGATCCTGTGCTTGAGGAAAGGCTGCGGCAGGTGCGGGATGTACAACGGGCAGATACTGTAAATACTCCATATAAATCCATGTTCAACACTCGACCCGGAACCGACTATGGCGAAGGAATTAAAGGCCGTCAAGTCGGCCAAAAGTCTGATGAAGCCGACGAAAAAGACGGTTAAAACAGACGTAGAAGACAAGCCTGCTAAAAGCGCGATGGTGCCGAAAAAGCGGGCTGTAGTGGAAAAAGTTGCAGGCATCAAGAAACCGAAAGGGGTGGTCAGTGCACCATCGCGTATGCCCGCACCTACCCTCAATTTCAAGTTCGATTCCGACCGTGTGAAATTGTTGAAATCTCAAGGTGTGGATGGCACGGCGTTACAGGTTATGCGCCAACCATTCTTGCTAGATGACGCGCTGACCTCGATCACCCCAATGGTGCCTAAGTGGTTGCCGGAAGATTACAACATTCCGAAAACTTCTGTTCGGCGCCAGATTGACGCCTGCTACCGCCTGCTGTCCAACCCGCTGCATGGTTCCCCGATTATCGGTATTGGTTCGATGGTCACAGATGAGCGGGCTAAATTCATGGCGATGAGCATTATGGATTCCGCAATTGACGACCAACGCTCCGGCAAACAAAAGGGCAAAATGCTGCCCATTTATCACCGGGTAATGGGCGGTTTTCATGACGAATTGCTGGCCGAGAAAACCCGCCGCAATATCTCGATGCTCATCATCGCCAACGTGGGCCTAGACTCCACGCAAATCAAAATCGAGAAGGTCCGCGATCTACTCGAAAAATACGACAACATTCCGCGAATCGTGGTAGTGAACGGGTGCGACCCGGTTACGTTCTTTGCGGAAAAAATGCGAATGCCCATGCAGTTTGCTTTGATGCTGAATAGCAAACGCAGTGATAAAGCCGATCTTATGGATATGCTATGACAATTTCACGCGCTAAACTCGAACAAATCCAAGCGGATGAGGAAACCCTTAACCGCTTTATCGAAATGCTGGAACACGGCTATAGCTGGCTGAGTGCCAAATGCATGCACGCCCTTGGCGGTGTGACCGGTGAAGAGGAACCCGAGGAAGACGACGAAGAAAAACCCGACGTTGAATTCGACCTCCCTGATGAGGATATGCGCCGCGCCCTGATTCAAATCAAGGCACAGGACATTACCGCATTTGATGCACCGCGTTTCGATCAAGATGATAACGAGTATTTCGAGGAAGAGGTGGTAGTCGATCCTGACAACCCGAACGAACCCGAAAAGCGCCGTGAGAAAGTCGATATTGCAATCAAATCATTGTACAAAATGATTAAGCAGCTGACCCACCCGGATAAGCTGTTGAAGTATAGCGCCGATGACAAAGTAAAACTCATTGCCATTTTCCACGAATCCACCGAGTTCATGGAAGACGACAACATCGAGGCAATGGTTTTCTGCTACGTTAAAATCCGTTTGATCCAGAACGAACCGCATAAGATTCCCGGCTACATTGAGGATTATGTGCGGGACCGGCACAAACAGATTTTGCGGCATATGGCTAACCTGATGGCCAAGCCATTTACGCAAGCAATCCTTGAATGGCGCGATGGCAATTACAATGTGGCCATTGTGTTGTTCAAACATTACCTGAAAGAAAAAGCAAGGCTGGATGAATTGGAACGGCAACGCACCGAAAGCGACGACGAATTCTTTAGCTGAATGATTTAAACCGAAAAGGGGCCAATTGGCCCCTTTTTTGTTGTCCAAAATCCCCTTTGCGTAATTTAAATAAAGGAAATGTGCTAAATGCACTCCTATTTCCCGCATTCCAACCATATAAGGGGATTCACCTCATGGCTTTCACCAACTCCAGCGCTGGGGTTTACGATCAGGACCGCGACGTTTCGCAGCGCGGTTCCCCGGTCATTAGCTCCATTGCTTGCGCTGTAATCGAATCGCAGCGCGGTTCCACAACCGATTGGGTATATGTTACCGATGCCCAAGTTTTGAAAGAACAGTTCGGCGTAAAGAACTATTCCAAATACGGCTACGGCATGCATTGCGCTGAGCACACGCTGGCTCAAACCGCAATGTGGATTAAACGCGCTGTAAACAAAGACACTGCGCGTACCGCTGGCGCCTACCTTTCGGTTGACGATACCGAAGCATTGGAACCGGTTATCAAGCTGGTGAACTGGGACAACGGCACCAATAAACCGCAAGGTATTTTGGGTAATCCTCTCGACGTTTTGGGCTTTACCGCTGCCGACCCCGGTGTGCGTAATGTCATGCTTTACGTTTGCGCTAATTCGCCCGGTGACTGGTCGAAAGCCATCAGCGTGCGCATTCGCCCAGCAAACCCGGAAGGCACCGCCATTGGCGAGTTCAATGATCCCACCCATTTCTACCTCGATGTTTTTCTCAATTACACTGGCTCTTCCAGTGTGCCGGTAGAATCGTATTTCTGTTCGCGGATTTACGAACTGGATGGCGAGCAAAACCAGATGTTTGTGGAATCGCGGGTTAACTCCGCTTCCAAATACATCAAGGTCAAAAACAACAGCCTGTGCCCGGCTGTAGAAATTCGCACCACCACCATCGAAAAACTGGATGGTGGCGAAGACGGTGTGCGTCCAACCGTGGCCGAAGTAAACGCCGCGTGGGAAGGCATCGAAGACACCGACCAGTACGCGGTGCAAATGCTGGTCGCGTGCGGTTACGAAAACGAACAAATCGTGCGCCGCATGAACGCGGTGGCCGAGGCCCGTGGTGACGCGATCACCATTCAGGATTTGCCGTTTGAAATGCAGGAAGTTGCACGCGCCGTTAACTGGCGCCGAAACATCCTCAACCTGTCGTCTAGCTACTCGGCTATGTATGGCCCACGTGGTCAGATTACCGACGACGTTTCCGGCAAGAAATTCTGGTGCCCGATTTCTGGTCTGGTTGCTGCGCAGTACGCGTACACCGACAAAAACCGTGCTTACTACTGGGCGCCAGCGGGCTTGAATCGCGGCCAAGTAAAAGTCACCGATTTGTCGAAGAAATACACGCTGCAAGAACGCAACGCGCTGAAAGAGGCGCAGATCAACTACGTGCGCCGTATTCCGGGCCGTGGTTTCGTAATCATGGAACAAATGACGCTGCAAAACTTCGCTTCTGGCTTCCAGAACGTGAACGTTCGCCGTCTGGTAAACGGCATCAAATCCATGATCCGTAAAGCGTTCCTGCCATCGGTATTCAACCCGGCTGATGATTTCGAGCGCAAGCAGCTGAAAAACATCGTGGACAAGGAAGCGGCAACCGTTAAACGTGGTCGTGGCCTGTACGACTGGGAAACCATTTGTGACAGCCGCAACAACACCCCGGCAGATATCGCGAATAACGATATCAAACTCGATTTCGTGATTGACCCGTCGATCCCGGCATCGCGTGCTTCCCTGACCGCCGATATTCGCAGCTACGGCGCCTCCATCGAATTCCAAGAGAACTGATTAAAATGGAAAAACAATTGCAAGATATCCGCGATTCCATTCGCGTGATTTCTGATATCCAGAATCTGGATGAAACCAACCCGATCCCAATCCGCATGCAGAATTCCACTGTTCGCCGCGTAACCACCGTGGTTGCTGCCCTGCGCGAACCGTTCAATGAAATTCTGCCGTTGAACGTTATTTGGTTCGATTTTGATCCGAGTTCGGTGTTTTACAATCAGGCACGCCAGCGCGTTTCCAAAGACCCTGACGTGGCGACCGGCACCAACCATACGTGGGTCGTGATCGACACCATGGATCAGTACAACGCTGACCAGTATTACGACGCGGAAGATTCGGCAATTTTGAATCAGGCCGATCCGATTCCGGCAGCCACCGCTACCACCCTCGGTATTGCGCGCCTGTCGGTTGATCCGGTAAACGGCGCTGCCCCAATCGCCGTTGGTGAAGGTGATCCACGCCTGACCAACGCCCGGAAACCGACCGAACACACGCACGAAGAAAAACCAGCAACCATGCTGAAAACTCCGTCCGGTTCGATCAACATTTCGGGTTCACCCACTCCGGTTGTAGGCGCCGCGCTGTTCGCTGCTGGTAACGGCAAAGCGGTATGGCGCCAAGTGACTTCCAACGACATTCAGAAATAAGGAATCGTCATGACTTTGACCGAGTTTATCGACGAAAAGATCGCGGTTGCTTTGAACTATCGCGGTCTGTCGAAATTTAACCCGGTCGAGATTATTGTCGAGGGCAACGGAAAGAAATTCGTTGTCCTCGTTTCTCTTCTCGAACCGGATACACTGACTGTTCCCTACAACGTGTCTTGGATCAACGCCGATCCAGAACACGAAGACTACAAGGTTTTGCAACGTCGTGTAGATGCTGAAAAATACGACGACAAAAACTATCGTGGTTCGTGGGCCGTATTGTCCACCGTGGAAGAAATTTTCACCGAGGAACAATACTTCAAAAAAGATGCTGACCCTATTCTCGGGGCAGTGCCTGATTTCCGCCCGCCACTGGCCGCAAAAACCCGTCTCGGTGGTTTCACCCTGAGCGAAGGTTCTGTGCAGGAAGATGCGGATGATCCGGTGGTTATTTACACCAATGATCCGCGCATGAGTGATCCGCGTGAACCGCTGCCACACAGCCACCCGGATTTCCCACGCACCATCCTGAGTGCCGGTGATGGTTCCGAAAATTATGTAATCGTTAGCGGCAGCGAACCTGCGCCCGGTTCCATGCTTTTCATCACCGAAGAATTGGCAGGCGGGAATTTCAAAGCTGAATGGCTGCCACCGACCACGGAATTTGCGTACCTCGGCCCGCGTCCGACCAGCATTTCTGTTGTGGGTCCGACTGAGAAAGTTAATGGCAATTCCAATCACATTCTGCGCGCAGATGTGAACATGGATGATGGCCAAAAACTCACCAGCGTAAAAGCCACTTGGACCACCACTGTAAACGGCGAATTCGGCACCGTAAATCCGGCAACTGGCGTATTCCATGCCAACCCGGTTGCGGTCGATACTCCGGTTACTGTGCGGGCCACTTGGACCCACGAAGAGTCGGGCGTCACCGTCACGCAGGATTATGTGATTACCATTAACGGTGATCCGTCGATTGTTATCCTGCAATCCATTCGCATTGTTGGCCCGGTGCAATTCCTGAAATCGGAAACCGGCACCTACACTGTCGAAGCGACCTATAGCGACGGCTCGAAACAAACCGTTACCCCTAATGCGTTCGTTTCTAGCAACACGCAGGCCGGTACTTTCAGCAACGGTATTTTGACCCCACGTCAAAGCCAAGTGCGCGATGTTTCCACCACCCTGACCGCAACCTTCGTTCAAGGCGGCGTGACTCGCACCGGCACCCTCAACGTGACCATCAAAGACCCTGCAATTTATCCAAATTCCATCGTAATTAACGGTGCGAATTCGGTAGATCAGGATTCCACCAGCACCTACGTTGGCCGCGTAACGTTCTCGGACGGCACCACTTCCGACGTAACCGCCGCGTGGACCGTAACCGCCACCACCTATGCGACCATCGGCGCCGCAACTGGCGTGCTGACCGCGAAACCTCTGGTTGTGCCGGGTAGCAAATCGGTTGAAATCAACGTTTCTTACACCGCGAACGGCCAGACTGTTACGGCGAAGAAAACTGTTGCAATTGCTGACACGAAAAACTGGCCTGTTTCGGGTGCTATTACTGGCCCTAACACGCTGGCCCCGCTGGAAACTCAACTGTTCACCTACGCCGTGACTTACGCGGATGGTTCGGTTGTGAATAAAACTCCGGTTTGGTCGTCGTCGGATACCTCGAAAGCCACTGTGGCCACCGATGGTAACGTGACTGGTGTTGCAGATGGTGCAACCAATATTCGCGCAACTTACAGCGAAGACGGTGTAAACCTCAACGCTACCAAAGCAATTACCGTTGCGACCGGCACCGTTGTAATTCCGCCGCTGCGCTATGGTGTTGCGATGTTCTCCAACGTGAATTTCACTGGTGGTCCAATCGCCAACGAAATTACGCAGGAAGAGCGCGATTACGGCGTAACCGAAGAAACTTCGCCGTCTGGCAAACAGTACACGCACTGGACTGGCCTCGATGATTTCGTGTCGAGCGTCATGACCAATACGCTGGAACTACAACCGGGTGAATTGGCGAAAAATATCGAAACCACCATCACTGTGGACGAATACGTTTACCTGATGTGGGATGCTCGCGCTGGCGACACGTTCATCATCGACCTGCAAAACTCTTTCAACGTTACTTTTGACGGTATTAACTACCGCAACGATGTACTGGGTAACGAAGATGGTCTGCCGGGCTATGATCCGAACCTGCCGAAGCAGCTGACCGTGCAGTACGACGACGGCACAGGTGTACGTCCGTGGATTATTGTTCGTAACGAGGCTACTACTCTTCCTGAGTTCAGCCCACGTACCAACCAATACTCCATTAAATACGACTAACGAACGGGCGGGGAAGCCAAAAGTTTCCCCGCTTTTTCCGTTGAATATGGAGAATATTTTCTCATGGCCGACACTAGCTTTGAGGAACTATGGCCGGTACAGCTGGATTTGATCGGCCCTAGTGCTCCCATCGCGGAGCGTTCGACTTTCCAAATGCGGGCCGTCGTTACTTTTGACGATAATTCGCAGCACGAAGTCGAGGCGGAATGGTCTATCTCGAATGGCCAATATGGTTCGATTACTTTGGCGGGTTTATTTACCGCTGGAACAGTGCAAAGTGGAACCCGGCCTGTGCAACTACATTGCCGTTATTACCACGCTGCATCCGAGTCGGCCCTAACTGCCCTCATCACGGTTTACGTGAAAGATATTGATACACCCCCTGCCCTGATTTCTATTTCCATTGAGGGTAAAACCGAGGTGGAGAAAAACACGGTTGAAACCTACGTCGTGCACGCAACTTACGACAACGGCACCGTGGCCCCAATAACGCCCGTCACATTCGTTTCCAGCCGCCCCGGTGTTGCCACAATCGACACAACCGGCGTTGCCCATTTCCAAAAGATTCGTGGGTCTGCAATGGTGCGCTTTACCGCCACCTATACGGAAAATAATCTGACGCGCACTGCCTTGACTGATGTTCTGGTTGAGGACCATTCGATTTACCCAGTAAAAGCCCACGTTATTGGCCCTTCGATTGTCATGGAGAAAGGCCGTGCACAATTTGGCCTAGATGTTCTGTTCGACAACGGAAAAAATAACGAAGTTCTCGCCAGCTGGATCAGCACCAATCCCGAGGCGGGTACTATTGGCGCCAACGGTGCGTTTGTTGCGGCCTCGGTTGACGGCGTACAAACGACCACGATTATTGGCACTTTTGAATACGAAGGAATTGTCACTAGCGCCTCAATCGAATTGAGCGTTATTGACCTTACCATTCGCCCTGAATCGCTGGTGATTGAAGGTCCGGCGCACGTGCGCGAAGGCCTAGTGGTGCAGTATTACACCACGATCATTTTCAGCGATGGTACACGCAAAGCTGTTGTGTCGAAAATTCACACTGTTTCGAGCGCTGGGCGCCTTGATGAAGGCAACCAATTCCACGCTGTGCCGCAGGTAATCCAAGATACGCCGGTTAGCCTGATGGCTTCCTACGAAAATCTCACGGCATACAAAACGATTGAAGTTGTGCCTGCCTCGACGCCACCGGTTAGCTGCTGGATTGAGCTTCGTTCGCCTATGTACGTTGGTGAATATCAGCCGCTTAAATTCCACGTGGTTTATGCCGATGGCACGGACATTGTGCTGCCTGCAAAATGGGAACTTTCCAATAACCATATTGCAAGCATTACCAGCGCGGGCGTGCTGCATGCTGTGCAGGTAATGGAAACCGCCGAATTGACGGTTTACGCTTCGACCTCGATCAGTGGTGTTGATCTGCAATCGAGTCTGCCTGTGACCATCATCGACAATCGCACGTACCCAATCGAGGCCCGCATAGAAGGCCCTGAAACTTTGCGTGCAAATGTACCGACGATTTACGGCGCACAAGTGCAGTTTAGTGACGGATCAGAGCGTGGTGCGTCTGCCCTTTGGTTCTGTTCGGATGACAACGTTTTGGTTAACCTTGGGGTTGTTACGGCAAAAGTGCCGGGAACTTATTTGCTGCAAGTTTCCTACACGCTGCAACATGAGACTGTAACCGCAACAAAAGAGATTACCGTAACATGATTATTTCCCTAGCTGCCGTAGCTGCCGATTTCGCGCAGTTTGAATGGATGTACAACGCGGGAAAAGAATTTGAGCTTAACCTTGATGGCACTAAGGTCAAGGTTTTGCCCGATGATCTAATGGGCCTGCGCAAAGCTACACGCGGCCCCACTACCGGCTCCTATCAAGTGGTGCTGGCCAAATACCCGCAGAAAATTTACCGCTCCGTCCATGAGGAAGTGGTCAAAAAGCTTGTAAAGGGTTTCAAGGAATACACCGGTATTCCCGAAGCTCCGAAAAAAGAAGGCAAACGTCACGCTTACATGAGCAAAGGCAGGTTGGCCAATGATCGGCAAACCTCGCAATTCTGGACCAGTCCGAACAAGCCACGGGAAACCGAAAGCTACGACCGCGACAACTACCAGTGGCGCAAGGTTATGCACTCGGTGGCTGTTACCACCAAACACTACGGCACCAGCCGCGCTACCCTGCGCGACGGCGATGTGGTGGGCCTGCGTTACCTGCGCAAGTCACATGGTGGCTACGTGATTATGCCGAACGGCGAGCGGGTTCTGATTACCCACGAACTGTACGAACAAATCACCAACAACACCGACATTTTGCCAAGGGGCCAACAGAAAACTGGCATCGTGGAATTTAGCGAAATCGCGAAAGAATTGCCGAAGCGTGCACCCGCCCGGCGAATCAAGATTCCGCCGAAACCAAAAGACCCTGTAGCACCACGCGTTACCAAAACCGGGGATGCAGAAAGCGCCAAACACGCCGACCGCCTCAAGCAATTGGTTTCCACCTACGATTATCAGGATATTGACGAAGATTTCGACTTCGAGGATGAGGAAGAAGAAGCAGTTCTCAACCCGGTTGAAGACCTCGATTTCCCTGATGAAGAAACTGTAAATAATGGTGAGGAACCGTCAATTACTGACCTCGAAGACGAAGACTTCGATGAAGAGGAAGACCCCGAAATGGACTTCCACAAAGATCAGGAAGTTGATGAGGATGGCGAACCAATCGAAGACGACGAAGCAGTGTTGGCTCAAGAAGGTTTGGAGCTTATCACTCGCGACAATTCGACTTGGGTAATTGTTGGAATTGAAGAGCAAGGAATGTCTGACTCCCTTGTGCTTTACAACGAAGATTCCAAAGCCCTGCGCCATTACAAGGTTCACGCGGGTGAAGACCTGCGCAACGTCAAATCCGTGAAAGTCGGGCGCCAGCTGGAAGGCCCGGAACTCGACAAAATCATGGAGAAGGCAGCCGACCTCGAAATGACCCCCGGAAAACGTCTATGAAATTTACCCTTGAGCAGAAGCGTGCAATGCGGTCCAACCCTTTGGAATATGCAAAGTCGCTGACGCCCACACAACTGGATGCCGTGCTGGATGAGCTAGACAATCGGTATCGTGAAGGTAAAGAAGTTTTGTCCGATGAAGCCTACGATATCATGGATGATTATCGTTGGTCGAAATCGAAAAAGAAGAAAGGCCAGAAGAGTGTCGGCGGCGTAAAAAACGCTGACATTCAGCTGGAAGTGCCGATGGCTTCGTTGGAGAAATTCAACACTCTTTCCGAAGCCCGGCGCCTCGCTTTTATGAAGTGGTCGAGTTTCACAATCTCCGACAAAGAAGACGGAATTTCTTTGTCGCTGACCTATCAGGATGGCGAGCCTGTGCTGCTGACCACACGCGGGAAAACCGGCGTGGTGGGCAAGGATATTTCCAAAGCGATTCCGCTGCTGAAAATCCCGAAAAGTATCCCGCACAAAGGCCGCTTCACCGTGCGTGCAGAATTCACGGCAGATAAGCTGGTATTCCAGCAATACTTTGCCGACGAATACAAGACCAGCCGTAACATGGGCGCCGGTCTGCTGAACCGCAACGAAGCACACCCGCACATGAAGAAATTCCGCGTGGTTTGCTACGAAATTCTGCAAGGCAAAAATGCGGGTGCACCACTCAACGAACAGCTGGAATTGTTGGAGCGTTACAAGTTCGATGTGGTGCCCTACATTGTTGTGAAAAAAGTCACGCAAGAAATGCTGGAAAAATTCCACGACGAACGCAAATCGACGGGTGGTGCATTCCGCGATATCGACGGCGTTGTGGTTACGCAAAACCGCAGCTACAAGGTTAGCGCTGGCTACCCAAGCCACAGCTACGCATTCAAGATTAACAGCCTCGCTTCCTCGGTTGTTATTCCCGTGGTTGACGTTGTTTTCGAGGAAACCCGCCTCGGACGCCTGAGCCAAGTAATCAAGATCGAACCGACGATTATCGGTGGCGTAGAAGTGACCAATTTCACGGCGCACAACTACGACTTTATCGAGAACGGTTACAGCCGTGAGCATGTGAAGAAAAACGGCGGTAAACCACCGTATGAAAAACGCCCGTTGAACAAGGGTGCAGTCATTCGCGCCGTGCGTTCCGGTGACGTTATCCCGTTCATCATGGAAGTGGTGAAGGGTGCGAAAAAACCAGCTGTACCGCGCCAAGCTTTCGAGCGCAAAGGCGCATTCCTGTACGCGGTGCATGATGAGAAATCCGATCTGCGCACCATCAAAGAACTTACCTATTTCTTCACCGTTCTGGAAATCGACGGCGTTAAGCAAGGTGTTGTCACCAAGCTGGTCGGCGCCGGGTTCGATACCGTGAAGAAAATCCTCGCAATGGATTTGGCCGACATTAAGAACCTGCCGAACTTCGCGGAGCAATCCGCAGTGAAGCTGCAAAAGGCCCTGAAATCCGCCAAAAAGAAAATGACTTTCCTTAACGTTGCCCGTGGTTCAGCCGCTTTCGGTGAGGGTATCGGGGAGAAACGCCTGCAACTGATTTTCGATGCAATTCCTAACCTGCTTGACGGGCAATGGAATGAGCGTGAATTGGAAGAGCGCGTAAGGACAGTCAAAGGCTTCGATAAATTGGCCGCGCAAATTGCTGGCAACCTCGCAACCTTTATCAAATTCTGCAAACGAAACGGCATCAAATTGGTGGCCGCCAAGCAGGTAGAGGTTAGTGGTTCCAAGATGGCGGGACAGGCCGTGCTGTTCACTTCCGTCCGTAATGCAGAAGCGGAAAAATGGATTATTGCAAACGGTGGTAAGATCGCCTCTACGGTTAAGCAGGCGACACTGCTGATCGTTAAGGATGAATCTTCTTCCAATAATAAAATCACCGAAGCAGACTCCTTGAAAATCCCAATCCAAACGATCAACACTTTTCGCAATAAACACGGAATCTAAACATGAACACCGTACCTCTAGTCCAATCTATGCTGGCGCGTGATTATTCCTACGACGTAAAAGTTGTGGAGCATCACGAAAAAGTAGGAATGAATCCGCGTCTGAGCCTGATGGTTTACGACACGCAAAACGGACTGGCTGTAGTCACACTGGAAAAGTCCGAGGCATGGGGCATTTCGGACGTAAAAACCAATAACCACTATCGGAATGTGAATTGGCCTCTCGCCAGCAAGACTGACCCGGATGCAGCGGGCGCCGTCAATCTGGTGAAATCCATTATGGACAGCATTTCGACCTTCGATAAAGAGCGGGTTAAGTAATGAAAATTGCCGTGTACGCAATTGCGAAGAATGAGCAAACCAACGTTGCTGATTGGCTAGAAAATGTGAAAGATGCAGACGGTATCTTTGTTCTGGACACTGGCAGCAAGGACAACACCATTAGCCTGCTGGAAGCGGGTGGGGCCGTAGTCAACCAGATGCACACTGGAAAAATCTTCCGGTTCGACCATGCGCGTAATCAGGCCATGGCACATATTCCAAGTGACTACGACGTTTGCATTTCTCTAGATTTCGATGAACGTTTGTCCCCCGATTGGAGGGAAGTAATCGAGACTCAATTCACTGATGAAATGACAGCAGCCAATTACACGTTGGTTTTCGATCATGACGATCAAGGTAATATCCTCGTATCTTACCCACGCCTCGCGATTCATCGCCGCGATTGCGCTACATGGCAATACCCCGTTCACGAACTGTTAATCCCGAAAGAAGACGGCCAGAAAGAAACGCTGGATATTTCCTGCGTGCATTATGGCGAACCCAAAGAAGCCGGGCATTATCTCGATCTGCTGCAATTGGCGCTTTCCGAGAATCCAAACGACGCCCGCAATATTTCTTATCTGGCGCGTGAATATTACGCGATGGGAAATAAACCGATGGCGACCACGCTGTACAAGCAGCACGTCGAAATCGAAGAGTACCCGCCGTTCCGCGCCGATAGCTGCATGCGCATCGCACGCATGAGCGACGAATTTTCTACGGCTGAGTGGTGGTATCGCCACGCAATCCAGCACTGCAATAACCTGCGTGAACCTTACTGTCATTTGGCAACTTTTTATGCTGGCCATAAGCGTTACGAACACGCTATTGCCGCCATCAAAAGTGCACTCGATTTCGAGAAGCCCGACTATGACACGGTTTTCGAGGATCGCTTTTATTCCGGCCCGTGGATCGACCACATGCTGATGGCGTGCTACCAGCAAACCGGTCATTTCAAAAATGCGGCCCTGCACCGTGATAATTTGATTAATATGTATCTCGGCCAGTCTATTCCGGTCGATATTGCACAAGATATCGTGGTGTTAAACCGCTCAATTCAGGAACTCTTCTATGCTTATTGCACTAGCTTGGGCGTTCAAGGATGAAAGCCATGTACAAGAAATGTCTACGTGGCAAAAACGGCTGAGCAAAGCTGAATTTCTCAAGCTGTCAAAATCCGCCCGCGAACGCTACATCAAACTTTACCCGCATTCGTCGCACCGCTTCCTGATGGGCAAAGGTGATCCCGATAATGTCGAGGGTGGCCAGCAAATGAAAAAGGTGGAGCCTACAGGGCGCCACCGTTTCCCCTCCGAGGAAGAGATTCAGGCCAAACGCGCCAAGCGTCTGGAACATACCAACACCCGTAAGGAAATTGCGGATTTCAACAAATCGAATACTGCTGTGATTAACCCACAATCGCTGCAAGCACTCGACAACGTGAAAGACTCGCACCTGCGCCAAGCGGCTGATGGTATTAACCGGAATAAATCTGAAATCGTGGCCACCGTGCAACAGCAGGCTAAAAAGCTGCCTAACATGTACGGCAAAGGGTTGGCCGCCACCCGCGAATTGGTTAGCGGGGAAACGCACCCCGACGATATGAGCACCACGAAAAAACACGCAATGCACCGCGTTTTGGGCGGCATTGCGACCATGGCCCTGTTGGGTGCTGGTGTGATGGCGTGCGGTATGGCTGCTGCACCGCTGGGCGTGCTTATGGGTGTTACGTTGTTCAACATGTGGGCCGGTTCCAAGCACGGTAAAAACCTGCGTGATGATATCAACGAATTGAAAAACGCCCGTGAGAAAAAACGCCGTCAAGAACGGTTGGAAAACGGCTCGTTTGATCCAGATGAAAACGAACGTATCCAGCGCCGTTTGGCAAAGCGTGCAAAAGATCAAGAAACGGCAGTTGCTTCTGGTGGCGTATTCGATTTCGATGCACCGGACACAATGACCGATCAAGATACCATTGGCCTGATTTTGGACCACGTTTCCGACCTGCTGCAATACCATTCGGTACGCGATTTCCAAGAACACCGTGATGAAATGTTTGCAGGTGCCAGCGCCGCAAATAACGAATTTCTCGATCTGAAATACCTGCTGCGTTTTGCCCATTGCGACAATTTCCAGCAGAGTGGCGACGGTATGATTTTCAGCTGTGCAGGCGGCACGCCTACCCTCGAAAAACTGTTCCGTCGAATGGGTTACATGGTAAGCGCTACGGAAGATGGCGATAACGTGGCCTACCATTTCGACAACGGAAAAGGCCGGGCCACCGTAGGCAATTGTGACGCGGGCCTGTATATCCGGTATGACGGCGATTTCGATTACCGCACTGCACTCTGAGGACCGTAAAATGCTCACTTTTTTGAGTGATCCAGAAGAGCGCCATTTGCCAATGCACGAACGGAAAACGGTATGGGTTTGCGATGGCGATAAACGCATTGCTACCCTTGCCGCAGTTCCTGACGAAAGCGCAAATCGCTCACACCAAACTGCAATGTGGACCGCGAAAATCCACCACCAGCAATTTGATCCGTTTGACCACGATCATGAGTTGGATGAGGAAAATCCAAACGTTCACGTTGCGCAATCTGAGGAAGGTTTACTTTCTCTGAATAACCCCAACAAAATGGCTATTGCGGATGCACGCCAGTGGGTTCGCGACCATTACACTGGGGGCAAAGAATGATTGTCGATCAATTCGGTAACGATTTCATGGCTACGGCGTTCAATATGGGAACGCCAATTACCACCGATCTTTACGGCGCAACGCTGAACGAAGCCGGGCAATTGCCGATTTCAGCTGCTGTTTCCGGCACCGATCAATCCGAGACTTTGGAAGCCAACGTGTGGTTGCCGCGTGCAGCTGAATACCACGGGCTTTCCAAGAAAATCAGCGATTATATTTTGATTGCTGTTCCGGCCATGATTACCCGCATTCCAAACACCAACGGCGATTCCGTGGATTTGAAACAATTCACAGCGTGGAATGAACCGTGTGGACGGCTGGCCTACAAGACGTGGGAAGGCCGCCCAATGTATATCGAACACCAGCATTCCCCTGAATGGGTACGCGGCCTGATTTTTGGCACTTATATGCGCCCAACGCCGTTCAAAAACATTCAGAAACTGGTGATGCTTGGGGCACTCGACCGCACCCGCGACCCGCGCCGTTGTGAGCGTGTATTGAAACGTGAATTGAACACGTATTCCATGGGCATGTTGTATAACGCCTATACCTGTTCCGTTTGTGGCCACACAGCCGGTAAAGGAATTGGCAGCCCATGTGCACATACTCGCCCGCGCAAACCGACCTATCAATTGCCTGATGGTCGTTTGGCTTATCGCCGTTGTATGAATATCACCGGCTACGAATTGTCATTGCTGGAAAACGTTGGTGGGCGTCACGGCCAAGACGGTTATACGCAAGGCTTTGGTGATCCATCTTATGTGAGCGCAATCGGGGATATTATCCTTGATCCAAAATCCCTCTAGTAAGGAACACAAAATGGCTGAGATTTTGATTATGTATCGCAAAGCCCAAGCGGCTCGCGAACGCGCTGCAAAGGCGGGCCGTACCCAAGGTTTCGGGGCCATTGTTGGCTCGATGGTGCCGGTGGTTGAAATGCCTAAAGAAATCGGCTGCGATGAAATCAAACGTGAGGAAGATTGGATATGAGCGATCCAATCAAACGTGAGGAAGAATGGGTATGAAAACCAAAGAATGGTCTGACGTTCGTCCCGATATCTAAAGGATTCAGGATCATGAATGCCCTGATGTTTAATCAAATGCCTTACACACGCTAACCCATTCCAATTCGGGGTGGGCGCGAATGTAAGGTGCATCAAATGTCATACGATAAACTGGCGAAACAGCAGCGTATTTCCAACCGTATTCGTGTAATCAAAAAGCACGTTAGCGATTGGAACAATTACCCGCACGGGACCGACCGTATTAAGCCCTCCAATAAGTGGGCAAAACGCAATGCATTCAATTGCGGGCGTTCGGGCTGTTTTATGTGCTGCAATCCACGCCGTACTTGGGGCCATTTGACTCTGGCCGAACAGGCGGCAAACGAAGCATTCATGTTGGATATGCGGTTTGTAAAAGGTCGCTAATTTATTCATAGTCTACGAGGGTAGGCTTGTTTTATCTCTTTATGTCACAGCATTTAAGCCCACACAGGTTCCCCCGCCTGCGTGGGCTTTTTTTTGCCCAAAATTTCTGTTTGCCCTAATTTATACATGTAGCACACAGGAGACTGCTATGGAAATGCTGATTGCTTTAGCAGCCTCGCCATTAACGGATATGCACCTGCCAAAAACCTTTGACCAGTTGTCGCTCAAACACCATTTGTACAGCATCCAAGAAATACGAAAGGGGCTGATTAAGTGTAGTGTTGAATACGACCACGAAGGGGATGGCAAACCGCATCATAGCGCTCGCGTCGATTTTGTTTCTGATATGGGTTCGGGTTTTATTCGGTTTACCCGCGAAGAAACGAATTGGTGGTATGAGGGTGAAACGAATATTAATGGCGAACTCACGAATTATGAAGGGTATACGGCGCACCATTCGGTGCAGGCCATTTGCCGGAAGGTCCGTGGGCTGCTGCTTAAACTGCTGTAGTTTCTGAACTTTGTAATTTTTTAATGTGAGGTGAAAGCCCACAACTCTTAATGGAGTGAACCATGTCGAAACGAAATTCGCGCCTGCGCGGCATCGTCGTTATGGCTGACAACCAAGAGCAAGCTGTAGAACAGTTTCGCGCTGTCGCTTCTGGCGAATATCGTGTGATGGAAAGCAAGGATGGCGAATTCGCTATCGCTACTGCCAACACTGATATGCAACTTTTGAATCCCGTAAACGGCGAGGAAATGGTTGCTGTTCCAGAAGAGGAAAAGCACGAACAAGTGGCCGTCGCTTCTACCGAAGATGATTTGGACGCGTTTTACAAAGCCTGCTCTTCTGGTTGCGGCGCACACGTTATTTCGGATGTTGAAGAACTTCTGGATAAATGCCCGGCTTGCGCTTCCGACCTCCCCCAAATGGAAGACGCCGACTTGAAAAACAAACCACAACCGAAAGAAATGCTGGTTGCCGTTGCTGCCACGCGTGCCGAAGCTATCGAAGCTTTCCGCGCTCTGGCCTCCGGTGATTGCGCTACTTTCGCCGCCCAATGTGTCGATTCGATGGTGGTTTCCAACCAACCAATCAATTTCGACATTTTCCGCGCTACCGCCGCCGATGCTGTTGCCGATTACGTTCCGCAACTGGCTGTCGCTTCTGCTGCCGAAAACGGCAAGCTGAAAGTGCATTATCTGGTAACTGCCAGTGATGACGGCCCGGAAATGCACATTGTTTCCAACAGTGACAAGGCGATTTTCTGCCCTGTAACTGCAATGGGTCTGGTTGATCCAGAAGAAGAATTCTCCGACGAGCAAAAAGCCGTCGCGTCTGCCGAATTCGCCGCTACCGCTTCCGACGATGAGGAAGAAGAGGAAGAGGACGAAGATTTCGAGGAAGACGAAGAGGAAGATGAGGAAGAAGAGGAAGAGGAAGAAGAGGAAGACGACGACCTCGAAGAAGAGGACGACGACGATCTGTCTTTGGGCCTCGCTGCCGCCGATAAAACCCCGGCGAAAAAAGGCGGCGTGCGGAAAAAGGTGAAACCAGCCATGGCTACCGCCAGCACTGAACCAGCAGCCGCTGCTGCGCAAGAACAAACCGTTGAAAACGCCGAGCAAACCGCCGTTGCCAACACTGAGCAAAATGCGGCTCCTGCCGTGACCGAAAATGTTCAAACCGAACAAAATCCGGTCGAAGTTCAAGCTTCGTTCGTTTCCATCGCAAGCTCGGAAATGAAAGGAAAATCTGTTGATGTTAATTATGTAGGTAACGTTCAAGGCGAACCTACTTGGATGGCATTCCACAACGGTATTCCTTTCGCAAAAGCCGTTGCCTCGGCTTCGGAAAACCCGGCCACTTTCGCTGACCCGTCGTTTGGTCGTGCGTTTACCGCCGTCGCCGCCGAGCAAGGCGTTACCGCTGCAATCGAGCAATTCCGTTTTGAAGAAATCAAACCGGTTCTGCAAGTTGAACAAGTTGTTGCCGAACAAATCGCTGCGCAAGTGGCTGAGCAAGGCAATCAACTGGCAGAAGCAAGCGCCCGCGATCAGGCCACTTTGGCCGAACGCTTCGAGCGCGCTGTAGCCACCGCAGCACACGGTATCAACACCGGTTATTTCCGCGATACCAAAAACCCGATCATGGTTGCTCTGGCTTCCGCTCTGGAATCCATCGGCATTCAGGGCGGCGAAGAGTTGCTGCAACGTGCTTTCATAGAAAATTCCCCGGAATATCACGCCAGCATTCTGGCCAAAGCCGGTGAAATCATGAAGTACGACGAAGTTATCCAAAATCAAATGGCTGTTGCCGTTACCCAAATCGAGCCGAAAAACGTGGTTGCCACTGCGTCTTCGACTATGAGCATGGGCCGCCCGGTTCAAACTCCGGTGCAAGTGCAAAAACAGGAAAGCGAACTCGCAACCGCTTCGGCGCAGCAGTCGCAACCTTCCAACTTCCAAAACAAGCTGCAAGGCTTGAAACTGTTCCGCTAATCGGAGAAATTCCCAAATGATCGTTGATAAATACACTCGCACTTTCAACACCGAATTCCGCGATGTTGAGCCGGGTCTGGACCTGCGCGAAGACGGCCAAGCTCTGGTTTATTCCAAAGTTGCCGGTCGTACCTACGTTCGCCCCTCGCAAGGCGTTGTCGGTGAAATCTTCGCCGGTATTTCCGTGAACCGCAACACTCCGCCAGCCTTCCTGCCGAAAATCGTTTCCGGCGTGGTTGTTCCTGAAAGCGGCGTGGTTGACCTCGGTCGTCTGCCACTGAGCGGCCAGATTCTGGTCAAAGTTGACGGCGATGTTCTGGAAGTTTCGGCTGCTGCTCCGGTCGAAGGCAAAGTGCAAAGCGTTGGCACCAAGCTGTATTTCTTCACCGGCGACGACACTGCCACCCCAGCCGTTGCTGGCGACCAAGGCAAAGAACTGTTCGTGCAGTTCATGTACGAACCGACCGTTTCCGAAGCCAAAACCATTCGTGGTGACGCGCCAATCGGCGGCCTGTCTTCCTCGGAACTGGAACGTATCGCCGTTCTGACCCGCGCCGAATCCGTGGCCACCACTTTCTACGACGCCGCTGCCGACTGGTCGAGCGTGGTTCGTCCGAAACTGGGTGTGGATGGTAAATTCACCACCACCGGTAACGGCGAAACCGTTAACACCGTGATTGTTCTGCAAACTCCGGTCGAAGACGCCGCTTCTTACGGCCCGCTGGTTCTGAAAATCACCAACGCCTAATCCGGCGCCTTCTTTTTAAAAAAATCTGGAGAAATACCCCATGTTGAACAAAATCCAAGGCGCCCGCATGGTCCTCAAGGACGGTAGCCCACTGGAAGACCTGCGTTATTCCAAAGGCGGCGAACTGGCCCTGTCCAGCGCTACCGGCGAATTTAACGCCTCTTCGACAAAAGACCTCGCTCTGCAAATCGCCCGCCTGATGGACGCTTGCCAGCGCGGTGATATCGTTCAAGAACGTGCGCAAATGGCCACCGCTTCTTCGTCCGATGACCGCCGTGAAATCATGCGCGAAGCCATGGCTTCCGATGACAACTGGAAAGCACTGGGCGCAAACATCGCGCAACAGGTTTACGAGCAAAGCGAACGTGATGGTTTCCTGCGCAAACTTTCGCAAGGTAACACCCTGCGTCAAGGCGAAGTACAGCGCGTTCCAATGCCTCCGCACGATTCGATGGCAGTAGTTGCCACCGGCCCTGCTGGCGTTGGCTACCAGAACATTCGCGCTCGCCAATTCCTGCCAGCGGAATTTGAAATTATCGCGAACGTTCGTGTGAACGCTCTCGATATGGAGCAAGTTTCGGGCGACCTGCTGGAACACGCCTACAACGATGCGCTGCAAAGCATCATGGTCCAAGAAGACCGCCTGTGGAAAAAAGCCGCCGATGCCACCGTGGGTATGATGAACCCGCTGGAATACATCGCTGGCGAACTGACCACCAAAAACCTCGGTCGTCTGCGCACCGCTGTAACCGACTGGAACCTGCCAGCCACCACCGCGATCATCAGCAACGATTACTGGGCCGATATCATCGGTTCCAACGATTTCGCGACCATGCTGGACCCAATCACCAAGTACGATCTGGCCCTGAATGGCCAGCTGGGTACTCTGGTTGGTCTGCAACTGCTGACCGATGGTTTCCGTGCACCGAACCAGAAAGTTCTGGATCGTGGCGAAATCTACGTTGTTGCTTCGCCTGAGCACCACGCGGCCTACTCGACTCGCGGCGGTATCAACAGCCGTCCGGTTGACTACTCGCACGAAGGTTCCACCGCCAAAGGTTGGATGCTGTCCGAAGCCTTCTCGTTCGTTCTGGCCAACAACCGTTCCGTAGTGAAAGGCAAGCGTCTGGTTCGTTAATTAAATCTCCGCATTTTTCGGGGTGCTAGGAGCGCCCCTAAATCCCCGGAAAATGTTAGAAACTTTTGGAGATTTAAACGATGGACATTCAGGCTCTGTTTTCACTTGCGGCTCTGTGTTGCAAAAACGGAAGGGATGAATTGGCTTTGCAAGCGCTGAAACAGGCTTGTAATTGCCCTGAATTTTCTTCGGTCCTGAACAGTTCGCTGACACCGGCATTCGATTGCGCCCCGGCTATCCAAAGCGCAGTCGGTTGCCAGACGGCACCGGCAGAAGGTAGTGCAGAAGGGCAGGTAGACGGCTTAAACAGTTTTACTGATTACGTCGAAACCACTGCCCCAACCACCACAAAGTTTGGTACTGCTCCAAACTCGGAAAATTCCATCAACCCTTCGTTGCATGGAACTGATAGCGTGGCCCTCCAACAAATTGTTGGTCTGGCTTCCGCAATCTACGCACACAAGCAGTATCTGGAAGAGGGTGAATCCATTATCCTCGATCCAAAACTATCGGCTTTTGCATCGGTAGACCTTGAACCCTACGACGAAGAGTCGCTGGTTTCGCGGACTGCTGTAGCGAGTAAACCGCTAATTCCGGGCCGTATCAGGATCAAGCTGTAACGAAAAGGCCGCAGTGAGAAATCACCGTGGCCTTTTTTGTTTTCTGGAGAGAAAAAACATGACTGATACGCTGCAACGGGAAAAGATTCGCGATGCAATGGTCCGGCGCGATATCTTGGGCAATTCGAGTTTTAAACAAACTCACTTGTTCACGGCATTCGCTGCCATCCGGGCTTCGATCAAGAAATATTTCAAGATCAAGGATTTGCCGTTCGTTCACAACAACGACGTTAAGCAGATGATTCGGCAGCAGTATGAGCCGACCTATCCTTACGCCTACGTGAGCATGACCAGCATTGCAAAAACTGAAATGCATTTGCTGTCACCGACGATTCGTCGCCGTGGTATTGGCTACGTTACCGACGGATCAAACAGCACGCTAACGCGGCTGCACTATTTCCCTATCACGTTGAAATATGAATTTCACTACGTGACCAACGATTATTTCGATGCTGTCCGATTCATCGGGGAGGCATTGATTCTGTTTGATTCCAAGGTGCTCAACGTGCGGATTACCACGGGTGCCACCAGTTCGTTCCTCGAAATCAAAGCAGATATGCCGGAAATTCAAATCCCACGTGCCGACAAGGAAAACGAAGCTGATCCAGAATCGTTTGATTTGGTGATTAGCTGCACCTCCAACACGTGGACCGGTATCGAGAAGAAAATCTCGAAAGTTAACAACGCGGGTGCCGTTACATTCCACGCCGTGGTCGTCAATCCAGACGGGGCCGTGGTTGACGAAGAAATCACCGAAATCGAAACGGCGGATGACGTATGAAACCATTCCAGATTTACCGGCCACCACAGCGCACAATCGTTACCGAAATGCGCCAATTCATGGTGGACAACACACGGCGCCAAGGCATCAACGCATTCAGCGTGGCCACCAAAGTTACGCAAAACACCCTTGAGCAAAAGGATGTGGATATCGGCCCCGATAATCCGTATACGCTCAAAGACGTTCACAATATCGTGTCGATTCAATGTCCACACCCGATCACCATCGAGCTACTGGGATTCGGCGTGCTGCCTGAGCCAGAAGTGCGGACGGAACAGGAATATTTCGATGCAGAAATTGAGATTGGTCGCGCAGATGCAGGCCGCTTCGTTTCTGTAACGGTGAAAGATGCAGATATTTTCACCTCGGCACCAATCGCGGTCCAAGTGTTGAATATGCGTACCGGGGAAACCGAGGAAGTGGTGCTTGAGCGCGTGGCGCAGGGCGTTTATTCCGGCTTCCTGATGACGCAAAACAACGATGCACAAGGCGTCGATTTTGACCGCATGATGTTCTGTCGAAAAGACGATATTCTGCGCTTCAAATACGATGAGCCTTACGGTGCCTCGGGTATGTCGCAGGTCGTGGAAAAAGAACAGGTTGTGACACTGGATTTCGTGCCGACTGAGATTGTGGCGCCTGCCTCGATTCCGTTTGGTAAATTCATCAATTTCCAAGTGACCAATCCGCAAGAACCAACGGTGATTATCACCAACCTGCGCTCCGGTTCGACTAAAACGGTTACTGCCGCGTATTTTGAACCGATTGAGGTCACGTTTACCGATGGCCCTAATTCGTTTGCTGCTGATGACGGCGACATTTTCCAGCTGGTGACGCAAGGCAAAGATATCCACGGCGATTGGCAATCCGTGATTCACGAAATCACTATTCAATCCGGCGTAATGCCTGTGATTGAAAGCCAAACACAGGTCGATGTGGCCAAGCCGTTTACGGCCCTGATTACTGACCTTGATTTGCCGATTAATCCAACCGTTACCCTGCGCAACCAATACAACGGGGCCACCTACCAATTGCCATTGGTGCCTCATGGCTTCGGATATTCCGGCAAATATCGTTTGGAGCAGGATGCGCTGTATCGCTACGCGCTGCCCGGCCAACCGGTAACGCTTGAATATACGTCGAGTGGTGGAACGGCTATCAAACAATTGGAGTTGGTTGCGGCGCCAGCACCAGAACAACCGACAATTGAGCCACCGACTGACGCGGGTATCCAAACCAGCCCGGTGCGCCTTGTTGTAAATGGTCATTTTTTCCTGAATGGTTCTTTTGCAGGGACCATTAAACTGATGGCCGAAAAGCTGACCCGTGTAACTTTGATTAAAGCGTAATTTAATAGTAATCCCATAAACCTTTGGGAGATTACGGAGATTATCCAATGACCCTTCAAAACGGCAGCAACACGTCGTCGGGTGTGTATGGCGGTGAGGTCGATAATTCGCAATCGGCTTCCTCGACTTACCCAACCACAGGGGCAATGGTAAGTGATTCCAATCGCGGGCCAGTGGGTGTACCAACCCTGAGCACCAGCGTAGGGGGTTTCCGGGCCATGTTTGGCCTGCGTGATGCTTCGCTTACCTTCGGCCATTTTGCGGCTGAACGCTTCCTGAAAAAAGCGCAACGTTTGTGGTTCCTTCGCGTTGATACCGAAGCGAATTACGGTAACGCGGCGGTGCGTACCGAAAACGGTTTTGCGGTTCCGAAAGTCGCTACACAGGGCTATCTGGACCCGGCCACCGAACACAACCAGCTGCCCGACGAAATCGGGTTTATTTACGGTGCCAACCCCGGATCGTGGAATAACCAGCTGCGCGTGCTGATGTATCCCGATCCAAACGATATCGAAAACGAGATTTTCATCTTCCAAGTTTTTGAAACCAACATGAGCGTACCGGTTGAAACTTACCGGGGCACTCTGCGCGAAAAGGTTGACGGCCAACGCCGCCAGCTGTCCATTGCGTACCAGTTGGTAAACATGGATTCTCGCGTTCGTTTCATGGTCAACGAAAACCACCCTGAATACGTTGCGTCGAATGGTGCCAAGCGCCTGATTAACGCTATCGTGCAGGTTGATTTGTCGTATGGCGATAACGGGCGTGCAGCACACAGCGGCGATATTATCGCTGGCTGGGATGAATTCGCGAACGAAGACGATTACGAAATTCGTCTGCTGATTAACGCCGGTTATTCCGATACCGGTGTGCAGCAAGCCATGATCGCGCTGGCCGAGGCCCGCCGTGACTGTTTCGCAATTCTCGACGTTCCGTCCGATCAACAAACTGTTGCGCGTGCAGTAGATTTCCGCCGAAATCAACTCAACACCAACACCAGCTTCGCCGCACTGTACACTTCGGATATTTTGGAAGTCACCGACGACAACCAAGAAGTTTACGTGCCGCCGTCTGGTGCTGTTGCTGCGGTGTTTGCACAAAGCGACGAAATGCGCGATGTGTTTTGGGCGCCTGCTGGTGTGGTTCGCGGTGTTATTCCTGAAATCAATGGCGTGCGTGTTAAATACTCGCTGCCTGAGCGGAATATTCTGGACCAAAACCAAATCAACATGATCCACAAGCAGGCCGGTTACGGTTATTGCGTGTGGGGCGCGCAGACTCTGCAATCGCAAAAATCTGCACTGCAAGATATCAACGTTCGTCGTCTGATTAACTTGATTGAAACCACTGCGAAATACGACGTTCTGGTCGGCCTGTTCGATCCTAACGACGAATTCTTGTGGGCGCAGCTGCGCGGTATTGTTGAGCGGATCGTTAACCCGATCAAAGGCAAACGCGGTTTGTATTACGCGAAAGTCTACTGCGACAAAAATACCAACCCACCGGCACAGATTGCAAACGGCGATGTTGCACTGGTTTACATCATCCAACCTACGCGCTACGCGAAGCGGATTTTGTTCACCACCACCGTTGCTGCAACAGGCCAATTGAGCACAGCCGTTGAAGAACTCGCGGCTTAATCCAACAAAGGAAAAAAGGTGATTTATGCCTAAAGTTACGTTGGAAGAAACCTATAGCCTGCTCGACCCGATGTTGAATGATAACTTTGAACTTCTGTTCACTGACATTCCGGGCGGCGGCGATGGGCGCCAACTGCGGATTCAGTGCTTGGGTGCTTCGCTCCCCGGCGCTACTCTGACCACGGTCGAAGTTGAACTTTTCGGCCACAAACTGATTTACGCGGCTCGTAAAACTTTCAGCCACAGCATGAACGTGGCGCTGCACGAAGTTTACGACGCACGCACTTACCAAGCCCTGAAAGATTGGGCAGCCGTAGGTCGTGCAACGCAAACGCAAACCGGCGGTTTCGCTGCCGATTACATGCGTACTGCGGAACTGACCGTGTTTGACCAAACTGGTGCGGATGCTGCGAAGTGGAACATTCACCGGATGTTCCCAACCGAAATTTCCGAATACCAGTTCGAGGGCGGTGGTGGCGCAGCACTGCGTCAAGATGCAACGTTTGCCTACGGCTACGTTGAACGCACCCTCTGATGAAAAAGAAGCCCGGTGCAAGTTTTTGCATTGGGCTTTTTTCGCTTGTGCGGAGGCTTTATGCCAATTCTAACGCTCGATGAATTTTATGAAAAGCGCTCGGGCGATAGAAGCCCGATGCTGGATTTTTACTGGTACTGTGTGGAACTACCGTTCGGCCTTGATCCATCGTATGTCGAAACCGTAAGTTTGCCACTACCTTCGATCAACATGAAACCAGTTTTCATGGGTGCGAAATTTCGACAGTTTCCGGGCTTCCGTGAACTTAGCGCGTTTGACGTAACGTTTTATGAAGACGTGGCGATGCGCACGCACCACTGGATTGTTGACTGGCAAAACCGAATTATGGACCCGGACAATGGCACGTATTATTTGCCCGGTAATTACAAACGAAATATGAAATTTGCTTTGACGGATGGCCGTACCACCGATACGCCAGTCATGACCGTTGAGCTAATCAATACTTGGCCCACGACGACCAGCGCCATTGAACTGCAAAACGCAGGTGGCCAGCCGCTCAAGGTCCAGCAGAATTTTGCGCTAGACGATATCGCTTATAGCTAAGGGGAAACGTATGCAATTCGATAACACCAATCTGCCGTCGCGTCTGATTCCATACGCGGTAAAAACCATCAATGCCCAGCCTTTCCGGCCAATGCATCTGCCGTATTTGTCCGAAGCAATTCTGACCAAAAACGATGCGCCGCTGATCGAAGCGGTGGGGCAGGTTATCGACTTCGACGTTAACCAACTTACCGATGGCGATTTTTATTACATCCTGACTTGGCTGCGCTTTGCTTCGCGTAGCCTGCCGATCTATGCCGAATGGGATTGTGAAGGCGTGGTGTTTACCCGCGAAGGTGACGAAAGCGGCAAGATTTACACCATAGCCGAAATTGATTCCATGCACGAACAATGGGACGCCGCCAAGGATACCGAGGCACAGGCGCACATGGAAAATCCTTTCGAGATTGTATTTATCGAACAGGATTGCGACCACCACAACAAACAGCTGGCAAAGTTTGAAGATTTCAAGGTGAAATTCATTGACGAATCTCCACTCGATCCAGAACTGGATTACCCGCGTGTGCGGGATTTGGTGGCATACAAAGAACTCGGGTCCGATGTGCGTAACCAGATCGTGATCGGCCCCGTGCGCTACCTCAAGGAAGGCCGCACCTTGCACGAACGCCTCCACAGTCTGGAAAAAGTGGAAATGGAACTGTTCGACAAAGCAGCTTTCGCCCACTTCACCTACGACCATGGCGTGCTGCAACGCATTTACAAAAAATGCGAGAAATGCGGAACCGACCACCCCTTCGACGTGTCCATTGACGCCGCCTCTTTCTTCGTATGAAAACGAATTTGGATGCATCGTATATCGAAGTCGGGGATTTGCTGACAGGCAACCCCGGCAAAGATAAGTTCTACGATTTCGACCGATTTTATCTGCGGCAATTCACCCTTCGAGAGTTGCCGTTGCTGCACACCGGTATGACGGCGAAGACTAGGCCACATCAGCACATTATCCGTGCTGTGCAAATGTGCTGTTCCGTTGATATCGACCAACTGACTGACGGCGATTTCATGTACATCATGGCCCGTCTGCGCAAAAACTCTTTCCCTGAATTTCCGGTGCGGGCGCAGTACACGTGCTCCAACATGGTTTATGTGAACAGCAAAAACAACATCGGTTTTGGCTTGAATGCAAAAGACGCAAAACGCTTGGGCTTTAAGCTGCAACCATGCGGCCACACTCAATCGGAAATTGTGCCCCACACGCAAACCTTGACTCATGCTTTGCCCGACCACGATAACCGCCTGCACCATCCGCTGATTGCGCTGCCTCGCGTGGGCACGCTGACCGACTATTACGAATATGTGGATGATTTCCCGAAATTCAAATACGTTGGTGACATTGCACGCTGGGTGAAGCCGGGTAAGGATTTCCGAGCCAAGCTGCGTTACCTGATGGCCCAGCCTGATATGAAACTGTTTGAAGAAATTGAAAGTTTCAAGAACAAATATTTCCACGGCATCACAGAAAAAGTAAGGCTGCGTTGCGGCCAGTGCAACCACGTGATGTTTCACGAATCCAGCCCTTCCATGTTGAGTTTCTTTGCCGATAATTCCGACAAAGACATTTACAATATGGCGTACAACCTAATGTCGCAGTTCGGCGTAAACGTCGATCTAGATATGCCTGTGCAATGGTTCCTCTACACGCACTCGGTGCTAGCTGCCGACCGGCGCGAACAGGAACAGAAGGCAAAAGCCAACGGACAGAATAAAGTTTTGGGCACCCGAAGAAAGGTATAAAATATGGCGGCTCTTGAGGAACTTAACGAAATCGTCGCTAAGCACGGCGCAGCAAATGCAGAGCGGGCGCCACAACGGCGCTTGGCGCGTGAGACTACGCCACGCCTCATGCAGCATGCCCACGTGCAACGCGATGACGACGTGCAACTGTCTGGCCAGCGTAAACATTCTTACGCTAAATCGGGGCCAAAAAACGCCGATCATCAAAAGAATCCACCGACCGTCAAAACACAGGCTAGCCACGATAGTCAAACCGACGCAATCGACGGGCAGACGCAAGTTATCCGCACGCAAGTAATGGCCTCGCAGAAACAATCGAATTTGCTGCAACAGCAATCCGGTTTGATGCAGGATCAACTGGCGGCCACTCGCGACGTATCCGACGTGATGCACCGGCTAGCCGATTACTTGCAGCGGCAAATGTCCAAACCTGAGCCGAAAATTCAGGAATCCAAGGGCAACACTTACGAAGGTGAATTCACCCGCGTAAATGAAAAAGAAGTGGCGGCCCAACAGGCACGGGATCGTCGCCAATCTGTGCTCGATGAATTGCGTGAAAAACGCCGGGAACAACAGCGCGAACGGGCACGCAATCAGGAACGGGATAAACGCGGACGCTTTAAGCGCAATACCCCGCGCCGTGGTCCGAAGTTGCAACGTGTGGGCGGCGGTAGTCTGCTGGATGGTATCGGCGGGCGCATTGGTGGTGGACTCGGGCGCATGGCTGCCGGTTCCATGCTGCCACTTTTGACGCTGGGCGTTGGTTTGTTCGGCGGCAAAGTAATTGACGCAATGCGCGAAAATTACACGTTCGAGAAATCCGACTCGAATATGTTTAGTCGCGGCTGGCAGAACACCAAAGATTGGCTGGATGACCACAAGCCGGGTGATCCAAACAATACCGTTCTCGACCAGATGACTGCCAAATCCAAGGGCACAAACGTTGCGCTTGGGCAGGAAGCAATGACCAAAGATTTTGGCGCAATTTCCAAAAAATTTGAGTCTGGCAATCGCGGCGTCGGCACCATCAGTACCGGAAAAGGCGATAACGGCGGCGTGTCCTACGGGGCGCACCAGCTGAGCACCAAAACGGGTAGCATGACCAACTTCCTGCGCTCGGCAGAAGGTGCAAAATATTACAACGAATTCCGTGGCCTGAATCCGGGCACCGCTGAATTTAACAAGAAATACAAAGAGGTTGCAGATCGCGACGGTAAGGGCATGGAACAGGCCCAAACCGCTTTCATCAAACGTGAAAACTACAACCCGGTTGTTTCGTGGTTTGAAAAGCAGTACGGCGTCGATATCAACAAGCGTTCGCGTGCTGTGCAGGAAGCATTTTTCTCGGTGGCAACCCAATACGGCCCAAGCAAAGCCAAGGGTGTTATGGGCGATGCGTTCGGCAACCGTGATATTTCCAAAATGGATGATGCGGAATTTATTACACGCATTCAGGAAACCCGTGCGTCTACCGTAGAGGAACGTTTCAAAAGTTCTAGCGCCGAAACAAAAGCCAGCATTTACAAACGTGCAGGTGAAGAAAAAGTCGCGCTGTTGGCCATGCTCAACGAAGAGCGCCAAGGCCCCGGTTCGGCGGCTCAAGTTGGCTCCGGTATTGGCTCGCAATATTCGCAAAAAATGATTGGCCAATTCGGTGGTACTCCTACCGGTGGCCAAACGGCGCCAGCAGCAAATGGCACCGTGGGCGTTATGGCCATGCCGAAAGGTGGTGCTACGTCTACCGGCGCAGGTGATGAAGCAGGCGGCGGTACTGCGGCTGATTTGCTGGCCCCAGCAGGCGGCGCGCTTTATTCGTTGGGTGTGAAACACACAAGGCCCAATGACAACAAAGTAAACATGGCTGGTTTGAATGAGAAATTTAAACAAGCTTTCTACACCATGGTTGGTGACTGGGTGCAGAACAACGGCGGCACCGTGTGTAACGTCGCCTCGGCTTTCCGTACCCGCGCCGAACAGGAAGTTTTGTGGATTAAATACGGTCGCAATACCAAACGCGTAGCACGCCCCGGCACTTCGCGTCACGAATCCGGTTTTGCAATCGACATTGACCGCAATTCTGCGTCCGCAATGGAAGGCGCAGGCCTGTTCAAGAAATACGGTTTCCATCGTCCGCTTTCCAACGAGCCTTGGCACGTTGAAATGATCGGTGCCGGGAAAGGTGGTGGCACCCCAACCACTACTGCTGCAAATGTTAGTCCACAGCTGATGCAAAATGCTGCGGCGCAGGAAATGGACAAGGCCGCCGAAGCCACGGTAAATAAGGCCGAAGAAAACACCAAAGGCCTCGAAAAAACGTGGTCGCAAAAAATCAACGAAAAAGGCGGAAAACCTCCGTCTGATTCAGAGACAGGCGGCACCACGCCAGCAGCCGAGGCCAACGGTGCAAAAGCCAAGGCAGGGCTTGAGGAAGAGGAAGAGGAAGAAGAGGTAGACGAAAAGGAAGCATCGCCAGAACCGGGCGACGAAAATAAGGAAATTAAGAAAGAGGTAATGCCTCCGACCGTTGATGTAATGAGCGGTCAAGAAACCACACGCACACCAGAACAGCAGGCACTGTACGAACAGTATCTGAAACAGGCGAATGGTGATCCTCGCGGCGTTCCTGATTCTGTAGCAAATCCTCGCACTGATGCCGACCGACAACGTGATCGGGATGAATTGCGAAATAATCCATACGGTGGCCAGTCTGTTACCACAGCACCCGTTAGCCAAGGTACGGGCACATGGTCACAGCGCAACGGGCAACGGGCAGGTGGTGGCGGTGGTTATACCTCGGGTGAATACGGGCAGCGTGCGCGGCCTTATTCGCAGACGCAAACCGGGCGTGCAATTACTGGCGCAGCAACAAAAATCGGTAGCGTTTACGGCATGGGTTCGTTCGGCACCATGGCACCCGGCGTGTTTAAGGGCATGCGCAAAGTTGACGGAAAAGTAAACGAAGTTCTGAATAAAGTTCCGGGCTTACGTGAACTGATGCGTCTGCCGGGAATGCCGCGAATTCCTTCGATTTCTTCGGGCCTGCCAAGCTTCGGAAATATCGTGACGGGTGTAGCGGATCGGGCCGCTGGTTTCTTTGGTGGCAATGATGCTCCGGTTACAACCCCGGCCAGCGAACGCCCGCGCATTATGAACGGGCAGCGTGTGACCTACGATGGCCCGGCCATTACCTCGACCGATCAAATCGGGAAAACTTCGTTGAATGCCGAAGTTCCTGCAATGTCACCAGCCTCGCCAACGTATTACAACAATGACGCTCCGGTCGTAACAAAGTCCGCTGGTGCGCAAGTAAATACCATGGCTGCACCAACGCAAGCGACTGCAATGCCTGCGCCTGAAAAAATCGAACGTAACGCGTTTGATGGGGTGCAGAAAGTTTCGCTCGCTTCGTCCGATGTTCCTATGGGTGGCGGTGCGGCCCCGGCTGCGTCCTCCAATGGCCCTTCGTCGGGCGGTGGTGCTGCTAAAAACGATATGCCGTCCATTGAAGATGCGCCAGCAATTATGGACGAATACGGACTTCTTTTTGTCAACATGGCTATGGTGTAATTATGGGCGTTGTCGCTAACATTGTGAATCCGAAAATCCCCGGCGTAAGTAGTTCCGCCCCTGAGCTTTCCAGTATCTACACGATTCAGCTGGAAGTTCGACGGGAGGGTGAAATTTACATGACGCTGGATACCCCAATCCCTGAAAACTTTGATTTTTCGCTGGCGTCCTCCTACGACCGTCCGTTTGCCGAGCCGCTGGCTGCTAAAATTGCAGACAAGGCGGGGGGTGATCCCAGTAAAGTGGCCTACGCGGAACAAATTGTCCGCGCCACAACAGGCCTAACCTCTGTTATGAAGTACCTATCTGGGTCGGTATGGTCGTCGGGTTCCTCTATGCAGATTTCCATTCCGTTCGTAGTGGTAGCACACGACAACGCGTATCTGGAAGTCACCGAAAAAATCAAAAAACTTACCCAGCTTGCGGCCCCCAGCACCAGCCCCGTGGGGACATTGATTGCCCCCGGTCCACACCTTGCAAACTTTGAGCAAATTAAGAGTGGTGACTTTTCAGGTGGTGCGCGATTGGGTGGCGACGAAATCATTCTGCGAATCGGGCGTTTTATGAGATTCACACCGTGTGTAATTAACTCGGTGCATACTACGTTTGACACACAGTTTGACCAGATGGGCAACCCGATTGCCGCCACCATCAACGTTGCGTTTGAAGCGTTCTGGACCACGACGAAAGAAGACCTTGAAGAATTCTTTAAACGTATCTGACGGAGCATCCTTATGTCTGTATACAACCAGCGTGACTATTTGCGTGTGGATGAGTTTGGGGTCGATCCCTTGCTCGATGATTCCTACGACGCCATCGTGGGCACCACTTCGTATCGGGATTATACTGTAAACAGTTCAGAGCAGTTCAACCCCGGCTTGATCGCCTACAACACGTACCGGAATATGAAATGGTGGCGAGCCATCATGGTCTATAACGGCTATACTGACATTTGGGAAATTGTGGAGAACGCAAAAATCAAAATTCCCGATATCAACGAAATGTCTACCCGCCTGCAACGGGCGAAAACAGGCACTAATAACAGTGTCACCCTAACACTGTAAACACTAGGAACCATCATGGCTCAAACATCCCTCAACATCGAAGGCATGGCGTTTTGTACGCTGGACATTGCAGGAAGTTCCATGCCGCCAAGCATGAACATGATCGAAAACATTTTGATTATGGAAGGCTTTGGCATGGGCCTGCCTACAATGCGGCTGAGTTTGTACGATGAAAAAGAAACCTTGAGCCGTGATTTAAATCTCAAGGAAGGGACCACGATTGCCATCCGTTTGGGGAAGACTGCCGATTCTGCACCTGAACTGAAATTCAGGGTGTTTGGGTGGGGCCGTCACCGCAACTCAAGTGGTAAAGTTTTGAACGTTGTTTGCATCCTCGACGCACCGAAATTTGGTGCAGGTTCTTTTGCAGAATCTTTTGAGGGTTCTAGCGCCAACGTCATGCAGCAAATTGCAGAGCGCTCGGGCCTACGCTTTGAAGGCCCTAGCGGCGGCACAAAAGACACGCAAGTTTGGATTAATGCCAACCTGACACGTATGTCGTTTTCCGAAGACGTGGCAATGCGCGGATACATGAGCGATTCCAGTTGTATGGCTCGCTGTGTGCGCATGGATGGTACACTGGTCTATAAAGACCTAATGGCAGTTCTAAAAGAGCAGCCAAAAAACACATTGATCCACAACAAAGATGGGTCCGGTGTAACTGGTAATGCCGTCGATGTTCGTGAGGCAAAAGACCGTTCCTACTCTGGACTATTCGCACACTTCGTGAACTATGGCCACAAGCTATTCGGTCACGATTTTGGTGAGCAGGAATTTTCCATTGAATCTATCGAAGTTGACGCGCCCAGCGCAGCAGGCGTGCCTGTTAACGCCGAAGTGCTAGCCACGTTGAATGATCGGGGCGCCCGCGTAACTTACGCCGGGTTTGATCCCGGTACTGGCCCCGATGAAGGCTTTAATATTCACGAAAAATACGAACGCGCCTATTACCAAAATGTGCGCATGCTTTCCTTGTTAAGTGAGGGTGTGGTGGCCCTTACGGATTCTGCAACCGAAGTGCAAACATTCCAGTCGATTGACTACCAACAGGGCGTTGGAGCTAAAGGCCCGGCAGATGGTGTAGCAAACGACATTGCAGGCCGGTACATCGTGGGCGGTAAAACGATCATGATTAAAGGCGGCAAGAAATATTCCGAACTATTTTACCTGTACCGTCCGTTCCTTACCGAAGCGGGCAACCCAACCGGAACCGCAGCACCTAAAAAGACCGTGAACGCATCCAGTTCCGGCGTCAACACAAGCAGCCGAAATTTCACCTAATGATTGAAATCTACATAGACAATCATGAGCGGCCAGCCGAAGTCGAAGAAACTGTAAATAGACTAGGGATAGCCTTCATAACGATTGAACACGCCGATAGCGTCACTTGCCTGCAACTGGCTGGCGCTATAGAGGTAAACCAATTGCACGGTTTAACCGTGCTACATCAGAGAGAAATTCCATGCATTACATACCAAAAACCAACCTGAATGCTGCGCTGACCAACGCATGGAACAAGGCGTTTGGCGAAGATCGTGAAACCTTCACGGCGCAGGAAGTCGATGACCTCATTTGTGGGATTCGTGACGATCTTCTGCGCAACCGCGTGACCGCCGAGCAGGCAATGCAGGATCGAGTGGTGGTGCGTACCGTGATTGTTGATCGGGACCGCAATATCCTTGGTGATTACAGCGAACAGCTGGAACAGGAATTGCGCGACCGGGAAGATTTTGAATATACGGTGGTGCGCCTGTCCCAACGGCACATCGACAAGCTGCCCGATGGTTACACGAAGATTCCTGAATTTGTGGGCCACTACGCTACTATGTTTTCTTTCGGGTGATTTATGAACGTACTTGACGAAGTGATCGCCCAGCTAAACATGGTTGAAACCGTGAATTTGACTGGGGTTACAAACGGCCCACACGTACACAAAGAACGTGTGCGCTATCTGCTGGAAATAGCCAGCGACCGCCAGCAGGTGATTGAAAATCTCAACACTGTAAAGGTATTGAATGAGTTGCTGATGGCCATTCGATACAACGCCAACAACCGCGCACCCGACGAACGCCGGGGCCTGACAATGGATGACGTGGTGGGCGAGTTTTTGAAGAAAATTTCTGAAATCCAATCGGGGGAAATGTAATGCCGGGTATTATGTCGGATCGCTGGATTGACAGCATGTGCCAACCAACGCGTAAGGCGCTGTTCATCAACGGCGAATTCTACGCATGGGCCAACACCCACAAAGCCCGTAAGGCCCGCGAACTGCCGCCGTGTGGGGCGCGTGTCATGCAGGAAAAAATGATTGACCAAAAGCCAATGATTAGCCCGTATTCCAACAAGCAAGTTTCGCAGGTGGAATACAAGGCAATCGGTGACGACGATGGCGAACGTTCGCTGCACGATATCATTCCGTATGGCCTGAGCAGCTACGGTTACGACATTCGTGTCGGCAATGAATTCAAGATTTTCACCAACATCAACTCGACCGTCGTTGACCCGAAAAACTTTAGCGACGGCAACTTTGAGCCGAAGAAAGTTCGCGACGGCCAAGCGGTTATTATTCCGCCGAATAGCTTTGCACTGGCTAACACGCCTGAGCAATTCAAAATCGACCGCGATACGTTGGTGGTGTGCCTCGGTAAATCGACCTATGCCCGTTGCGGCATTATCGTAAACGTCACGCCGCTGGAACCCGAATGGGAAGGTTCGCTCACCCTCGAATTCAGCAACACGACGCCGCTGCCTGCCATGATTTATGCGGGTGAAGGTTGCGCACAAATTCTGTTCTTTAGCGGTGATGACGACTGCGATATTTCGTATGCGGATCGCAAAGGCAAATACATGAATCAGGCCGCCGTTCCTACCCTGCCGAAAATGCTGTGAGGCCTCATGAGCAACGATATCGACCTTGATGGATTTTTTGAGGGGCTTGCAGAATTTTTCGGTGATCTTTTCGGATCAGACCCAGCCTCCATTAGCCAAGCGATGGCCGCACCAGTGAAACCAACCGAACCGCAAGAAAACCCGAAATACCCAATCGGTAGCAAATGGCGCGTGCTGGAAAATGAGTGGTGGCACAACGTGACGACCGAAGACGTTATGGTTGTGAAAGAGTCTACTAAACTGGATATTCTTTTCAGCCATCCACGTGGCGGCGTTCTGGTTGTTCCGCTGGGTATGATTGGCGATTTCGAGGAAGTTACTGATGGCGCTAGCACTGGAAAAGAAGTACCCGGCACCCTTGCGTGATGTGCTGGAACTGAAAAACGGTGCCCATTTCATCCTGCCGCATTATGGCCTATGTGCCGATTACGAAAACATGTTGGATAACCACATTTTCAACCTGTTGGATTTCGGCCCTGTGGAGTACAGCGAGCAGGCTGTGCAGAAACTTGATGCGCTGGTGCGCTCAACTTTCAAAAATTTGGTTGTCGAACGTGTGGTGCAGACGTACCGCCCACCGCGCCCGAAATGGCCCGGCAAATCGAAACGTCCGCCTGTAGAGGAACCCCGCAATTCGATTCGCGTTTATTTCCGTGAACGGAATGCACGACCGAAACGCTACAGCGCAAGCTGGCCACTACCGGGGGCACAAGATGGCACCGCAGGACAACCACAAATCGAAAGCTAAAAGAACGCTGGTCCGCATACGCCCGTTAGCTGATGGCAGCGGATTCAAAGCATACAACTACAAAGGCTATTACGCTGGTTACGGTAAGACCATGCAGAAAGCTTTTGAAAATCACAGAAAGATTATTTGCGAGTTAACCTGATGAAAATCGAATTCAACATGGCTGTAGAACGACGCTGGATCAAGTGGGGCCACGTGTATTTCACCCTGTGGCACCCGGCGCTGATTTACGGGCTGTGCATTTGGTTCATGTGGAATCGCCTTGTGCGCTATCAACCGGAAACGCTTTTCAGCACCGTGATTGATAACGTGAAAGTGACCATCACGCAAGGCTATCAAAACACGATGTGGGATCAGATTTTGATCGTACTGGTTGCTGTGCTCGCCACCGGCTATTTCAAAGACACATTCGGCACGTGGTGGAAAACTATTCGCCGCCTGAATTACAACCGCGTTTCGAGGATCGGTTAATGCCCGTTATTCTGGTGATGCTGCTGGCTATCTGGTGGATGTACGAATGGGCGCGGCCTTGGGGCGGTGCGATGAAACGTAAAATCCCCAGCATCTTTTGCGGGTTCGGCCTGTGGTGCCGCGACCTGCCGGGTAATCATGTTGATTACGGCCATTGCAGTTTCTGTGGCCACAAAAAGAAATAAACGGAACGGGGTTTGCCTAATGGTAAACCCCGTTTTTTGTATCTAAACACAATAAAGGATTAGCCTGATGCGTGTGATTTATCTGGTGGTGCTAGCCCTGTCTGCAACCTGCTTGAGCTACGCGCTCGCTTGCGTCATATGCGCAGGGATTTCCCTGTGGCGCATATACACCTCTAACGGTGTGGAACTTTTCAGCACATATGCTGTCGCGTTGGTGGTGCCCATGACCCTAGTGGGCCTAATGCTGGCCGCCTCAATTGCCATAGGTATTTGGGCCTTTGGTAAGCTGTTTAAGCGAAGTGCCACTATTGATTTCCTATGAACCTTAAAGCGTAATTTAATGGTAGGGTTTTCGTATTCATTTACGGAAGTTTTTCACCAGAAAAAGGGGTTCTGAATGAACGTCCAGAATTACACTGGGGTTTTGGCCTTGATTACCGAGGCCATGCAGGATCGTGGCGATCCATCCCGCATTCGTCGTATCCAAGTTACCGAAGAAGAAATGGATGAAATCGTGCGTTCGGGGGCATTCCGTACCTCGGTGTGCACCCATTACGGCACGTCTGATGTTCCGGTAATGTCGAACATTAAAACGGGCTTTGACGGTAAAGTCATTTCGTTCTATTTGCTCGACACGTTGATCTGCCTTGGCCCGTGGCAACCACGTGGCCCGCTGGCCACTGTGACCTATGGCCCGCTAACTACGCAGCAAAAGGCCGAAACCAGTTTTGTTCGCACGGTTGATGGCAAAAATTACATGCTGGCGGGCACCGGCAATCCTGCTGATGATTTCGTGCTGGGTTCTAACGCGAATATCGAACTGGGCCTCGCCGCACGCAAAGTCAATAACTCTGCTTATCAGGGCGATGGTGCAGGTGGCTTCGACATTGAACTGGACGAAGCACTGGGCGAATCGTGGAATTTCGCGGTAACTGTTGGCTCGCTGAAAGAAGGCGTAACCGACGTAACGCAAATGTACGATATTTCCCTGTATCTGGATGTGGACGCCAGCGACGAAACCGAACCGCTGAAATGGGATTTGATGTTCGGCAAAACGCTGGACGGCAAAGGTATGTCCTACGCGTGGTTCAACAACGGTATTCGCGTTGTCAGTGACGCGGCAACCAACGAACTGCACAGCGTTTCGCAAACAATTCAGCGTTATGAATTCCCGTTCATTTCCCATGCGTTGCCACTGGATACTGAGCGCACCAAACAAGGTGTTCCGCTGGGTATGTACACAATCAAACTGGAAGCCAAACCACGCCTTGCGGCAGGTGATGCTGTTTCCATAGAGATTCTGGCAAACGTCGTAAAAAAGTCGTAAAACCTGTTCCGCGACGTTCGCTGGTTGTCGGTGGTTCAGGTACGGCCCAAGATGGAAACGGTTTATACGTTCAGTCTGGTGGATTCGTACCTGCATCGGGCGTTGGTCAAATCAACAGTCTTGCATATGGTGCTGAGCAATATGTGGCGGTTGGTTCCAAGGTGTACACTTCGACCGATAAAGTCGAGTGGATTCCGTCCGATGTAAATCTCGCGTTTTCCCATATCGTTTACGCCGATAAATTCTACGCTAGCGTAGATGGCGTGGGGATTTACGCACTGGATACAGACTGGACTCTGGTTCAAGAATTTGATGGCAATTTCGTTTGTGCCCGCAACGTAGACGGACCTGCGTTTGGTACTGATCGTGGGACCATCCTACACGGCCCTAACTGGCAGGAAATTTCTGTTGGCACTGGTCGTGTATGGCTCACAGACAAGGCGCCGGGATTCCGTGTTGTGTTGCACAATGGAAACTTGATGGAAACGTTTAGCGGCCCAATTACTGCGCTGGTATCTGAGGGTATTTCTGACCTCGATAATCTGGTGGTTACGGGCTGCTGGTACGACACGAAAAATAGCTGCACGGTGGTCAGTGCGGCCTTCGACGGCCAACCAATCTTTGCCGTGTATAAAAACGGGTGGACTTTCAACATTGTTGATCTTGCAGATTCTGCTGTGGCTCTGGCTGATGGCGCGCTGCTTACCAACAATGCGATTTGGACCACAAGCGATTGGAGCCGGTTTGAACTGCTACACCAGTTCGCAGACTTCGATGCAAAAACCTTGCTACTTGCATAACCAAAGGCCCCCGCTTCCTAACGGAACGGGGGCTTTTTCTTTGGTGGTGAAACTGTAAATAACTGGTAGCTAACTGAGGGATCATTCCGTGGAAAACTACCAGAAACTCTACCGTCGTTTGCTGGAAACCTACGAACCACCGACGCTACATTTCAGTATGCTAGGGCACAACGTCAAGGCCTTTCCGCTGGAGCGTGACAAGTTGCTGGCTGAATTGAATCCACCGCCAATCGAACGCCACGACGCAATGTACCCTCCGCGCCAGCGCTTCCCTGAAATCTCGCTGATGGTGTTTGCTGTAAACGCCGAAAACTGGGAAATAGAACCTGACAAACTTTTTGACGCCTGCAAGCAAGCCTTTGAGGATTCTTGCGGGAAGCATGTTTGTGATGGTGGCAAAGACCAATTAAGCATCATGATCGGTGACTGTGGATTCGTGATGTATTCCTACTACCGCACGCTCGGCTGCCGTTATATCAACGTGAGCCTTGTGCCCAGCTTTGGATATTGAAAAATGTGCGACGATTATTTCGATGATGACGACCACGAATTTTTCGATGATGTGCCGGAACCTGTGCGCTATTACCCGGCCTCGCCGCCTACCCCGTTGGTCAGTCGGCTGATGTTTTACAAGGCAGCAAAAGCCTACAAAAACTTCCGGCCCAACCTGACGAAAATTTTTACGCCCGTAGAGCGCGAAGGACAACGCAAGCAACGCCTGCTGACCCTGCGTCTCGGTCAAAACTATTTCCTGTTCAAAGCTGTTGATTATAGCGTACAGCGAGAAATGGTTGACGTGTCGTGGTTTGGTCGAACTATGCACTTTCCCACCAACGTTCCGGCCACGCTGACTATGCGCTTAGCCTACTGCGGCAAAGAATTGTGGCACAAATATGGGCAACTAGGTAAAGCGTTTTTGCCCAATAGCCTGCATCATGTAACCATCGCTGGGCAAGTCTTCTGGCCCGTCCATTATGGCTACGAATCCCACGCGGACAGCGAAGAGGTTACGGTGCAATTCCAGATGCAAGTAGACGCCAATGCTTTGCGCCACGATGATGAGCGCAGCAAACGCCGGGCACCCCGAACCGATTTCAAAAAATATGTGGCGAAAGAACGCTGCATTTAGGAGTTTTTATGGAGCTACAAGATCAACTGGAAACCGTGCGCAACCACCGGGGCACGGTACGCGTCACCATTGGTAATCATACGGTGAACGCTGACATTATCGGCACGAAATGGAACGAAGCGACCGATGAGAATCTGGCGTTTTTGGGTGCGAATATTCTGTTGCATACCTCGCAGTATGAATTGATCCGCATGCAGGAATCTGTGATTGATACGTTGCATGATTGTGGTACGGCACACGCCTACATTTTGACGCAATCACGTTCGATATGGGCCATCGCGGAAACACTCGACCTTACGCAGACTGCGCAGGGCGATTTCCTCTGGAATCTCGGGGTTAAATATTTTCCATGAAAAGACCTACAGACCTGCAACTGGAAGCCTTCGACCGCACGCAAAGCATGAGCCTTTCGGAACTGCGCGGAGAGTTTGAAAAACTCAAAGACCAGAAATTCAAAGTCGCATTTGGTGGAGTCGAGTTTCAGGCGGAAATCTTGCGCGTTACTCACGTGGAATGCCTGACCGATACCGGTAAAGACCATGTACGTCTGCGCCTGCAAGCGACGTTGCCTTGGATTAAGGCAGTGCATGCGATGCATTACGCGCTGCAAGGCATGTACGACGACATTGCACACCACCGAACTTTTAGCGAACCAAAATCAGGATTTGACCAATTCAATTTTGGGCGGTCGATTAGCACTACCTATTCCTCGGATGACCGAGTGGAATGGGTATTTGAACTGGAGTTTTTCTAAGTGAGCAGCTTTACTACGCCGCTTGTTGCGGAATTTGAAGACGACGGAATTCATTACGTCATTTGGCAGATGTTTGCCTACGTTATCGGCGCCTTGGGTTCCGGCATTGGCGTAAACGTTCCAGCGGGCTATCGCACCGATCTGGCCTCGGTTCCGTGGTGGATTCGTTGGCTGTTGCCGCCTAATGGCAAGTACGGCAAGGCCGCTGTGATTCACGATTTCATCTGTTCGTACAGAACTGTAAATATGAACGGACAGGCTGTGTACGTCACACGCAAAACCGGCGACCTCATCTTCCTTGAGGCAATGGGCGTGCTGAATGTTCCGGCTTGGCAAAAATGGTCAATGTTCTATGCCGTTCGCGCCTACGCAATCACCACTGGCATCGACCGTGCGGATGCGAAGAAAGCAGCGAACGATCCAACTTATTTCACCGACGTGCTCGCCGCGTAAGGAACCACTTTGACTATTTCCAACGAAGACGCAAAACGCCTTTATTCTGAATCAGGCCGTATGCTGGGCCTGCCGTGCCAGACGCAAATCGCGATGGATAGTGTAATTACACATCTGGTTTGCGCCACGCACAACATCAAAGAAAAGTGTTTTGAAATCGTCCTTGGGTTGAACAACCCTGAGCCGTCTGCACACGTGCGCCACCAAGCCGAGCAAGGCAATCTGACCTGTGTTTGGCAAGGCGTGGAAATGCAGCAGGGGCCAGAATTCTACCCGGACGATAACGAAACTGACCTGCAACACTGGGAAGTCGATAAATACGACAGTTACCTGACCTTCTACGTTGAGATTATGTAATGGCCGCCTACGCCTGTGCAGACCTGCATTTAGGGCATCGGAACATTCCGAAATATCGCATGAAGCCCGACGATGGTCCGCTGGATCATACTGCGATGTTCAAAAACTTCGTTGATACCGAAGAGCATGACAATTTCATCGAGGAACGCTGGCGGGAAATGGGTATCAAAACCCGCCGCGATACCATTTACGTGGTGGGCGATATCGCATTCACTGCCGAAGGCTGGGAGCGTTTCGATGCGTTGCCGGGCCGCAAGGTGGTGATCTTGGGCAACCACTGCACCGAGCACACCACGGTCGATAAAATTGCCGCGCTGAAAACTGTAAATAGTGTTCATAGCATGCTGAAATACAAAGGCATGTGGATTAGCCACGCACCCCTGCACCCGGCGCACCTGCGCGGTAAGCGGAACTTGCATGGCCACCTGCATTCCGAATTGGTGCGTGATCCACGCTATTTCAATTGCTCGCTTGAGCACACGAATATGCGCCCGATGCCGCTCGAAGAAATCTATGAAGAATTCGACCGGCGCCGGTCGTTTAATTACGTGCGGCAAACGCTGGGCTGGCGCGCTGCGCTGCAAGGCCTGCGCAATGGCTAACGGCGGCGCATTGCTTCGCTTTATGGGGGCGCTGGACCATTACCGCGATGAAAACAGCGGCATGTTTCGCCTGAGTTGGAATCGTGGTTTTATGCTGGGTGATTATGTGGCGTACCGCGTTCGCAAACCCGAGGAAGGTGAAGCGGATTTGATGTTGGTTGTGGAGATTTTTTCCACCTGCCGCAATATGCAGCTGCCCACGGTTTTGCGGGTGACGCCTCAATACGATGAAAGCTGTTTCCTGCCGATGGATGTTATCCGATACGAAAAGCTGCGCGACACCGAGCACGGCTATGTCTACATCGCAAAATTACAGGGCCTTTCATCACAGGCCGCTAGGGAATTAAAATGAACGAGCATGGCGAAGTACAAACCCCCGGCACCATCAACTGGACCGAGGAAGACCTGAAAGCCTGCGTAAGCTACGGCGAGCAACTCGCACAAATCAAAGCGCATTATTCGACGGAGCCGTTGGTGCCTGACGCGCCAGTCGTGGCCCCAACTCACGAAGAAAACGCGGCGAAGTTTTTCAGTGCGCACCCCGATCAAATCAAATCGCGTGTCATGCGCGGTCGCACCTCGGTAGCCACCACCTTTGAGGATATGGACGCCATGATCGAAAATTCCAAGTGGGGCGGTGAGCCACTGGACGAAAAAACCAAAGCGTATTACTCGACTTTCCCTGCCGACAAAATCGAAGGTTTGCAGGAATTGGCGGGTGCTATGCGTGAAGCTGAAAAGGTTGTAACTCACGCACCAGAATTTGACGCCGAAGCCGCGTTGGATGCATTGGGCGATGACGAACCGACCAATCAAGATATTGCCGATTTCCTTAACGGGCAATTGGTAGCTGAGGGCCGTGCTCCGGTCTACAGCGCAACAATGCTGGCTGCACAAAACGCTGCAATGCTGCGTGCAGAACAGAAACGCAAGAAAAAATCGAAACGTAAATAACAGGAGTTTTTCGCAATGTCTTCTACCCCATATGTTGGTGCGCTGACCGCTTACAACAACAGCCCGGTTGCCATGACCGTGAGCGATGTTATTCGTAGCGAAGAAACCGGCGAAATCACCAGCGTTGCCTGCCAGTATTTCGTGGGCGCGATTCTGCAACACGCTTACGGAAGTCTGGACGCGTTTATCGGTTTCGGTGACAGCCTGATTTTCGAGGGCGGCGCTTTCCACGAAGCTTTCAACAACCGCATTGACGATGCGGAAGAGGAAGAAGAGGAAGAAGAGGAACTGGAACCGGAAGACACGGACCCAACTGCCTAATTCCCACGGGCCAAGGACGGCCCAACTATTGAGGAAATTTTATGTCGCTTTTCCAATGTGAAGTTTGTGGCTGTTGCGAGAACACCGCACTGGCCGCTCAAGGCTTCAAGAAAATGCTGTTCATGAACATTTTCAGCTGGGCTTATGCGCCTGAGCGTGAAGGCCTCGAACTGTGCAGCGCCTGTGGCCCTACCAATTACCGTAGCGGTAAGCCAACCGAATACGGCAAATGGCACGGTGAATTCCCGCGAATCTTCCTTGAAAAAGGGAAGTGGAAAACCAACGACCGGGGCGATCTGGAACACGTCGATACCGGCGAAACCAACTACCCGGCGTTCGCAATCCCACCAAACGATTTGGAGGACTGATGGATAAGGCAAAGCTTGAAGAAATTTACAACAAACTTCTGTGGCGCAACTCGCAGCTTCGGACAGAGTTGGAAAACCTCGAATACGATGTGCCAAAAGGTATGACGCTGGATCGTATCCTTGGACGTGGTGTCGGTGGTCCATCAGGGTTCCCCGGTATTTACCGCTATTTCAGCGAGGCTAAATGGCTGGACCTGATCCAACAGGAACGCGAAACCTGTTCGGAACTCAATCGCAAAATTCTGGCCTACATGGACAAAAACCGCCATGCAGAATTGCGTGATTTGCTGGCACGCGAAGACGCGTTGGAGCAGCTGGTAGCACAAGCCCAAGCTAACGGCGAATACCGCTGAAAAAGTGGACCGGCGTCGGCTCACAGAAGACCCCGAAAGTGGTTTGCGAATTGCAAACTTTGTTCGCCAAGACAAAACCCAATTCCATACTACGCTCCGGGGCCGCTAAAGGGTCCGACGAAGCATTTGAGTTAGGCGCCAAACATGCGGAAATTTACCTGCCTGATCGTGGGTTCCGTGGGCACCAAACTGGCATCTGGCAATACACCCCGGAACAGACCGCGTGGGGCGAATATCTGGCACAGAAAGTTTATCCAATCGTGATCCAGAATCGCCAACACATGAAAATGTTTCGGCGCAACGCATTCCAAGCGGTCGGCCTGTCAACTTGCGTAGAAGACAGCGACCCGTCTGATTTCCTGATTTGCTGGACGCCGGATGGCTGCACCAGCCCGAAAGAGTACCGACGTGGCGTAACTGGTGGCACCGGAATCGCCATTATGATCGCGTGGGAATTTGACATTGAAGTCTGGAATCTACGACTCAAGCCGCACATGAAAAAGCTGCTGCAAAGACTTGAAGATTTTGGGCATAACATTCTCCCCTACAAACAGCGCCTGATGGCCGAAGGATTATACGGATGATTTACGTCAACGACATTCAGTGGAAACTTGCCCAGCATGCTGCCCGCTACTTTACCGATATCGGTGTGCTGTCGCAGGCAGAAAAGATCAAACATTTCGCGCTGGTTGTTGGTCGTATCTGCACCGACTACCGTATCGAAGGGCCGGGGCCATTTTCCAACCATGGTTTCGATCTGTTCTACTACAACACCATGTTTGCCAATTACATGAATACTTCCGTAGGTGGCATGGAAACCATGGAAGAAAATGTCGAGGCTTTCGGCATGGGCATCGACCACATGCTGACCAGCGTTGACCTGATTATTCAAATGGGTCAATTCTGCAAAATTGCGGAAGCTACTGACCACATGGAGCCGATGAATTTCCGTGTGGAAGTGACCAAAGTTATCGAGGCCTTGTCCAACATCGCATGGCGCATGATGCGTACCGAAGGTGAAGGCGCAAACGTCTCTCAAAACTTTGAAGCGTACATGCTGCGCAAAGAGCGCAAGATGCACCTGTTCGATGAGCGTGGCACCTTCAATCTGGAATCTGACGAATATCTGCCGGTGTAAAGCCATGGAAAAATCGGAACTCATGCGGTACAACGAAGCCCGGCGTATGTTGCTGTCCGCCGTTTCGCAACTGTCGCGTATGCGCCACCGCATTGCACGGATTGAAAATCCTGATCTGGAACTTCGCTTCAATCCAGAAGAATTCCCGAAGACCGAAACCCTGTCCGACATTCTGGAAGAAATGGAAAAGCTGGTGAAGCCTACCATGGAAGCTAAAGCCATTCTGGATTCCAAACCAGAAGGCACAATGTTGGAAATTATCCGCGTGGCACACCTGATGGGAATCAAGGCATGATTAAGTGGCTGAAATCTTGGATCAAGCCCGATATTTTGTCGGTGGATATCAAGCAATGCCCATGCTGCAATTTACTCATCAAAGACGAAATGAAACGTGGTGCCCAGCGGCTCTGTAACGTGTTCATCAGTCACCATGGGCGCACCACGTTTTACTGCGGCCAGTGCGGCAGCTTCGCGGAATATATGCAAAAGCCTGACAGCCAAAAGCTGATTTTCCTGCGTGTTGTTAAGCATACAGGCAACCAGTCACACGCGGATTTGGTGCGGGAAGTTACCGATATGCAAACGCGGTATAACCTACTGCTGGCGCAAAAATGCATCACGCACCGCCCGCCACATGTGACGGATTTTTCCCTTCACAGTTGGTCACAACTCCACTTGGCGAAGGCTCGCCTAAAGCGGAACCTGAAAAAACTCTGAGAGCACCATCATGGATATGATTACTCCCGACGTAGCGATCAAAGTTGTTGATCGTATTAACAGCCATTTTGTCTACGAAGGCTTGCCTGCCCGACTGGAACATTTGGTGCCACTTGTGCAGTTCCATTACTGCGCCGATGAATACGGCGTAGAGTATTGCGGTTTCGGTATCTGGAACACCGCCTGTGATGACCAGTATATTACCGAGGATGCTTTCGAGCGTTTCCTGCTGGCGCGTATCGCAGAAATCCGCAAGGTAATCATTCATGCGACCATCGGCATTCCGAACTCTGTTCTGGATACCATGATCGACGAAGCAGAAGAGAAACTGTAAATATCTCATAGCGACACCGTAGTGCCCGGCGGTGCGGAAGGCATCGCCATATAACCTAAACTAGACTGTTGCGCGGAAAGCGCAGAGGACTATTGCATGCGTCACAATTTCAAGCGTTCCGTGTTCAAAGATTCCAAAATTTACGAAATCACAATTCGTAACGTGCTGTTCGGCTACGCCAAGAATCAAACCGATCTGTCGGCCTCCCTGCCTAACGGCCCGGCTGCTGGCGTGTACGATACCAACGCCATCGTCTACGGCCTCACTGTGGACTCGGCAAAAGTGCGGGCCTCCGAGATTTTCCGTGGCTCAAGTTATTTGAATGTTTTGTGCGTCGGTTCCGATACCAATTTCGATGACCTGTACCAGCATTTGCACAGCCACCGCTTTAACGGGCATTTCATCATCTGCCCGGAAGTTGCTCACGCCCGCGACCACGTGATTGCGCACCTTGCGGTATGCATTTCCGTCGCGACCAGCGATATGGGCAACCGCAATGGCCGCTACGACCGTGAATTCCATACGCTGGTGCCAACCGAAGATGTGGAAAATGATCTGCTGTGGGCCATGTTTGAGCAGTGGAAATGCTATAAAACTTCGCAGCGTCCGATCTACATTGAAGACGAAACGCGCCGCTTCGATTTCTACAGCGATAAATCGCACAACAACTACGAAGCTCACATTGAGCGCCAGAAAAAACTGGCAAAAGATATCACACCGCCCCGAATCACAGGCAGCAAGCCTTCGATGTGCATGGTCACGCCGCATGATCTGGACCCGGTGAAAACCTTTGAGGCCTACGCAAACCGCCGTTGCCGCTTCGACACCAAGAACCTGCACCCGGTACGTGTCGGCCTCGATTTCAATGTGTTTAACCCGGATGTAATCAGCGATATTATTTGCGATCTGTCGCCACGCCATGTGAGCCTTGACGACGAACCGAACAAGACGCGCACCGTCTGCGTTCCCGACCGCCTCATGTGGCAAATTTTCACCGACGTTGTGAATGGTGCTCCGTACTATGCGCCTGCGTTCCGCCAAGGTTGCGACGTAGAATCGGGCGACCGCATTGACGAAGCGTCAATTAAAACCGTGTACATGGAAGAAATTTCCAAGGTCTAAACAAACTGGGCCACGGACGGCCCAATTCTCTGTGAGGGAATCATGAAAACATTCAAAGAACAGGGCGTCTCGGTTGTCGCCTTTATCGAGCACTGGGTTTATATCGGCCAGCGTCACGGTTGGCGCTTTGCTGGAATTATACCCCGCGAAGTTTCAGACGTAGCCGATCCTATCAAGGAATCGAAAAGGCTGTGCAACATGTGGCGAACCGAGCAGGACCGCTACAAGCTGCGCGACCGGGAACCGTTCGGAATCGAAACAAAAGAACAACTAGGATTTCTGTCGCTGGGTCAGTTGGCGGATATTGTGCGGAAGGTTAACACATGATGATTTTTCTGCATCGCCATCCGGGACGTTTGCGAGAACCGACGTACCTGCTGACTGCGCAGCAATTGCTGGAAATTGCCAACACGGAAAACCATCGCGTGTTTTGCAATCACTTCTGCGAAATAACCTTCGATTTCACCATGACGCTGTGCCGTCACGAAGATATGCGCTATTTGGATGAGCTTTTGTTGGTGGGCCACCAGATGCAAAATATCAGCTGCATGCTTTCGTCGCTGCGCCAAACCTTTGTGCGCCGCCACCATTTGAACAATTGGCACCGACTGCGTGACCATGCCTATGCCCGGATTCTGCGCGAAGAGGGCGAGGCCTCTGCACAGCGGCGGTTGTGTGGATTATTTGGCGAGGTTAACAATGTCGCAGGCGCACTCCGAAAATATGTCCCATACTTCAACTGGCAGTCTCGTATTTCACGGGCTGCACGTTATTGAAGACCCAGCACAAGTTGAGTTGGTGCGGCACCTACGGGAACGCAAATGGGCGCATCGGAAAATGTGGAATTGTGCGCAGCGTTTTACCGTGACAACCACCACAAAACCTTCGCGTACCGTATTCCGGCTGGATGGCAAATTGGTAATGCATCCTGCGTTAGCCGCAGAATTGCGTGCAGCCATCAAGACCTCGGCGCCCGAAGATTTGCCGCAGCTTACACCGTTCTCTATGGGCACCCGCGTTGCACCAAAACCTGAATGGTATCCATCGGCTGGCATGCAGCGCGGCTTTGTCGATGTGAGCAGCCTTGGCATCCCAATCCGTCCTAACAATTCCATAATCAATCTGAAAGGATTTTGATATGTTTATCGGTAAATTCTACCTGTCCATCAGCACCTGCCAGACGCTCGAAATTCCGGCACCTGCCAACATCCGTTCGGCCATTGCGCAGACCGATATCTATGGACGTGAAAACGTGGTGCTGTACGCGGAAATGGAAGAGGGTGCAGAAATTCGCAAACGCCAAATTCGCATTTACGGCACTGGTCAAACAATGGACGAAGTTGTGGGCAATTTCATTGACACCGTAAGCACCGAAGGTGGCAAACTGATCTGGCACGTTTACGACGTGACCGATTATCTGGCCGAGCAGCACCACCAATGAAGCGCCTGAAAGAAAATCAAAAACACGGCTGCACGTGGTGCAAGAAAGAAGGCCTCAAGGTGCAGGCCATCTGGCGTGAACGAGGCTTCGCCGGTTCGTGGGCTTGCGAAAAACATCGCCCTGATCTGGAACAGCAGGAACGCGAAGATGCACGCCGTGAATCCCGTATGACCGAAGCTGATTATCAAACATGGGGGCGCCTGTGACTCGATCCTATGAATTGGCGGAATCTTACCGCCGACAACGTGATGCAGAAATTAGCCGGATGCTGAATTGCATGGGTAACATTCTGGCCACTGGCAAAGTGGCGGACGCCAAGCGTAAAGCCTACTGGAAAGCCAGCAAGAAAATCAGCGCAAAAATCTTTCCACGCGGGCGCAATTTCACGCTGTTTTTTGAAGGCAGCGTATGACTGACGCCCTCAATACGCATAGCAACCTCACCACACTGATTGATGAAATCAAAAAGTTGGTGGAATTTTCCCGGTCGGAACCGCAGCCTGAGCAACAGGAAATTCCCGGTGACAACCCGTGGCAAAAACTAGGAGAAGCGATTGCCGAAAGTATCCGACAGGAAAACCAGAGGCCGGGTTTAGCGTGGCGCTTGTGGCATGGTCGGCATCGTTGGCGTTTCAACGCAGGTGCCAACAAGGCTAAACCGCTAACGCACCAACGTAAAAAGCGACTGGCTGCCATGCGTGAACGGACCCGCTATTACCGCACAGAAAAATGCCGCCTCCGCTTTGCGGCAATCCTGAACCAGTTCGGACTGAAATAACAGAAAGCGATAATTTAGACATAGCATTCAAAAAGAGGAAAATGCTATGTCTGTACGTCGTGAAATTACCGGGAACATTTCCGGTAAATACGAATCTGGCGCCCGTGGTGTAAAAACCGTGAGCACAGGTGCCGGGGATAGGGGCGGTGTAAGCTACGGCAAGCACCAGCTGGCATCCAACACCGGCACCATGGCCGCCTTCCTGAAATCGTCGTTTGGTAAACCCTACGCTGACCAGTTCAAAGGCACCGAACCGGGAACCAAGGAATTTTCTGCAATTTACAAACGGATTGCCGAGGCCGAACCCGAACAGTTTGAGCTTGCGCAATTCATGTACATTGGCCAGACCCACTACGACCCGCAGGCTGCGAAATTGGCGGCCAGCTACATTTTCGTGGATGACCGCCATGTGGCTGTGCGCGAATGCGTATTCAGCGTGTCGGTTCAATACGGCCCTAACACCAGCTTCATCATCAAGGCGCTGGGGCCAAACTTCAAAGGCACTGACAAAGAATTTATCGAGAAGGTGCAAAACTATCGCGCCTCTTCGGTCGGTGTTTATTTCAAATCCAGCAGCAAAGCTGTGCAAAAGGGCGTGGCGGATCGTGCGGCCAACGAACTGAAAGATTTGCTGGCGCTGCTGAAAACCTAAAGGACTGATCCATGCAGCAGCAAGACGACGTACCCTTTGACGTTGATGTGCCCGTGAAAAAACAACACGTTTTCAAAATAGGCATGACCGTTATCGAATACGATGACGCGGATATCATTGCGTTTCAGGCTTCGCAAAAATACGTGATTGCGCATTTGCGCGGGGAACCTGACCGCCAGCCAATTCTGGATGAGTCATTGTTGGCCCTGCATGCCAAACCTGAATACGCGGATGAATTCGTACAGATTCATCGTTCGACCCTTGTTCGCTTTAGCGACTTGATCGAGGTGCGCCGTCTGCCTGCATCGGGCCTGTTTACTGCCCACCTGACCGGGGGCCTCACGCTGTCGGTATCCCGTCGTTACGGGGCCGCTCTACGGCGCATGCTGCGCGAGCGTCCGGTGGTTTGACCTTAGTGGCTCGAAGCGGTATACTCCGGGGCCTGTGACCGAGTGTGGCCGCAGCCCCGACACTCACGAAATTTAGGAAGTTTATGAGCAATGAAATCCTGAGCGGTTTGGCCCATTTGGCGCCTGCCGTTTTGAATGGCATCAGCGCCGCTGTGCTACGCAAGCTGCCAAATGGCGGTGCCGAGGAAATCATTATCGAAACGGATAATGACGCGGATTATATTCGCCAAGTCCGCGACGAATACGTTATGCAGGACGACGACATTACGGTCTACGTCAAGCAGTGACAGAAAAACTGTAAACACCTGTTAGCAACAACGCTAGGTATCGGTGCAAGGCCCGCTAATACCCGGTGAATCCTTAATGGCCAATGGAGCAATACACATGACCACCAAAAACGCCAGCCTGAAAAAAGACAACTCCGACGAAAAGAAAATCGAGGTGGCTGTCATGGCGATGGTGCAGGCGACTGTCGATGCGGGCAAAGAGCGCGCAGTCTTCAACATTAACGAGCTTTTCCATTCGTTGAAGCTTTCGCGTATGTACCGCCGCGATTTTCCTGATGCTGTTTGCGACGTTCCTACGTGGCCTGAATTCCACCGCGTCTTCGGCAATTGGATGATTGGCGAGTACGGCGATAATATTTATGTCATATTCAAGCTGGGCGGGAAAGGCCTTAGCTGGATGAACGGCGACCAATACCACAATGTGGATATTTCCACGCTGCCAAAAACCTTGCCTGCCAAACCGCAACCGCTGCGTATTAATTTGCCGGAAGGTGTAGACCCGGTGGAAGCACTGGCGAAAATCAATGCCATGATTGCGGAATTGCCGCGTGACGTGACAGTGGTTGAACCTCCTGCACCAGTGGCACCAGCGCAGAAACGTAGCCGCCCACGCAAACGCACGGTCAACATTTCGGTAAGCATCCCAGCCGCACCGCAAGGCCCACTCAACTAAGCAACGTGAAGCCCCGGCATCTGCTGGGGCTTTTTGCATCTAGGCAAGGAATTTTGCAATGCACCACGAAGGTCGCAAAATGCAGCAATGGCGTAGGCGCCTGAAAATCAAGCAATCTGATTTGGCGCGGCTGATGTGTATCGACACCGATGTGCTCCAAGCGTTGGAAAATCGCAAACGCGTTCCCGAGGCTAAATATCTTTATGGGTTGGCATTCACGGTGCTAAACGAATTCGGTTCACGCCCCATTCATGATTTGGCGGTCGAGGCTGCCCGGCTAATGCACAACACCAAGGGATTTATTGCCGGGCTGCAAACGATGACGGACGCAGACACGACCACGGATTTCTACCGGGCCAAAATTGAACAGGCCCGCGCCCGTGTGCGGATTATCGACGGTTTGAAATTCGTTCGCGGGCCGTTGGAAGGCGAAACGCTGTTCAAGGTCAAGTTTGAGCGCGGGCGCCATTTGGAGCTATACAGCCGTGCCCACAAAATCCGGGGGCACGTGCAAACCTACTACGACCGGCACCCGGTCATTACCGAAGTCTGCCCTGTATAGCCCCGAAGCCCGCCCTGTGCGGGCTTTGTCGTTTCTGGCCCCTGTGCTGCCTATACGCGTGCGCGCATCCGCGTAGAGCAGCAGAATCGCGGCTTGTTGACTCTAGGGGGCTGCTTTGATACCTTTAGGGCCAATCGGGCACCGCCTGCCCGGAAAACAGACACTCACGCAATTAGGGAAGTTTAGCCATGAGCAAGAAAGCCAACGTTTGGAAACCCACCGCTGAGCAATGCGCACAGATTCGCGCCGTCGCCAAACGCGGCTGTTCTGGTTTGCGCCGTATTGAATTGGGCACCCGCGTTTCTTTGACCGACCACGAATTGCCGACCTCGATTAACGTGGCCCGCGTTGCCAAAACCGAAAAGTGGGAAGACACGGACCTGTTTGATATGCGGACGTGGGCTGATTTCCGTAAAGGCGTGGAATTGACCGACGATGGCCGCGCTGTGCTGGACCTTTTCCTGTACGACCAATGGGGCCTCGACAGCCACGCCATCGTTTATTACAAAGACGGCGCCATTGTAAAAGTGACCTGCAACCTGTCCGACCGCGCAATCAACAATTTCTGAGGAACTGAATCATGGATTACGAATTTCGCCAGAACGAAATGGCAACCGACCCGGAAGACCAAAATTACGCGGCATGGATTGCTAGGGCCGCCAAGGTGCTGGGCCGTGATGTAGAAATGGGCAGCGCCACCGAAAGCGATCTGTTTTCCATGTACGACGATGGCGCCTCGGCAGAAGACGCGGCCCGCGAAATTCTGCACGACAAGGCGCAAGTGACTGCAATTACTTTCGAGTGAGGTTCAAATGATCCTGAATATTTTGCTGTGGGGCGCCGCGCTGTATTTGCTGATCGGTGCCATTACTACCTACGTCGCGCTGTATGCAATGATGAGGGTAAACGATCCCGATATCATCCGGTCGCGGGAAGCGTGGTTGAAATACAGCCCCCGCCAGAAATTCAAAGGGGTTTGTGTGGGCGTGGTTGTCTGGCTGCCCGCCGCTTTGGGCCTCAAACGAAAAACGTTTTTTAAATGATCGACCATGACCCCGCCCTGTGCGGGGTTTGTTGGTAGTAAACCAATCAACGGAAAAACCGAGGAACACTAAATGAATCGCCACACCAAAATCGTCGCCGTTAGCGCAACCCTGCTGAAAACCGATTACAAGGCGCTGGATTTCACGGCCATCGGTCGAGGCTTCTGTTTCCGTCAAGGCGCCGCCCGCGTTTTCCTCAAGGAATTGACCGACAAGTCTTTCGAGGATTTGTCGGTGGATGAAATTGTGGCGCTGGCAGCGACTGCTGAGGCAATGATGGCCGAGCGCGAACTGGCCCCGGATGAGGACGAAGACGACGAAAACACCGTTCTTTATTCCTACGTCTACACCAGCAATAAACCCGGCGAAGCCGAAGAAATGCGCAGCACTGTCTACGTCACCGCCGAAGGTGATGCAATGGACATTGACGATCATGTGGCCAACGCTTACACCATCTGCCGCGTGACCAAAGAAAATACCGCCGTGTATGTTGAAAAACCGCACGAAGGAAACCCCAACCACCGCAATCTGGTTGTGCGCTTCAAGTGGTCCGAGGAACACCAATTGCCACTTTATGACCACTCGCTGCATCAGGCCAAGATTGACGCAATGCATGACAATCTGCGAGCCATCACCAAAGGCTAATCCGAAAACAACCCCGCCCTGTGCGGGGTTTGTCGGTAGTAAACCAGACAAAGGAATTGCAGCATGAACAACCGCCCAAACAAATTGCCTTCGTTCGATTGGTGCGACCAAACAATTGTGCCGGGCACGCGCATCAGAATTAAAAGCCGTGACGGATCGACCGGCCAAGGCACCGTGACTTGCATTCTGTACTGGGCAAATTGCCCGCCGACGATCTGCGCAGAAATGGACCCTGATACGGAATACGGCCCGCAGCGCGCAGGCTGGCCACATGATAGCCAACGCATTCCTGACATTGGTTTGTGGGGCGGCGAAATCGAAGAAATCCTGAAAAAGAATTGAGGAAATAAAAATGCGACACGAAATCATCACCGACGAAGCCACCGCCGCCCGCCTGCTGAAACTGATGGAGCGGTGCGGAATCAAAACCACGCAGGAATTAATGTCCTATGCCACCGCTACCCTAGAGTGGGCCGTAGACGAATCCGAACGGGGCCACGTGGTGGCTGCCATCGACCGCAAACAAAATACTTTCGTTGCGCATGAAATGCCGCTGCTGGAAACCATCCGTAAGCGCGCTCACTGACCCAAACTTAGCCCGCCCTGTGCGGGCTTTGTCAGTAGGAAACTAATTTGAGGATCAACCAATGTTTTTCGTCGCCGTGCTGTCTGAAACCCAACCAACGACCGAAACGATTTTGTGGCTAATCGCGCATGACGACGAATTGCAGAAACGCATTTTCGAGTTCGGTGGCGAAACGTGCCATACCAAAATCGACCTGCGCTCTTCCGACAAATTCGCAGACCTGCGCTTCCGCCCTTACGTCGCATGTGTACGCCTGACCCACGAAGGGCAGGAATTCACTTACGACAAAATGAACGCCATCGCCATCATGAATCCAGAACATGACGTGCAACGGCCTGTAGATGAAACCCAAGCTAAATTTCAGTTCCGCCAGCCTGAAATTGAAAAGGCTGTGGATCGACTTATGGGCGACTCGCAGTGGAGCAATGTCCAACTAGGGTTGACCACGGGCGGTAACGCCATTTACCGGTTCCACGATATTGACGTGGCAGAATTTAACAACGCTTTTGCCCTTGGCTCTCGCCAGCACTTCACCACCGTTTAAGTAAGGATACGCAATGCGTCTCAACACCAACGAAATCAAAAAGCACGAACAAATCACGGTGCAGGAATTTGAATTGATCGTGCGTCAAATGCGGGCCAAGCGGGATGCTGCATCTATCCGCGCTGCATTCCGTTGCCTCACCCAGCAGGCGCCCGCATATCTTGCTGCAAAGCACGAAGGCTCTAGCGATTCCAATGTGCATGATACGATCAAGCGTATTCTGGAACGGCATCACGAAAATATCGAGGTGTACGGGCGCCGCGATCCTGCACACGAAAACGCTTTGTGGAAACTGGATGTGCGGGTGAAAATATGACGCCTGAATTAATCAAGTGGTTGCTGTATGTGGTGCCTGTGGTGGCCGTGCTGCTGTTCGTTGGCCCCGAAGCACTGCGCTGCTGGAAAATGCACATGCACTACAAGGCGCGCAAACAACAGATGGATTTCGAGCACCGGCTAATTTTGACTGTGCTCAAGCACGTAGGAAAATCCGACGATGACAAAACAGTGTAAGCCCGGCACCTGCATTGTCGGTGAAATTCAAAACGTTGCTATCTGCGAACGTGACTGGATGAAAAAGGCCACCGCGTTTCAGAAGGTGATTGCAGACTGGAACGAAAAGACCAAACGGTTTGCCGTTCCGCACCCCGGCTTTTGCTACCGTTCCAACTACTGCGCAATGTGCGGGCGCCCGCTCGCTAAATTCCACGAAGCTAACGATTATCTAAAGGACACGCCATGACTAAGCACAGCGAAGATTCCCAACGCATTTACGACACGGCACAAGGCAAGGTGCGCGCCATCATGCAAAGTGCCAAGTTCCGTAAAAAGCTGCCTGCCCTGCTGGCCGTTGCAGAATTTCTGGACACGGCAGAATTCATCAAGGACAACGGCGAAGAAATCACGGTGCAGGCGCTGCATGAATTGCGCCAGCAAATCGAAGCCTACAAACTGCAATTGCCATTCCTGATGAATCTGAAACCGGGCACCAGCGCCGACTGCACCGCGTCTTCACTTTATGAGGACGTATATAATGCGCAGTGTGAGATTTTCGGCCCTCACGTTCTGGCGCAGCAACTAGGTTCCCGCATACAGCCCGATTCGCTGTGTAACTCGGTTGTTGAAAATACCGAGGCCCTGCTGAAATTCTGGCTGGCCAATCGCGATACCGCAAAACATCCGCTAGGGGAATAATCCCAGTCGCAATTATTAATGAGCCGGGGTTGTCCCGGCTTTTTTTGTAGGAGGCACCATGATCCTCGAAACCATGTTAGCCACGCCTGCCTGTTTGCCGATTCTACTGTGGGTCGTCTGCTGTATGGGAATCGCGTATGAATTTTGGCGCGACCGTACCCAAGGCACCATTTACGAACGCACCGCCCGACAAATCGAAGCGGAATCCGACGCACTGCGCGCCCGCTACAAATCCCCCGACGACAAGGAAATCTAAAATGCACGGAAAAATATTTGGCGCCCGCCTTTCAATCACCTACGAAGGCCAGACCAAAATCCATACCAACTGGTATTCCCACGATGAGCAGGAAGCACTGGCCAGCCTCGAAAGGGCAAAGGCAATCGCACCGCCTGCAAATTGCACAGTGACTTGGGAATTGGTTAGCGACGACGTGCGTTTGATTTCCACGGGGGTATACCGCACCGACAAAAAGCGCCTTGTGGAAATTTATGAGGTCGGACCGTTTACCGCCCACGGCTGTTTCCTGAAACCGAATCGCCAGCGCGAGATTAGCGGGCACTGCCACTTCTACACGAACGGCGATCCCGTGACCCACCAGAAACTGGGCCGCCTGCTAGAGCGCGTTTCCTAATGCTCGCACGCGCACGCGTATAAGAGGCACCATCGTTTTTGCACTGGCCTATTGACAGCAGGCCCCAGTTTTGAGAAGTTTGGGCCTCGGGCAAAAGTGTGCCCGCAAAACAGACACTCACGCTATTAGGGAAGTTTAGGAACATGAGCCGGATCGAGTTCACCGCAATTGCTGATTGGACCATTGCTAAGCATGCAGGCGTGCTTTCGTTTTTTGAAACCATCGCCCTTTCGGATTTGGAGGGGAAACAAATTCGCCTCGACGCCAAAACCCAGCGCGCAGTAATCGGCTTCCCAATTTTCGGCAAGCAGCTTTTCCGCGTGAATGACGATGGCTCGGCAACTGTCTTTCGTACAATCGCGTTCGGGCAGGATTGGGAAGAGCGCACCTACAGCGCACGCGAAATGGATTATGCCCGACTGAATAAATTGCGCATGGAACCCAGCGCGCAAGGCCCCGGCATTTTTAGCCACATTCCTCAAACGGAGCATTGATCCATGGCTTACCCACAAAAGTTAATCCTTACCCTGCACCAGCGCATTATCCTGCTGCACCGTATTTCGCATCTGGCCGAATTGACGCCGGGCGAACTGGATGACCTTTTCAACGAAGGGCGCGACGACCTGTTAGATTTGGGCGCGCTCGAAACCGCCATCGAGTTTTACGACACGCTGTTTACCAACAGCAACGGCCACCTAATCGCCGTTTGCATTCAAACCCCGGAACAGGCCGAGGTGCTGGCAGAATGCTTGGAAGGCAGTACATATTTCGCCACGCGGCAGAAAGGTGATGCCGTTTACGTTCACGCGGCAAATGCAGCGGCTGAACTTTTGTCCACGGTTCTAGACCGTGAGGTCGTGCCGCACATTGACCTACGGCCCGAACAGAAATTTGCCTGACAGATAAACCCGTTTGCGCATCTAGACTGGTGCGCAATCTGGTTGAACTGGAATCAAAGGAGAATCGACCATGGCACGCAACACCGCAACAAAGAATGCGCCGGTTCTCCCGGCGCTGGAAAACCTGAACCCGGCCCTAACGCACTACATCGTCATTGATTACGGCGACTGGGCGCACGGTTCCACGGTTTTGGAAGCGCTGCAAAAGATTCCGTTTGGAAAACGCACCCGCCTGCAAAACCATATGCAGGTATGGCACGTAACCCCGGAAACACGGCTCGACGCGGCAGGCGGTTTCTACGGCCACGGGCAAAACTACCCGGTCCTAAACGAAAGCCACCGCACAAACGGTTGACACCTTTGCGCCTATAAGGCATTCTGCAATCACTCGGCAACAACGCCGACACGGTTTCACACTCACACTATTAGGGAAGTTTAAAATGACCAACGTAACCCACACCGTTCAAGCTCTTCTGGTTGTTGCTGCTGAGCAACTGATCGCACGCAACAAGCAGCACAAAAAAGAAACCGGCGAACCGCTGTTCAAGCTGGGCGACGATATCGGCAACGGTATTACCTATCGCGAACTGAATAGCTGGCTGAAAGATTTCAAAGCCAAGCAAGCATCCGCTGGCACCCCGGCGCCGAAAGCCACCGAAACCAAAACCGCCCCGGCGCCAAAAACCTCGGCACCGAAAGCTGACGCCGTTGAAATCAAATCCGGCGCCATCCGCGAAGCTGGCGTGGTGATGATCGGACGCAACAAAGAAAACGTGCTGCGCATTTCCAACATCGGCGGCGTGCGCACCGTTGTTACCGACAAGGGCCACAAGATCGCCGCTGCCGACCTTGAGTTCAACAATCGCGGCGCCCTGCGCGTCAAGCTGGATAAAGTAGACGGCTATATTGCTGCCGCTAAAGCCGCTACCGCTGCACCGGCCTCTAAAGCCTCTACAAAGGCCCCAGCAGTCGAGCATGAGGATTTCCCGGCAGAAGTACCGGCCAGCACCAAAACCGGCGCTAAAGCCTCGGCAAAGGCCCCTGCTGAAACCGAAGGCCGCGTGTTCCCAATCCGCGACCTGAAAATCAAAACCAGCACCCAGCTGACTGGCGCCCAGTACGACCGCAACACGAAAACCCTTTACGTGACCCTGAAAGATAAAGCGGTGTGGGCCTACGAAGATATGGCGCTGAAAGACGTTCGCGCATTCGAGGAATCCGCACAGCCTTGGAAACATTTCTCGGCCCACATCGCCAACGTGAAAAAAGGCCGCATGGTGAAAAACCACGCTGCGCAGGCCAAAGCTGCACCGGCCCCGAAAGCGGACGCCAAACCAGCCGCTAAAGCTCCTGCCGAGAAGGCACCGGCTGCCGCTTCTATCAGCACCACCCGCCTGCGTGCCGAAGGCTTCGTAGACGGTCGCAGCAAAGAGCAGGTCGAGAAAATCATGCGCGTCAAAGAAACTGACGAACGCGTGGTTATCACCACCTCGGGTAAGCGCATTCCGCTGGCTGCCATCATCGAAGCGAAAGGCAAGTTCCGCGTTTCCGATCTGGCTCTGATTTCTGGTGCCATGGCCCCGGCTGTAAAGCCTGCTGAAAACACCCGCAAGGCCCCGGCCAAGCAAGCAGCGCAGGAAGTAAACGGCAAGGCGCCTAAGTTGAATTTTGCCGAGGCCGAAGCCAAAGGCGTGGTGAAAAAAGGCACCGTCGTTAAGCCAACCCGCAACGAAATCAAAGAACTGGGCGTGCGTGTGGTGAAGGGCGCTAAATCGAAAGTCGTTTCGGTTCTGCGTATCGTGAAACGTGACGGCGTTTCGACCGTAGTATCTGCCGCCGCTGGTCACGCTGGTTTGCCGGTCGATCTGATTTATATGAACGACGGCCAACCGACCTACGCCAGCACTCTGACCGCTGCCGAGTACAACGCGCTGTAACTCGGTAGTACCAAAATCTAAACCCCCGGCGACTTGTTCAAAGGGGGTTATTTTTCGACCTTGAAAAAGTCGAAGGGGGTAGCAAATGGAACCGCTGCATTTGAAACTGTTCTTTGGCGTACTGGGCGTATTGATCGTTCTGTGTGTCTTTGCCTACTGGCGCCTAACCAAGCTGGAAAAGGCCGACCGTGTGCAGGCGACGGCTGCCACTGATATTCCTGAATTAGCGCCTGAATCCGAACCCGGAGGATTCTGGAACGCACATAGCGCCCCGGTCGTGCGGGATATTCCGTTCACAGCCGAGGAACGCGCACAGGCCCGCATGAAAGCCGCTGAATCTGATTCTGAATCGGTGCCAGAAGTTGAGGCCCCGGCAGAAACTGTAAATTCAGAGGAAGCACCTAAATTCGATTACCCGAATTTTGAAGGCTTCCCGTGCGATAGCGAATCGTTTGATGATTTCGTGTTGTCGATGATGGAGCACGGTTTTGTTATCCGGTTTATTATGCCGAGCCGCGAAGTGCAGGTTATTTACACCGAGCCTAAATCGCGGAACCCGATGGAAGCTTTGCGCCGGATTTACACTGCGCCGCTTTCCATTTTCCCGGTAAACCTGCTGCATGACGAAGGCCGCAAGCGTACCGCGCTTTGGGCCATGAAAAAGTTCAAACGCGAGGAACGTCTGCCGTCCCTCGACGCATTTATTTATCTGTGAGGAAACTGCAATGGCACGCGCAAAGAAAATCGAAACCCCGGCAATTAACCCTGCAATCGAGTGGACTAGCGAGCACCAAACCCAGCTTTCCGAACTGGTAAAACTTCTGGAAGCCACCAAAAATGGCGTAGAGTTTTTGGAGGCTGCAAAACAACACAAAATTTCGCCGCAGGAACTTTCCAAGCGCTACGACGCAGCACACGCCAAGCACGCGGCTACCATTGCCAAAATGGATGCCCGCGTAAAAGAACTGGGCGGCCACCGTATCAATACCGGCCTTGCTGTATTGACGGGCAAAGGCCCTATCGAGGACTGGAAATATTATGTCCCGGTGAACAAGCATTTCGGTATCGGCTTTGAAATGAATATTATTGCGGCGCCGATGGAATACGACCAGCCAATTGGTTTCATTCCACATATCCTGCGCTTGGGCAAGGGCAAATATAAAATGACGCGCTCTTCGGGTTTCAATAACAGCATCGAGCATGACCGCCTCGACCGTTACGATTGGATGGAGTGCGCAGGCCTCGGCGCGCTCAACAAACAAATCACCCGCCTGACTAAACTGGCTAACGAATTGTCGGCCACGCTGACCCTGAAAAAATAAGGACTCCAAATGCTTTCGCTGATGCTGAATATTTGTCTGGCTGGTCAACCGTGCAAGGAAGTGCGTGTCGCGGATTTCTTCACGGCGCAAGCTAGTTTCATGTGCAATTTCAATCGTGACGGTATGCAGGAATCTGCGCGCAAAGAAGGGCGCGCAGGAACAACCTTTAGCTGCAAAAGCGGCATGCCTGAAAGTAAATTGAAGGCGCTGGCTACCCTCAATTTTAATATCTGCGTTAATCAGCCTGTGGCCAGCAGCACAACGCCCGCCGCGCCGGTCGAGCAGTGTGAGAGTTTTCCCATGGCGCAATTCTACGGCAAAGAATACGCGAAGCCTGCCTGCACCAAAAACGCCGACCATATGCGCCCGGCAATTCAACAGGCGGCTGCTGCCACCAATGCCCGCGTAAAACTTGAATGCCATATGTAGGAGGCACCATGACAATTACCGGGGCACAAATCGGCACCGTGTTTTTAATTGCGGCCTGTATGTTCATGGTCATGCTGTCGGTGAAACAATACGAACGCATTAAAGCAATGCGCGTGCGTATGCTGGCCGCCGAATGCAAGGCAATGCTGCTGGAAGTGGAAAACGCCCAGCTTCGCAACCTCAACAAATTTAGGTCGAAGTATGATACGCCCAAACAACAGGAACAGGTGGGCGCTACTTTTGAACTGTGCAAAAAGACCGGGGGCTGGCGCGTAACATGAATGGTAACTGGCCGTTAATTCTTGTGCTGCTGATGCTCGGCGTTATGATGTGGTCCTCTTTTGTGTGGCGCCGCAAATTTCTGGAAGCGGAAAAAGAAAGCCAGCGACACAGCGTGCGCGTTTCCCAACTAGAGGTTGCCAACTACAAGCAACAAGAGATACTGCGCGAAATGAAACAGGACGCGCATTCACGCAAGGCAGAGAACCGGCGCCTTAAAGATTACGTGCGCGTTTTGGAACGCAGCCGCGTAAAGACCGATGACCGCCAAGTTTGGTACGGCAAGATTTACGGCGTACCAAATCAACCGGCCAAGTCTCCAAGGCTGGGCGTGGTTGAATTTGATTCCAAGGCTGGGCGCTGGACCATCACCTATCCCGATTGACCCTCAAAGGCTCCCCAGTTTCGGCTGGCGGGGCCTTTGTCGTTTCTGGCGCCCTCTATATGCCTACGCGCACGCGCACGCGTATAAAGGCCCCTGCGTGGCTTTCTGGCCGGGGGTTGACACTACATAGGCCCTTTGATACCTTTGGCACCAAGTCGGGCGCAGCCTGCCCGGCAAACAGGCACTCACGCAATTAGGGAAGTTTAAAATGGCCTACGCAACCACCGCTAAACGCAAGTCGGTTTACGCACCGAAAGCCGCCACTTGGAATTGGGATCAAGACATTCGCAAGGCAGACGCCGAACGCGAACAAATGGTTTCCGATGCCGCCCGCCGCTTCCGCAAATCCATCAGCCAATAAGGAACCGCCACCATGAAACGCGTTTACGAAATCACTGCTACCGCCACTTTCACCAACACCGAAACCAAAGCCACCGCAAACAAGCGCGTGACCTTCCCGGTTATCGAGGTAAGCGCAGAGGCAGCCATCGCCAACGCGCAGACTGATTTCCAGATTGGCCGCATCATCGCAACCTTCGTTCCCCAGCAGCACCAGCAAAAAATCACCGCTACCCTGTCCAACATTCAAGCCAACGCCAAATAAGGAACCGCTACAATGGAATACGCAACTACCACCATGGGCCACGTTAAAGAAATCGCCGTGCTGGCCTCGGTACTCGCAATCATGGGCGCTTTCGTTCTGGTCGAATGGCGCCGCAAGAAAAACGCGCCGAAGCCACGCGGTGCCACCAAGATTTAATCGGCTAGTTTTTTCTGCGCATCTAGAACGGTGCGCATATGAAACAAAACCGCTGCACCATTCGATCCTATCAGGAGCCACAAAAATGACCGCTACCAAAACCCTCGTTAAATCCGTTCCGGCTTTCGACGTTGTAGACCTGAATCAAGAAATCATCGACCTGCCTTTCGGCTCGATGGGCGACACCATCGGCAAACCGGGCCTGCGCTTCTGCGTGGAAAAGCAGACTCGCATTGATATCCTGCACACAGAGGTTTCGCTGAGTTGCGTGGTTTATTACGCAATGGAAAACGGCGATAACGTTGAGGAATCGGTAGAGCGCAGCAAGCGTTTCGGTCACGAAATGTACTGGGTGAATAATTGCGGCGCCATGATTACCGCCGCCCGCCGCGCCCGGTGGGAACTGGTGCTGCTGAAACCGGGCCAGAAAGTGCGTATGAATGACCTTGTGATGGAATTTTATCGCAAGGGCAACAGCGACCACTACGGCCTGCGCGAAATCGCCTAACAGCTAATCGGTTCTGCACATTCACCCGAGTGTGCAGGCACGGTGAAACTGACGGACCCAACAAGGATCAAACCATGGAACAATTTAAATTTCCTGAATGCTGTGTAGGTGGCTTGGAAAACGAATGTCGCGCCAAAGTTGAACGCGACGGCGATCTGGCTGTGTTCGTGATGAAGGCCGGTAAGCCTCACGCACGCATCGCGGTGGATATCGTGGATTCCGTAGGCGTGACGGTTCAAGCAATGCACGCTGGCGCATGGCAGCCGTTCTACGAAAGTAAACGCACGCTAGAAGACGCACAGGCGAACTACGCGCAGCAATACAATCAATTCTTCTTCGACGGTTTCCCCGTCACGTTTGCAGAATTGACCGAGGACCAACGCGCCCACGTTTACCGGTGTGAAAGCGAAAGCGAAATCGACTTTCTGATGGATCAAGTTTCGGCCATCGTGGCATCGGCGCTGTTCTCGAAAAATCCGACCATGGAAATTAACGTGGACGGATACCCCGAGGTAATGAATCGCGCAATGCTGGAAGCACTCAACATCGACACGAAAGATGCTGACGGCCAGCTTAAAGGTTTGATCGACTGTCACGGCAACCCGATCAAAAAGAAAAAGAAAAAGGGGAAGTGATGGACATTCATCACCGCCACCACCCCCGCGCCTCACGGCTGGTCATTCTGGCCGATGTTGTGACGGCGCATTTTCTCGTTTACACGAAATTAAACTGGGTGCCAACCGAGCGCCATTACGACACCGAGCAGGATGTGGCCACCACCATTTACCTGCTGAGCTACAACAGCGAAATTTTTGGCCACGCGACGTTTACCCACAAGCAGGGCGAAACCGCAATTAAATTCAACGTGGTCAAAAATAATAAATTGCTGGCCGAGGGCGCCGGGATTAAAGACTGGTGCCGTTACATGAAAATGCGTGGCGTTCTGCGCCCGTGGATCGAAGTAGAGGAAGAAACCGATGAGCAACAAAAAGCGTAGCGAACTGATGCAGCAACTGGCTGACATTCATAAGCAGCAGGGCAAATTTATTATCGCCTTTGACGACGCGATGCTTAACGGCGAGCGTACCGAAGACGTGGCCGAACAGCTGCGCGTAGGTCTGGCCGAACTGGGCCTGTATCTGTTCAAATTTAAAGGGCTGGAATATGGCGTATGCAACCGCGCCGAATTTGAAGCCGAGGGCGGCATTATTGTTTCGGATACGGAATTCGATGAGGCGAAAGCTTTGCTCGATGACGACCCTAAGCAAATGGCGCAGTACCTCAAAAATAAATCCCAGCCAAACTAAGGGGCCAGCATGACTGAGCAAATTAAATTCCCGGCGTTCTTTCGGGGCGTGACCGAATTTGAACGCGGCTGGGGCGACCGCCCGGACGGCTATCTGGTGGCGAAAGACGTAGAGTCGTTTAATAAGCGTGCCGCCGAAATCAACAGTCAACAAGGTGACGAATTCAGCCGCACCAATGGAGCAGAACCGCGCCCGTGCTGGGTGACTGAGGATATGCACAATAAATTGCAGGCCTCGGATGACGGTACGGTATGGACCGCCAACGAAGTCAGTTGGTACATAATCGACCGCGAGCTTGATCCTTTACCTGCCGTGGAATAATCACTGCTGCGCATTCTTTTGAGTGCGCAACAGGATGAAACATTGGAGGATCACGAAATGGCTGTAGGTTGGGCACGCGAAGGCGACACGGAAAAAGAAACCGAGAACGCCATAGCACTGGAAATTTACCGGGCGCGAAAATCGCTCGCAGGGCCACCCCGAACTGACTGCATTGATTGTGATGAACCGATAGGGGCCGCTCGCCTAAAGGCACTCCCTACCGCACAACGCTGTATCAAATGCCAAACCAATATGGAGCACTGAGCATGGAAAAATATTTAACGGTGGAACATTTCTTTAGCCTGTTCCCCTACTGGTATATCGCCGCCTGCTTTATCGTGGGCTTTATCCTGTTCCCGATAATGCTGGCGATTCTGGCCAAGCCGCTGGCACGCGGGTTGTCGCATGGTCTGTGGGAAGTGGTGTTGTATTGGAAAGCGGGCGTGCCTCTGTGGGGCGTTTGCAAACGGCTGCTGCGCGTTCTGTATTACGACCTGTGGCTTTGGGGCCTGTTGAATGGAACACTCACCAGCAACAGCGTAGGGCCTGCCAGCTGGTACGGTATTTTTGGCTGGCATTTTAAAGCCGGGTTCACCCGCGCAAATTCTAAACGTGAAGAGCAAGCTAAAAAGGAGGCTGCCCAATGAAAAATCAACGTGAACCCCAGTGGTCGATTAAAGAATTGGCCGAGCACACCAAAGTCGCGCTTAGCACTCTTCGCGAGCGTATGCGCAACTACCCAATCCCTGCCAGCCCAAAAGTCGAGGATAAATTCGATTCACGTTTTGCCGGGCGCGCCGGGGCCACCAACCGCTACCCACGCTCGCATCTGCTGGCGTGGTTTGAACAACAAGACCAGCAGTCTAAATTCAAGCGCGCCGGGTCATGATTTATAAGACCGACCCTAAATGGGTTGCTTCGCAAAATTACTCGGGCTGTGTGCAGTGGGCGATTTATTCGCACCGGCAATACCTGCATACAAAACGCCATGGGTTTACTATGGCAGCCGCAGAATATAAAACTGACCGCGAAACGTTTCTGCGACGGGCGCGGATTCTCCGTCCAAAAGGATTAGCACCATGATCGAATTACTGGATGATCCAGAAACTGTAAATAGTTTGGAAGACGACCAGCATGTGCTGGTGGGTGGCGTAGAGTGCGTGTTTAACTGTGATTCCGTGCGTGTGCCGAATTCCAATTACGTTTACCTGACCACCTACAGCAGCCGCGTTGCCGAGTACCACGCCGAAGTAGAACGGCTGGAAAACGAAATGCGCGGGCTTGGGGAAATGGAGTGCGTGATACAAATGGCAGGGCATTGCATTTATCCTGACTACATCCAGAATTTCCGCCAGACGGAAAACGGCGCGGCCATGATGAGCCGTGAGCAAATGATCGACATTCTAAAAAGTGGCCAGTACGTGCTGGCGTAGGAGGCATCATGGTTGTTCCTATTTGGGCGGTAGTTCTTTTGGGGCTGTGTGCTGTTTTCGCTGTGTGGAAAATCGGACGGCGGCTAGACAACGTGCTTTGGTTGCTGGGCGCCATCGTCGGTTTCGTTTACCACCTCAAGGCCGTCAAGATTTATAAAATGCCACGCTGGCCAATCTGGAAGCGTGCGCCGTTCCTGATATGGGACGCATTTAAATACCGGCTGAATGTCGAGGTGACAGTCCGTTACCCTGACATTAGTTTTCACTACCACCACGGAATTAAAAACCGTGTGACGGGTGACGTGGCGTGGTTGACACACATAGCCAGCGCCCTGAATAAAAACCGTCTGCGTGCCGTGGTGCCGATTCAGAAAAACGAACCGGACCTGAAAATAAATGAGACGATGGAAATTACTGTCGGCTCACTCCCCGGCCCGCATCTGGTTGGCACCGAACCGTTAAAGGTTTTGTACCTGCACCCGAATTCGTCACTGGCTGAGGCCGTCATAGGTTTTGACCTGCTGAAATTGTTCCGCACCGTTAAACACTACATGGCCGATATAGACGCCGTTGCAGTTGTTGATCCACGCGCCATGATTGATGGCCGTTGGAACACCATTGAATATTTGTCGGCCACTAATGGCGTGTGGGCCGATAAAGATCACCTGCTGTTTAAAATCCCCAAGGAAAATTAATGGACCGTTATTTCTTTCAGCGGCAAATCGAAGGTGGCTACGAATTGGTTGCAGAGGTTTCTGTGTCCCGTCTGTCACTGTGCATCAGAGATTTAGAGCGTGATGGCTACCACGGTGCTGCATCAGTGCTGCGCGAATTGCGCGAGGATGCAAAAGCGCGTGCTGGTGGAATCTGGCACCGCAAGAAACCCGGTGAGGATCGCCCACGCGGCCCGCTTTGCCTCGATGTTGATTCAGCACGGGTATTAGGCCCCGGCCTTGGCGCTACACGTAACACCCGCGAAACGCTGCATGCCCTGCTAACGCCCGGCACGTCGAGGGACTACGGAGCGCACCGCGTGGGCCTGTTCCTGCATAAAGGGCGCAAGCCACTAGGCACCACCCTAAAGGGTGTGGAGTGCTGCCACGCGTGTAAGAGGCCGCTGTAGGGCCGTTGACCGTTCGTCGGTCTATAGGTACAATGAAACCTCTTCGGGTAACTGTGCCCGGAGAATGGACACTCACACGATTAGGGAAGTTTGATTCCCGCCACGGACCCTACGAGGATTCTGCAATGACCAATTTCAAAGTCGCTTTCCCTTGCCCTGAATCGGTAGAAATCGTTACCCAGTTTCAAATGGGCCTGATTACCGAAACCGAAATGTACCGGAAGCAAATCGACTTCGGTACACGTTCCGGCCTGCTGACTGCCGAACAGGCGGAAAAGCTGAATGCCGAGATTTTCGTCTACGGCGTTGCAGCCGGGAAATATGACGACGGCGAAGAAAGCTGTAGTTATTGCGATGACTTCGCTAGCCTGCGTGACGCGATTGTCGCGTGGGAGGAATACAACAGCGCCCCGTGGTGCCGCATCGAGCACACCGTAGATTCTTTCGTCTACGCACTGGACCCGATGAAAATCCGCAAGGCACGCAAAGTCAAAATGGATGACGGCGAAACTCGCCTCATCTATGACTTCTGCCACCCGGACGGGCAATTCAAATCTCAAACGTTCGGCCAACGCTGAACCCAACGGGGCGCCTAGTGCGCCCCAACCTTTTTTGGACTGAGGTATATCATGGCTACCCTTGACGATATTTTTCGCGAAGAGGAAGAGCGTTTGCACGAAAAAGCGCAGGCCGAAATTGCGCAGGAAAAAGCAGACTGGGATGCGTTGCCCGAGGAAGAAAAGCAGCGCATAAACCGCGAGCGTGAAGAGCGTTATGCGTCTTTGCCTGATTCCGATGAGGAACCAGAGGAAGACGACGAAGACGAAGACGAAGACGACACCGAACTGGAATAACCGAGGAAAAATGATGGAACTTCAAGCACTGCAATTCGCTTCCTACATCCGTGCTGCTGCCAAAGCTCACGAAGAATCTTTCGACAAAGAAGCGAGCGAGAAAGCGCAAGCCGCGTGTGACGAAAGGCGCGACCGCGAAAAGGCTGAGGGCAACGAATATTATTACCTCAACGTGGTTGACCACGCGCAATTCTACCGCATGGATATGCGCCAAGCGTGCGAAAGCGTGGTGCCTGCCGAATTCGTGGAACCGGTTTACCTGCTGTTGCAACTGGGCTGGAACGATATTCAGGGCTGGGCCGACGAAACCGAAAAGGCTGTGCGCGATATCGTGGGAATCAACCACGACGACGATCCGAACGATCCGGGCGCTGATTACGCGTTCGATATCACATTCGACCCGGATACTGTGGACGCGCAGACGGCCAGTGTGCAGACGTTCGGGCGCAATATGCTGCACGCCGCGTTTTACATGGGGCAAATGTTCCATGAGAAATTCGCAACCGATTTCCGTATCGTGCCTAAACAGGCAACGGAAATTGTGATGGTGAAAACTGAAAGCTGATTAACTTCGATACGCATCTAGAACGGTGCGTATCCGAGTGAAACCAGTGAGCAATAAAATGGAAAACTACGTTATCACAATCGACCGCACACCCAGCCGGGAATCAAGTCGAATCACTGAATATCGACTGACATACAACGGCAAAAATGCGGCCTATTTGGAAGTGGTGCAATTTGATGGCTACGCGGCACTGCATGGCGTGGTGACGTTTGCCGATTACAGGCGCAAAGGCTTAATGCATACCCTACTGCGTCATGTGCGCATGTGGGAACAGCAACAGCTGCGTTTGCTGGTCTACCCTGACAACGCGCCAGCAATCGCCTTGTATCGCTCGCTGGGCTTGCGTTTTACCGCCAATCGTTTACTGCTGGCGAAACTGCAAAGCCTTGAAGCCACTGACCCGATTTACGATGGTCCATTGAATCACGATCTACCCGAAATGATCTGGCCTAAACCTCGCACTCGAAAGGAAATCGCAGCATGAAAATGGCAAATATGAATCGTCGTGATATTCGCGCAATGTTCCCCAATCAAATGGTGAGCATCGACAAAACCGGCGTAGACCTGCTGGACATTGCGACCGGCGAGCGGGTAGCTAGCTGTGTTTATGCTGCCAATTCCGGGGCCATCGTGTGGCTGTACAACCGCAAGAAAGTTTTCGGCAAGCCCGATCACAAAGCCGTGGCTCACGTGAAAACCTACGAACACGAAGCCGACCACCACGACGCGGCACAGGCAGAACGTCGCCAAGTGGGCCGCAAGGAACTGGGCGACCGCACGATCAAAAACGAATGGAATAAAATTCAGGAACAAGATTTCAAAGAAGCGCTGGAAATCATGCGCGTATTCATGCACTTGCTGGCTGGAAATACGGGCGGTGGCGTTACCCGAGAGCAGTACAAGAAACTGAATGCCTATGGGCGCCTGATGAATACCCGCCTGCAAAACGAAAACAACGTGCAGGTAGGCGAAGCCCCCAGCAAGGCCTCAACGAAGCCCCCAGTGACGCAATCGACTGCCGCCCTTACCGACGATCAAGCGTTGGCCGAAGAGCGCGACAAACGCACCGTATGGGACGCAGACGACGACAAGCTATTCGACCAGCAACAACGCCTGCACAAAGAGATATCCAACCGGCTGGCGGAAATGCATGCGGCACGGGGTAGCAAAATCTCGATGCCTGAATGGGACCGCCGTAAAAACGCAAAGGAAAAGGTTTAATCATGCAAAGCTATTTCACAATCGTAAAACATACCGAAGCCAACCGCGTCACCTGCAAAATGGCGCGCCTCATTGGTTTCGAGCCGCTGCCTGACGGATGCTTTGAGCGTGTGAGCGAAACGGCAATTCGTTGCGTTTATCGCCCGCTGCAAAAGGTGAACGGCTACCCCGGCATTTGCCCGGAAACCTTCGACCCGTACAAAAACGGCAATGACTGTTTGATGGTCGCGGGCTACCTGAATATCACTTTGGAAAACATTGTGGTGGCAGGTGGCACACAAGCGGTACGCGCCAGCAACCACGAATTTGAAACCGAGGTGCAAACTGTGAACGATTCGCCGTTCATGTTCCAACACGCGAAAATGGCACGCCGGGCAATCATGCAGATTGCGGAAATGTTTGTGAAAAAGCATTTCGACATTGACCCTTCGGGCACCACCACAATCACCCGCGAATTCCAGCAGGCAGGCGCGTAAGGAAACTGTAAATGCAACTTGTGACCAAAGATGGCCGCTTGATTTCGATCTGGACCGCCGAACAATACGCGCTGGTCTACAAGCACACAGCCAAGCCGAAAGCTGCGCCTAGCCCGTTCGCGCTTGAATCCGGCCAATCCTTGCCGTACAGCGTGGAAAGTTTTATGTGGTGGCTGCGCGATGCTAACAATGGCTTTGCTGCTGTGTTGGCCAACCCCGCAATCCCTGCGCAAGAGAAAGTGGAGATTTATCAGGCAGGGCTGCTGGTGATGATCCTGTTGGATAAGTTGGAACGCTACAAAGATTTGCTGCCCCAGCAAAAGCTGGAGTGGAAAATTCAGGAACTGCCCCGCCACGCCACCTGCTGAGCAGCCAACGGAAAAACTGAGGAACTAACCATGATGTTTCGTCTGCACAACCAGAGAGAAAATTTCAGCAATATTCTGTCCGCTTCTGAAACCGAACTGATTAGCAAGTTCACCGGGCACGCAATGTTCAAGCTGCGCCCCGGTCAGAAAATCGAAATGCCTCTGTCCATGTTTTACGACGTGTTCGACAGCCTGTACCAAACGCTGGTTTTCGAGGCCACCCAGCACAACCGCTACGACTCGAAACTGGCGGTGCATGAGGCGATTACCAAGCTGCTGCATTTCGTGACGGCAATCAGCTACACCGCGTTGCAGCCGGGTTACATGATGGTTTGGGAGGCCGAAGAATGAGCATGCAAATTATCGACCTTTCGTGTGGCGGTTGGAAGCAGGGCGAAGTCATAAATTATTTCGGGTCTAACGTCTCGCATATGTACGACGTGAAAAAAGACCTGCTGGCCAAGGCGCCCAACTTCACCGGGTATCCGAAGGGCAACAATTTCGGTTCGGCGTTCATCGAAGGGGAGGCCGACCAGCTGCATGACTTCCTGACCGCATTTGCGCGGTTCTACGACGACGAAAGCACATGGCGCACTACCCACTCCCTGCATAACGCAATCGACGCAGGAACCCCCGTTATACGCGCCTACAGGCACGCTTGGCCCGGTCGTTTTCCCGAAGAGCTTCCCGAAAGCCTGCTGCTGGCGAAATTCGCGCAAATCATCGTGATGGAAGAGCGCGGCGCAGGGTTCGGCCATCTGGTAAACGAGCGCGATTCGTTCCGCATCTATTGCCTGTGGGAAGTTGAGAAATTCCAGATTCAAAAAGACTGCATCGCCATGCGCCACATGAACGGCTTTGAGCGTGTCGAAAAATTCGAGACGTTCGGCTTCGAGTGGCCCGGCCAAGAAAAACCACAAGGCGCCGATCTGGAACGCCTGTGGCAGCAAATCAACGTGGTGGCCAATCGTTACCACGAAAAAATGCAGTGGTTTGCAGAAGCCATTGCCAACGATCCGCGAATAGGGAAAAAGGAATGAAGCGACCGCAGTTCAAAGATTTTCGGCAAGGCATTACGGTCTACACGGTGCATGCGTTTGCGCCGTACCGCAAAGGCGTCCACGAAAAACAGGGCGCGGCTGGCTGGATCGAAAAGCACTTCGTGACCGGTATGCCGTACATGTACAACAAGGTCGGTTTTGCGGTGCCGGTCAAGAAACAAAAATGCTCGATTGCCGATGGTTATTTCTTCCTGTCCACGTTCAACGTCGTGACCCCACACTGTAGGCCGGGGCGCCTCAAGAACAACCACGGTTGCTTCTGGACCCGTAAACAGGCCGAACGCCACCTGCAACGCATCACCAGCGGCTGCCTGACAGGAATCGAATGGCAGCGCGCAATTGACTGGAAAGAATTTCTGGACTCAATGCGTGATATGCAGTTCCTGTGGGAATCTGAAAATCCACGGGAAGCCTACGAACAAAACTACCCGGAAGAAATTGATTATGATTAACGTCGTTGGTTTTAACCGCCGCCCTTCCGAAATGGAGGGGCCGCGTGCCTCCTTTGCTGATGTAGTACCGGGCGCCCGCCTGTTCATCGTCGGTGCATCTTTCAACGATACGAAAACCAGAATTTCCGAAGTGGAAATTCGCGGTGTGCCACGTGATAACCACACAGGTATTTGGTTCGTGGCGCATGTAGGCGTCCGCCCCGATGGCAAATGCGGCAAAATTGAAACGCAAATGTCGCTGCGTGACGCCGGGATCATCCCGAACAAATACAACATGTGTCGAACCTTCACCAAACGTGAAGACGCCGAGATTTACCGGACGCGTATCGACAACCACGAACTGACGCATTTTGAACAGCGGCGCTATGAGCAAATCATGCGCAAACGCATCAAACAATTTGGCATGTGAGGCACCATGGCAAAGCTCCGCTTAAAGGATTTCCGGCAAGGCAAAACGGTCTACCATGCATTCGTGTTTCCGCACACGGACCCAAGCAAAAACGTGGCATGGTTCGATACTGTAAATATCCTAGACCGGCCCAAACCGTTCTACTCGCCGTATTTCAGCAAGCCTCAATGGGGCTTTGAATGCACCGAGGGCGGCCTTAACAGCCTGCGCGAACGTGTGGTGTGGATTGAGAGCCTAATCAGCGAGGAAATGCTGACCATAAGTTTTCACCGCATGTTCCGTACTGCGAGACAGGCGCAGCGCTATTGCAATCGGATGGAACGCGGCTGTTACACGGCGCTGGAACGTAAACGCATTGCCGAGGCAGAAAAGAACTTTGCCGAGGCCGAAGCAAACCGCAAGCAAGCACGTTGGGAACGGCGCTACGGCACCGAGTAAGAAACCACTGAGGAAAAACCGAGGAACTTATGAATATTCTACGCAATCATCTGTCGAGCTTTAATGGCCAAGCGGTGCAAGGCGCCCGCGATGTGGTCAGTAGCAGTTTCGATCTTGCCATCCAAGCCGAAGAGTTCAACGAAATCGCTGCACTCGAAAGGCGTGTCAATAAAACCTTCAAGCATCATGTGAAGGCCTTCCGCAAAACCCGCATCGAGATTTTCCCCGGCTGATTATTTTTAATGGGCATCTAGGTGGTGCCCATTGGAAAGAAACCCGCTGCGAGAAAATAAAATGCTCCCCCAAAATGAATCCGAACTGTGCAAACACCTGCGTGACCCACGCGACTGCGAAGTCTGCGATGAAGAGCAAACCTGCCGCCATGGCGTGCGCGTCGATCAAATCGAGTGCGAGGATTGCATGGAAGAGGAATGCGGCGACATTCCCGGCACTGGTGAGGACGAATAATGGCAACCGAAACCCCTCCGAAATACGACTACGTTATCAGTAAAGAACTGCTGGAAGAAATCAAGCAGCTTTTCTGGATTATCCACTGTGACGAATGTCGCGATGATCCAGTGGTGGAAGGCGCCACCTACGAAGTGCTGAAAGCATTGGAGACTTACCGCAAGGCTGTTAACGGGGAGACTGCGAATGCCAGCTGTAATTGATTCGTTTAGCCTGACCTACGATATTCACCGCCTGCCGATCAAAAAGGGCTTTGGTCCAGAGGGTGAAAAGCTGGAAGATTTTCTGCACGAATTTCGCCAGAACTATTGCCCGGAACCTGTGCTGTTTGCCGACCCCGATTTGAGTTGGCAAATGTGCCAATACGGCGGTCTGGTTTGTGTTGGTATTTTCTCGGTTTTCGTTCTGACCGAAGACAACCACAAGTCGGTTAACGTGGGCATCATCAGCACCAACGTGCATCACATGGAAACCCGTGCGCTGGAATGGCTCAATGCGAACCGCCAGCCGGGCATTGACGGCAGAGGCTACTGGCACCCGGCTATTGAGTTTCCCGCGCCTTATGATCACTGCGCGACCTACCCAATCAAACTGCCCGAAGGCATGCGGTAATGGGCGGCGCATTCGGGGGCATGATGATGCGCGTTGCAAACGGCCTTGGCATGGGTTGCGCGCATTACGCACCGACCAAGCCGAGGCGTAAAAGCTGGGCGCAGCGCGTCGAACAGGAAACCGAAGACGACCTGTGGAATTTGAAGCAGGATCGCGAAAATGCGCGCAGCAAAGCCATAAACGTTTTCAAGCATCGTTTGCTCGACAATTACGACCAGTTTGCAGAAGCTGGTTTGGTGAAACCCGGTGACTCGCTGATGCAGATTATTTGCCGGGCGCACGGGCTGCCATTGCCCAAGAAAAGGAAACGGAAATCTTGATTTATGTCACCGCGTTTTTTCTGACGTTCGCCTATGTTTTCCTGAAAGGCTTTCAGTACAAAAACGTGATGCACAATAAATGGATTAGTATGGCCACCACTTCCTACGTGATGAACGTTTTCGAGGTGGTGCAGGTCGGGGCCTACGCGAAAATCACTATGCAGGGTGATTGGTGGTACGCGCTGGTTTCCGGCACCGCTGCTGCCATTGCCATTGTGGGCGCCACGTGGTTTCACAACAAATGTTTTCATAACTAAGCAACACCCGAGAAAAAACTGAGGAAAGGAAACGCAAGATGCGTAACAAGCCGCGTGTAGATTTCAGCGAGAAATTTGTCAACTTCGCTGAAACGGTTATCAACCAGTTTGATACGGCCAATAATCCCAAGCTGGCTATCCGTCGCCAAAAGCTCAACGCCATGGCGCAGGATTTCGGTATCGACATTTCGGTCAATGCTGGCAAGCAGGGCCTGCGCGATTTTCTGCGCGAACGTGGTTACAAAATTCATATCGGGGCCTCGGCGGTTCACGTGTCGAAAATCCCGGTAACGAACGTGCCAAAAGATCAATGGCCGTCACTGGTGGAAAACTTGGCCCGTCGTCTGCTGGCCCTGTACGTCGAAAAAGGCGAGCAGGTAATGCGAATCTGGCCCGCACAATTCCGCAACATTGCAACCGTGTGGCCTGCCGATCACGTCGAGTTCAACCAGATGGTTATCGACCGTATGCAGGAACACGGCTACACCCTCACATTCCACGTTAACAGCGTGGATATGCGCCCGGTCGGCACCGAGAGTAAGCGCGGCAAAAAGACGGCGATTATCCAGCCTGAAAAGCCCATGGTTGAAGTGATGAATGGGCGTTCATTCCTGCCTATTGCGCTCGCCGGTCGTCGCGTGAGTTGGCGCCGGGGTTACACACAGGCGCTGATGATTAACGCCAAGCCGGGATTGGCACCGGGCAGCATTGCGCTAACCACGGCGTTTGTGCTGCTGCGTTCCCCGGTCTACGACAAAAACGGCGTCGAGTGTATGTCGCTGGTTGTGCAAAGCGGCGACGTGGTTTTGGTCAATGATGCGGCCCACGATTTGATTAAAAATGGTCAAGTGCGCTGCGCTCTGGTGGGCACCTACCATGAGCCTGTTATTCACGCCGTTTCCCTCAAGGATTAATCGTGGATAAAACGTTTCGTAATCTGTTGGTTTTGATTGCGTTGGTTGTGGTGTTGGAGCACGTGATTGCATTCAACATTGTGGCGCGCAATCTGGAAAGCTGGTGGTGGTTTTTCTTCATGGTTTTCATGGGCCTGAATATGATGTTTGCTTGTGCGGCCCATACGCTGAAAGACCCTGCGTTTGATGGCGTGTATTTTGGGCGCCTTTACCTGCGTTTCAAAATCAGCCACACATGGCTCTACACCACCGACCGTAAGGGCCACCGGCACAACACAATATTCAGCGTGGGTTTTATCGAGAAAGACGGGATCAACGCCCGCTGCTGGAATCTCACGTGTCTTACGTTTTCATTTAGCATTGGCATTTTGCCGAAGAGGAACGCCCAATGAACCTGCGTGAATTGACCGAATATTTCGAGGATTGCAAATACCGTAAAGACTCGGTGGAGCGTGTCGAAGAGGTGAAGGCCCAACTGGCTCACCAGTTCAATTTGCTGTTCGATAAAGACGGCAACTTCGCAACCAAATTCGATCCGTACCGCACCGACCGCATGTATGACGACGTTGGCACCAAACACCAACGCGGAACACTGCATCAAATCACGGTGGCGCATTTCCTGTTCGATGAGGAAGGGGATTTGCGCCAGCACCTGCACCTGCCGCTCGACCACCTGATTAAGTCGCTTATGCCGTCGTATGGCAGCGACCTGATTACCTTGCATTTTGGCAAGGAAATGTCGCGCATTACCCGTGGCCAGTACACCGCAATCTACGCATGGAAAGGCTGATGACAAACGAAAGCAATTTCATCACAAAGCTGGAGCCTCTGCGTCTGCGAATGATGCGGCGCGAGCTTGGCGAAATGACATTCGATGAAGTAGTCGAATTGGCCCAGCAGGCCGAAGGCTTTTTGGAGCACATGAACGTCTTTGATCCGGCATGGAAAAAGTTCACGGCTGATCGGCGCCAGTGGTGGGAATACGCGTGGTTGCTTTCGTTGGAGGCGGGTGGGTTCTGCCCGTCTGATCCGCACGTGAAATGGCGTGGTTTCCTCATCGGTTATTCACGTAATCAACCGGGCGTCACCGGCCAGAATTTCCGCGAGTGGTTGGCCCAGCGCGAAGAGGACGTGACCGAAGAGAAATACTTCTGGTTGCCTGTGTATTTGCGCCCTGATGAAGTCTGCGCCTACGCCACCAAGGTTTACCACAAAACGCTGGAAATCGACGGCTGGCTGCGCGGCTTTGAAATTATTGAAATTCCAGTAGAGGATTGATCGTGGGCGTAACAATCGACAAAACGGGTTTGGTGGACGGCGTTCGCACCTACACTTTCGAGGCCGAAGCAGGCTCGCACATTTCCAACGCGGTAGGTGATGCACTAGGCATTCTGTTCTACAAAGCCGAACGTTTCCCTAACGAACCGCTGCACGGCATTCTGGTTTTCAACGGTCTGGAAATTCCCATGGAAGTTGGTGAATGTTCCAAGGCCGTTATGGCACGCTATCAGAAAATGTCGGATGAGCGCCGCGCCGAGTATTTGAAATCGCCCGAACACGCCGAACAACAGCGCCGCCAAGCCGCTAGCCAACAGCTGGCGCAGCAAACTGTAAACACTCAAGTACCGGTGATTGTTGACCTGTGCAAAGAGTGGTCGGCCCTTCCCCGCGCTGAATTGCAGCCGCATGGGCAACTGGCTATGCGCCTGATGGTGGCGCTGGTCGAATACTGCGAAGCCACGGATCACGTCGGCGTCGATAGCCGCGCAGCCGAGGTTATCGAATGGTTGCAAAAGGCTGGTTACGTGCGAAACGAATACGTTGGCCGTGGCGAAGAAATCACGCTGAATTATCACAGCCGTGGTTGGATCGTTGGCCAGATTCTCGATATGCTGATCGGCCACGGTTCTGTACACCAAGCGATACCCGCGCACATCACCAACAAAAAGTTGCATATTTACAACTGACTCAATTGAAACATTGAGGAAAAACTGAGGAACTAAAGATGGAACGTTCTTACGAAATTGTTGACGGTCGGCATGAGCCAAAAGTCGGCCACAACATCGCAACCGCAATGACCCACGCAATCGAAGACGTGGAACCCAACACCGTTGCAAAATTCGGTTTGGACCCATGGCGCTGGGTGGAATTCACTAGCGCCGACCGCCCCCGCGACCTGTGGGATCGCCTGATGATGAAGATTAACGAAGGTAAGTGAGAAAATGACTTTGAAATTCGAGAAAGCTAAACGTCGTTTTGACGTGACGGCAAAGGTGCAAGTTTTCCGGGGCGGTAAGTGGGAAGTAGTTTACGAAAGCACGTCTGTTCTGTGGTCCCACGGCCCGGAAATGCACAACCTGCTGGAACCGATTTGCGCTGCGGCCAATGTGCCATCGGACAAAGCGCGAGTAGCCATCCTGTATGTTCGGGAACACCAATTCCATGAATACACCCCGCCGCAAATGGGGAAAATGATGGCGCAAGAGGGTTACGGATATTCCGATAACCCATACGTCAACGACGATCACGCGCAGGCTGATGCGTGGGCCGATGCCTTCCAAAAAGAAGCGCGCTATATCGCTGGTCGTCGTCGCTAACTGTAAACACTGAGCAAACCCAAAAGGAAGTTTGAGTAATGAGCGAATTTAAAGAATTTGGCCACGCAGTAACCCACGCCTACAACAGCATCTTGAAAAAAGATGATGGCCAAAAGAAAAACGTTTTCCTCGTAAAGTTCCCTGATGCGGTAGACGCTGACGGTGCGTTTGTTGAAGGCCTTTCCACTGGCGACCTGCTGTGGGAACATTATCTGGCGTCTTTCCCGAAAGGCACCAACCCAATGTTCCGCGAACGCACCGAGCACGATTGCTCGACCTGCCGCAACTTCGTGCGCAACTTGGGTGCCGTGGTTTACGTCACCGAAAAAGAAATTCGTTCCGTATGGGACGTGAAGATCGACAACCCGACCTATCAGGCGGTCGCGGACCTGCACGTGGCGCCTGATCGTTTACCGCTGCGAAGGTTCCAACGATTTCGAGTTCACCAACATGATGCGGATCGTTACCAAGCCTAAAGAGGCACGCTAAACGGTGGGTACAATGAAAGGTCAAGAAGTTACAAACGAACAACGGCTGCGCTGGCGTCCGTTGGGCTATCCGATGCACTTTGCAGGACGGCACAAATGCGCATTTCGATTGGCTACCCTGATCGAGCGCAAAATCGTGGTTTCCACCGTGGGCATGTGGCGCCCTGATCCAGAAGAGGCGCCGGAATCGCTGGTGGGTATTTTGCCCGGTGATGATCCTCTGCTTTTTGAAACCTACGTGTTTCTTGTGACAGGTTTTGACCGGCATGGGATTCCTATAATCGGCAAAGAACTTTTTGGCCGCCCAGTCCACACCGATAGCGAAGCCTACCAGCTGCACAGCGAACAATGTGAGAAATTCCAACGCCGCTTGAATATGGGTCAGTACCGATAGGAGTAGGCAAAAATGGCTAAAGCAATTACGATAAAAGTTCCAAATCTTTTCACCATCCAAATTCCACCTGCTGGTGCAGATGGCCGCACGACTGCCCTAACCAGTCTGCGTTGGGTGTTGGGTAGCTGGGAACTGGCGGTGCGCGATACCACAAAGAAAGGCGACCGCACCCGCGAGGAAGTGCGCGATGCGATTGAAGAAATTGCGCGCCAACTGAAACCGCATTTGTCCGAACCAGAATGGGATCGTTTCAAGTTTTTTCTGGTAAACGATGACTGCACACTGGATTCTCTGCGAGGCCCAAATGCCTAAGTGCGAAACCTGTAACGACCACAAAGAAATCGGCTGCCTGCGCCCGGATGGGTACGATGGCGACCGCTGCCCTGACTGCAACGCCCCGCAATGGTTTGTGGTGAAAAGTTCACGGGCCTTTAGCGGGTTCTCCTACACTGGCCCCGCGCTGCAATACACGTCGTTTGCTGGCCGGGCCAACACTGTGTTTGACAGCTACGACGAAGCCGTCAAATGCGCACAGGAATTGACCGAGGCTAATCCGGTCGGATTCGACGTTTACCACGACAACGGCAACAAGGTTTGGCCCGTTAAATCTGAGGAACTGTGATGCGCGCTGTTTTCATGAAATACCTGAATCAACAAACGCAACGCCCGGAAGTGGTGGCGCTGGCATCCACCGAAAGCGCAACCACCACTACAGCGTTTTTGCTGGAACATGCGGCCAAGATTCTGCGCGGCAAAATTGATCGCGGCGAACTGAAAGAAGAGCACATTTACGAAGTCAATCTGAGGAACTGAAAAATGGATATTAACCTCGACGCCTATTTTGACCAGCGCGGCCAGTTGCAGGAAGGCGCAAACATTGACCATCTGCTGGACGGCCACGGCTTCGCAAGCGTTCCGCTGGAATGTGCGCTACGTGACAAAATCCGTTACGGCACCTACCACGCGGCCACCGATCTGGTTCGCCTGTTCTACGCCATCGAAGCGCAGCGTAGCACCGAACGGAAATACCCTGCCAAATATTTCTGGAAATGACCATGACCCACTACACGCGCAAGATGCTTAAAACTTGGCTGATCGGGGTGTTTGCTTTCAGCCTCGGCCAAGTTTTGGGTTTCCTTAACATCGGTGCCCCGGCCTACGCCACCAAATATTTCGGTGATTATGCGCCGTGGTATCTGGCAATTCACATTGGTGGTTTTGCCTTCGTGTTTGCATTGCTGTTCTTTGGCGTGCGCTGGTTGTCGGATCGTAAGGACAGAAAATGCGTAAACTCGCAATCGTAAAAACGCGTGGTCCATACCGCCGTTACTGGCTGGCACTCGACGTGAAACATCGTGACCTTGGGCGCGGTTTGAACACCGACCGCACAGGCCTGCACCTGTTCTCCGGGTACTGGTATGGGCGCGAGAAATTCACGTCGTTCAAAAGCCACAAATCCTTTGGGAAAATTTGCCACATTATGCCTGCCGATGCCCGCGTGATTGGCTACGCCCGCAACTCTTACCTGATTCGGAAATTGATGAAATGAGCCAGAAATTAACCGAGCAAGAAAAAGCCCGCGTACTGCGCATTCTGCGCAACTATTTCCCGAACGGCTACGACGACTACGGCCAGCAGGATGAAAACGCTGTGTTGGCGCTGAAAGTGGCACAGGCTTTTGCCGATTCTGATCGCCTTGATTATATCGAAGAGCGGACGGCCACTTCGTACACCGGCCTTAGCTTCGACTACGGCCACCGCAAACAGCCACGTATCATGTGGCAGGGTATGTTAGGCGAGCGTCAGCCAACGTTGCGCACCGCTATTGATTGGGCGATTCACAAACACCCGTTGAACCTGTGCGATATCTACCACAGAACGCCAGTGCAAATAGACCCGGTTTTCAAACCAAAGCGCGAGCAACCGCATGTTGATGTGATGGCCCGTCACCCGCAATACAAGCCACCGAAAAGTGTGTACCAGCGCACCAAGAAATTTGATTTTGGTGATGCGGTACTGAATAAAGTTATGGGCTTCATTTACGACCAAGGTTCTTTTGCGCCAAGTAACCGTGTCGGTCCCGAGGAAGACCTTGTAGAAAATGGCCAATTGGATTCGCTGGATCATATCGAACTGATGATGACCATCGAAGACGAATGGGGCCTGCAAATCCCCGACGAAGAGGCGTACAAATTGCGCACGGGCAACCTCATCGCGGAATACGTGAAGCAAAACCGGTGCAACCTCGAATGACTTGGGGCCAACTTTTCCGGTGTTCTCGCAACGAATCTATCTGGCTGATTCTTGTATCGTTGGCGATGCCCACCATTGACCTTTGCCGTGGTCGCTTCATGACCTTTTGGGGCCTGCCTCAATTCACGTGTTATCTGCTGGTGGTTACGGCCCTGATCGTTGCGTGCGTGCTGGTTTGCATGCATTCCTACTGGCTGAGAAACGTCTGGAGAAAAAGATGAGCATTGAAGACATTTTGGGTAGCCCCGAAGATTACCGCGCTGCACAAGCGGCGCACGAGAAAAAGAAAGAAGAAAATCGCCAACGCATCATCAAGAAATTGAACAAACGCGTGGCCAAACGTGAGGAAGAATTCCGCAAAGATTTCGAGGCGCAACTAACCGGCATCACCTACAACTGGCAGCGCACCAATGACGGGAACTACAGCCCGCAACCTGTAGATTTCATGTGGCAAGGCTACTTGCTGCGCTGCAAAGAGTTGCCGTCGTTTGAATTCATGGGCGCTGAAATCCGGCTGCCTGTTGATCCAGCAAAACGCTATGCAGCAATTGACGAATTGAGTCACGTATTCAATTCCTACGTGAATCAAATGTTTAGTGTGTGGGCACTTGGGAGCGGTCGCCGCGTCATGGTTGCCGACGACGTGGAACGCATGTGTTTGATTGCCCATGCATGCCTCGATGAATCTGAATACCACCAGTTTGCGGGCCAACTGGTCAACCAAAATTTCCGACTAAAGGCACTTTTTAAATGAGCAAGGATCGCAGCAAATCGCCAGTCGAAAACGCCTACGAAGCAGGCGAATTTGAAACCCTGAGTTTCCGCAACGATCTGGAACGCGGTAACAACGGCACTCCGACTTGGCTGTCACACGTAATCCTCGAAGGGCTGCCGGGTGATCTTATCCGCCGTATTGCAGACGCCCCCGGTTGGGACGCGGACAAAATGTCCATTGCAATCCTGCTGAATGGTGAACGTGTACTGTTCGCGGATTTCGAGAAAATTTGTTCGTACTTCGCTAACCGCATGTACAAAGACAAACTGGCTCGTTCGCACTTCGACAATTTCGAGAAAGCTGTAAAGACTACAGCGGCAGGCATGCTTGATCGCCAGCGTGATTCGATTCAGGAAAAACTGGGCGAACTGGATAACCAGCTGCACTACCTGAAAGAGCAAACGCAAAGCGCGCTGGAACGTGAATGGAATGCTCCTTTCATGGGCCAAGTGACCGATAAAATGCAGCAGGCCGGTCTGAATGCGCTGGGCCGATTCTTCGACACGGAACCCGACGTAAACTTCGACGGTAAATCCAGCGAATCCGAAAGCAATGCAGCGGACCACGCGAAGCAAGCTGTCGAGGCCATTTGGCGCGCAATGTTCTGCGCCCGTGAAGATCAACCGATCTACAAAATCCAGCTGCCTAAAGCTCGCACCGATGGCCTGAGTACGCGCAGCCAGATTCGCGAGGAACTGATGGAAGAAATCAAAGAAAGCCTGATGAAGCAGGGTCTGGTTTTCGAGGAAAAAAGGAATGAAACTGACTGACCTGAAACGTATGCTCAACCTTAACACGGCTGAGTACGAATCTGCGATAAAGAAAATCCAGCAGGCTGCAATGATCGACAAAGAAAAGTTTGTTGATTTTCGCCGCGATGAACTTCCCGACCCGGTGTACGACAAGCTGGTCGAGGACGGCTATCAAATTCAACACAACAAATACCTGATGTGGTGCTATCGGGTATCGGGCTGGGCTGGCCCCGTGGAACGTCCATAAAGGAACTGAGCAATGCAACGGAACAACAAAGCAAAAATGAGCAACACTTACGTGGTGCGCCAAAACACCACGTTCAAAAAGTATTACCCGCTTTCTGCTGTAAAAACCAATTACCTCGAAGCCCAAGATCAAATGGCTATCGCCTACGCGCTGTACGACGCCGGGTTCCCGCCTGCGTGGACGTTTGACATTACCGGCGCCTTGATCTGTGGTTACGGTGATTGCGTGCATGGGTTCCGCTACGAACTGATGCCGGTCGATGATGAGAACATTTCAAAAGGCATCGTGCCGTGGGCCGACGTAAAGGCCAGCTTCAAACGCCTTGCAGACCAAGGGGAAATCGTGTGATTTATTTCTATATTTTCGCGGCGTTGGTGACTGTTGCGTACTGGCACCTGCGCTTCAAAGACTGGCCCACTTCGATCATCAGCTTTTTGGTTGGTGCTGTGGTGGCCGTCGCTTTGTTTTACGGGCCGATGTTCTGGCAGGCATCAGACGTAGAAATTTTGTCGGGATCGGTTGCGAAAAAGCAGCGCGTTTACGATCCTGAAACCGAGTATTACGACTGCGGTAAAGACTCGCACGGCAACACCAAAACCTGTAGCCGGGAAATCCCGCGCTGGCGTTGGGATGTTATCAGCGATTACGACGATTCCTATAGCGAACATACCTACCAGTCGATTCGTGCCCCGGAGATTTATTCCGCCACTCAAATCGGTGATCCGTTCGCCAGCACAAAACGTTTTATGAATTACCAAAACGTGAGTGAACAATCGGTGGTCGTGGATCGTTTTTCTGCCGAGGAATACAAGGGCTGGTTGCCCTCCTACCCGCACATTTACGCCGGGTTCAAAGTGCAGCGCGGTTTCTCTAACACGCCCTACATGGACCAGCGCGTTTTGTCCAAAGCGTTGAGCGTGGCGCAGAAGCGTTGGGGACCAATGCACGGCGTAAACGTGAGCGTAATTGTTCTGGACCACCGCACCGTCTGGCACCAGTTCATAAACGCACTGGCCGCCAAGTGGAAAGGTGGTAAGAAAAACGATGCGGTGTTAGTGCTAGGCCTCGATGAAAGCGGCAGGGCAATCCATGGCTGGGCATTCAGCCGGTCGGCAGATGAAAAACTCGATGAAATGGGCCGACCGTTTACCACCGCGTTCTACGTGAATGCACATGAGGCGTTGTATCAACAGAAAGGCCCCGTTACCATCGACACGATTATAAATTCGATTGACGGTTCGTTGAAGCTTTTCCAGCGCGAAGACCTTGGCCGTTACGACTTCCTGCGTGATGAATACTCGCCACCATTCTGGCTAATCATCCTGTCGGTTCTGGTGATCGCGGGTGTCGTTTCGATAACTGTAAATAAAGTGTGTGAGCGACTAGATTCGCGTGGTGGCTACCGCCGCATGAATCGCCGCTTCGGTATGTTCTAAATCAAAACCTGCTAAGGAAAAGTGAAGTAATGAAAAAGTCGCAACGTGGTTCGGTCGGTATCGGCCTGCTGGTTCTGCTGGGTGCGCTGGTACTGGCCGCCGTTTGGGCAGCCTCGATCAACAACACCGTAGTACGCCAAGAGGAAGGCATTACCGGTGCCAACAAATCGCGGCAAACAACGCTGTCCAACCTGAGCCAGAAAATCAAAGAAGCTATCGGCGTTCAAGATATCAACGTCGAAAACATCCGCAAAACGGTGAACGAACAAATCGCGACCCGTGCCGGTGATGGTGGCCTGAAAGCGACCATGCTTTTCCTGCAAGAAAACAACATTGCACCTTCGCAGGCGCTGGCGGAAAAAATCGTCAACCTGATCGACCAAGGTCGTAACAAGTTCGAGCACGAAGAAAAGCTGTTGATTGCGCGCAAAGTTGTGGCTTGCCAATACCGTGGCCAAGTCCCGAACAAATGGGTAATCAGCGCCATGGGTTCAGCAGAACTGAATATCGGTTGCCGCAACGGCCAAGACGACTTCGCCCCGCTGATGAACGACAAGGCGAAAGCTTCGTTTAAATCGGGCGAAGACGAAGGCCTGTTTGATATCCCGAAAAAAGCTTAAATGGCTGGGGGCCTAGTGCCCCCTTTCCCGAGGAACTGATTCATGGCAAAAACGAGCAAAGGCACCATAAAACTGCCGGGTAAAATCGTCAAAGATTATGAGCCGGAATTTGAGGATGAGGATTTCGATATCATCCGGGCCATCATAAATCTGGTGAGGCGCTACCCGAAATCAAAAGCCCCGTTCATTCGTGAGGAACTGGGCAAATATCATAAAGGCATCACCGACCGCCAGATTGCGCGGTGCTGCAAATTCATCACTTCCCGTTGGTCCACGCCTACCTTGCGTGAACTGATAAACGAACAACGCTAGGGACAAGGAAAAACCATGGAAAACATGACTCCACAACAGGTTAAGGAACGCTACAAAGACCTGCGCAGCACCGAGCAAATCACCAGCTGCCCTTACTGCCTAACGGCCAAGGTCAAAGAAAGGCGCCAGCGTGACCAGCATTGTTCCGGCCTGTGGAACACTAGCGTGCAATTCGATTGCGGAATTCAGTTCAATTTTTCCCCAAATCTGCTGAGCGTTGAACAGCAGTATATGTGTACCAAATCCCCGGAGTGGAAGGCACGCATTGCCAAGGTCGATGATCTGCGCGCAAAACTTCTGGAATTTGCCAAAGAGCAAGGGGCACACCCGGAAGACGTGGTGAAGCTCAAAGAGAAACTGGAATACTGGAACCCAAGGTATTTCTGATGCTTATTTACCGACTTGAAACCGTGGAAGGGCACGGCCCTTACAATGTGCCCGGTGAGTACAAAAAGGCCCGCGAGGAACTGGACCACGCCACGGGAACGCCAGTTGAAAAATACCAAAAGGCGTTGAAGGTTATACAGCGTATGACCGACCGCCAAAATCTTTGCAGCAAGTTGCCGCAGCACCTTGATCCAGATTCGGCAGAAATGCTGGCATCGGTTAAACATACCCCAAAGCAATTCAAGCGCGACATTGCAGATTCTGACTATGTGTACGCATGGCGCACCTTGGCGCATATGCGGCGCTACGTGCGGACCCGCCTCCGACAGCAATTCCACGACGGCGGTTTTACGGTGGGTGTTTACCGCCTAAATCGTGATAGCGCCCTGCGATTCTTTGATGGGCAAATTGCGTTTCGTAAATCAAGTGCGCAGCTGGTTAAACGGCTGAGTCTTTTGGAGTTGTGATTATGCACAGCGGTGGCTTCGTTGAATCGCGATTGGAAGGCGCGAAGAAATATGATGAACTGGCAGAGTTGACCGACGTTCTTTTGCGCGAACTGGCCCGGCTGCAACAAAGCGGGCGCTACAAGCCGAGCAAGGCCGTTGAGCACTGCATGGAAAAGACTCACAGCATTTTGACAGGTGGTTTCTGATGGACGTAAGTAAGCGCAAAGGTTGGTTGCGGTCACAGGTGGCAAAACGTGAATTGTCGTGGCCAACTTACCATCCGCACCAGTTCGACGCCAGCGGCGCCAATCGTGAAGAGTTGATTAAAGACGCTCACGAAAATGGCATGACCCAAGTAGTTAACGAACTGGTTTCGCCCCTGTTGCTGGAGAGCGAAAAGCTCCGCGAGAACGCCAAGGTTTTGGTTGAATATCTCGACCGCGAATATTCCCAAGGGCGTTTCAGCCGTGTCACCAAATACGGGCGCGCCGTCGAAGCCCTGCGCAACATCATCACCGATCAAAGGAACTGAAAAAAATGTCTGACGTGCAACTGTACTACAAAAACAATCTCGATGAACTGATTGAGAAATGGCAAAGCACTTTGACCACCGATTGTTCGGACTATGTTCACGTCGATGGTGAAGAGGGCGATTTCGGAATTATGCGTTACTATGGCCCCGACCTTAACGGCGACCATGAGCACATGATTACCACGTATATTCACGGCGGCGATGTTGAGTATAGCTACTACACCGAAGCCGGTGCCGCCATGGTCAAGAAAATTATCATGGAAAATTTCGAGGCAGCCCTCGATAAAAGCCTCAAATATTCCCTCGATCCCGGTCAATCCGAAGACCTGTATCACGGCTTTGTAAAAGTCGCGGAAAAGGCTAGCGACATTGCGTATGCCGAGCAACGCAAATACGCGGGCAAACTGCACCAGCGCTACGAAGAATTGTTCCCCAAAGAAATGCAGCATGGTGCAGTTTACAAATTCCTGAATCGCTTTTACGTTTGTGTACAGGCGCCGGAAAAACCAGATTGCCCGCAGCAGATGCACTTCTACGATATGGTCGATCCTATGCACCGACTGGCCATCGAAGCCGGGCCTGAAAACGGCACACAGAACAAGCTGATTTTCTTCACGTCCCATGACAACTGGAAAGCTGGTTTTGTTGGTCGGAAAATTCGCCGCTACGAAATGGAAGGCGACGACCGTACCTTGACCCGCAACGGCACACCATCGGTACGCACCCTATGAAAGATTTGATGGTTGTTCTGTGGGTTTTCTTTCCGACCATTTGCGTGTTCATGGTGTTGGTTGGGTTGCATGATCCAACTGTAAAAAGAGATTGGATGCGCGTAGGCGTCATGACCTTTGTGCTTAGCTGCATGCTGATTCCTTACGGGCCGCTCTATCAGGAAACCCGTACCCTAATCGAACGGAATTTCACCAATGATTGACTACATCAAAAACATCCAGCGCAAGGCGTGGTGGTTGATTGGCTGGTCCGCCTTGTACGTGGTGATTGCAGGTGGTTATCTTGGCTACGAAATCCACGCTGACAAATGGCCGGGACCGGAATCGAAATTCTCCGATCTTTTGATGCCGTTGCAGATGGCGTGGGTGATTTTGATGGCCCTACCTCTAGTGCCGGGCACCAGCCTAAACAAATGGGTTTTTAACGGGAAAAAGAAATGAAATACGAAGTTTTCCAAGTCACCAAAAAACGCATGACCTTTGAAGTAGGTGTCATGCACCACGAAGCCCTGACCCATTCCGACGTAGCGGACGGCATGCGCGAAAGCATTGCCGAGGCCTATCAAGTCAAACCGATTGACGTAAAGGTGGTGGGTGCCGGTTTCTGTTCGTTTGAATACCCGATCAAATGTTGGGGCACTTCGGAATCGCTGGGCATCAGCACCCGTGGCCGCGCCGACGAAGACGCTTTGACCACCTCGATCAACCACTACGGTAACGCCGACCGCAGCCCGTACAACCAGATTGCGAGCCTCATGCAAAACCTCGCATTTTCTATCGGCACCGAAGTGCGCACCATGGGCGAAAAACGCTTCGTTGTAGCGCAGGAAATTTCTGTCTTCGATATGGTTTCAGACGGCTACGTCGAACTTGAAATGGGCATGCAGCTGCAATACATCGGCCCTACCCTCGATGGTGAAGGCTCCCCGGTGCAAATGTTCCGGGTTACACCGCAATCGAATTTCTACGCAGATTACGGCGACTGCATCCTGCACTTCCACGACCGCAAGCTGGCGGCGCTGTTTGAAGACGGCCCTGAAATTCGTAAACTCACCGAACAATCGTCGTTTGTTATCGGTGACGATTCCGTGGTGCTACTGGCCTCCCTCACTGATCCGTATCCGCTAGACGGCCCTAGCGAGGAAGTGGTTGCCCGCTATTCGTACCTGCACGGCAACGGCACGTTCTACACCAAAGAAGGTACGTTGCAAGAATTGTGCAAATTCTTCAACGTCGAAATCGAGTAATGCTTTTCAGTTACGAAAGTGCGGTGCGTGAAATGCAGCGCATGAATGCGAACGGCGGCAACGGCACCTACTCGATATCCAAACGCTGGTACGGGTGGGTGGTCGTTGAGGACGTTCGCTTAATTCCCAAACCACCGGAGCCTCCAAAAATGCAAAATTTCGTGCTGATGTACCCACACGCTGCCTGCCTGCGCATCATTGCAGAAAATGCGGCCCGCCATTCCAAGCAAGTTGTGACCCCGGAACGTATTGCGCAATACGTTGATTTCCTGCTGACCAAAGCGTTCAAGATTCAAGGTTTTGTCGCGATCAAAATGGAATGCAACGGCCTGCCGCCAATGGCCTATCGCGAGCCAGCCGAAGAAATCTTTTCGGTCGATGAAAAAGGCAATTTGAAGTCGATCAAATCGCGGATGGCATCCAAGCACGCGCACGTCGCGGCCTATGCTGCGCTGGCCGAAGTGTTCCCGAAATTCACCCTGACTATGGCAGAGAAAAAAGATGGCTAATTTGCTGGACGCTGACCAAAAAGAACTGCTGCGCATCAGGATCGAAGGGCTGGGTTTGCGGCCTGTGTTAATCAGTGAAACGGGCAGCATGGCGTGGGGCACCAACACCCCAAAATCTGACCACGATTTCACGGTTGTTGCCCACGACGTAGATTACAACTATTTCCGCTGGCCGCGAGATTCGTTCACAGAGCAATTGCCGTTCGGTGAAGCGGTGTGTGACGTGCGTTATTTCTCTCCACATAAATTCCTGCGCAAGCTGGCCCGTTCGGAACTTGTGGCCTACGAATCAATCTACACTCCGCACGTTTATCTCGGTGAAGACGACAAAGAACATCGCCTGTTCCGTTCTGTGGTGCAGCGCTGTTTTGATCCGCGAGAAATGTACCGCTCGGTTATCGGTTCGTTAATGTCGGTCAAGCATATTGAACCTGAGAAAAAACGCCGCCAACAATTCCGTTATATGTTCGTCGGGCTGCAACTGATCGACCACATTCAAACCCGCGTGTTGCCAGAGGTGAACATCGAGCAGTACCGTGCGCTGGCTGCCCCTAAGCCGTCTGAATGTTTGATCGAAAAATTATACGAATGGGCGATGGACCCGAACCAGACCAAACTCGACAACGATGATTCGCGGGGCATCAAGGAAACTCTGATGGAATTCCGCTATCCGAAGCTGGTTGATTACAAACAAAATGAGCACACTGATTTTTTGAGTTATGTGCTCGGTCGCCTGATGGGCAAAGCCAGCAACTGGCGCGAACAGCTTGAGGATTCCGGCCTTGAAAAATAATTACCACGGGCGTTCCGTTTCGGTCGCCATGATTATGCGGGCCGCACGCCTGCTGAGCAAAGCACCGGGCGATCACGTTTGGGATAAGTTGAACGAACGTTTTGTGCGGGCGCACCACCGTTGGAAAACCCGTTACGAACGCCAGCGCCAGCACGCAATCCATCTGGAACAATTGCTGGCAGAAAAGAACGCGTTCATCCGCGAACTCAAAGAAAAGGTTGAATACCTTGAACAGCCCGACGACTATTTCGCTAAGTAGCAGACAATGGGAACGGTTGGAATTATTTCTGACCAGTGAACCCGGTTGGGATGGCGGCAGTGCCAAAGGCGCACCCGATCAAAAAACGGTGGCCGAAGCCCTTCAAGTTATCGAGTATTTGCGCCAACATGGAATTAACCACCCGCTTCTGTTTATGGGCAGCTGCGGTGAAATTGAAGTGGCGCACATTTGCAAAGGTAGTGACAGCTATCTCAATATCGAAGTGCAGGGCGACGGGTCATTTATGATCGGGCATTTCGTTGGGGATGTGGAAGAGGCATATTTTGTTGGGTGCCTGAATGAGATACGCCCGGAATTTATTTCGGCAATGAGGAACGTAGAGGAAACCGAATATGGCACGCCAAGCGAAAGCAAAGAACCCGACGAAAGCAAAAACGCCTGATAATGCGCCGCCTGAAATCAAGGCAACGGAACGGGCCGCCATTGAACGCGGATTCGTCGCCAGCGTTACCGAGGCCGAAAACAGCTGGAACCTGTCCCTATGGCACAACGGCCATCAAAAGGCGCTGATTCAGTTGTCCAAAGGCACGCTAGGGACCACCGTTAGCCGCTTCTACGACCGGCACGGCACCTGTATACGCTGCACCACTGACAGCCCCGCTGTGGCCCTGCGCCAGTGCTCCACGCTGTGACGTAAGCCCTTGGATTGACAGGGAACCCGACGAATGGTAGTGTGGCGGCTGGCCCTTGTGTGGCCGCTACACAGACACTCACGCTATTAAGGAAGTTTACGATGGGCAAGCGTTTGGATTTGATGGAAAAGCTGATTGGGCAAATGTTGGTCGAGGCTGGCCCGCGCAAATTCATGATTGCGGTGAATAACGCAACCGCACACGGCGGCGCCCTTTTGGAAAATCCACGTGTGGGACTCGACAACCAAGATTTGATGCTGGGTTCGTGGCACGAATTGGTCGAGGGAATGATCGTGGTTGGGAAATGGATGGAAGGCGATGACACGCTGACTGCCGAATTCCTTGAGAAGCGAATGGAAGAAAAACGGCGCGGCCTCAAACCGCGTTTGGCTGACCGTCTGGAAGACAGCCGGGGCATTGGCGATATGCGCGAGGTTGATCGTTCCAAGCTGCATGCTGCCACGCTGGCCGATATGCTTTTCGATATGACGGGTGAACGCGTGCGGGTCCGTGGCCGTTCTGCCAAGGCCAAAAATATTACCCTGCGTGGTCCGCTGCATGTGGTGGTAGATCATATTCGCCAAGCGATGAATAGCGACCAGCCGTTTACCGAAGCGCTGGCTGAAATCGCGCTGGCCATTGCCGATAGCCACACCACCCTCGAATGGGAAGGGCACGAATATTTCTGCAATGAAGACTATGGCCGCATAGTTATCGAAAGCCCTGACCAGCCAGTCGAGCCGGAAAACTTGGGCCATGCGTGGCATATTTCCGAATCTGATTTGGAGCAAATTATTCAATCCGAATTGGGTGTGGCCACCATCGTCAATGAACGGGACATTGAAGAAGAGTCCGACGCCGAATCCGACCCGATTTATGTTTTCCGCAATTTCACGGAAATCGGTTTCCGCGAATTCCTGCGCGCACTGGTGGAAAACCAACGTACCGCCGAACACGCCGAAGACGCGTTGCAGGATATGTTGGGCCTGAATGTCGATATCCTGATTAGCGACCATCTTGTGGTTGCTGGTCCCGACTTCCCGGACGGCCTCACTAAGCGCGAAGCCCGCACCATGCGCCGCAAGAAAAAGTAAAATTTCCAATGGGGAGCCATTTCGGTTCCCCCTTCCACATAGGTACAATGAAAAATGACTGGGATTCCGAAAGACCTTATCGTGCTGGGCATGCCCTTCGTGCTGTTGCTGCTGGCGTTCGCGTATATCTGGCGCAAACAGTTCAACGACCGTGAAGCGCGATTGCGTAAAGCCACGCTGGAAAAAATCCTGCTGGTCACGGATGCAATGCAATTCGGTGAAACCATCCCCGTGGTGGCGGTCGAGCGTTTCATTTCCTACATTCGCCACCCTGACCCAACCTTTGACCCGGAAGCGATTATCCGCCAAGAGCGGTTTAATATCATGGCGGTTTACAACCAACCGAACACCATCCCACGCCGCGAGGGCTGAGCCATGTTATTCGATTATCTGGCGGATAAACCGTGGTTGCATCTGTGGATCATCTGCTGCGGCATTCTGGTGACAGTGTGTTTGATTTGCGCCTTGGGAATCCTGCTGCTGGAAATTCTCAAGGGCTTTGTGCTGGCCATTGATTTTCACCGCTTCAAACGCAAGTGTGCCACCTACCGCAATCGCACACACAAATTCAGGCTGCGTTGGTTTTTAAATTCGTGGGCGCATTTCATTGGCTGGGGCACCAATGGTTCTCTAACCTCGATTGACGGCGACCAGTACCTTGGGTATGGCCGCTGGATTATTCGTGGGAAATTCACAACCGTTGTATCTACGCAACAGGTTGACCCCGAAGACCTCGAAGACGATGACGAATTAGAACTACCTGACGATTCCTTTACCGACAAACGACCTTAATCAAGGACCACACAAAATGTACACGCCCAAAAATCTGCAACGCATGGCTTTCCGCTATTCCGAAGAGTGCCGAGGCCTCGGCATCTACGAATTGCTCCGCTACATTCACCCCGTCGAATTCCCCGGTGATGACGAAACTGTCAAAGCCATTGTGCAGTCAAATACCCGCATTGATGAATCCTTGCGTAACAACGAGCCTTGGGCGTTGGTCATTCTGGCGTGCGTTCCAAGCCTGTACGCGAGCGATTCGAGCGATAACCAGTACCTAACCCCATACCAGCAGGGAAAACGCCTGTACGCGCTTCTACGGCGCTCTAAACTGGAAGAGTTAGGCGGCGCCGAAGGCATCAGCGAGGGCTTGCAGCGTGTGTACGATGGTGCGCACCAGTTGAAACACCCGATGGACCCAAGGGGGCCGTGGTGCAGCTGGCACGACGTAGACCACGACATTTTCTTTGCACCGAACGCCGCGTTTCTCAAACTGATTTATTCCGTGCTGAAACGACCTGCCGACTTTTCCAAAACCTACGACCGTGAATTGCGTTTTGGCGACACGGTAAAACTGGCGGTCATTATCAACGGGCGTTCGTGCAAAAGTGTGTTCGGTATGAAGTTGTCCGAAGGGCGTGTGTGCGGCCTGCTGGGCAATCAGGTTACGATCAAAACGCACACCAAAGAATATCGCATGCCATATGCGTATATCATCACCGAAGAAATCAAAGTCGAAAACGAACATATGAGGCCACGTCTTGAATCAGCGACTGAATGAACATTTTGCCGCCGTAATGAGCGGTGAGCTTGACCGTATGCCACCAACCAAATACCAGCAATTAACTGGCGATACCGGCAATCGCTTTCTGACGCCCGGCGTTCCGCACCCCGGCTACCAGAGCCGCCCAAACACGCCTATTGGCATCGAAGAAATCGCTGCTGCGAAAAAGGCCAAGGCCAAACGCAAAGCGAAAAAGAAAATGCGCAAGCAATCGAGGAAGAAAAAGTGATTGACATTATCATGGCAGATACCAGCGCCGGGCGTTCCCGCGTGGCTGCAAATATGATTAGCCACACCGTAAAGATCGGTAAACAGGTGGCACAGGCACTACACCCGCAGGGCTATCCGCATCCGGGCCGCATCACCACCAGCGGGCGCGGTGCTCCGGGTGCAGCTAAGGCGCGTGTGAAGCGTAAAGCCAAGAACAAAGCGGCACGGAAGGCAAGGAAAAACAAATGATCCGCTACCACGTTTATCAAGGCACTGATTTGCAATTTGTGGTGCCTGAATTGATCCAGCAGCAAATCTACGACAAACGCGGCGACGAACTGTTGAGTGTGTGGGAACGTGTGGCTAAAACTGGCACCAACAACGGGCGCAAGGTTCTGGTCGTGGTGGCCGAAGAAAAAGAGCCGCCATTGCATGCACGGGATACCAGCCTGCGCGTAACGTTCCATGGCGCGCTGATGTACGAAATCAACCGTTCGCATATGCAGATTTACGTGCGCCCTACGTCGCGCCGTAAAGGCGTTGGTTCTGCACTGGTTAGCCGGTTGCGTGATTACGAAAATTACGACCGCCGCGTAATCAGTGCTGAATCGGGGTATCCGGGTTCGGAACAGTTCTTTGAACGCAACCTGATTTACGTTCCTGACTATTCGTTTGGTGAGGAAGAAATCAAGCAGGTGAACGGCGAACTGGCGCGGGCCGGGAAAGATACAGGGGCCGCCCCGTTTTATGAAATGGCGATAAGGACCATTATTCGTCGGCGCAAGCGCAAGTTTCTGGCGCGGGTGTTGAAGGCGCAGGAGGCTGGGAAAATATGATCGAATTTTATCAGGCACTTTACGCGTTCTTTGGTTCGTGTACGAAAACGGCGGGCGCCCGCCCGTTCATGCCACGCTCACAGGAATTTTCCTGTAAAGAAATGGTTGTCTACGTGCGCGCCACCCCACGGTTTAACCCGGAAACCTACGTGTATGAAAAGGCGTTGGTGATTGCCCGCGTTGACGTGCAGCCCGAGTTTCGCGGCCAGAAGATTTTCCGTGACTTCGTGAAACACATGGAAGCACAGGCCCACGCTCACGGCTACGCAGCCATTTACGTCGATCAAGTGCATTCGGACGTGCTGAAAGAATGCCTGCCGCGTTACGGGTTCGTGCGGCAGACAAACACCGATCCGGGCGAATACATTTATCGGAAAACCGTGCATAGCGAATCGCCAGAAATTCCGGTGCCAGAACAGGTTGAAGAAAACCTGTACATGATCCGCGAAAATCGCTCGATGGAATACGTGGCGTTTATAGCACGTGGCGAAATCGGCTCTACCAAAGACGGGCGCAAGGCCATGCATTTCCGCTCCGAAGAAATCGCCAATCATCAAGCGTTGGTGCTGACCCGGCAATCGGTAGAACAGCGTGTCTATCAGGTGATTATTTCGCAAACGGCGGCCCTGCCATGAGTAAGTACGATCCAATTATTATCGGCGCCGGTAGCTTCCTGTCGCGTGCTGTCGCTTCCCAGCTGGCACAGGCTTTGCTGCCATCGGTCGTAACCGAACGTTCGCCACGTTGGGAAATTGGCGGCACAGCGGGGCGCAATTCTAATCGTATTGGTTATGGCTGCCCCGGTGCGCGTAAGCTGCGCGCCAAACGCAAGATCAAAAAGAAAATGCGTCAACAATCGAGGAAAAAGAAATGATTTCTATTGCACGTGATGTTGGGTCCGTTGCGTTTCCTGCGTTCTTGGGCGAGCGCGTTTACATGCAGGAATTCCGCATGGAAAAAGGACTGCCGGAAAACCTGAAACGTTGGCAGCCTACTGTCGATCAAATGCTGGTTGGCGTTGATACCGATGGGCCGATTTATTTGATGATCGACCAGAAGGCGGTAAAAGCCAACGTAACGCACAGAAGGCCCGGCCTGCACGTCGATGGTTATTGGCACCCGATGATTCAGGCGCATGGCGGTAGCGGACACGGCGAGCGCCCTATGCCAGAACCCGGTCATGGTGATGGTTCCCACATCAGCAAATCAGCGCACGGTGGTGGCCCTGCACCACGCCCCGGCCATCGTGGAATCGCAGCTATTGGCGGCCACCAAGGGCACCGTAGCGCCTACCTGAAAGGCCGTTGGGATAACCCAGTGCCTAGCTGGTATTTCGACATTAACGACGTTCCCGAGGCTATCATTCTGGCCACCGACATTTGCGCCAGCCGTGGCCTGATCGGGGAATTCGACGGCCCCATTTCGATTGGTGGCGACGTAACGCATTTGGACCTGAGCCACATGCAAGAAATCGTCATGCAGCCTAATCGCGTTTATCAGGGCAATGTTTCGTTTATTCACGAATCGTTGCCGGTCGCTTTCGATTGCCAGCGCACGCTGGTGCGTCTCAACGTTCCGGGTCACGTGGTGAATTAAAATGAATCGAGGCGTAGGTCGAGATATTGTGCTGCCCAAAGTTTTCGTAGATAACGCGGAACTGAGTGTAAAGGCCGAACAAGCAATGCAGGTGCTGGCCAGAAAATACGGCAGGCCTATGGACTCCGGGCGTAACCGCATCGTTTTCTCGACCGGGCGCTTCGTGCTCAAATTTCCGCGTAGCCTGAACGGCGAGGCCGATAACAACCACGAAGGCTGCGTGCAAGGCCCCACAAAGGCCCGTAGCCGCTGCATCGAGTTTATGGGCTTCGCCTGTGTTATGCAGGAACGTTTACAGCGCATTTATCAAGACGTTAAACGTCCAAAGGAATTGCCGAAATGGACCGATTCCGTGGACTGCATGCAAGTTGGCTACGACCGCCAAGGCAGGTTGAAAGCCTACGATTATGGAATCCGGTAAGGGAAATTTCTATGACTGACGAACGACGTGAACCGCATTTCCGCGTTGTGTGCGTGCAAGCCGTAAAAGGCGGCTGCAAAGAAACCGAACTGGCCCGCACGTATCCGTCGCAGGATGCAGCAGGCACCTACATACCGCACCCGGTACATGACGTGCTGCGCATGGCAGGCGAAGCGCTGTATGAGCACATGACCACCGAGGGTGAAGACCACATTAACCCCAACGACATTATCAGCATTCACGTAACCCGCATTTAACGGAAACTGGAAAGGGATTTCATCATGATTCGCTCGAAAATTTATCGCCAACTGAAACAGAATCTGCCACACCACGTTGTGCGCCGCCAGCGTGGTCTAGGCATCCAGACCTTCACGTTTGAACCGCGTGAAGGCCACCGAAAAATCCACTATGTGCTTACCGAATATCGTGGAAGCCTAGTTTTGGGTAATTTGAATACAGGCCTCGAAAAAAGCTACCGAGCCGACCAGCAGGAGGACTTACTGTGCATGCTTCGACAAGTGCAGGACCGTCAAAGAAAAAAGAGCTACGATGGCTCTGGCCATGGCAACGCAAAAAGCGTTCGGCTTTTCTGGAACAGGCTCGTATTGTGCTGCACGCGGATTCTCCCCGTGAGGCTCAACACACGATCTATCGCGTAAACGGCACGGAATTTCTCCACGAAATTTTTGTGTGCGATGATCGAAAAAACTTTCGGGTAAGCGAGCGTGTCACTGAGCAAGGGCGCACGTTTACCCTCGATCAAATTCAGCATGGCGTGATTTGCAGCAGGAAAGTTTTTTACAGCCTGCGCGCCATCGAAACTTACTTAAATGTGGAACTCATATATCGTGATTACACTATACCTACACCTACCCGGCTCGCCCGATCTGGAACATGGGGCCTACGCACTTTCCGATGGGGAGGCGATTTCTTTGCCGTTGCGTTACTACGGCCCCGACGCCGACGCGAAGCTGCACCTGTCTAACGAGCTTTCCTTTGATGCCTTTCGACTGGCAATTGTCGAGGGGCATATTCCCCACGAAAATATTCGCTGGCGTGCCTTCGACCACAACGGGCGTCACGTCGGAACTTTTAATCGCTTCGGGGTCGCGCAGTTTGATCCAAACGAACCTCGCGACAAACGCCCGTGCCTGTGGCCATCGGTCAAAATATCCGAAGCAATCCTGATGGCGGCGTGCCTCAAATCGAAAGCTGAAAAAGCTGGGCAACCACCACGCAACATCACGCGGATTCACCAGTCTGGTGAAAACTGTAAACCAGAAGGAAGTGACAATGAAAACTCATCTTAATCAATAGGTAACAGCTATGCGAGTACGAAAGCTTTACGTGCGTGAATCCAGCACCAGCCCATGGATCGTGAATTTCTCCAAAGGCGGTTGGTGCGTTTACCGGCAAGGCCAAGCGATTCAAATGTCGCCCAAAAATACCAAAATGTGGGACGCTAAATTGAAAGAGTGGGTAGGGGTTAAATAACGCATGACGCAACAAAATTCCAGTCTGGTGAACCTAACTGTAAATACTGGGCACACAGACAAAATCCTGCACGAACACTTGGGCCTGAACACTTCGCAATTTGTGCTCGGGATCATCATCGTGTTTATTCTGGCGTCTCTGTCTCTTTCGTGGGCTGATAGCCTACGGCAGAGCCGCTTACACCGCGCAGCGGTACGGGTCATTACGGTCGCCGTATCGCTCACTTGCGCAATCCTCCTAACGCTCAACTACGGGAAATAAACGATGCCACGTGTAACCAAAGAAAAAGCCGACAAGCCAAAGAAAGCGCAGAAGAAAGCGCAGAAGGCCAGCAAAACTATCCCGGTTGGCCAAGTCAACATTACGGCCTCTGAATTGCTGTCGATGCTGGAAGGTCACGTGTCGATGCACATCGAATTGGCATCAAGTCTGGAACTGACCACCAGCCTCATCGACAAAATCAATTTCCGTAGCCAGTTTGGCGAAGTGCTCAACGAAAAAGTAGGCAAGCTGTACAGCTGCCTGAATGAAATTCGCACCATGCATTGCGTGGACGAAGTGACGTTGGTTGCCGAGCAGAAATCAGAATACGACGACCACTGGCTTGAATTGAAAATGGTGGCGAAGACCAACCCGAATCGCGGCCCGGACCTGCCAGAAATCACGGGCAAAGAGGCGAAAGAATTGTTGGAATTCTTCGGCGGTGAATTCCCGGTTTCCATTGCGCTGGGCGACGATGACGAAGTGCTCTACAGTTCGCCAGTGGAAATTTGCTGGATGCAGGGCATCCACCTGACCCCGATTGCGCAGGTGCCTCCAACCCGTAAAGTGAAACAGCTTTACGTGGACGTGGTGCATTCTATTTTTGCAGCATTCCTGCACAACAAAGTCGATGCTATCTGCTTCGGCAACGACCAACCGATTCCAAAAGTGGATTTGGTTGAAACCATGAAACAAATTCAATCTCGGAAGAAATAAATGGGCGAGCCGGGCCGTTGTGAGCTATGCGATGAAGGCCACGTATCACCGCAAGTCGGGGCCAACACTATTGAGTGTGGCCCGCATGAAATCGTGGTGCCTATGCGTTATTTGAACTGTGATGTTTGCGGTTCCGATTACGCGACGGGTGCCGAAATGTATCCGAACGCCGACCGCGTGCGAATTATGCGGCGTGTGGCCCATGTGTCGGGTGTGCAGTGGCTTGTCGAATGCGAAGGCTGCGGCACCTACAGCAGCCCCGGCCTACTCAAAGAATTTGGTTGCTTAGTCTGCAAGGAACAGGAAAAAGAGTAATGGAAAAAGTTAGCCCGTTCGCCCATTTGCCGGTTGAACACCGTACCCGCATTGGTTACATGCTGTATCTCGATTCCTACGAAAAACGTTTCAAGTACGCCCGCGACCTGCTGACCGGTTTGGTTGACGTTGAAGTGCGTATGGCGTTTTTCCATTCGATCAAAGGCCGACACGTCGAATTGAATTCGATGGATGAGGCAGGTTTTGTTTTCGGTGACGTTGCCACTTCGCTGCTTAACGAAGCAAAGGAATGGGCGCAGGAAGCAGTGTCCAAACAGGTCGAGGCAATCATGCCATTTATCGACCAAGCCACCATGGATCAAATCGCCCAGCTTATGCGTGTGCCCAATATGCCTACGGTGCTCGGTATGCGCGAGTGGCGGGCAGGCCTGAAAGCCGAAACAAAGCGTGCTGAACAGGCCAAAGAGCAACGGCGCGAACAGTTCAACAGCCAGCACAAACCGGCGCCCGAAGGTACAGTAAAAGAACTGGCTGCGAAATACGGAAAATCGCTTAGCGAAATCCGCCGTCTTAAAGCCGAAGGTTTGCTACACACTCTGACCGAAGGGGCATAACATGCTCACTGGAATTTCCTACGGGCAAGAATTGGCGCCTGACGAATATCGCAAATACGCTAATGCCCGCGAAAGTTTCAAACATGCAAATCGCATGCTATGCGATCCACTTTGTGTGCTGCCGAAAGGGAGCACGCAGCTGATGGAAAAACAACGGGACGCGGCATTGGATGTTATGTGCCTGTATCGAAACCAACCGTCTGGTTTGCCGAACAACGTGGCAGTTCTCTACAGCCGGGCAAACTACGATGAGAGAAACAATATCAGCCACGTGACGCACTGCCGCCATGTGCTGGCATGGGTTCCAAAAATCCTGCAAAAAGAAGCCATGCTGCCAACGCTTTACAATCTGGTGGCCCAACACTGCAAACAAGGCGAGTTTGTGCAGGAAATAGAATTTCTTTACCTTATTTAAGGGGCGGTCATGGACACACCACCAAAGAAAAAGCCACGTAATGGCGACCGTTCAAACACCACTGGCGACCGTCATTACGCTTCGCACCAGCAGCGCGTTATCCACGATATGAACCAAGCTTTCACCCGGAAGGCTAACGGCCTACACCGACTGGAAGTGGCGCTGTTCAAGTGGCTGGGTAAAGACGGGCAGGCCCCGGAAGTACGCGCAGCGTTGGACCAAGCGCGAGCAGCGCAACAAGATACCGATTTTAAACCACTGTGGGATTTGTTGGATGAACGCGCCCGAAACACTGGCACAGGCTCCGAAGAGCACTATTGAATTTCTGTTTATCCCACGCTACCCGACCGGGTTTTTCGTGTGGTTTGAAATTGACGAAGACCTGCGCTATAAGCCACTGCCTTTGAAGCGCATTCCGTTGCCGCGTGTGTCGTTGGGTTATCACGTACATTTTGTGGTGAATCCTAAACGCCCTGACCCGGCGCCGGTTGATACGCATCACGCAATCATGGTCGTGGGCCTTGCCGCCCGAATCCATGGCACAGCACTGGCCGTGCGTAAAGCTGCGTGGCGCATGCTGCGTCGTGTGGAAAATGTCCGGTCGGAAGCAATCGACCCGGAAGACGGCGTATCAAAAACGTTCGCGAGTGGGGCCGAAATTATGGACCTCATTATGTACCACCGCGACCCCGTTCGTTTTGTTGAACTCATCGTAAAAGAAACGAGGCTGAAACAATATGCTACGCAAAAACCACAACAAACCGCTAAGTCTGGACGCCGTGTACGATCTTCCAAACGCTCTCGGAAAAAATGAAATCTTTGTCGAGTTTATCAACAACGGTTACGAGTGGGTGCGTGTTTACCCCGAAGACCTAGCGCGTCTGGAAGACGGTGAATACGAATTCTGGCTGCGCAAACGTTTCTACAAAACCGTTACGGAAAACTATCACGAACGGGCCTACACCGTTTACGTGAAAGTTTCCAACCTGTTCCGTATTGAGGGCTATCCGAAGGATGGTTCGGCGCCGCGCTTCCTGTTCCGAGCCAGCGTAGATTTCCAAGATGTTGAGCCGGGTACGCCGATTGGTTTGCTTAACGTGAATTGGCGAGTGTTCAACGTGGACGATGCAGAAAAACCTGCGTCGTGGTTCTACCAGCAACTCGGGGAACCTGAGCAACGTGGCTAAGCTACTGGGTGAACTGGCCACCGATTTGGAAACTGTAAATACGAAGAGTAAGCGCACAGAACAACAGGTGCGCCGTGACATACTCCAAGAACTTTTATAGGGACCAAAAGCATGAGCAAGAAAGTTGATCTGGATCGTGGCCGCATTGCCGTTCAAGAAATGCAGGCCCAGCTGATTTCCGCGTGCCAAGCCAAGCTGTTGAAACTCGGCATGCAGGCGCCCGAAATCCAGAAAACTTACGACATTTCCAAAGTCGATCTTTACTCGGTGGTTAGCGGCAAGGGCACTATTCCTTTCGCACGCCTTGTGATGTTCGCCGCAAACCTCGGCTACGACGTTGATCTGGTGGTATCTGAAAAGTGATTCATATCTTCGCCGCATTTATGTTGGTCATGCACTGCCTACCGTTGGCCGCCACGCTTTGGTCGATCTACAAAAAGAAAGCGTACCGGCCCCGCAACATGCGCCAGCAAAAAGGAAAGTAAAAATGGAACCAAACATGAGCGTTTCCCGGCTCAACATGCTGTATACGGCGCTGGGTATCCAGCTGCGTGATTTGCGCAACGAATTCTCGATGCTGGTTACGGGCTGCGTAGTTCCTAACGAGGCGCCAGTAGGCTCCCACAAAAATTCCGAAACGGCGATTCAGGAGATTCTGGATATCCGTCACAAAATCTTGGACTTGCAACGTTCGATTATCGAAGTACGCCTCGAACGCCACAGCAATCTGGTACGCGCCGCCGAGACGGACCCGATTTTTGTGGTGGCTGAAATTGCCGCTCAATCCGGCCTCAATGGGTACATTCCTGAGCATGCCGAAGAGTTGGCGGATAAAGACGCACTTTATCGCGTGTGCCACGATACCCAAACCGAGGATGGCTATTTGCTGGGCCGCTCGGTAATCCGTGACCATCTGCCGTATGACCGCGCAATGGAAATGGGCCGTCAAATGGCAGATATGCTGGGCCTGAAAGAATCGTTGGTGCATGGCACGTGGATGACCTGCATGCCTACCGAAATCGAAGAAACAATTGTTGTGGAGAAATCCTAATGGTTTTGTCCCGTGTGCAACACATGAAAATCCTGCAAGAAATCTACAGCCGCTTGCTGCACAAAATTGTGCAACGTCGGCAGGAACTGAACAACCTACGTTTCGGCGGTGACGGCCCTGCCATTGTAGGTTGTGGTGTTCCACCGCAGCTGTTGAACGTAGCCCACGCCTACAAGCAAATCACCGAGGCCAATAATCAGATTCGTGCGTTTGACGCCATGATTGACGAACTGAAAAATCCGCCAACTCCCCCGGAGAAAATGACGGAGGAAGACCGCTTTAGCGCCTGTGTGGGCATCGCGGTTGCACACAAACTCGACATTTCCGAAATTGTTGCAGGGGCCAGCCAATGAAGTTTTTGGGCGTAGAAATTGAAATTCGCCGTGTTAAGGCCGACGAGGACGTGCCATCTGCGTCCAAGGCTATGGCCCTGTTGGAAGGTCCGCAGGTTTCACGGCGTTCCAGTGGCATTCGTACTTTCCGCAAGCCAAAAATCACGGATATGATTATCTTCCCTGAGCCGGACGATTTGTCCGACGTTTGGCAGGCACAGGCGTTAACCAATCTGGTAGCCAAAATCGAAAAAAGTTTCAACTACTACGGCTGGGTTGATATCTGCACCGTGGACGAAGCCGTGCGCCAGTTCAACATTCCGCAGAATCGCCGTTCTAAGCTGGCCTACGAAAAACTACACACGCTGCATTGTGTGCATTTCAACAAATACCTGCCGGGCATTATGGAACAGGTGCCAGACCTGTATACCTGCATTTTCACTGGCGGCGTGTTCCCCAAAGAACCGATGGAACACGAAAAGGAAAAAGGTGGCGTTTATGAAGCCAATTGACACGCTGCACATTAACACCGGGATTGGCGAGCAGTTCCTGACCATGGCCGACCTGCAAGAACTGGTAAAGCGCCACGAACGCCACGACACGGTTCTGCGTTTCAACCACGAAAAAACCGGCGTTGAATACGTGGTTTACGAAGTGTTCCGCCGTGACCAGATGCAGAACGCACCAGAACTGAAAAACATCGACCCGGATTCGCGTTGGCTGCTGGCCGAAAAAGATGCGGATTTGAAACGCTACGAGGACGAAACGCTCAAAGAGTGGCACGTGCGGGTAGACGAACACATTCGCGACCATGGTTATTTCGTGGATGACGAAGGCACTGCCCATTGGTTCATCACATCCGAGGGTGCAAAGGCCGGTCGTAAGGCACCCGGTTACAACACCGTCGATTATGGTGGCCGCAATTATCGTCTGTATCGCGTGCAAGATGACTGGTCGGATCTGGATGACGACTCCGAAGAAATCGAAGATTAAGGGCTGTGAACAATGAAAGATGAAGACCTGCTAGACGCAATGATCCGCCAAGAAAGCACGGATGGTTCGGGCTTTGAGCCTGATCCTGAATTTAACCGCAAAGCCCCGTGTTTCCACCAAAGCCACCGCCCGCCGACCGGGATGGTTATTCCGATTGGCCAGCGCTATCGTCATGTGTGCCCCGGCTGCAAGGAAGTGACGTACATCAAATCGCACCGGATGACCTGCTAATGAATTTCGGTGAACTGAAAGAAGAAATAAGGCAAGCCTCTAACGTACAGGAAGCAATCGAATTCGTTAGGCGTGCCCGCGATATCGAATATGAATTGCACTGCATGCTATGTGCGCTGTGTGGAAATGAGCCTCATGGCAAACGCGGTTTCAGTTCGTTGAGTACGATGGTGGACTGCGTGAAAGCTTTGGATTCACACGCGACGAAAATTGAAGATTACGCAGTAAAGATCAACTCGCACGAAGCTGGTTTGGAACAATTCAACAAAACCATCGGTCGGATACAGCAGGCCTATGACAGCGTGAGCCACCTGCTGCACGATTCGCAACCAACGGTACAGGCACAGCCCCGGAAAAGATTCTCATGGTGGCGCCGTAATGATTAACGATGCACTAGACCTTTTCAAGTTTAGCGCCCGGCAAATTCGTAAAGCGACCGGGGCCAAAATTACCTTGGCTCAAGAAACGCTGGCACGCGAACTGAAATTTCAAAACTTCCATGAGGCGCGCAAACGTCTGCTGGAAGAACGGGCCGATCAATACCGGCCACTAATTGCTGGGGCACAAGCCAAAGCAATTGAGCGACTTACACAAGTCTAAATTCACTAGGAACCAAAATGTCGCACTATACCCAAGTTGTTCAAGTAAAACGGAATACCGAAGGCAGCATTTGCATTGGTGGCATCACCGATCCAAAAGACCCGCTGTATCTGTCTCCATACCTGACTTTGCCCGGCATGTTGTCGGTCAGTCGTCTGGTGGAAAAGCTGGCCTTTCGGCGTGCAGAACGCAACCCCGAACACTGGTATGGTTCCTCCCATTTGATCGACAAATCGCACCTCAATCCTGAGAGCGGTGCGCGCTTCGATCTGCTGCTGGAAATTCCAATCAAAGTGCAGCCTCCTTTCGTAGACCTTCTGCCTTGTGGCACCTACGGAACGCACGACGGGCATTTCACGGCTTACATTCTGTATACCGACGCCTGCGTGCAGGAAAAGATTTCCGGCATCGAATTTACTGGCCAATATTTGCTGGATTGGCTGCGTCACGAAAACGAAAGTCTGTGGCGCCAAGTGCAGCACGGAATCGGTAAGTACAAATTGGGATCAAATGATCCAAATATCTAACTGTCTGTCGTGTCGAAGGCAGCTACTGGCTAGCCCGGAAATCGCGGCCCTGTTTTCCCAAGTTGAAATCTCTGTGCGCTGCCGTTGGTGCGGCGCACTTTCACTGATTCCGAGAAATGCAAATGCGCACTTATCCAGAAACGTTGTGCTGCCCGTACTGCAACCAGAAATTGCAGAGTTATACAGTCCCGAATTTTATCAGCGAGTGTTGCGGGAAGCTAATATGTGTACGTGAGGAACAAACGTCACGCGTGCAGGTGTTCATTCCTCCGTACCCACCTATCGACTGTTTGGACCCAAAATTGGTTAAACCGATTACGGGCGTGACTATCCGCGATGCAAACCGCGACCGTGAAAGCCGTTGGACCCACGTCTATTACAGCGCGGGCTGGTACGTGCGAATCACTGGCGGCTTCGATCTGGAAAAAGCCGGATTGCCGCACGGCCTTTCGATGGGCCACGTTTTCAGCACGGCAAAAGAAGCGCAGGAATATGCCGATATGGTGGACCGCATTCTGGACCTGATTGTGGTGCGTGTGGTCGAGGAAGCGGCGGAACAAGTCGGCAAAGAAATTTTGGAGCAATTGTCATGAAAGATACAACGTTTTGTTTTGGTGCGCTCGGCGTTGCCTGCCTGATGCTGGCGGGCTGGGCCATGTTCGGCAAAGGCTCGGAAGTTGTGGCCTCAACCACACACAACGAAAATCCTATGCGTGCCGAGACTTTCGAGGTAGATCGAGGCGATGGTAGGAAGCAATCTATCACGCGGTTTTTCGACGTGGAAACTGGCTTCGTTTGCTACACCGCCAACTGGTCGGCAAACACTGACCTGATGGGCCGTTGCACCGAAGTGGACGGCACCGACAACCGTGAACGCATCCGCAAACGCTACAAAAAGGACTGAGCAAATGTTTCTGGAAAAACACTGGTCCACCATCCTGCTGATTTCCGTGCTGCTGGTGCTGGTATCCAACGCCCGCGCCGAAATAAAAACTGACAGATGGATCGAAGCATCGCCCTACATGTACGATTGGAGTACGCACGGTACAGGCATTCCCAATATGGAACGTTTCTACGATTCCGAGGCGGATGTGGTCTGCTACAAAATGTCCAACGCCAGCGGCCAAGCGTGCGTACCCAACAATTCAGATAAGTTGCGTGAGAAATATCGGAAATATCGTGACTTCATCGAAACGGAAGCGCGTCTAGAATACGAGGCAAAAAAGAATGGCCAGTAAAGATTTCGGTGGGCTGGTTCTGCTACGCCCCGAGCCACATATCGTGACTTTCCGTTTCGCCTCGCCTGATATGGAAGCGCGTTTCAAATTCCGCCCTAGCGGCGCACGCCGTGGTCGTGAACAAATTCAGCATGATCTGCGCGATTTCTGGCGCAACGAAGTGCTGACCCCGGCCATGCGTTTCTGCTGGCGCGCACAACAACCGGAATACCAAATCGAGGGCAATCTGCCCGATCAATTCTGGAAGAGTGCGCAGCTTGCGTGCCAATCAGCAATACGCGAATGCTGGGTGTATTTCGACGGCGGATTCGTCACAGTGCAAATGGCGATTTTTGCACACCCGATTGACCTGCTGGCGCGCAAGGATATGCAGAAACTTACAGGCGCCATCGAAGCCGCGATTGGCACCGAACTGAGCCAACTGGAACGGGAATTAATTTCCTATAAAGATACGCCAGACGTGGCACCCGACAAATACGAAGTCTGGCGCGAGCGTGTTTACCGGGATATTCAACGCGGCTTGATGGACGATTTTTTCAGCGACGGGGTGTTGCTTATTCAGCCGCGCACCGAAGCTCACATTTTGGGAAAGGAACCTGAATGAATCATACCGTTTTGGTGGTGCTGGTCATGGCGGGCGTTTTGTTCGTCACGACGTTGCTTCGCGGTTTTCAATCGAAGGCGGTTTCCAGTGGCCACAAAACGGCTGCTGGTATCACCGGCACCTTGATGAATGCTTGCGAAATTCTGGTCACGCTTTTTGTGGTTGGTGCCACACGTGATTTGCCCAATCCATACTACGCACTATTCGCCTCGGTTGGTGCTGGCGCTGGTTGGGTGGCGGGCATGGTGCTGCATGATCGTGTGGTCAGAAAACGCCGTGAACGGATGAAGCAGGCCAAGCGCAGCAAACGCCAACGTCAAATCGAACGTATCGCCCGTGAAACCTTTATGGAACTTCACGAAGACAGGGAGATTGTGTAATGCAGTTAGCGGTCCCAAGGATTCATTTTTCTTTCGATCTGGATTATTGTCTCAACAACAAGGCCCCTAAGCTATTCAGCGTGTACGTGGCGGCCCATGATTTTCCTTTTGGTCACTACAAAATTGCATGTGCCCTAGAGGATTTTCTGGCACGCAATAACAAGCTGCATGATTTTGAATTCCGTGGCTACGAGCACATCTGGCGATCCGATTATTTGCCACCGGTAAAACGTGAGCAGCTGCACAGTAACGGCTGGATGATCCTGAGCTACGATCAAGTATTCAAGCGTCCTATCTTGCGGCACGTGAACAAAGACGAACTGCCGTTGTTCGACTTGACCGGTATTGCCACGGTTATTCAGGGTGTTTCGCAGGATTTTTATCTGCTGAAAAACTGGCTGCAACATATGGTACGTGAAGCCTCGGAAAATCCCGACCTGCGTGCATCGTTGGTGGAGCGTTATCTGTACGAAGTCGGCCACATGCTGACTAAGCGCTATGAGTATGTGTTGCAGAATCGCTGGCTGTGGCGCCCACCGCAACAAACCCGGCTGCATTATGGCCACAACACGGTTCACCTTATTCATGGTACGCCGGGCCACGTGTACGAAATCTGGTTTGACTTGCAAGACCTTGGCTTCGTAATCCGCTGCCCGGAAAAATTGCTCACCGCCCTCAAAAACAATTTCGGTCCCTTCGTCACCAACTTCCTCGGAGATAACTAAATGAAAGTCGCCAAATCGGAAAGCCTGAATTTCGACCGCACCGCCACCGGCGCCGTGCTGATTTCCTACGACTGCCAAAAAGTTTATCTGGTCACGTCTACCAAATTTGAAGGCCTGTGGGTTTTGCCCAAGGGCGGTTTGGAGCCAGACCTGACCCCGGAACAAAATGCCTGTAAAGAATTCCGCGAGGAAGCCGGGATTGAGATTTTCCTGCGCGAAAAGATTTACGACGAAGTTTTGGCCTATGAGGCAACCGACGATAAACCGGCGAAGCTGCAACGCGAGATTTATTACCGCGCAGAATTTGCTTCGTGGTGTACGTGGGAAGAAATGGGGATGCGCAAACGTGGCTGGTTTGCAATTGACGACGGTTTGGCGGCCTTGATGGCCCCGCACCAATACGAAGTGGTCAAGCTGGCACTACTGGCGGCCAAGCTGGCGCATGCCAAAGACCTTGAGCCTGCATTGGACCCTGACGTATAACGCGCACGCACGCGTATAGAGACGCTATAGGGCCTTGCCACCCGGTTAGGCCCGCTAAGCCATTGATCCGCCTCGGGTAGTTGACAGACGGTAGGCCTTCTGTCACTGTGGGGGCTGGGCGATGGCTGCCCGTTACCTAGACCCTCACGGATTAAGGGAAGTTTCCATGGGTACAATGAAAAGTACACGGGCACTGCTTATGCGCCCCCATTCAGGCATCGTCGTTGGTTTGCTTTGCCTTTGCTGGTTCGCCGTTCCGTTTCAAAGCCAAATGGCACACGCCATTATCGGCGCTTTGGGAATCCTGCTTTCACTGGTCGCGCTGTTTTACGTTGGCCGCGCCACTGATGTTTGGACTGCCCGCTGCGAACGCTTCAATATGGTTGCGTTCATCATTCTGTTTGCCCTGCTGATTAATAACTAGGCCCCTACGAGGTTCACAATGGCTACGCTTTCCCGCACCACGCATTCGCTGAAACACTTCCACTACATCTACACCGTGCTGACCCCGGCAGTCACCAAAATGGAAGCGCACATTATGGCGCTGTCCAAAGATGAGGCCGACATTCTGTTTAGCAGAGCATGCCCGGATAAGTGGACGCTGTTGGACCAACGCGAATTGGGTAACGCCAAGCAATGGATGATCCGTGGCAAGAAAGCAAAAATTGACCGCTCACACGTTTATCAGGTCGGTCCGTATTTTGAAGGCAGCGACACGGCTACCCCGTTCACCGATTTCGTGAACCTGTATCAGCAGACGTTTATGGCGCTGCCGTTGCCTGCCCTGCGTCACCAGTTGTTCAAACACAACGGTACACATATTCCGACCGCCGAGCACGTACAAATCATTGCCGACGAAACCGGCGAACGTGTGGAATATATCCAAGGGCTGATTGACCAAGAATTTCGCGCCCGCTGGTTTGAAAACACTGTCCAACGTTTCGGGCAGGTGCATATCCTCAAGCTGGTAAGCAAAACCGAGTTTGAATCGCTGATGGTAGGACGCGGCAAAGACGCTACATGGAAACGCCTTAGCGAAGCCCTGCCGTATTTCGGCCTGCAACGCTTCTACCGGATGACGGTCGGGGAATTGCTGTATTTCTACGATATGAACACCATGTACAGGTCGAGCCACGAACTGTACAGCGGCGCACAGTCGATTAACAATTTCCCGAAACGCTACCTGAAACAATTGTGCGAGCTTGATTCCCGCTTTGGCGAACTGGCTGCACAAGAATACAACGCCCGCTAATCATTTTACAAAAGGGGGCCACGCCCTAATGGCGGCCCCCAGCATAGGAGCAATACCCATGACCGCGAAAAAAGCCCCGAAAGCCCGCGAAACCAATACCACCAAAAAGCCGGACCCGATGGTTTTTGGTGGCCTGTGGCGCGTCAAATACAAAAGCCCGAAACCCTTCCTGCTGGCGATGCACAAAATGGCCCCGGAGTGTGACGCCGACGCCGCGATTTACCAGTACATGGAAGAGGGGGCCACGCGCCGTATTCTCGACGTTGCGGCCAGCGATCTGGAAGTGCTGAAAAAGATGCTCCGTGGTCAAGGTTTAGACGTTGAAAACCTGTACCGCAAAGCACTGGTGGCCTATGAACTGATCCGGTTGCCTGAAAGCGATATGAAAGCCATCCGCGAATATTTCAAGGGCAGCACCGTTAATTCGTGGCTGCGCCAAGAATCGTTGCCGGGCTATGCGTCCCTGAACTACATGCGCGCCCAGCTGGATATCGACCTGCTGCAACGTTCGGTATTGGACGGCAACCGCCCGAAAGAAACCACGCCACCGAAAGAAGGCTCACAGCCGCTGCCAATCGGCGCCAACGAAATCGCGCAAACCGTAGGCGGCGGGAAAACCGCTGTCGAAGAAAAACCAACGGCACCGAAGAAAGCCCCGACGAAAAAATTCCATTTCGGTAACGTGTGGCAAGAACACCACGACGACCTTGAAATCTATTGCGAACGCACTTTCAGTCGCCAAGAAGCGGACGTGTATTGCAACGTGGTGGATGGCGATCTGGATAGCGTCAAAGAGGTTACGGTTTCCATGCTGGAAGCCATGACCGACAAGCACCCGCGCCAAGATATTCGGCTGATGTATGCCCGTGCGCTGGTGCAGGATAATTACGTTGATCTGCACCCAACGCAACGCGCCCAACTTGATGAAATTTACAGCGCAGCAACCGTGCGTAAATGGATGACGCAAATCGGCAGTGCGGTGCCGAGCGTAGACCAGCTGGCTGAAATGTACGGCTACGGAATTTATTTGGCGGCAGATTCTGTTCTGCCTGAGCACGACACGTTCCCTGCCCCAAAAGCGGCGCCAGCGAAAGCCAGCGTTTCCGAAGGTGACGAAATTCTCGACCTGTTCACCCAGCGCGATCTGGAGCGCGTGACGCACCTTGCGCAAGACTTCGCGGAAATCACCGACGAAGGAAATAATGGTGTTGGTTATCTCGATCTGGTGACGGCCCCGGCGTTCCGCGCAATGATGGAATTGTGGCCGACCACTTTCCGTCACAGCCACGAATCGGCTATTGATCTGGACGCGGACGAACCGCAAGAATGGTGGTTGCTGGAAACCGAAGATTTCAAGGCACGCGTGACCAGCAAACGCGCCGAGGTTTTTGTCGAGCACGCGTGCGGCGGTTACACCCTGTACACGAAAACTTCGACGCTGGCCGCAGCGGTTGAATCGGTATTCAATTACTTTGACGTAATCACCAGTGAACAGCTGGGCGCTGTATTGGATCACGTCGGGTTTGAAAATGAGCACGTCGGCGGCGTGGAATTCGATTTGCACCGCAAAGAGGAATACACCCCGCAATCGTTCTTTGAAGCCGGTTATGGTCACAATACGTTCAGGATTATCGGCAATGATACCCGACTGAGCGCGGCGCGTTTCCTGCTGCTGGCGGCGCAAACCACGCGTGGCGTTGTGGTGCGTCCGGTGCGCTCTGATGAAACGCGCTTTACAGCCCTTGAGGTGCATGTAGGAACCTCGCAAATCGACGCCCTGTGCCTCGATATGTCCGTAGAGGCAAACGGCTCACGTAAGGGCGCTGCGAGCCTTGTAGAGCATGCCGACACCCTGTCGGAAACGTTCAAGGAACAGGCACACATCCACGGCGTGTTCCTCAACGAACGCAACGAACTGGAATTGCCGATCACCAATGCGGCGCGTGAAGTGCTGCACAGCCATAACGGCAGTGCCGATAGCTACATGGAAATGGTCGTGTTCATCTAACGCGATTGGGCCGTGCCGGTTTGGGCGGCCCTTCTTTTTTATCAATGCCGTTTATTTTTTTAACGCAACACCCGCTGGCCAGAAAGTAAATTTGAATTCTGAGGAATTTTCATGATGTTTTATCACTCGGTTAGTGCCATGGCAAATAACCGGTCCATTATCGAAGCGTTTGCACATAAAATGGGCTGGCCCCTCGATCAAGCGGCTGCTGCGCTTGCAGCGTATTCCACTGGGCTTTACCTGCCGACCATCACCGAAGTTAAAGCGTTGTCCAACCTGCCGGATTTTGAGACTGAATGGCGGTTGGCCCTGTATGCGTTTCACATCCTCGAATTGCAACGCGCTGGCGCCGACCTGAGCGTTTTGGTGGTGGGTCAATCCACAATCAACAAATGGGCACGCGGCCAGCGCCTGCTAAAGCCCGTTAGCCGTCGCCGTATCTTGGAACTGTTCGGCGTGGACGTTGACCGTGTGCCGCCTGACCGCCAATTCGTTTACACCGACGAACAAAGGCCGAAGGTGTATTTTGACCCCCGGCGCTGCCAGCTGCGTGCGCCCTACCACGTGTGGGCAATGACGCAAGTTCACGACACGATGTTTGTGATACGCGCCGAAAGCAAAAAAGAATTAATGGAACTTGACTCCGTGTTGAAAGAGCACGGCATTCCAACCACGCCCACGGGCGATTTTATCTGCGCCGTTATTCCGGCCACATCAGCGAGTATTTATTATGCCAAGCCATGAAAAGTGTTTGTCGTAACGCCCAGCAAAATGGCTGGTACATCCCGAAGGCGCTAGGAACCCGGCGCCAACGGTTTTTAGATTCCGCATACGGCTCACGCGAGCAATCGTATGAAGCCGCGATGCGGGAACTGGAACCGGATGCAGAAGAATCGCTGCATCGAAAAATTGAAACGCAAGCCCGACCGAATAAAGTTTCGCAAACCCCGGTCGGGATCACGCATTACGCGGTGATGGATGGCAAGCAACGGAAACACCGCTTTGCCATCTGTAACCCGGCTACATCGAAGCCGCATATTTTATACATCGGCACCGATAATACCTACCTTCGCAACTGGGAACAAAAATTGGCCGAGGCCGAAGCCCTGCGCGAACAATTCGTTGAACAGTACAAGGAACAGCACTCATGAATCACGAAAAACGCATCGTTCTAGACGGCATGAAGCTACAAGAATTTTTTGATATCCGTCTGGACGATTCGCCGTCGAAACGCCCGGTCAATCTGGAAATTCAGGTATACACGCATTGCGGTGTGCTCAAGCGTGAAATCGTCGGCTGCATTCGCCCGAAAGATAACCGGGCGTTCGACATTTACAATCCGCAAATCGTGGCAAATGCCGTTAGAGGCTGGGCCATCCATAACCGCTATGCCGATGACGATTTAGGCGACGTGGTGAAAGTTATGGCCTATCCGTTCGGTTCGTTGCGTGTGGAAAACATCGACCGTTTCTTGCTGGGGCGTTTGCTTTCGCTTTCCGTGTCGGTCGGCGTTCGCGTGTGTAACGACGGAGGCATTGCGGCAATGCAGACGCCTGTGCCGCGCAATGAGGCGCTTATGGCTGCTGACCTGCTGGCCCTGCGCAACATTTACAAAAAGGGACCGGAGGCGCGTAGCCTGCGTCAAAACTTCCTCAACAAATGGGCCGAGTTCATCGACCGCGAACCAGAACAGCAAATCACGTTTTTGGGCGCGCTGTTGGCCATTGCAGAAAGCAACGAATTGCCGTTGGAATGGTGGCCAGCAGAGGGTGGCATGCAATACCACATGGGAGGTTATCTGGTGGCCGATGCTGGACTTACCATCAAGGTTCAAGCGTATGACGACCTAGAGAAAAATTTCTCATGGGGCGAACTGGAACAGGCGATAAACACCATTCAGGAAGACGTAAAACGTTTCCCTGCCATCCGCGATATGGTCGAGCGTAAAGACACAGTACGTCGTGATTTCCTGCACAAAATCCATGACAAGCTGGCGGGCCTTGCTCCGTCGCATTGGGAGGTGCTGATTGACGGTGCGCGCATTCTGGAATTCCGCCGTCCAAAAACCCTGAGCAATAATCAGGAAGTGGTCGGCACCTTCACCACCTGCCAAGACGGCAACGGCAATATTTATCTGGTGTGGGAGGTGCGGCGCGGTCTGGTATTCGCCGGAACCGAAGGCCGTCACGAAATGCCAGAAGGCAACTACATTATCCGTCGCGAATTCCGCACGCATAATTCGCTGTATGGTCCAGAATTCGAGCAACAGATTCTGCGTGATATGGGGGAAGTATGATGAGCCAGCACCTTCTGCAAGAACAAATGAATTTCGTAAACAGTTATCTGTTTTCCCGTTCGATTCATTCGGAACTGACGCCTACCCGCTGGGGCTGCGTTATCGAAGCCGAAGGCGTGCAATTCGTCTTCAAAAAGAAAACCATTGACATTCACTTCCTTGAGGTGAATACCCACGGCAAGGGTGTTTCGTGGGCGTGGCTGGAATCGCTGTGTGGGCCGTTTGACGACGGCAACGAAGAAAACCGCGCCTTCTGCGAAGAGTGGCTGAAAAAGGCGCTGTGTGTCGTGCATTACCTGTCGTATGTGCGCCAGATTACCAAGGCCCCGGAGTGGATCGTTTTCACCGCCACCACCCGGCCAGATTTGACCGATCCAAAAGACCTGCGAATCCGGGTTGGTGCATGGGTTCGCCTGAATATTTTGGGCCACGAACCCTTCTACAAATACCTGACCGGCGAAGAATACGCAGTCACTGATTTCGACCTCAACCACGCACACAGCGACCGCGTGAATTACCGTGACTTTAGCCAGATGGTAAACACGCTGGGTTCGCCTGTAGGGCAAAGCTACATCGACGGGCACGCACCAAACGCCGAAGGCAATTTCATGGAAGGCGGCCCGTTCACGTTTATTCCGGCGCAGGAAAATTACACCATCACCAGCAATTACGTGCTGCCGGAAATTGAAATGGAACCTACGCAAATATGGGTTCTGCAACGCACCCACGCAATCAAAATTCGCGATCCACGCAGCTAACCGAGGAACTGAAACAAATGGCAAAGATGAACATTGAGCAACGCATGGTTTTCCTGCATTACGTGGCCGACTGTGTAGCTGCCGATCCAACCCTGATGCGCGACGTAATGTCGGCCATGACCGAAGGCCTGCAAAAGCGTCTGGATGAAGCCAACCAGATGCGCGTGGATGCCGAGGTTTCGGTTAGCTGGCTGCTGGGCGTCACGCCTAAATCGGCGCTGGACCGTGAGCCGGGCATGGCGGTTAAAGCGAAAAAGGTTGTCGTAAATTCCGGCATGTTTAGCGGCACCACGCATGCATCCGAACTGGCCAAAGAAATCATGGTCGGTGAAGAGATTGTGAAGCTCGACGCCGAAGACGCAAAACAACTGGCCGAAGAGGAACGCAAAGCACGTGACCAAAAACTGCGCGACAATCGCGAGAAAGAGCGCCACCGCAAAAAGCCTGTTAGCACCATCAGCGCCAGCGATGTTTGCCGGGACGTAGCAGCCGGTAAGTTTACTCTGAAACCTTTCAGAATCGCGAACGGTGACGGCCCCTATTCGCTGCATGGCTGGGCATTGGTCGTAAACGAACCGAACCCAGTCAAGTCGCAGGAACCGGGTTATCTGTACGTCGGCACCCGCACACTGGGCCGCGATATGTTTGCAACCGAAGCCGATGCAAACGAGGCAATCAAAAGCATTGTCGATATTGGTAACGTTCGCATGCAGGGCGACAAAGATGCGTAAAAATATTTCGATACACACCGGCTGTTCGGTTGACGAAATCCATTTCCTTTTGGGCAAGAAGATTGGTCGTCGTTTTGCCAACAATGAAACGGTGATTATTGTCGTTTCAGAAATCGGAAATCTGCCTGAGCAACTGCTGGGCTGGATGGCCAGTTCACAGCTACCAGCCGACGTAAAAATCTGCCACGGTGTTGGTGGCGTCATGGATTCCGTTGCCTGTGCCCACGCACGAAGCAGCGGACCAGAACGGCAGGTTATCCACGTGATTTATTGGATGGCTCCCGCCGTCGTGCAATACGATGAAGACCAGCTGAGCAATGGCGGGCTGCCAGTCTACATCGCTTCGCAGACCATCCAGAAACAAATGCTTGACCCACAAATCGACAAAGTAACTTTCTTTTTGGAGTAAAAACTATGTACCCACGTCTCGTAACTTTCGGCATGCTGCCAGCCAGTGGCCTGTCTAGCTCTGCACTGCGTCTGATGGAAAGCCTGCTGGTTCGCAAAGACAGCGTGCATATGCTGATTTCCGATGAATCGTCGGCAGATCAAATGTTGGGTCAGTTCATCAAGAAATTCGGCATCGAGCGTGTGGAAGAGGTTAACGGCCAGATGCATTTCGCCAACGCTTTCGAGTGCGGCCACGTGTACGGCGCAATCAAGCAAATGGTTGACGCTTTCCCTGACAAGGAAGTGAATATTTACCTCGACGTGCCATCCATGATGACGGTGCGTATCGTGGGCACTGATGCGCAAATCGTGTTGAACGATAAACCGCAATCCGTCGAACTGGAAAACCTGCTGGCGCAAAATCCAAACGTCGTGGTGCGGGTTGCCACGTTGCGCCCTAGCGCCAATCAAATGGTGGCCTATGCCCGTGCCACGGGGAGCCTGAAAAACAAATGAAAAACGTCAAACCAGAACTGATTGTTGGTGCTACCCAACCGGGCGCAGGTGCTACCAACGCGGTGCTAATGACCATGTTTGCCGACCTGCATTTTGCGTGGGGTGTACCCAACACAGTTTTGTTGTACCTGCACAATGAATCCACGCCAGCGCAAATACTGGAACGTCTCGAAAAAATCGTGGACGACGGCGAAGGGATGCTGCAACGTTACCAGCAATTCGGCCAACGTTTGATAGTTCCCGATCTGGTGTATAAAACCCCGGAACAAATATCGACAATGGTCCAGAATATTTCTGACAATTTGCCGGTAGAACAGCAGCTGTGGGTTTACGCCGATTTGCACCGCACGTTCAAGCTTGGCTGTACCAATGGCGCCGGTATGGTGGTGCCATTCTCGGTTGAAACCACCGATGCAATGGCCGATGCATTGAGTGGGTCTAACGTGCGTTTCCGTTGCGCTGCCATGAGCACCCGTCTGGCCGAGTAAAACTGTAAACACTAGGTACAGGCGAGCGGACCATAACGGTTTGCCCTGTACCTAGCAGAAGGAATACCCTTTGAAAGCTGAATTGATTGGTGCCATTCGCCGCACCGTTTTGCGTGACATTCCGCAACTGGGCACGGGCCAAGGCGGTTTCGTGCGCGTGGACTGGGAGCACTTCGCTAACACCGTTATGCGCGGGTTCATCATGGGCCAGCGTGAAGACCTCGATGAATCTTTTAATTGGGGTGAAAATTTCAAGGGCAATCGCGATTACGCGCAGTGGCTCAATTACTTCTCGGTAGAAGACGGCACGGCCCCGATTTACGATACGGTGTTGAATCCGTACATGCGTGCCCGTGAAGGCAACGGCGAATCTGATTTGCATGGCCGTGGTTCTTGCATGCCGGGCGGCCACCTCGATGCAATCGACCTGCATTATGTGCGCATTAACGGCGTGCGCACCAGTATTCCCGACCTGCTGAAAACTTCGCTGTACAACATCATGCGCGAAGCCTTCGAGGAAATGACTTTCGTCAAAGACGGCGAGCCTTTCCAAGCGTGGGAACAGAACGGCCTCGGCGGCGAATACTTGGCTGCTGATTTGAGCGATTTGTCGAATTTTGCAACCCTGCATTTCGAGGGTATTATTTTCGACAACAGCGACAACGTTGGCCGTCTGCATATCGCCATTGCGTGGCGTCTGCGCCTGCGTTCCGGTGTGACCGTTACCAATCGCGAAAAAGGCGTAGATTTCATCCCGGCTGTGTATGCCCGCGACCTGTACACCGCATATCCGGGCGTCAAGTTTGAAAACTGGACCCGCCTGTTTGTCGAGCACCTGAATTCGTTGCAGGCCGACGACACAATCAGCCCGGATTATCTGGCTGATTATTCGCTGGAAATCGACAGCTGGGCTGCTGATCCCGAAGTTTCAATGGAGGAAACCGAATGAGTAGCGGTCCTAAATTCCGCTGGTACGACGTGCTATTCGGCACCAATGCGTTCAAAGTGTTTCAGCAGCACTATCGCCTGCTGGCCTATTCAAACGAACGCCTTGAAGAAAAAGTGCTGGGCCTGAATCGCGAGGCAACCAAACGTAACAGCGAAATCGCCCGCATGCAGCAGGAATTGAATTTGGTGCGCGATGATAATTCGCGCCTGAATCGTGAGATTACCCGTTTGCGTGCGCGGATTGCTGGCGTGGATTTGTCGAAAGACGGACCGCGTGTGGACGTTGGTAATGGGCAAAGCGTGCCGGTATCCATGGGCCGTGAAAGCCAAGACAAAAAAGTGGAACGTTACGCCGCGCAGTACGGTGCTGGTTCTATTCACCGTCCGGTAACGGCGCAGGTTCACGAATCGACCACTTCTTTGTCGCAAGCGATGATGGCGCAACAGGTACTCGATGACGCAATAGACCGCGCCAACGGCTACCCAGCAGACGATATTGCCCCGGCTGGCAACCGTCGCCCGCGTGAGCCTGAAATCCCCGCATACGTGCAGGAATCGCGCCCTGAGCCGGTACGCGAAAGCTACTCGCCACCTGTACACGAAACCCGCTCCTACGTGTCGCCTTCGCGCCATGATGATTCACCAAGTTCTAGTGACCGTTCCGGGGGCTGGGGCGGCGGTGATTCTGGTGGTTCGTCCGATGGCGGTGGTGGCGGTGGTGACTGATTAATCGTTAGGGGTGCCCTTGTGGCGCCCCATCCATAGGAACAATGAAAAATGGATAAACTCCCTAGCTTATTTCCGGCGGTGAAGATTCATTTTGTTGAACCGAATCCTTACAACCCGTGGCCGCATATCGAAACGCGCTGGGTGAAACTTAACCCGGATGGCACACCAGAAAAAGGACAAGGCCTAAGTGGCGAAGAAAACGACTGTACCGACCATCGAATTTAACTCGTACCAAAACCCGATGTGGAGCGCGATGTGGCCCGCGCCTTTCTTCTACAAGAAACGGCTGTTCAAATCCATCGAGCACATGTTCCAGTTTTATTCGCTGGACCCTAGCGAAAAAGAAACGCGCACCAAAATCCTCGATTCGTTCGATCCGTACAAAGTCAAATTCTTCGGCTCCAAGAAACACGGAGCCAAGGAACGCAAGGACCAAAAGTCGAAGCGCTACGACACGATGAAAATTGCAATTCGTGAATCGTATTTGCAGAATCCAATTCGACTGCTGGCCCTGCTGGAAACCAAAGGGCGATTGGTGCATCTGGCGGATTGGGATAAGGACTGGGGCACCGGCAAGGATGGCAAAGGTGCCGATGCAATGGGCCGCATGCTGACTGAATTCCGTGACAGCTTCAAAGGCAAAAAGCGCGCAGAAATTATTGAAATGTGCGTGAACCATAGCCAGATGCGAATGGACTTCTACTACCATGGATGACTGGGATTTCTGGCGCTGGCTGCTGTATGGAATGTATAGCTTCGCTGGCTTCTACATTTTTCACGGCTGGCGCACAAAAACCTATGTACATGACCTGACCCCGGTGCATATGGCGGTCGGCATGTTCGCAACTGTTCACATAATCAATCAAATTTTACACAAGGTGTTCTAAATGGCTCTTCTGAAATTCCCCGGCATTTTCTTCCTCGAAGTGGTTCCACTGCTGTTCAACGAATCCGCGCTGAAAACCATGCCGGATACACCGCTGTATCGCTTTGAAGAAAAGACCGGCCTGCACCATTTTGTTTTTGACGGTGGCGAGTGGGCCAGCGACAGCGCCGAGGAACTGGTAGAAATCGCAATTCGCGAAATCGAACGTTCTATCAAAGCGCTGATTCTCAAGGCAGGGTCGCGCCCTTACGTCACGTTGCTGCTGGCGACCGATGTAGAGGGGCCTAGCGTGGATGTGTGCGATGCGTTCAACGTGCTGGAACGCCCATGGCGCGTTGAATTCTACGTCGATAGTTTCCGCCGTGGTTTGTCCAAGCTACGCACGGTTCGCGGCCTGTGAAGACCGTTGCAGACCAGATGGCGGAAATAGTTGCCCGCATGAATGGTGAAGGCCGGTCAATGCGGGAAATCGGGGCGCAAATCCATCAAGATTTCAAACACATTCGCCCCGCCCTTCGACACACGTACATGAAGCAGGCAATCACCCGCCTATTCCAAATGGTTAAGGAAAATGAAAGTGCAAAAAATCCATGATCCAAAAACGTTCGATTATATCGGCCTGATTGGCAAGCAGGTTGACCAGTTGGATGAGGTGAGCCGCGATGCGTGGCGCCGCGTGCGTGACTGGATGGTGAGCGGCCATCCGGTTAACGATTTGCCGAAACGTTCCAAACAAGTAGTGACCGGGCGTATCCAACGCAACACGTGGCAAAGCGCACTGTTCGACAATTTGCCCAAACCGCGCTGGCTCAAAACGCGCTGGCCTCAAGGTGTAGGAAAAACCGCATTCAACCCATACGAAAATATGGTGGACCATTCGCTGGATAGCCCATTCGCTTTCCTGCGCAATCACGCGATCCAGCTCGACTGCTCGGACCTTGAAAAACGGTTCGCGGAATTTGAGGAAGGTATCGAGAAAACCCGCGAGTCGATGCGCTTAAATCCGCGCATGCCTATTTTGGGTTTTCGTGATTCCATGTTGAACGGCGGCTTAGCACCCGGTCAGTGGCCTGCTGTTCATGCCCGCCCGTGGCACGCACAACCACACCAAATGATGATGCTGCGGCGCCTACAGGAACTGGGCAAACCAGTCGTCGTAAGTCTGGAAGACAGCGAGGCTCAACCCGACTGGGAAGAGTTGATTAAAAAGCTGAATTTGACCATGTTCGATTCGATTTCACCAATGACGCCAAAGCGAAGCACCGGCATGCGTGTGGTTCGCACCAAAATGCGACCAACGGTGAACAGCGATTACCATTTCGATTTTGAATTCACTGGGCGTTTCGATTTCAAATTCGCTGCATTGGACGATGAATCGTTCGCGCCACTCTACGAAAAAGAGCGGAAGAAATACAAACACAAAGATGCGGTGAATCGCATACTGAAACGCTACCGTGGCGACCGCAAAGAAGCGGCATTGTCGCTGGAACGTGTCGGTGCCGCTTACGAAAAAGAATTTAAGGCCAAAAAGAATGCTGACAAATCTGCTGAGTAAGCTGCCGATTATCGGCTGGTGGCATGTGTGCTGGGTTGTTTTGATTGGTATGGCCGTTGATTGCGCTATCGACTTTTCCAAAGGCCGCCCAAATAGTGCAATGGGCACCATTGTCTGCATCCTGATGCTGGGCATGTTCATGGTGATGCGTGCCGCGTATGAAGCTGGAAACCGAGAGGGTAAAAAGAAATGAAGTACGACAACAAAAACGCTTACGTTCTGGACGCTGAACTGGACGTGGCCACCGCGTATCGCCGGGCGCTTTTCGAGGCCGCCATTGACGAATATATCCAGCAGCCGCAATTCGACACGCACCAGCCTTACCACAATGCGGACCACTGCATTCGCGTAGCGCACCGCTGCCTCGAATTGTTTGCTGCCATGGGCTGGCGCCTGCGCCACGAAATTTCCATGACGATGTGTGCCGCGCTGTTCCATGATTTCGGCCACACGGGCAAAGGCCCTGATATCAAAAATATCGAGCGTGCGGTCGCCGGGTTGCGTGCGGCTGAGCCGGTGCTGTTGTATTTCGGTGGTGTGTCGGTCGGCCACATGGAAAACATGATTCGCTGCACTGAATTCCGTCACGGTTTCCCCAATCCGCCGTTGAACCTGATGGAAAAGGTGCTGCGTGATGCAGACGTGATGGAAAGCTGCGAACCACGTTCGGTGAAAACCGTAATGTTCGACCTGTGCGCCGAACTGGATGTAGACGTGCGGGCCGCCGTGCCAAAGCAGGTTGAATTTCTGCAAAACGTCCACATGTATACTGATCCGGGGCGCTTGATCTGGAACCGCACACTGGACGCACGTATCGCGGCCTGTGAGGCATTGCTGCATGAATAAACAAAAACTGGGCACGGCCCGTGCTGTATGGTCGAATCGGTTTGCAGTCGCAATCATGATTCTTTGTGTAGGGCTTGCCGGTCTATGTTTCGGTAAGGCAATTACCCTGACGCCTCGCTTCGATTTTTCGTGGTGGGCGTTGTGGATAATCCTTTGGCTGTTGGTCGTCATACAGGTGTGCTTGGCACTGCTACTGTGTTGGGCGCGCAAGGTGGTGAACAGTGGACAGGAAAAACTGTAAATACGTGGCACAGCTGCCAGATGGCAGTTACATTTACGAACTGAAAGAAAAGGCAATATTGAAATGCAACAGCAGGTTACGCGCCCGACAATTCACCCGGAAAGAAAGCCAAGTGTTGCAGAAAAATCTGCAAGTCACGTTGCTGGAAGCCGACTGGGAACGGGTGCAGTAAAACAGCCGGTGGCCAAGGGGAACGCACTGGGTGAAATGGATCGGCTGTTCGGGATGTGGGGCAGCCTCTAAGGGGAAGTTATGGAGCAGGATAATTCGGTGTTGTTGAAGTTGCATATTGGCGAAGAGCTTCACCGCCAATTGATTGCACATTGCGACCGGTTGGATATATCGCTTGAACAGGCGGTTAGAAAAATTCTAACCAAAGAAATGGAAGCCTACGAAGACCTGTGCGAAGAGCCTGTGTCCCTCGATAATCTCGAATGGACGGCGTTGATTCCCTACGCACGTAAATTGCGCATAGGACTGCAATTCAACATTTATGACCTTGTAATTCGTTTACACTCCGCACGCGGCCTGACCACCACAAAGATTCCGGGCTTCTGGCATTCGGCATTTGCGAAGTGGGCACGGCGCAACAACGAGTTCAAGGTTATTCCTGCAAAAAACGGCAACCTGTTTGAGCGCATTAGCGACGTACAGGCACCGTTGCCGAAGGGCCGCAAGAAACCGACCAAAGAGCCGGGAACCCTGCGGCGCTACACACAGAGCGAACTGCAAGACGTTGTACGGGCAATGGCGCTGGAATGGCGCGTTGGGGAGAGCTTCCGGGTAGACTACCTGCTGGCCCGCGTGGATAGGGCACGCAAGCCACACTCAATCGGCTACAACTTCTATTCGCGGTTCAACCTGTGGGCACACGACGTTGGCCTATTTGTTGAAACCATCGGCACCACGCCACGCTCGAAATCTTTCTACCGCAAATCCGTAAATACTTCGGAACAAAATGGGGAACAACCAAAATGAAACGATTGGAGAAACAACCATGGTACTTCGCATATACGCTACTCGGCAAGCGAGCCTCTTCGGCAATCAAGTCCGAGCAACCGATATCCACCGCTACGGCGATTTCTATGTTGCGGCAGTTCCGCGAGCACTATCCGGCGACTTTGAAATAATCGCTACTGTCGATAACGGCAGTTTCACCATCGAGCAAAACAAAGCGTTCATCAGCTACGACGATATGACCGATTTGCTCGAAAACGCAGCCCACCACTGAGAACTGTAAACATGAAATATGTAATCGTGAAAATCGGCCAGACCGAAGTGCCAATGATGTTCGGCAACGAAGTCGATCTTAATCAAGTGAGTTTTCCGTGGCCTATCGTGGCTGCTGGGCAAGCTATCGGGCACACGGTGTTCTACAGCTGCCAATCCACGCAAACCATCAACAGCCAAATTTTTGTGAGCCGTGGCCGCAAGGATGAGGTGTTGATTCAGGCCGCCGATTACCTCACGCCGGAACAACCCGTGACAGGTGAATGAATGCTGACAAAAAAGCAAATTCAGGCTCGCAAACAAAAGCAGCAGCAAGAAGAGGCGGCTAAGGCTCGGCTGGCAAAACAGCTGGGTCGTAACGCGGACGGTTCTTTACCCAAGGCTGCAAAGAAAAAGGACGATGGATCGTCCCTTAAACTCGATTACCGTACTTCTGACGTTGGACACCTGCCGAGCGCGGAACGAAACGAAATCGAACCCGAAGCATATTTTCTGGTCGATGGTGTGGATTGGGAACAGCGCAAGAAAGCGGCTGCCCTTGAAACAGAACACAAAAAGAAATGTACTGCGCCGCTGTACTCTAAAGGTCCGTACCAGTTTATAACTGATGCTGCGGACCTGACTACACTAGGCCGAAAAGTTTAGATCATTCCATCCAAGTATTTGGCGAGCACATTCTTACGCCAAGTATACCAGTCCTTGGGCAGTTTTCGGTGCATAGTCTTACAGCTGCTGACAACCAACCACGTCACGTTGTACCCCGATTCCAAAGATTCTCGGGCTTTGCGACGGTTGAGTTTTATGTAGTTCTTGTGAGCCAACGTAAACGTCGATTTTACTTCAACATAAGTGTCAGTCGATACAACGTAAATGTCTGGACGGAAGTAGTTAGGCAGTACAGGCATCGGAAAATCTGGATCGTATTGTGAGAGGACGTTGCTGCAACCGCGATTCTTCACAAGAATGCGCAGAGCGTAATCCTCGTAACCTTGATACTCATAAGTCTTGTGCCCAAGCTTAATGGTTTTCAAGGCGTATGCGGCTATTTGTTGACGTCGTGCCACAATAGGGTTGAGCAGGGGATGCTCGTGCCCATATTTCTGCAAACAAGTTTTACGCTTCTTTCTCATGATTGCCTTTTTGGCAGACGTGCTTTGCCAAGGGGTTGCAGCACCATAACGTTCCATGCATGTGTTGATTCGCTTAGCGTCAATCGCGTCTTTGTTTTCTTTAAGCGCACGCTGACCCAATTCAATTGCTTTCCGGGTTGCATACTCTTTGCCTTCTGGAGTTTTGCGACAGATTCCGCAAATGCGAGTTCCGGGCGTGGCCGGGGCATACGCATGGCACAGTTCACATAGGTTACAAGCTTCCAAACGTTCAATAAACGCAGGCATTCTCTTACACGGGGTTTCTTGGTATGACAGATTGTATTGAGCTTCAAAGGCGGCAAGTAGTTTCGGAGAAATATTATAGCGACCCCACTCTATAAACATTTGTGCTAGGAAGCGCTCACGTGGTTTCCCTCTAGCCGACGCGCTATCCATCCAGCGCAGCTTGGCTTTGGTGAATTGTGCAGCGAGTTTCTTATTCCACATCGGTAAGTCTCCTGAGTGTTTTCTATAAATTAGGATGCACAAAGGCGGTTACATGTACGTCGGTGAACACGAAGACCCAACGACGATTGGGCGAAAAATCTAGGGTACAAGGAAAGCCTTAATGGAACAGGTGAATCAAGGTTCACAAGCGCAGCAACAAAGCACCGAAAAGCCCCGCGTATCGAAAGAACAGTGGACCGCTATTCGGGATGCACGCGCAGCTATGGAGCGGTCACTGGCCCTCCTACAGCATTTAGTGGGAGGCGCTGCCTTTCGCCAAGACCAAAACCTGCTGGAATTCGTTCACAGCATACGCAAGAAAATTCTGGTCAAAAAGCAGGGCTGGCTTCCTCAAAAATATTTCAAGGAACAGCCGACGAATTTGTTTTGGGTAGAGGGCACTAGCCTAGCTATCCTGTACAACTATATCCCGAGGGGGAATGCGAACGTGTACCACGTGACGTACACGTCGCCGTTGGTGAATTTGACGCGCATGATTATGGCCATGCGCTGGTCCAAAGCAGAGGCGATTGGCAACGTGCGGCATTGCCAGTTCGTTTGCGAAAAGACCAACGTATTCACCGACACGGATTTGGTGTGGACCACCGACCGTCAACTGTTTGAAAAACACAGGGCGAAGATTGAATTTTTCGCTGATAAATATTAAGGATTGTCTGTGGAACACACGGGAGAGGAACTGGATATGAATCAACTCAACGAAGCGCTGAACCAACCGGAATCAGTCGAGGAACTTCCACCGGAATTAAACACCGACGCAAAGCTGCGTGAAGCCTTAGATCGCGCATTGACCGACGCCAAAGACTTTCAGAAAAAGCAGCGCAAAGCCCGTTGGATTTTCCGTATCTGGTTGGTGCTGTCCACCCTCGGCATGATCGCGCTACTGGGCGTGGTTGGCTGGATGTACCGTGGGCAGGTGGTGCAGGACTGGGACCGCTACGGGTCGAATAGCGCCAACTGCATTTTCAAGGTTGGCGACCGCACGGTTAGAGGCGTGCGCGAATATTCCTATCGCTATTACACCATTTTCAACTGGCGTATCTACGATATGCGCCAGCTGGAAGAGAAGACCTTTATCGAAATGCCGAACAACGGCGCCTCGGTACTGGCCCACCTGAGCGACGGCACGCACCCACGTGTCACGGTTAAAGACGCGGAACCGGGGCGCTACCCGCTGCCTCACGCTGATTCATATTCGTTCTTTATGGACAACGGCAAAAACACCGATGTGATTTCCTACAAGGATATGTGCAAGTGAAAACCCAAGACCCTATGTTGTGGCGCAGTGCCGAATTAACCAAATGTGTTAAGCGCTGGGGCTTCAAGCTGTACAAAGACCGCGACGAAATGCGTTGGGTCCACAAGACTTTTGACGATTGCAGCGTGATTATTGACCGCTTCCGCATTCATGTGGAAATCCTGCAAAGCCGTGAATGGCCAACCTACTGCGACGACCGCGAAATTCGTATCGCCGTAGCGCCTGCCGATGTGGTCGAATGTATCGACCGCCAAATGTGCGAAATTGCGGAACAGCAAGCAACGTTCAAAGTCATGATGGACGAAGTTGCACATTGGGCCAAACAGCAGGGCGTTGACGGCAAATTCCAGAAAACGTCGTTCGATGATTCCACGTTCAATTTCTGCATACGCAAAGGGCAAGCTTTGATGGACGAAGCTGTTTTCGTGATGCAGCACCGCATTGGCGAATTCATTTTCGAGCAGGATTACGAAGAGCACAAGGTAGAAAGTAGCTCCGATGTGAAAGAGCTTCTGCTGGGCAAGAATTTCTGTGATTGGCCACACGACAGGGTGCCTATGGTTTTCAAAGGCAAATCGCTGTACACGTTTGCCCAGCCATCGGCGTTCCGCCCGCTGATTTTCCAGTTCGGCTGCAAGGATATTTTGGAGCATAAGGGTGAAGTTTCGCTGAGTGCTTCGTCCGAGCCGCTAAATTCGTTGGTGGCCCAACAAGGCGACACGCGCCGCTATTACGAAATCCAGTTCAAGGCGCCTGTAACCAAAGAACAATTTCTGGAAATTTACAAAACGCACACCGGGGAAGATTTCAAATGCTGAGCCGTCCACAAAAGATCAAAAACACCATCAGCCTCCTGACCAACCGCCAGCTGTTGATCGAAGGTTTGCTGGCTCGTGGCTTCATCACCAAAGACGGCTACGCATTCGAGCACGACCGGATCAAGATCGTGTTCCAACGCAGCGAGGGTGGTAACTTCCTGCAAATGCGAATTCGTGATGGGGAAATTACCAAATTCAACGGGGCCAACAGCTGCCAAGTGATTTTGAATACGATCCACATTCAGATGGAATTGATTGCGGATCAAAAGGCGAAATTCCAAGCAGTGGCATACGAAGTGGCAGCCCGTCTGGAAGCCAACGGCGTGCGCCTGAAACCACTGTGGACCGAACAGAAAACAGGCGACCAGTATCACCGCCAATGGCACAACTGGTACAAGGGTTGGTCCGTGGATTTCCAAGCCAAGGCATACCCGGAATGCCGTTCCCTGTTTTCGATCTGGCAGAGCGGCCCGGTTATGCGTTGCTGCGTAGACGACGACGAACCCGAGGTAGCCGACGCCGACGAAATCATGCGGTTCGTAACGACGGCGCAGGATGATTTTGATCCCAATAGTGCCATCTACGAAAAGCGCATGATTTATACCGCGCTCTACCCTCACAAATTCTCCCACCTGATCTGCAAATACGGCCTGCTTTCGATTAAAGCCGTTGAAGCGGAAATGGTCGGGCGCTGTGAAAACGATCCTGTGGCCAATGAGCTTTTCGCCAAGAAAGTGCAAAAGCGTAAATACCACGTAATCAAATTGCGTCACCCTATGCAAGTGGAAGTCGTAGCATGAGCCAGCGTAAAGCCGACAATTACAACAGCCGCACCGCCGATAAATTCGTGGTGCGTTTGCCCGATGATATGCGCGAGCACATTGCAGGAATTGCCCGCGACCAGCACCGTTCGATGAACAGCCAAATCATCGTCTGGCTACAGGCGTGTATCGAACTGGAAGAGCAGGGCATCAAGGTTAGCCCTGCCACCATTGGCGCCGCTACGGATGCACAGAAAGGCCCGCGCATTTTGGCGCTGGAAGCCATGCTGCAAAAAGTGCTTGGGTACGGTGACTGGTTCGGTTCCGCCTTGGAAATTGACGTACACGACCGCGACGAAAACGGCAAACCCCGTGACGGTGAAAACCTGAAAGCCGAAATGCTGGCGCTGCTGGCCAATGCAGAACCTATGGCGCCAGTTGTGGCGGCAGAAAAACCTAAGTTTGTACCGCGTGAAGGCATGCCGGTTAAATTTCTGAAAAATGGTGAGCCTACGTTCGGCGTCATTGTCGAAATCTACGTTGAACACACCCGGCATGAGGCGTTCCCTAAACAATTTTTCCGTGCCAAGCTGCGCACCTACGGCGGCTCTAATGCCTACGTTGACCTCGACCAACTGAGTGATCCTTTCGCATGACTATTTTCGTAAAAAATCCGGCTGCTGAAAACGAACTTCAATGCTTGTTCAAAGGCACGGAACGGCAAACCCTGTGGGGAATTTTGAACCCTGAATTTGATGGAAGTGGCTTGGGCGTCACGCTCGACGCTTTTGTCTCGGAGGAAGGATGGGTGCCGCTGCGCTACCACGAAGCCCAAGATTTTTGGGTGAAAAACCACGGCTCTAGCCGCGCCTGCATGAATTACGTTTTCAAGCTGTACGGCTCGAAAGATCGGCAAGATGAACAACTGAAATTAATCGGCGCATTTACCCACGCGTTGAAGCACGACTGGGACCAGCACCATATGGCGTGTCGTGTGATGGGTGACGATATTTACAATAAGGGCTGCGTGCGCACCCTCATTTACCGCGTTTACAAAAACGTTGAAGGTGAATGCCAAGGCCACCCGGAAATGCTGGCCGGGGCGCCGCTGGGCATGTGTCACTGCGACGTTTGCGGCGAAATGGTAATGGCTGGAATGCCGCACCCGACCGAGGCCGACATTGAACGCGCAGAGCAGGAAATGATGGAGCAATCCATGGCGCAGCAGGCACGCGAAAAAGAAGAGTGGTTCCAGAAAGTTTGGGCCAAAGTCGAAACCGAATATGTGGCCTACGGAAAGCTCGAAGATGGCTGGTTTGAAGACCTGCCTGCACCGCTGCCTGATTCGCTGAAACTGGCGCGTGAATTTGTGGAATACGTTCGTGAAAATTTGGCTGTGCATTCGCGTGACCGCGTGCTGCCCGCGCTGGACCACGAAGGTTATGTGGGCATTTTCATGCCAAACAATGACGTAAATCCGGTCTGGTGGTCGTGCTCTTTCTACCCGGACGAAACCGTCACATACCGCCACGAAAAAGGCCGTGGCGAACACGGCGAAATCGTTAAAATTCCGCAAGGCCCCGAACACAACGCGCAGCTGCTGGCGCTGATCCACAAACTGTAAATAAGGAATTGTCATGGCGTGGTATTGGTGGCTGCTTGTTTTGTGGACGCTGTGGGCCGCTTGGGGCTTTCGCTACAGCTGGATCAATCACGATGTGAAGTGGTGGGCATGGCCCATTGTTTTCCTCGCCATGTACATTTGGCAACCCACGATGTTCCTGATGGACTTGTGGATTATTAAAGACAATTTGGTCAAGAAAATGAGGAAAAAGAATTGAGCAACAAAGCACTTATGGTGGGGGCCACGGCTGCCCTCGCCCTGCTTGCTGGCTGTGATAGCGGTGCCTATCCAGAAGAGGAACAGGCATACGTCGATGAGCAGGCGGGTGATGCAACCGGTAAACAATTGGCAGCGGATCAAGTCGATCTGAAAGCCGCGTTAACCGAGCTTCAATCGAAAGACCCAAGCGTTCGCGAAGTGTATTATTCCGTCAACGAAAAAGGCGAAAAAGTCTTGAACGTTGTGCGTGAAGAAGCGGACGGCACCAGCAGCAATTCCGTGTGGCCGATGTTGGCGGGTGCAGGCCTCGGCGCGCTGGGTGGTTATGCACTGGCCAAATCCATTAACCAGAGCGGTGGCTATCAGCAATATCAGCGGCAACACACGCCGCAATATCAGGAACGCTGCGACTACCGAAACCAGCGTAGCGACCGGCGCCCGTGCCGTACTGGTGGCGGTTCTAGCGCGGCCTACACCACAATGCTGATGAACCAAAATCGGCAGGTTGTACGCTCCAATCCGCAATTCAGCCAGAACCTGAATAATCGGGTTTCGCAATGGCGTGCTAGCCCGAACACGGCCCCGGCCACTGTGCAGAAAGCCCACCAAGCGCGCATTAACGGGGCCATGCACGGTGGCGGTGGCGGTGCAGGTGGTAAAGGCGGCGGAACTTAATAGGGAACAAATCATGCATTGCACGTATCACGATATTGGTTTCAATCTCGAACATTTTCTCACCGAAGAAATGCCGTGGACTCAAGCGTTCTGGCGTCAAGAACCGGAGGCTGGGCAACTGATTGGCCCACTGTATCCGGTGGTCGAGGATTATTTCCGCTACACCACCGAAAACAGCCACAACATGCCGGTTTACAACCTGAATATTTCGGCGTGCCGTGAAATTGAACTCACGTTTGAAAAAACCTACGCAATGCTGGTCGATGCGGTCGGGCGTCTGTTGAATCTGACCCACGATCAAATCATGGAATACATGGGCCGCGAATTTCTCGAAAAGCACCCGTATTTCATCGACTACGCCCGCTTCACCTACCGCGACCTCGGTTCGGCCCGCCAGTCGATTTATGGCCGCTTTGACGCCGCGTTTGATCCTGTGACAGATAAGATTACAGGCATCTACGAATTCAACGGCGACACGCCGACCATGCTGCTGGAATCGGTGGCGATGCAAGATCATGTTTGCCGCGAATTGACCGGCGAATCTGAATTGCAGTTGAATTCCTATTACCCGCTGGCTAGGTCGCTGTTTGACCAGCTGGGTCACATTCCGGGTAAAGGTGCCGTGGTCTACGATGAGCGTTCTTTCGAGGTGATGGCAACCTCGGAAACCGTGGCACAAATCATGGGCGAGTATAACGACATTGCGTTCATTTCCACGCAAGCGATTTCCTATGATTTTGTGGCAAACCCAACCAACCCTTGGCATTACGGCGATCAACCACTGTCGGTTATTTTCGCTTTGATGCCGTGGGAAGAGCTTGTGGAAGCGTGCCCGATTGCATACCAGCAGTGGGAAAAATGGTGCCACCACACGACCATCATGGAACCGGCGTGGCGTTGGTTTGCCTCCAACAAAGGCATTTGGGCCTATGTAACGCACCTGCTGGAAAACAACCGTGATTTCCAGATGAAACATTCTGGTTTGCCTGTGCTGCCAACGTACATGACACCCGAGCGTTTTGTGGGCCGCCATGCGTATGTGAAAAAACCGGTAATTGGCCGCATGAGCCACAACATCGAAATTTTCAACGCGTATGACCCGACGGCCATTCAAAAAACCGAAGGTGATTACGGCCAAGGCGCGGTGGTTTACCAACAGTATTGCCCGCCACACAAAGTCGAAGGCCGTGGCAATTTCATCCTTGGCATGTTCATGTGCCCGGATATGGCCACCGATTACCACACGCTCAAAGAATCCACGGCGGGCACCATGTGCATTCGTGAATTCGACGGCAGCATTTTGAGCGTGATTAATGAGCGCTGGATTCCACACGTTTTGATCGAAGACGTGGCGAATTATGATCTGGATGAGGACGAATTCCTGTGATTATCATTTTCCTGATTGTCGGGGCGTGGCTGGCCTACGCGTTTTGGTTTGTTTACAACACGCGTAACGATCATTACCCACCCGGCGGGCGTGCATGGTGGACCCCGCTTTTCATGTTCGTTATGGGCCTGATTGCGTTCGTGATGGTGATTGGTGAACACGTGCAAGAAGCGTGGCGCCGGGCACGTTGCTACGTGCGGGATCGTGACGCGAAATACCGCGACAAACAATAACTGTAAACAAGTGATAGGTGCCTGCGAGGTGTGGGCACCTTTAGGAATTAGGTACAATGAAAATTTTGATGGTGCTGGTGGCTTTGGTTTTGGTTGGCTGCGAAGGTGGCGACCGCAGTTCGCGTGGTGTGGATAAATCCAAAGAAACGCGCCTGAATTGGGATGCAAAGTGGGAAGCTCAAGGCATCTGCCAACGCATGGGCATGCTGTTTGAAACCAGCAACTACCTACGCGGCGGCGGGTCCGATAGTTACCGCGCAGTATGCCGCCAGAAAGATGGCACTGTTATCTACCTGAAAAGGAATGGTCAGCCATGAAATATTTGATGGTGGTTGCACTCTTTTTGCTGGCAGGTTGCGATGGCAATTATCCCTATCAAGATAAGGGGATGAAGGGCCAAGCAAAAGCCGAAAAAGCCGAGAGCGCTGCAACCCGTGATGCTGTGGCAAAAGCACTGCGCGAAGAGCGGGAACGTATCGCGGAAGAAAATTTCATCCTGCATGATATACCGCCACCAATTGATCGCCGGGATCGTCACGAACGGCGCGTGCTTTGGGCCGAACGTTTCGAGGGCCAACGCCTGTGCCACGAAAAAGGCTGGGTTCAGGAAGGTTTCCAAAACGTTCGCTATGCGGATGAGGAAAACCCGTATCGTACAATATGCACCAAACCAGATGGTAGCCGTGCCGTGTTCCGTTTAAAGGATGCTCCAAAAGATGAATAAAGCAATGATGGCCACCCCACCGGCCCACAAATTCCGCGTGTTTAGCCGCGTGCCTGCGCCGGGCGTGCCCGATTCTGACCTGTATATTCCGCAGTATTGGGAAGGCGGCGTGTGGCGCGGGTTCTACGCCAACAACGCGAGCAAGCAGGTTTCGTTCGCTACGGAAATCGAGGCCCACAAATACGTGATTGAATTTGTGGTAATGGCACTCGACAAAACCACGGAGCGCATCAATCGCCTGTATGCCGAGCGTACCGACCTCGAACAAAACCTGAAAGCCCTCAACAAAGAATCCATTGCAATCAACGCAAGGAACGTGTGATGCACGCATTCAAATACGTGGTGTTTTCGGCAACCGACAAGCACGGCAACGAATACGAAGTGCCGGTAATGTTTCCGACCGCACTGACCCATGCAAAAATGTGCGATATGTCGAAAATGGTTATGCTGCGCGAAGAGTATTGCGAACTGTCGCCCGGCCCCGCTGTGAGCGCAGGTTTTTGCAGCCTCGGCCACAACAAAATCGAATGCTTTGGTGAGTCGGAATCCATGGGGCTGAAATCCCGTGGTGAGCAGGATTCACGGCTGTTCAAGCAATACGATACCTACGGCCACGGGCGGGTAATGAAATGATTTACGATGGGAATTGGGCAATAGCGCAATGCGAACGGCTGGGCCTTACGGTCAACTGGTCGTTGCGTAAAATCTCACATCCAAAAGCTGTTTGCTACTGGACGTGGGGCTGCGCCGATTGCGACACAATGATCGAGGCGGTGATCGAGGCCGTTGCATACATCGAGGAACGCAAGTTGTGAGCAAATACGAATGGGCAATTATCCAGCTGGCAACCTATGAACTCACAGTTTGTTTCCGCACCCGCACCATTTCACATCCGGGCATGACCAACTTCTGGTCGTGGAAGAAAGAAAAGAACGCTTTTATCGCGGCTGTACAACGCGCAGTCGATGACATGCGAGCAGCTGGTCACTAAAACTGTAAACAATCCTTGTAGGCAGTAATTTAATAGGGAGCGTTCTACGGGGCGCACCCATTAACTAACAAGGGGCTGTATGGAAATGCAGGTTGAACTCCAACTCGCTGTCGCTAAATCTGAAAAGAAGAAAAAGGAAAAGGTTCGTGAGCAATCCGGCTGCATTCCTTATCGCGACAAAGACGGTATCCGCCAAGTTCTGCTGGTCAAGAAACTGAAAAAAGGTTCGTGGTGGGGCTTTACCAAAGGCGGCCAAGAAAAACACCTGAATGCCCGTGAAAACGCGGCCAAGGAATGTTTCGAGGAAGCTGGTGTAACCGGCACCGTCACCAAAAAGATTGGCAAATTCCAGTACAAAAAAGACGGCATGCATCAAAACGTCGTCATGTACGCGATGGATTTCCATCAGGCACTCGATGACTGGCAAGAAAAGCACATGCGGAAACGCAAGTGGTTCACCCTGCCAGAAGCCCGCGACAAACTGAGCCGCGAGCACCACAAGCTGCTGGATGAAATCAAAAAGTTGCCGAAGAAAGAAAAGTCAAAGATCAAGGCACTCAAACCAGCCAAGATCAAAAAATCCAAGCCGACGAAACTGAAAGTTAAAGCGGCATAACGAAATGGCGTCCTCCGGGGCGCCATTGCTTTTTCTGGTAGGAGAAAGTTATGGATATCAAGATTGATACCGAAGCAGTGTGCCATCAGTTGCAGGAACAAATACCCGATCAATACGCGGTATTTTACTGCCGTATCGAACCGGTCGCTGGCGAAGAGGCGCACACCTTTGAGGTTTTGATTCCTGAAACCGACGCGGAATTTGGCTTGACCGTCAAAGCAAACGGTACGGTCGAAGTTATGCGCTGCAATCCTGATGACGGGTCTAAGACGCTGATGCAAATCATGATTAACAAGCTGCTGAATCGCGGCTTTATTCAGGTGCACTGAAATGCACATTAACCCATTCGTCGTAGCCAGTTCGCTGGTGCAAAAGATGGCGTCATATAATGTCGAATACAACATCACCAGTGGCAGCCTGCTGGGGGATTTGCCGAAGGGCAGTCCAACCTGTGTGCAGCTGGAAGTCATGACGAAGAAAGGGCGTGTGGTAATTCGCATTTTCTCCACGTGCCAAGTAGAAGTCGAACACCTCGAAAACAAAAGCAGCAAGGAACTGTGGACCGTCATGGAAATTTTCCTGAAAACCATTATCGGTCCACCATCCGCTGGCCTAATCACGCACAAGGAATAAAAGCATGGTTGAATTGCCTACGCCGATTGACCTAAACAAAGCCATCATGGCCGGTATTGGTGAAACGTTGCGTGAAGTGATGCTTAGCCCGCGCACGCATTGTGTTCCGCACAAAAAGCCTAAAACCGGTTTTAAAAGCGCCGATCTTGTGCTGTATGCACACGACCGTACCGAACTGGAATTGCGGCTGCATACACAGGAAGGCGGGGCCTATGTAATCACGGCTGCCGACAACCATATCTCGCAACACTGTAAAGAATATATCGAGGCTTTCTTTCGCGGCTACAGCGAAACACCAGCCGATGAAAAATGGCAGTATCTGAGCAAGTTCGGAAACTGTAAATACTCGTTAGCAACATCAATCCCAACTCCACCGCAAGACTAAGGAATGCTCATGACCAGCTTCGTACAGCAGTGCATCAACACCCACGCACCAGTCGGCGCCCAGCAATTCATCCTCGCTGATTTCCTGATGAAAGTGGCGGAATTGATCGAAACCCGCGACGCCTACACCGTCACCGAAAAATTCGACAACAGTTCGGTGCTGGAAATTCCACACTGCTGGTCGCATCGCAACACTGGCCGACTGGGCGCCGTGACCATCACCGTCAACCCGTCGCAGCAGCACCTGCATGTTAGCTACCGTTCGGGCGCCGAGAAATATTCGGATTGCGTGAACTACTACAAAGACCAACAGGTTGAAAATTTCTTCAACGTTCTGACCAAACGCACCAAGGTTGCCAACGTCTGGCATCGCGGCGCCGTCGTGATGGCCGAGGAACTGCTGGCCTCCGTGCCGACCGGTGCTTTCCGTCACGAAGTGATTCGCCGTCCGTCCTACGAAAAAGCGTATCCGTTCTGCGATTTCGTGCTGAAAGAATTCCCCGACGTGTGCATGCTGCGCGTGGCCCACGATGGTTTCTCGCTGTGGCAAGAAAAGAAATTCCAGCAGGTTGCAAAGTGGTCGGATATCGACACTCGCCCAATCACCGAAGTGGTGGAAGGTGAAGTGCAATCCATGTGGCGCCTCGGCACCGGTATCCTGTTCACCAGCGGTACTTTCGAGCGTACCGAAACTGGTATCAAATTCGTTCCTGTCAAACGCGGGTAAATCCTGATGAACGCTCAAGAATTTATGGAAGCAGTCGAAGGGCTTTTCGGCACCATTTCGCCAGAAAAGTTCGTGCAGGAAGACGCGTTGAGCTACACACTCAAGCATCCCCTGATGACCGTTTTCCTCAAAGAAAAATTCTTGGGCGGTTTCAGCGTGTTTCTGGTTCACAGCTATTCCGATATTGTGCAACCAGAAACCGAAGAGTTGGGTAGTGCGCTTGAGCGTATTACCCACGCGCTGGACCGCCTCAATGCTGATTGGTCGTCGTATGAAAACTACGCCAATCGCGCATTGGAAGAATTTAAAACTCACGCCAAAATGCAGCTGGTTTACACGCCCTGCATCAGCCATTTTTTGCCGGGCTACCACGTAACGGCACCGGGGCTGGATTTGGTGCTGGCCACCGTTGGCACCGATTATCGCGGCAATGATTACGTGCGGGCTGGGCGGCTGCCTGATTGCGGCACCAGCGTGCGTGCGTTCTTTGGCCCTGTCAGTAGCCGCAAAGCGCCGGGAATCTACGCCCTCAAATGCGTGGAGCGGGACAACGTTCTGCACCTGAGCAACACAGCAAAAAACCGCAGTGAATTGGCCGAAATTTTCAAAGAGCCGAATGTTGAGACGCGTATACGCACCTTTGCGGTAAATCGTGTGTATGAAAAAGTGGACGATCTGGATTACTTGCCAGACTGCACCACCTACGACGATCTGCTGGGCCGTTATGAATACACGTTCGTGGAATTCGACGTTTACCACTAGGAACATGCCATGGCAAAAGAGCCAATATGGTCCCTGCGCGAATTAGCTGACCACAAAAAAGTCAATTTGGCTGCCATCGTTAGCCGGTCCAAACCTGAGCGGGTGCGGGCGTCCAACCCGTTCCCTAATCCGGCGCAAGGTATGTCGGGACGGCGCAAGTTTAACCCGGCTGTTAGCGAAACTGGCATTCGCCTAAGCTCGCTCAATACACGGCGTTTTAAACGTTCTGAATTGCTTGCGTGGTTCGATGCAGAAGACGCGCACAGTCCATTCAAGCGTAACGCCTGATGGCAGGTTTATTTCCGAGTACAGGCCTTATCGAAATCGGCAAGGTTAGCGACGGCCCGCGTGTTGGTTGGTTTGATGTGCGGGTTGATAGGCAAACCATTTTCGGTAATCAGTTTCCGATTAGCGAAACCGGGTCACGCAACAAAAGCTGTGACCTGTACGACGCATGGGCCGAGCAGCAAATGCTCAAGCGTGGGAAGTATTGGAGCCGGGTGCAGAAATATCGCAAAATGCACCGGGAAGGAATCAATTTAATGCTGCGCTGCCATTGCTGGCCCAAACGGTGCCACGCGCAGACAGTAAGACGTTTGATTATGAGGGCACAATGAAAACCCAACTGGAATGGCACCAGCTGACCGAGAACGGTTTGTACTGGAAGGTTTTGAAGAGTGATCCACGTATTTATTCGCTGGTCGAATACGACGACGGAACCCTCGGTTGCATCGGTTCCGAAGTGTGGGAAGATTTGGTGCTGAATAACTTCCAAGACGACTATTTCTTCGTCCGTGTTGTGGTGCCTGAATTTGAGGTGAAGTCTTGAAAAAGTTGAAATGGTTTGAAGTGAAAGAACCCGGCTTCTACTGGGAAATTTTCCCAAACGGCCAGAAGAATATTTTCAAAATGGACACCGACGGCGCGTGCGAATACGTCGGCAGTGATAGTATTTGGTGGTTCAGTTCAAGCTGGGAAAACGTGCCCGCCGAACTGGATGCAGTCAACTACATCAAAATCGAAGAGCCTGAATACGTCGATTTCAAGGAAGACTAATGGAAATTCTCAAGTGGTTTGAAATCGAGAACGTGCCCGGTCACTACTGGGATTTCGAGCCGGGTGTGGACGAACCCGGAATCATCGAGATTGTCGGCCAAGGCCTGTACATGTTCGCCGGTAACGAGCAGGCATACGATTTCGCGGACAGTTACGCGACGGAAAATCACAACTTTATCCGTATCGTACCAACGTCGCTAGAAGACCATTGGGCACTGCATGTTTTCAAGCAGGAACGCCGCTTTGAACTGGTCAACGGCGATGCCGAATATCCGGCAGGTATCGAGGGTTTCTGGCGCGAGCGTGAAGACATTGGCGCGTCAGAAGGCATGCTGCCATGGCCCGTGCTGTGGGAGCACAAAGATTTCGACCGGCAGGAATTTATCAACAAACTGGCCGACGTGGAAACCTACAATGCCCTCGAAATTAATATGCGAGGTAAACACCGCTGTCGCCTGTCCGGTATTGAGCGGGGCAGCTACGAATACGAATACAAAGATTGGAAATGGCCGGAAGGCCTGATTGAGTACGTGCGCATGGGCGTACTGCCATCGCGTGCGTTCTATGCGTTCATTATGGAAGTGTCGGAAGAAAACTGTAAATACCTTCCTACCTACAACCGCAAGTAAGGATCAGTAATGTCGATTACGCATGAGCGCCAACGGTCGCTCCTTAACGGCTGCAATTCTCTGGAAAAGAAAGTGTTTAATCAGGTGCCTATTCAGGAACCTTGGACCGCTGAGCAAATCAGCCGCCACCTGCATGCAGCTGGGCAAACCAGCGCTGAATACGTCCGTGTTCGTGCGGCGCTGGGTGGCCTGAAAGATCGCGGGCTTATCCGTGAAGTGCGGCGCGATGTATTCCAGCGTGAAGTTGTGAAATTCCGTGAATTGCGTGATGCCGTGGGTTCCATCGTCAAAGAGCCGCCACGCGTACCGCGACTGGGCGACCAGTTCGATTTGAAAGCTATGCGCGCCGAGCACGCCGAAGACGCGGCCTATCAGGCTGAGTTGGAATCGTTGAATGGCTTGTCAGAAATTAATCTGGACCGTTCCGGCCCTGCGAAAGTTAAGGTCGCTGCTGTAGACCCTGCGCCAGCGCCACAAGCTGCACCAATTACTGCTGTTCAATCCGTTGTTAAAACCAAAGAAGTTAAGGAAATTACCGTGTCCGATTCCAAAGCCGTAAACTCTCTCGACCTGCTGTCTGGCATCGCTGCCGAACTGCTGGAACTGGGCACCGATTTGGCAACCCGCCTGAAAAAAGTTTCCGAACGTTTGGACGAAGTTGCGCTGGCTATCGAAGGCGACCGCGAGCAAAACGCCAAGCTGGCCGAGCAAATCAAAACCTTCAAAACCTTCATGAAGGCAATGGCCGACGAATGAGTGAATTTATCGACCCGTTAGGCTGGCTCGAAAACGCCACGCCTGAGCAACGCCACGGCTTTGAGCTAGGGTTGATCTACGCCGATATGCTGCAAGGCTCGTATGGCCCTTGGATCATCACTGATGGCCCCCGGCACCTCATCCACCAGATGGGCCGTGCTATGCGCTGTACGGCCCACATCGTCTATGACACGATCAATACGCCTGTGCCTATGATCGCCGTCACCATGACGCCCATTAAGCCCAAACTGAGCATCGTGTAAAAATGGCAAAAGTCGATCTGATACACCCGTTAAAAGGCGAACCGGGCAAACGCTATTGGGTGTATTGGCCCGACGCTGATTTGCTCGATAAACCGCGTCTGGTTCAATGCTACGCAGACAACCAGATGATTAAAGGCAACCCGGTTTATTACGTGAGTCGTGACGGCAGCATGACCATCACAATGAAACCGAAGCATATGCAGAATTATCGGCTGGTGGAAGTTGCGATGCCTGACCCTACGGACGTGTTGCGCTACATGAAAAAACAACGCCTGATAAAACCGAAACCGGTTGAGGCAGAAACCGCAAACATTTTGGGAATTTGAAATGGCACTGATCGTAAGTCGTGAACAGCTGCACCGCATCCTGAGCGATGACGGGCATATGGCCCTGTGGCCAGCCCACACCGAGAAAGGCAGCACCCGCTATGCGCATGCCTGTGTCGGCCAGCCGTTCGCCCGGCTCCACGTGGGAGACAAAGAACCTGTATTCCTGTCGAACATTAGCGACCTAGTGTTCACCGGCCCACACATCAAGAAAATTGACGCGTTGCAAAACACGAAATTTTCCCCGACGTATATCTATCCCAATGAGGAACTGATGACGTTCGGCAAACTCGACCGTTTCTACATGAGTTTGCTAAAGGCAATCCACCGCCCGGTTATCATTTCGCCGCTGAAAAAAGAACAGCAATTCATGGTGCCGAGCGACGTGGACGGCACTGACCCGATGATCGACCAAATCTTTTACGATTATCTCAAAATCGACCAAGCAATTTACGTCGAAACGCTGTGCGGTGAACAAGGCTTCAACACCGACAAACTGCATGCGTACATGAAAGCGCACAACCACAACGCGGGTTCGCTGTGGGTCTACCTCAAAAACAAATGGGTCGAATGATCTAGAAATGAAAAAGCCCCCGAATCCATAGCGGAAACGGGGGCTTTTTTATGCCTGTTATTCAGGATTATTCAGGGCCTTGGCGATCTTGCGCCCGGAAATGCGTGCATTGTGTGCAGCACGGCGGGCCTTAGCGCTGCGCTCACGCTGGGCGTCACCGCGTGCATGTTTGGCCTGCTTGGCGTAGATGCTGTTCGGGTGCGCGGCGATGTAGGCTTTTTGGGCGGCAGGGGATTTGCTGTGGAACCAGTGATTTTTGTCAGCCATGGTGCATATTTCCTTAGTTGAGAACGATCTTGCGGTTAGCGCCTTCCACATACGAAACGTGAATGTAGCCGTCACGTTGTTGCAGCAGGTCGAAGGTTTGTTGTTGCAGGTGCTCGAAAATGGCTTGGGAGTCGTTGGAAATCAGCGAAACCGCACAGCCCAAAACGTGTTGCTTTTCGTTGAGGTATCGCGCCCAGTTCTGTTCGTTGAAAGGCAGGCCATTCTGGCGCAGCCAATCGTGATAGGAACCTTTGCAATACTCACGCTCAAGCGCAGAACTTCTGTACCAACTCACGATCCGAAAATCGAATTTTTCGCGTAGTGGTTCAAGGATTTTCTGTGCCACACCCTCGGCAGCCAGCAAGGCAGCGCGGGGCACCGTGTTGTCGATCTTGTTTTTGACCGCAACAAGGTCAAAGCCCACATCAAGGTCCGTATAGTTTTGCGAAATTTTCATAACTTCCCCATCTACAACGCTAGGCCGACAATGGCCAGCGTCTGCCAAAAGATTTTTTCAATCTGCCACCAACGTTGATCGGTTTGGTGGTCCTCTACTTCCTGCACCCAGCGAGCTTGATACTCATTGGCGCGGGCTTCCTGTTGTTTCGCAACATCTACCATTAAATTATATTGTTCAATTGTCTGGTTATGCGCCTTAACCAACAGATTCAGACCATCTGTGTTTTTCTTGGCCTGTTTTACATAGTCGGTAAGCTGGTCTAATTGGGTCACAGTGAAACCAGCATAATCGACGGAATTAACCACCAACGGAGTCGGAGTCGGCCTTGCCGGTAGGGACGCCTGCAACGTAAGTTTTTCCAACTTTGGCAGTTGCATGTTCGACGGCGGCGGCTGTTTCATTTGGCTTGAGCACGCCGGGAGGAACAATAGCGCTAGGAGCACCATAACCCATTTCATTTTGCGCGGCCTCAATCTTTTCCATAGCAGTGCGCACGGCCAACGGTAGCGGCGGTTTATTCAGCATGGAATCTGCGGCCATACCGATTGCCAGATAGGTGATTTTTCCCACACCCGGTTCGGTAATGATGGTCAGCAAAAAGGCGGCAATTGCACCGGAAATCACGCCGACCGAAGCCCACACGTTTTCCAGCCAGTAGCTGCCCATTTTGATGCCTTCACGGCGGCATTTGTAAATCCAGCTGATGAGCACGCCGCACAGCGTGCAGAAGAAATACCCCAGTGCATCTTCGAGGGGCACTTCGATTACTTTTTCGATGCTTTTAATCAGAAATTCCACGGTCTAATCTCCGGCGGTTTTCCATGAATTAATCGCAGACTGCACATCCTTGGACTCGGTTTTCGTTTCCGGTTTCAGGACTTCTGCAATGTGCGTATGTTGCTCGACGATTGGTGCGGTATTTACCTGTTCCTCCAATCGGTCGCCCTTGTAAGTGTCGGCCACGGGTTCCGGTTTCTTGGGGCGTGCTGCAATTGCGGCCACAATGGCCAGCAAAAACATCAGACCGCCAATAATCCACTTGCCCCATTTTTTAAGTTGTTCCATCGTCACAGGCCCTGCTTGTTGAATGGTGTTTCCGGCCCGCGCCCTTGGCCAGCGGTCAGACCTTCATCGTCAATGGTATCTTGGCGATTGAGAATCTTGCGCTTTGAAAGGCGTTTCATTTTGCGTTTCAGCGCATCATTTTTCACAGGCTTTGCGTCAATCCATACAATCATAAATCCCCCGATTTAGAAAAAAGAAAAGGGGCACTAGGCCCCTAATCAGTAGCGCTAATTAGGCGCCGTTCTTGTACCACGATACCTGCACCAGCACAGCGGCAGCAACGCCCAAGGTGACAACCAGTTCGTTTGCGTCAGTGAACGAAACGTCGTCTGGAATAATCACTTTGTTGGTTGCTTTATCCACGACTTGCACAATCGGCCAGCGGAAACCGATATTGTGGGTCACGGTGTGGCTGGTGGCCGAAGTGGCGCCCGAATCGAATGGGAAGAAGAAAGTTCCCACTTGAGTTTGCAGGTTGTTTACGGTAGTTACAAGCGGTGCAACGTCGGCTTCCACAAGGAAATCGGCGGTAGCGGTATCCAGTGCAGCCGGGGTCACGTAGGTGCCCGACAGGTCGCCAACCGAAATACCACCAGCGGCCACAACGATAGAAGCATCAGCTGCTTTTACCGAAACGGTATCACCGGTTTTTTCGATACCATTACCGGCAGTTACGCCAGAAATGCCGCCGAACTCGGCCCATGCAGCGCCATCCCAACGAATGAACAGGGTAGCGTCACGATTCCAGACCAGAGCACCCGGACCAGCGGCAGAAACATCGTATGCAACTTCGAGGATTTCACCAGCAGCATCGACAACGACAATATCGTTTGCCGAAGCAGCGACACCAGTAGCGAAAGTGGTGCCATCCACGTAAATGTAACGACCGGCCACGCCCGCGAAATCAGATTCCAGACCCAGTACATCGGATTGGAAATCCAGACCGGCGAGGGCGTTTTCGATTGCATTGGTTACGGATTGGGTCGAGGCCAAACCAGTAACAGCAGCCGAAATTTCCGAAGTTACATCAGCGCTTTTTGCGTAGTCGGTCAGAGCAGCAACGACCAGCGCATTTACTTCCGCTGCGTCTTGGAAATCAGCGACAGCAGCTTCGATAGCGGCGGTCACTTGCGCAGCGGATTGCAGGCCGGAAACAGCAGCGTTAATCGCGGAAGTTTGTGCGGCTGGGGTAACGTAGGTGCCGGAAAGATCACCGACAGAAACGCCACCAGCCGCGACCACGATAGAAGCGTCAGCCGCTTTTACCGAAACTACATCGCCCACTTTTTCCAGACCGTCACCAGCGGTGAAACCTACCAGACCACCGAATTCAGCCCAGTTGGTGCCGTTCCAGCGGTAGAAGTTTTCGGTATCGCGATTCCACGCCAGAGCGCCCGGACCTGCGACAGAAACATCGTAGGCAATGGCAGTGATTTCACCAGTGGCATCGACAACGACAATATCACCGGCTTCGGCGGCAACGCCGCTGGTGAACAGCGAACCGTCAACGTAAATGTAGCGACCGGCAACGTTGGTGAAAATACCCTCAACGCCGAGAATGTCTTCTTGGAAATCGAGGCCCGCCAGAGCGTTGTCGATTGCGCCCTGCATTTCGGTGCCGGAAACCAGATCGGCAACAGCGGCAGAAATTGCCGAGTTAACATCGGTGGTTTGTGCGTATGGGATCAGCGCAGTGGTCAGGTCTTCGGCGCTAACACCGCCACCAATTTCAACGGCGTCAGTGCCGTTGTAAAGTTTCAGCGCTTTGGTAACGGTGTTGTACCAAACGCGAGATTCAACCAGACCACCACCAGTAGGATCGGCGGCCAGTTTTTCCAGTTTGAGGTCAAGGATTTCGCCAACGACGCTCAAGTTACCATTGATTTGTGCCATGTTTTGAAGCCTCTTTTCTATGCTGGGCGTTAGGGCGTTTCAATGTCGATGATATCAACATATTCCGCGCACCTATTCAAAAGGGTTGCCAGCGGTTCATCCCCTTCGATCACACCTGTGTACCGTAGGTTGCAGGTGGAATGATTTTTTACAAGGGTTGGCAGACGGCGGCACGCGATGGTGTTGTAGTAACGAATCCTTTCTTCACACATGAACACGCCCGTTTTATAAAAATAATCTAGGGCGAAATTGTCCACGTAAACAACCATGCGGTTGGTGTTGGAGCGGTTAGTGCTACACCGGTCCTCTACGAAATCCCCTCCCAACAGGCAATCAATTTCGTAAAGTTCGTACATGCAATTTTGCAGCGTGGAGCCGAGGGCCGACATAATGATCGGATAAGCCTCAAGATGTGATTGGCCCTGTGTGCTACGGATCAGCGTCTGAAACGCCTTGCGTGTGTGCGCATTAACCTGCCACCAAACTTCGATAAATTTCGGCGTGAACAGGTCCGTATGTTCCTCGAAAATAACGCGGTGACGAAGCTGTAAAGCCTGTTCCGCATCCAACGTTTGGTCGATTTCTTGTCGAGTCAGCGTTGGTCGATTTAAGAAAATGGACTCTACATCGGTCGCCCATTTACTGTAGGAATTGAACAGCAGAAGCAGAGTTTCCTTTGCCACTTCGCTGAACTGATTTTGTTCGTTAATAACCACATCAAGCATGTACGCCTTGGCGTCATAAAAGTGCTTGAGAGAACACGCGGCTACAGAACGAAAGCGGATGTTGTTTTTAATGAAGGGTGCCATATGAGCCTCAAACGCCGCGTGGCGGGTTCCCACGCTGCATGCCTAATCCAAGCATTAAGCCTGTAACTTGACTTTGTTTATCGCTTACGTCAGAAACTGTGCGCAGAATACGTTCCGAATTACGTTCAACAGACTCAAGCAAGTTCAGTAGCTCGGCACGATCCCTCGGGTCTTCCTTACCTAAATTGCTGCGAATATCGTTCATCTGTCCCATGATCGTATCGCATACAACCGCCAGAGACGTTAGGGCCTGAGTATCAGGATGCTTTACGGCATCGTGAATTTCGTCCAAAACGTCTTGCATTTTCTTAATTGCGTCAACACTTTGAAGGTAGCTGTTGTCGAAATTCTCCGCTCGCTTTCGTAGCGATTTAACTTCCTCTTGCAAGGGCAGGACGTAGAACCAACCAACGGCCAGTAAAATCAGGTTGAATCCAATCGCCAAGCTAACCGGGATCGGACTGGAATAAAGAACGTCAATCGCTCCCATCGGCGCACCTATCTGTGGTTGGTGTGAATCGTACTGTCACAGCACCTTCGTAGTCGCTGAGCGTTATTTTTGTTATTTTTGGTTGCTTGAATACTGTGCAAGCTTCACCGGCTCCCGGCAGATCGCTACAGATTTTTGCAACACATTCATACGATTCTATGACCGTGGGTCGCTCTAACTGGTCCCAGTTGTATGACAAAAGGGTAGCCAGCAGAGCCACTGCAATGCCCACGATAATTATTTTGCTAATCGTGTTCCGTCCGAGATTTGACACGGTAGAATTTCCCTGCCGACTGCGAATATAAATCCAGTCTATCTACCCTACGCAGCCGGTCGAGATTTGCACAAACGCTTGAAGATTTTCCAGAAGCTAACACTGTCGCAACGTCCAGAGGATCGACCGTGGGTCCGAGTGCCAAGGCAGTTCGGAAACCGGGATAGCAGACGCCGACCTCAACGTGTTGGTTACGGTGCGCTACCACGGTTTCTTCAATCTTTTTGTACGATCTTTTGTCGCCCCATGCGTCGAGAATGGAGAACACGTTTATCACGACAAATCCTTGGGGCTTACTACGCAAGGCAACCAGTGCCTTTTGCAGATCATAGTCATTTGTGACCAGAAATTCTTCGGGCTTTAATGGCTCGAAAATAGCTTTCCGATCTTGCTCTAGGCGGCTTCGACCTTGGAGTAAATAGACGGGCATTCCATTGAGGATCGGCGGTAGCTCGAATTGGGTCAGCACCGGGAAATAGGTGCCTTCCAAATTCTGGCGTTGGCCGATCACTGTGATGTGCTCAAATTTGTGCGCGGCTGCATATTCGTGGACAGCGTGCTGGACCTCGGAAGGTTTGGCTTGTCGCTCAAGAAACACCACGTTTTTTGCATCGAGTTTTTCCAGAAAAACTGTGCCGTACAGGTCCGAAATCGCTTTCGATTGCACGTACAATTCACCGGCCCCGATAACTGCGCTATACAAATAAATTAAGGTCGCAATGACCAGCCGTCCTACCATTGCAATTCATTCCTTTAAGGTTCGATTCGGTAAATCTTATAGTTGGTTCGGTCGCCCACCATAAAGCGGTTTTGACCTTTCCATGGTGTGGCCCACAATGCAGAGAAACCAATTGTGTGTGGGGCTTTACCTGCGGTAGCCGCAATTTCATTTGCGTATATTTGGGCCTCGGCCTGTGTAGCGTCCGGGTTATCAACCAACGTAGTATTAGCCGCGTAAAGCGTAGCACCATCAACCACAATAAATTTATTGCCGATGTGCATAATGTCGGTGTAGTTTTTCGGCAGGTCGGCAAGCAATACAGGAGCCGTTGTGCCTGCACCAATGTAAAACAGTTTAACAAGCGTAGAATAACGCACGTAAAACACGTTAGACCCGATGTAGGAAAATGAGCAGTTCGTGGTAATGCCCGACGAATATGGGCTAAACGTCAAATTATTTGGGTTGCGATGCACGTAAAGCTGGGTTGATCCGCTGGAGTTGGTCGAAGCAACGGTAGCTGCATGGCTGGCAGACCAATACGACTGACTAATCATACTGGAAGTTTTGGTAACGGTGGTAAATCCACCGGTCATAGTCAGGCTATATTTACGGGCAGTCGTGGCAGATTCCGGCATCCAGATCGCACCTTGCGATTTAAACAATTGTCCGAAATACTGCGCACCTGTCAAAGTGCTGGCAAATGTTTTACCGCCATTGGTGGAAAGCCATGAGGTTGATCCTACACCGGCAATGGCTACGAAATTGTCGTCTACCATGTAGAACGTCGGGTACGTTAGTGCGGCAGGCACAGGCGTTTCAGTAACGGTCATATCCGCTTCGACAATTCGGATTTTATCCGTCGTCGGCAGAATCATCCGGTTAGTACCGGCGTAGAAATTCGTGTTGCTGAATGACGGGCTAGCACTTGCCTTTGTGCCGGATAGAATTTCAACCACAAGCACAGGCGGGAGAATAGCAGACAGGTTAAATTGCACAGGTCCACGCTTGGCGGGCATTGTGCTGCCCCCTGATGGCGTGGCGCCCAAACGAATCTTTTTAATTGCCGTAATATCTGTATCAATGGTGAATGCTTGAACGTTGTACGTGCTGCCTGTACCGACCGCCAACAATTGTTTCACATCATCGACATAAAGCGTAATGGTCGTCCCTTGTTTAACTAGGCGATAACGCTTTAAAACAGAGACAAGTGTGGTCTTAGTGAAAGGTGCGTTCCACACGTTGGTCGTGGTGGACAATTGACCACCAAATTGCAAGCGGTTGCCGTATCCGCCATCACCGTAACGTGCCACAACCCCTAGATTACTTGCGGCAGGTAACAGCGCAATTTCTGCGAAATAACTACCGCCGCCCGACGTGGTATTTTCCGAGGACCATTGCAAGGTCCAATCGGTTGCCGCCAAGTTTAATGCTTGGTCAAAAATAATATCAACGCCGTCTGTGGTGCTCGACGGGAGAATCAACGTAGCATCACCAATGCTCGGTGTTTCTTCGATTTCAACGCCTGCACTAGATGTGATGGTGTAGGTAATGCCCGGATCGGTTACGAAAAACGCACCCGGTATAGGTGGTGGCACGTAGGGGCGCAATTTAACGGGTTGTGTCAACGGCGCACGGCGCATATAAACCCATTCGTCCGTACCATCATTGGCCACAACGTGTTTGCCAGATTCGCGATGGCCTTTGAGCACGGTCAGGGTGCGCGTGGTGCTGGCCAGCGTTACGGAGCCGTCGCTGTAGAAATACGCAAATTTATCTTGGCCAGTGTGGGCCACGTAGAGCAACGATTTTGTTTGCGCGGTTTCAGCCAGCACGAAACCTGTATAGGTGCCGGTCAAGGCGCGACTGGTGTTGTAAACCACGAACGAATTAACACCTGCCGCAACTTTATCAGCGGCAGTAATGGTGGCTGTCAGTAGCACCGTGGTTTCCCGAATTACCTGCACAGCGGTTGGCTGCAAAACAATTAGAAAATTGTTGTCGGAAATCGCCATATTGCCCGTGGTTTCCAACGGGTCATCGTCTGGCATATGCAGGCGGTGGGTTTGTGTCGAGGTTTGGGCCACAATGCACTGCCCATTTTCCGAGAGGGAAAGCTTTTTAACGCCGTCCAACTCGAAGGTTTTTTCCAAAGCTAGATCATTGGTATTTGGCGTTTTGCGGTACAGACTAATCGTGGGGGCCGAATAGACCGCCACGTAGTCAGATGCATGCGCCACCAATGAATTCGCTTTCTCAATCGTATTCAGCAGAATCATGGGGCCTCACTTTTATGCAGCAGGAGGTTTCACAGAAATGACGCCGATTTTTGGCTCGGCAGAATCCGAATCCATCCAGCAACCAATCAACCAGAAATTCGTGTCGCTAACTTTGTGCAGAATTTGAAGATTATTGGTAGTGCAGCCGTACCAATATGGCAACGTCACAGGATCGAATGGACCGGCAAAATGCCCGGAGCCTGTAATCATACGGAACGACAATTTCAGAGAGCGAATATCGCCTTTGTCCTTTGCCGCAATGCTGTACGCCAGATCGGAATCCGTCACCGCAGTGGTTTCGGTAAGCGCACTAAGTGATGTGTCGGCACCACCAATTACGCACACGATATCCTGCGTTACAAAACCTGTATCAATTGGTGAAAAAACAGGTCGTGTATTTCCAAGGTATGTAAGTGCCGAATTATGCATGAGGGTATTTGACCCCGCCACGCTATGCCCGACTGCGTAATAGGTATCTTGCGCCGCCGAATCTAGCAATACAACGGAACTAGGCGTTGATCTGGCACATGAGTCGCCTTGTTGAGTGCCGCATAGCCAACCGCCATCCTTAGCACGAATACCATACGGCATGTTATACCAATAATCCATCTGACTTGCAATAAATCCGTTGTGATCGGAGAGCGCTAAAATTCGCTGGTACACCCCGTTCCGGTCACGAACTTTCTTCACACCATACGCTGTAATCATGGCAGTAGTGGCCATACTAAATACAGTTTGTGTGGTTTGCGTCAAAGTGAGTTTGCCGCCTGCGATATCCAGCGTACTGGCCGCAGTTTGCAGGCCGCCGACTGCCGCAGCTTGCATTCTGTAATATTGGCGGAATATCACAGAGGTCGTGGAAACGAACTCCAAATCCACCGCATAACGAGGGTTCCACAAAGTGTTTGCGGAAATGGTATATTCAGGAATTGCGATACTATCCAAAACCTTGTACAGACCGCCCGTATCGCGCTGCAACAGAACAGCCATGTGCGTTGCAGGCATTGCGGCGTAAGGTGCATCTGCTGTAATTTCTGCCGATGCCCGTTTCACATAGGCGGCACAGCGTCCGATCCCCACAATGGCCGGTTGTGTAGTTGAGGTGGTAACAATTATTCTGACAAACGATTGCGGAATAATCGCCACCACGTAATCTGTACCTTTCACTGCACAGATTTTTGGTCGCATGTGGTGCGCAGTAGGGTTGCTGCCGGAGGTAATCAGGTTTTCAACGTTCGCCACATGAGACGCTGGCCCCACAACAGGCATGCCACCGGAATTGTTGATTTCTTGAATTAGTGCTTTGTTATCTTTCGTGTAGGTCATCATAACCACACGGTCATCGGACACAGCATCCCACGCCATTTGCCCGCCGTGGTGCTGAATGCCGTCCGGGTTACTTACGGAAACGAACATTGATTATTCCTCTATATTGTACGCCGTATTCGTCACGTCATACATTGCGGTCGTCATGGTTTGCTGCCCATACGGGAACACATCAGCGCTCCACTCCGTAGGATTCACGGTGTACACAGAAGTGTCTAGGGTTTGTTGCATGTATTCTGGTGCAACAGATTGATATGCCGTATTTGCCACGGACTTTAAGTCGTACAGAATTTCACCGAGATAGCCCGTGGTTTGGCTAGGTTCTGGCTCGCCGTAAACTTCGATTTTTTGCTGGTCGGAGACGTAGATTTTTTGCGTTTCCGCATAATCAAACATCAGGCCAAAAGTGGTGGTAGCCTTTGGAACATCCGTCACCGGAACTTCCATCGCATACTGCTTCCACGTAGACGACGTGAGATTTACCGAACCCCATTTTTTATTACCTGCAACCGTGGCATACGGGCGAATGCCAAGGCCGTTACCGGATGGAGCTAGGCGTTTAGCCTGCACTTGAATTGCAGCACCGTAAACCACTTCACTTCCAGTAAATCCCGGCACCGTAAAATCAAAGCCGACGTAACCATCGGGTGCCGACAAATTCCCAAGCATAGAGCCGCCGGTTTCTGCTGCAATATTGTCCGCGCATTTGCGGATCAAAGCCAGTTCCGTGGTGGCAGCCGGGTTGGCATTTTTGGTCAAGGTGGACGTGATAGTTTGCACCTGTTGAGTGCGTACTGTTTTTCGTCCAAAACGCTGGCCATATCCCTCGGTGTTGTCGGCCAGCGCTAAGCTATAGACCCACAAGCCTGTGCCCGCAGTGGTCGGGAATTTGTATTTGGAAATCGCAAACTCACGAATTTTCAAGTTACTATTTGACTCGGTGTAAACCATAACATCGTTGATCCAGAATTCAACAACATCAGGTTTAAAAACAACGTCCAGATAAAACTTGACCGTGGTCGGTGCGTAGTTGGACTGAACGCCGACCGGACTTCCATTGAAGGTGAAAATCCCTTCGGCGTCGATGCCAACCGTATGCGTGAACGATGATTCCAGCAGCGCCTCGGTTTGGGTCAAATCCGCAAGTGCCGCAACGTTAGGTCCAAAGAACAAGAAATTGCCGGGATATAACCCGGCACTCATGAACTCAAAAACCATTCCGAAATACAAAGTATCACCGGAATAATTGATAGCCCGCCGCAAACCAGAGGCACCCGCACTGTACGTGGCGGTGGTTCGGTTATGCTCAATACCCAACGCCTGTTTCGACGTGCTGTAACACACGGTGCGAAGACGGGACGCATCGCCTGTTCCGCCCAAGGTGCAGGCAGGTGGATAATAACCCATTGCCTGCACTTCGCCTTGGTGGGAAGCTGCGCTTGTTGCGTTGAGTACGGCGAAAATATCACCAGTGCTCCATCCGCTAACACTGGTCGGCCACTGCTTGAAATCATCTGCGAAAATAATAGCCATTTTCGCTCCTTTACCTTATGGCGTTACAGGTGGTTGTGCAGCAGCTTTCGGCAAGATTTTCTGACCGAATTTCGCATTTTGCACTTCGGTTGGCGACCACGGCAGATTGGTTTGCGGGTTCACTTCAAAAGTGTGGCCCTGCGAACTGTAGGTAGCCGCTTTCAATTTCATGCGGTAGCCTTCGGAAACGGCGGACCCGACCTTCACCACGGCAGTAACCGACAGGGAATCCGGTTCCAGCATCCGCACGCAAGGCACGATAGTTACAGCACGCACCGCGCCTTCGTCTACAGTCGGAAACGCAGTGGTATTTGTGTAAAGATCAACAGCATCCGGCACAGCAGATGTTACATAGTTTGTATCGAGGTTTGGGGTAGGTTCCGAAACCAAATTCCAGTTGGTGGCGCCGGTCGATGGCGTCATGGCGATTTCGGAATCGGCGGTCGGATAACGCGTCAGGGTGTAGGATTTTCCTACGCGCTGATTGTTGTAAGTGCCGGTGCCGTCAATCATATAAAAATCGTCAACGTGGACAATCAGCGTGCCGACGTTGGAACCGGTCAACCAGCGTGCTTTGATTTCCCAGTAATCGGCCACGAAACCTGCTGGCAAATTCATTTCAAATACGTTGGCATCGGTCATCCACAGGCGGAATTTCCCAGTGGCATAATCAATTTCCAATTCAATGAAGTTCCAGATATTCAGTTCGCACTGATACCCGGTAGAAACATCATTGACGTAAACGTACCAGTCGGTGCCCAACGTGATTTCGATATTGTTTACTTTCGCAAACAGCAGACGACCGGTCGGAACCGCAGGGAAACGAATGGAAGCGCCCAAAACAATCGTGTTCTTTTCGGCGGGAACGTAGGTGCCGTTTTCCGCGAAAAGACGTTGTGGTTTGATTGCCTTTTTCAGCCACACATAATCCGCGGTAGAACCAGCAAGGCCAAGGCCGAGGGAACCGGTGTTTTTACCGTAGGACGTGCTAGGCGTAGTCGTACCGGTCGGTAATTCGTAACCGGCGCTGAGCCACAAAATTTGAGAAACACCACTAGCAGTCGTGAGCACAGTCGTGCCGTAGTGATCGAAACCATCCTGTTGCAAAAGAGACATATTGTTCTCCAAACGAAATAAAAAAGGGGCCGTAGCCCCTTTTAAAAGGGAATATTTTTCCCTATTACGACAGCGAAATACCGCCGCCTTCCTTGATGGTCACAATGCGCATGCCGGTGTTATTCGGACCGTTCGCCATCAGCGACACGTATTTGCGATCAGCGGTTTCGCCATAAACGCGTAGCGGAACGTCGGTGTTTTCCGAAACCACGTCTGCCGAGGTGTACCCGATCATATCGAGTTCGTAGGTGTAGGCGTAACGCGTGGTGTTGAGACGCGAAGGGAAGTTAACAACGTATTTATTACCCTCGGAAATGGATACTTGTTCCAGTCCGTTGATAATTGCGTTGTTATAATCCGTGTCGATGGTGGCATCTACCGGATCAGACGGACGCAGCACGTCGGATTCACGAACAACAAAACGTTGAATTTTGTTGTTCACGCCGTACAGGCAGAACACAGGCGATTTACCGGCCACGATGGTGGCGCCGGTTTCACGGTCTACCGCACGCTGCACGCACAGCCACGAAATTGCAACGGCGCCCGAGTCCGAAACGAAGTCCTCCCAAACACACAGCACAATCCCGCGATTGGTGATCGACAGGCTGTAGGTCATTGGGAAAGAATCCGACAAATCCGTGCTGGTCATGGTCACACGGGAAGTTCGGTTAATGAAACCTTCGTCGGGTTTGGTTACATCCGGCTGGAAAGTTGCGATTGTGGTTGGTGTTTTGGTGTAGTAGCCACCAATTGCACCAACCGGACCAACCAGATTTTTCGGGGTGCCGCTGGTGATACCGTAGCTGGCCGAACCATCGACGCGCAGTGCCTGCTGCGAACCTACGGTTACGCCACAAGTGTGTTTGTCGAAAACTTCGATTTGTACGCGCCACGGCTGTTTATTTTGCAGAGCTTCCGCATTGAGCGGGTCTACCGATTCGCCTGCTTCCAGCGTGACTTTGAATTTCGCACGACCTACTGCATCAACGGGCGGAACCCATGGGGTTGGGTAGCGTGTAACAAAACCGTTTGCGGTAAGGTCGGCAATTACTGCCAACATGAGTTCGCCAACGTGCGTGTAGCCGCTACGGCGGACATAAAATCCAGAAACTGCCATTTAAAATTCTCCTTAAATACCGGCGCCAGCTTTCAGGGCCAGAATGCGCATACCGTTGTTTTGCGCTTGATTGGAGTGCATGCCGATATAGGTCCGGTCAGTGCTTTCGCCGTACAGGCGTTGCGGAACTTCGGTGGTCGAAGAAACGACGGTTGCCGAAGCGTAACCGATCATATCCAGTTCGTAAGTGTACGCGTAGCGCGGAGTATTCAGGCGCGACGGGTAGTTTACGATGTACTGGTTATTTTCCGAAACACCGACTTGTTTTTTGCTGTTGATAATTGCGGTGCAGTCTTTTGTGTCAATGTCTGCACGCTGAATTGCCGAGGCGTCTACCACGTCCGATTCGCGAACCACGAAACGGTTAATCTGGTTGCCTACCGAGTTCACGCAGAACACCGGAGCTTTACCAGTGGTAACAACCTGCCCGTTATCACGCTGCACGGGGCGCTGCACCAGAACCCAGCTGAAATTCGTACCGCTCATGTTGGCGGTCGAACCTTCCCAAATCGACAGGAAAAACCCGCGATCAGTAATGGCGAGGTAATAGGTCATTGGGTAGGTCGAGCTAAGGTCTTTCAGCGGATCGGTTGGCGCTTTTGGAATTTGCTCGCCGCCCGTGGTGTTGGTTGCAACGTCAACCCATACACGTGCCTTGCGGTTAATGAAGCCTTCGGTGGTATTTTTCCAGTGAGGCATAAACGACGAAGGGAGGCCCGTCGAAGCGAAATACGCAGGTGCGGTAGTGGTAGTTTTCGGAGGCGTGTAATCATCACCGACAATACCCTTTGCCCCAACAATCCGGGTGGTGGTGGAGCCTGATTCTACGATAGATGCAGTGATATAAGGCAGACGCCCGTCACTGGTCATGGCGGTGGCAGAACCGACAAAAATACCCATGGTTGCGGTGTCAGAAACGTTGAACGAAACGCGCCATGGTTGCTTGGGATTCACGTCGTCTTTATTCAGCGGGTCAACATCGCCGGTCGCTTCCAGCAGAACCACGAAGTTTTCGGCAGCTTCGCCAACCGGTTTGATGTATTGGTTAGTGCCGTCAACAGGGAAAACCGCTTTAAAACCATTGGCCAACATTTCGTCGATAATGTCGAGCGTAATTTTCCCCGCCGTGGCGAAACCTTCTTTCAGAATTGCGATACCCATTTTTAATCCTCGACCGTAAGGTACATGAGTTTGATAGTAATCGAAGCGGCAACCGGCTGCGAATTCGTGATTTGTCCATACACTTGAGGCTTACCCGGCGTCTCAAGGTTCACAAAAATCGAATATTGCCGCGACTTAATAACGGTTCCATCACGCAATGTGGTTGAACCATCATCGACTAAATGTCCCGCGACCGCGACAAACCGGTAAGGTGTTTGATCGAGAATGGGACTGTGATTTTCAGTCCCGAATACCTCGACCACGCACGGCCCGTCAACCTCAAGCCTTTGGACGATTGCGGACTTGCCGCAATCAATCACAAATTGTTCCGTGGCGTTGGGGTTAAGCAGCAAGGTTTTCAATTCAAAATTCTTGCGCAACCGGTTGCCGACTTCACTTAGCTTTTTGACTGGTGTTAATGCCATGTGAAATCTCCAACGTTTATATTAAATTAACCACCTTGCATAAGGCCGGAAATTGGCCCGTTGTAATAGACTTCACAAACGAATGTTTTGTCTACGTCAAGGTTATAAACATACCCATTGAACTTTTGCAGGGTTGTCACGCCTGAATAGTTCGCGGTGAAATCGAGCACGTCATTTAGCGTATCGAAACCTTGATACAACGAAGCATTACCTCGACCGGTAGCAATTTGTGCAGGACGATAAGGGGTGTTTTTGTACACGCCCATTTGTGCCTTCACCCGCACCCAACCGATTTGAACAGGCACCACGCGTTCAATGCGTTTGATAATGCCAGTCCTATACAGGGCGTTACCGGGCGCCCCGGCGAATATTGGATAGGTACTGAAATTGTGGAATTCGTGCGCACCATGAGCCTCTGGATTATTTTGCACAAACTCTGAGTGGTTGTTGGATTTTTCTGCCGGGAACAGCTGCATTAGCGACATTTTCGGGCGCGTAATATCAGCAGTATCCAACGGAACAATCCAGAACCCTGTACCACCCGAACGAACGCCGACAAAATCGAACGAATTCAGTACGGAATAGGCAATGGTGTCGGTGAACCCCATTTCAAACGTCGAAGCAAACCCAGTAGTGAGCATTGCCTCATATTCCTGAGTTTCGCTATAGGATTTACCAACCTGCACATAATCAAAATCTTGATCGACTGGTGCAGTGCTGCCCAATGGAAGCGGATCGAATGCAATGTCTACGCTCTCGGTCCCTACACCGGATTCAATAAATTCAGCATTTTCCAGCAAGGCACTACCCTGCGCCAGTCTATGGAATTCTTCCTGTGTAGCCAACCCATAAGCAGCCTGAATTTGTTCGGGGTCCATGGTGTAATACGCGGCCCCTGTTCCGACGCCGGTATTGTAGGTGTTTTTCGCGTAGGAATCTTGCGCCTGCACATGCTGGAATTTGTCCAGTTTGAAATCACCATAATACGCTTTGGTAATCATCGAACGGGCGCCAGCGGCAATGGTGCTAAGGGCCTTCGTGAACATACTTTGATTTGCATGAGTACCGAAGCGTACACCGTTATAAACGGGCGCAATTGGTTCCAACATCGCAGTAGTTACCCGGCCAAACAGAACATCCAGTTTGGTGCCAATTGTTGTGTTGGCTTTTGCAAACAAAATCTGCATCGTATTCGAGAGCGCGATACGTGCCTTCGTGAACACAGACGTAATGGATGCCTTCGAGTATTTTGTTTTGGTAAGCAGCCATTGTTTATTGGTGTAATAAACGCTGTATGCTCGCGGTTTCTGCGGCGACAGTTCTGGCTGAATAATGTTCCAACGGCCAACCATTTCACGGGTCACTTCGCCGTTAGTCATGTAATAGGTGTAAACGTTAATCGACAGCTGCCAATAGTTGGTTACACCCGCATGCAATTGCACTTGATCGTTTTCTTTTACCGGGGAAGAAAGGCCAACATTCACGCCGTTAACCAGCATGTAAGAGCCTTCGGCAAAATCACCTTCCAGCTGAATATACGCATCCTGTGGCACCGAGGTACAACGCGCTGTTCGCGAATCATAAAGCGCGTTTTTAACTGGGTATTCAAGGTTGCCGAAATTCAACCAGAAAACAGAAGGGGTTTCCGCAATCAAAAGCTGCTGCGAAACCTGCGTAAAGCGGAACGTTGCTGGGAACGCTTTAAGCAGGATTTGTTGAGCCGACTGCGTAATATTTGTGTTGTTGTTTGGGGCCTTTACCAAAACCTGTTCGCTGACCTGCGTAATCGCCGTTTGCGGATCAGGTGCGTCAATGATGTAAGCCATGGCCGCATAAGAAACTTGCAGCGGGTTGTTTACATTGTCAGATTCGGTAATCAGGATTTGTTCCGACACTTGCGTGATTTGTGTCGCAACTTGTTTTTCTTTTACAAACGCCTGCTCGCTGACCTGCGTGATTTGCGAACCGGTGAACGTCGGACTTTTAATCAGCGTTTGTTCACTGACCTGCGTGATTTGCGTGGCGGACTGGCTATTTTTTAGCAGCGTTTGCAGTGAGTTTTGCGTTATGTAAGGCCCGCTCTCCGCTTCCGTCTCAAAGATGAAAATTGCACCCTGTGTGGCCGTCGAGTTGGTGCCTGTACCAACGTTTGCCACTTGTAGATCGAGTGTGCGGTTTTCGGGAATATCTTTGAGTAGAACTAGGCCCCATGCCGCACCACCACCGCCTGCATAACTGCCGAACGCCTGTGTGCCGCCTTGGCCGTAAATAGAAACTAATGGTGATGTGGGACGATTTTGGCCTTGGTTATTATACGAATAACCAGTGTAACCATTTCGCGCCCAAACAAACGCGTCTGTTGGGCTAAACGAGCCACCTGTTCCAGCAGTGCTATAGCTTTGCCTAAAACCACTTTCCGCAATAAATTCAAGGGCGCCACATTTCAGTGTGGTCGGTGCCGTTTGGTATGCAGGCGTGCCAGAAGCAGCACCCGTGTTAATGCCGCCCGCACCAATCAGTAACGCATAAACGGTTTTTGTCCGGGGGCGCAGTCTGTGTTGATAGGTCGTAAATTCGTTCGGTGTTGCATCAACGTAGCGTGTACCAACATAGTTGGTCCGGTAAACGCCGGGAACCACAGCAGTGTCAGAAACGTTGTAATTCGCCACTACTTCTGGCGGCAGCGGTTCCTCACCCGTCAAAAATCCTTTGTATTCGTAAATAATAACGGCGCCATCACCGCCATTACCACCGCCCGCACCACCAGAACCTTTTGTACCGTTTTGTGCAGAAGTTACGGCGTGATCTGCTGGTGCGCCAACGCCCCCGGCACCAATGGTCAGCGTCAAAGGCTCGGCCAATGCCAGAAGGCTTGCACTACGGCCCGCCGCACCACCTATCGAATCCGCATTGTAACCGGAGAAAGTGTTTACCATCGTGACCCAAACTTGATCGAGTCCGCTGGAAATCGTGCCATCCTTGGAATACGAAAACTGGAAACGATACATGCCGTCGGCAGGAATCGTATACATCGCGGTGCCGGAGTTGTTGACGCCTCCGATTCCACCAACAATAGCAGTTGAACCGCCAGCCGGTGGAAGCGCGTAAATACTTAGTTTATCCGAGGCTTCGCTGCTTGAGGCCCATGTAAATGTGACCTGTTGTCCAGCGTAATACTGTACAGCTTGAAAAATAACATTGCCGGTACTGTTGGCCGATTTGTTGGTACTGTACCAACCATACTGACTATTACGCGCCCAACCAGATTGCAGTTGCGGAACCCATTTAGGGTCCGAGGCAGTTCTAAAATCTACTGTTAAATCTTTATCTGGTTCCTGTTCGTAGTAATACGATGCACCTCGAACACCCAACTCCGACGCGCCACCGACACCTGAATATTTGTTCTGGTTTATGGTAGAGCCGTTACCAGCGGTAAGCGCTGCGGGCGCTTGTACCCAGTTGGCAATTGTTGGAAATGTCAGGTCGCCCACTGCCGGAGCGCGACCACCGGACGCTACAATTAATTGATCGCCGTTTGCACGGGAAATAATCGTGTCGCCGCCGGGCGTTGCCAGCGCGCTGTTTACGTCACCATTTCGGAAATTCTTAATGGCGCCGCCAGCACCTGCCGCCTGCGCAATAACCATAACCATTTTGGTATCTGGTGCAGGGGTAAAATTGACGGTGCCCGGCGTATTGAATTCAGTGCGTGTCCAGTCTACAGGCGTTGCTGCCCACGGCGCGGTCGGCACGGTGGCTGGAATTTTCGGGTTTACTACATCGTCCGCAACCGAATCAAATGCAGAAAATTCCATGACGCGGGCACGATCAACGCCCGTCGTGTCATTCATCCAGATAGCCCAAAAACGTGCGGCAATCGTGTTATCAGGAAGCAAGACAACGTTGGTTTTACTGGTACTCGACCCGAGGGCGTTATTAGCCCACGGTTTACCCAACGAATCGTTAGGTTCTGCGGTCATATCAACCGCTTTTATTTCAGTGTAATTCGCCTTTGCCACCCCGCCCGTGAGCGAGTAGCCAATGCGCAGGTCTTTGGACCACGTTTGAAACAAAAACCGAAATTGTTTTGGCGTAACAGGGACACCAAATTGCAGCACCAGTACATCAGGAATTGTAGGGCCTACCGAGTTGGTTTGCCACGCGGTACTGTTATTTACGTCAATTGCCAAGCTAGGAGGGGCACCAGCACCAGCAGTGTAATACGTGGTGGCCAACGCCTGCAACGGAATAAGTTTTGCCATAAATGCTCCATGAAAAGGGGCCGAATTACCAGCCCCTTTCCGTCATCAGAAGGTGCCGACACCAGTGGCCACGGTGATGTTTGCGTTGCGGGCATTCGACAGGCGGACAGAAACGGTTTTCTGCGGCGGATTCGCTTGGGAAGTTCCGTAAATCGTAATCGGAATTTCTTTCTCTTTTTCGCCGGGCAGGAATTCCAGTGTACCGCTGGCGCTCACATAATCGGCGGTGCCGAAATTGAACGAAATATTTTGCCAGACAGAACCGGCCTGCGAGCAAGAGAACCAACCGAAGCGGCAGCTATCGCGGAACATTGCCAAATCTGGATCGGTTGCCAAATCCACCGTCAAAGGCGTAGCGTCGAGAGTCGCGCTGTTGAACGGCGAGGCGAAGCACTGCACCGAATCTCCGTCACGCACCACTTTCATGACGCTGGTTTTGCCTGCCCATTTATTTTCGGTCACACCGATATCGACGGCGCCCAGTTCTTTGACCGTGGTGTTATCACGCACATAAACCAGCATGAAATTGCGCCGCGAAGCAATCGACAAACCACCGAAACCACCCTGATTTCGCAGGGCCAGCAGCATGTGGTTTTGGCCGTTTTGTCGTACATGCGCCACCACCAAACCAATTGCATCGTCGTCGTTGTCTGCCGAAGCCACGGTAGCCTGCAACTCGAATTTCTCGAAAGAAATCGGGCTGAACATACCGATATAATTCGACGTGTTGCGTGTTACTTCGATGCGCCCATTATCGAAGACCAGCGTTGCGCCTTCGGAGCTTGACGGAATAACTTGCGACGGTGCGAAGAAATCAGGGCCTGCGGATTTATACCACGAATCGAACAACGCCTGAGTAGTCGGCACCGGGATACCTGTACCAATCGCATTATCCGAAATGGTTTCCCAATCAACCAGCACTGTTTCTTCGGTATCGACCGAAAGCAACGCAGGGAATTTCAGGGTTGCAGTTTGTGCAGGGCTGCCCGGTCGTGCAACGTCCAGCGCAGTGTCATACAAACGCACATCCGGGGTCGGGCTGGTATCGAACAGCACTACACGCCAATTGAAATCGAGGTTGGCAACTGCGGCACTCGCAGTAAACGTGAATTTATGCGAAGTTTGCCCGTCAATTGTCGCGCTTTGTGTGATGGTGTAGGTCGAGCCAGCAGCCGCTGGGTTCCACGTGTTGAACGAAATGTAGACTTTCACCGCACGGGCCGCTGCACCGTTGTACTCAAACGGAACGTCGAATACTTGAACTGGCGTGCTGGATTTAAAACTGCCCATTACTTCAACAGTTGTATCACCAGATTCCAGCGAGAAATAACGACCAATTCGCGGATCAGAACTGAGCCAAGAATCATTGGTGAAAATCGAAGCAGTACCAGCAGGACCACGTTCACCAATACCCATTGGGCCAGTTGGACCGGCAGGGCCTTGCAAACCAGTTGGGCCAGTTGATCCCAATGCACCGCTAGGGCCAGTTGGACCTGTGGCGCCGGTTTCGCCTTTTTCGCCTTGCGGGCCAGTTGCGCCGGTCAAACCGATAACGCCTTGCGGGCCAGTTGGACCTACAGAACCGGCGCCACCAGCAGGCCCCTGAATACCTTGTGGACCTGTGGCGCCAACATCGCCTTTTTCACCGGGTAAACCTTGTGGACCTTGCGGGCCAGTGGGGCCTACAGGACCACGGGGGCCAATGCCACCGTAACCACCAGCAGGACCAGCCGGGCCAACGTCACCTTTTGGGCCAATACAACCAGCGGCACCATCGCGCCCATCTTTACCATCACGGCCATTTGTTCCTTTGTCACCTTGCGGGCCAGTTGGACCCGTAGCACCAACCCCGATATTTGCAGAAGTTGGTAAATTCGGAATAATAATTACGGAATCATCCGAGTTTATGAGGCGCAGTGTTCCGGTTTCACGATCATAATCAGCAGCTTTCAGGGTGCCGGTCGCGTTTTTTCGTTCACCACTCGGCTCAAAAACTTCGCCTGTGTCACGCAGGATATCCCCGAGGGTAGACCCTTTGGTGGAAATCATTTGCGTGGGGATTCGTGTTAACTTACTAGCCATTAAATCACCCTTTTTCTAAAAGGTGTGGGGCCGTTACCAGCCCCACACGCTTAACTCATACCGGAGAAATCCAGATCGGCGCGTTTTGCTTTCCAGCCTGCGGCGCGGCTGGTGTAGACCGGCGTACCATCGGCTTTATACAAAATAAAACCAAACCAGTTCGCATCCTTGGCCTTGTAGTTGTAGCAACGCACGTGAACTTTTACCCGGCCTGCACTCAAAACAAATGGGGTGCCGTTTGTTGGCCGGTTTGTGCAGTCGATATACAGGCCCATGGAATCGTCCGCATCCGCTACCGCGTAATACGTGCCATCTGCTGGAATATCAATTTCGTTTTCAGCGGACCACCACGCGTAATCCGTACCGGTGCCCCAAATCGAGCCACCCCAGTGAATCATCCAACCTACGCGGCTACGGCCCGGATCGTAAGTTTCACCGAGTGGAGAACCTGCAATGTTTGCCAGATAATTTCCAGAGGCCGATGAGTTGCCCGGCAAGCCCGGACCACTAACAGAAACTGCATTTCCGCCCGCATCCAGAATTGCCCAGTTGGCCCACGTCACGTCACCACCGTTGGAATATGCAATCGTTACCAGTGTTGGTTTCGAGCCATCCGTTACGGTAAATGCGTTGCGTTGTGTGTCACGCCAGTTGCTGGTTTTTCTACCAATTTGCGTGCAGTTGATATACGCCACGCCGGAATCGTCACACGACCAAACCAGCGTGTAATTTCCTGCCGGTAATTGCGGTTTGTACTGCACCGACCACGTGCCAGAACCTTGCGAGCTATTGCTGTGCAAGCTGGATCGAACTTTAATCGCACCATAACCAACGGTGAAGTTTCCACTGGCACCGGTATGCGATTGTTGCTCAACGGAATTTCCGAAAATTTCACAGGTCGGTGGGAACTGCGAACAATTCGGCGCGCTACCTTCACTGACAATTCGCCCGCGCCAGTCAGCAGCATTACTGGCGTAAACAATCCGGTTCAACGAATCAACCAAAACCATTGCCGCGTAACCAGTGCGGCGCCCGTTGCCGGGGTTGGTGTAATAGTTGATATACATTTTACGGGCGCCCGCATTCATCACGAACCGAACTTTTGCCGCTGCGTTTGCTCCCGACACGCGCGCCACTTGTGCGCAGTCGATAAACAATTCAGCAGTATCAAGGCCGAAGAAATAAACGGTGTAAACACCACCGGCCTGAATATTCAGTGTGGTATCCATGACGTAAACAGCGCCGGAATTACCCGACAATTTGCTCACGTACATTTTACGACCGCCACGGTTCACATATTCATCGGGGCCGCCGTCCAGTACCGCGATGTTGGTGTTTTGTTCGCAATCCCGTGTGATGCCGTTTTTGATGGTGCCGATTGCCGACAACCGACCGAGGTCGGCGTTAACAATATTCTTGATATTCAACTGAAATTGAACATCAGGCCCCATCAGATCGGAACCGCAAATAGGTACACAAACCCGCGTGGAATCTGTGCAACTTTCTACGGCACCGCTGCCCGACACTGGGTTGTAATCCGCTGGGTAATTGATTGGCACTTGGGTTGGTGGTTCGACCGAAATTGCACCGGCCTTGGAACGCCATACCTGATTAGGGTTGGTGGCAAAAACCACATTACCCGCCGTGTCCAGAATTACCAGTTTCATCCAGCCAACGGTGCAGTTTGGTACGTTCTGGTACATGACCGAAAGCGCTTGCCACCCGGCTTCTGCACTAAACGTTCCGCGATGCGTGTCTCGCCATGCGTCACCATAACGCGGGCCTTGGAAAACCTGCACACAATCGAGCCAGACTGCGAGGTTATCGTCCGCCGTGCCCACCAGCGTATAGGTGCCGGTATAAGGCAATTCAATTTCTGTTTCGAGAACATAATATTGACCGCCAACCGCGCAGTTTGGATCGTGCAAAGAACTGCTAACCTGCAACGCCTGCGGATAGCCAATATTCGTGTTGTTGTCGTAAGGACCACCACGGCCCACACCGGTCGCCACGATGTTGCAATAAGGACTTTGCTCAATCACTTCGGTAATCAAGCAATTTCCTTCTGGCGAAGGCAGTGCGGTAAGCGGCGTAATATCCCAATCAAACGTAACGCGTTTTGGCGTTTTATTCCGTAACTTCACATCGAAGCAAAGTAGCGCCGATTGTCCACCAGCAGGGCGTTGGATTTCCGCGTCGAAAATATCAATAATCGGCGGCGGAATCGAACCCATCAGTTGCATCGACCATTCAGGGCAGCACGGCCCCATTACCTGCGCGTGGATCACGGAACCTTTACGCGGATCAAACCGGAAATGGAAGCGCCCATGACCATTCACAACCGATGGTGTACCGGCCACAAATACTTCGTTCGGATGAGTGCCCTGATAGAACAGGAATTGCACGTTGTCTGTTGCGAAATATTCGACTGCCAGATCACCTGCCAATTCACCCGACATATTGAAATGAATATCGGTTCTTGGCGCACCTTGGCCAGTAACGGCAAATGCAGGATTCAGCGTTTGGCTCAACGGCTGGCACAGAATGTCAGCAGGCACATTTGCCGGAACTTTCATAACCGGCGCCAGATCAAGACGCGAACCATGCAGGTTCGGGCAATACATGGCGTAGGTCCAATCGGAATAACCACGTGGACCCGTTGAACGAACAATAATGAAATTGTCGCCGCCAACTACCGCGTGATTGAATGCCAAAGTGGCTGCAACTTTGGTCAAGGTAGCGCTGTTGTTTGTGGTAGTGGTCGCAATACGCCCGCCGTTGTAGAAAACTTCTAACGTCAGAGGTTTGGTTCCATGCACCGTTAGATCAATGCGCACCAAACCTGTGGTTGGCACGTAATGCACGTTTTCATAAACTGCGGATTCCTGCTGCAAATAATATCCGTCTTCATTGACGAAACAAGGCAGGTCAGGACCAAACGTACCAAAGCACGGGGCCGGGCGTTGGAAACTGGATTTTTGAGTGATGTTTGCCTCACCCAATTTCACATGCCAGCGCGCACCGGTCGGCGCATCCACACGAACGGTCAGGAAGTTATTTGCTGGCGCTTCTACGCCGCAATCAAGTTCCTTCATTTCCGGTGGTTCTGTGTTGAAAAACACGTTGAAATAATCGCCGCTTACACTCGAATCACCGAGCAGCACGCAATCATTATAAATCCGTACACGCACACTCGAATCAAGTTCCAGCACACTGACCTCAATGTGCCCCGAACGGGTGCCTGCATAAACCAACATTTCCGTTACCTGCGCTTCCGAACCAGACAGCGTAACAGGCAGCGAATAGGCAACAGTATCTGGAACCACGGGCGCAGTGGAACGGAACCGACCACCAACCACGTTATAATCCGGCGTGTGGCCGGTGTAAGTTTTGCAATTGTTACCATCGCAATCGCACAGCTGATAACCAGTTGGCCCACCGATTTTGAATTGCGTGGTATCGAAATTGCCGGAATAACCGGGCCAGCATTTTGCTAATTCTTCGGGCGGGCAATAATCACCGCCGTCATCACAATCAATTTGCAGCCAGTAATCGTTCGAGCCGTGACGCACGCGCAGATCATCAAGTGGATTAATCTGTTTCCACGTGCCGTCCTCTTGCATAACTTTCCATTCGCTGCTGCAAATGTTAACCCATGCGCCGTTTGGCGAGCGGATTGTTAAATCGCTCATAGGAGGTTCCCGCGTTAAATGTTCTGTGTTTAAATTACCCTAAAACAAAGAAAGGGACTAAAAAAGTCCCTTAATTTGCATTCCTTTTAAGGTTTTACCCAAAGCGCGCCAGCCTTCACCACCGATCCTTCGGCAGCACTCGGATCATCAGACTGGATAAATACCTGCATGAAACCATCAGCACCACGCGGCCCCGGTTCGCCTTTTGGACCTGCCGGGCCTTGAATACCTTGTGGCCCCCGTGGACCTTCGGGGCCTGTATCACCGCGTGGACCTGCCGGGCCTTGGCAACCCGTTGCGCCCTGTTCACCATCACGCCCGTTTGTACCATCACGCCCGTTTTCACCGGCATAACCACGCGGGCCAGCTGGACCCTGTACCAAAGAATTCGCGGTATAAAAACCGTCAATTTCCAGATACGAACCATCGGACATTCGTAATTGCAGCACGCCGTTTTGTGTCAACGTGCCAGATTGCAGAGTCGGGATTGTTGCGTCTTCGTTTGCAGAAACTTGAACGCTGGTCCCGGTGTTTTTGAGTGTGCCCCCGGTTTTGCCGCGAGCGCGCAGCATCGACACGGGCAGCCGTGTTAATTCTCCGGCCATAAATCACCTGTATTAGCAGAAATAATCGGCATTGGGGTTTACCCACAAAAGACCGTCAACACGATCTTTTTCTTCCGGTTCCGTGGTGGAAACAATAATGTTCATAAAACCTTCCGGGCCTTTTGGACCGGGGCGGCCTTGTGGACCTTGTTCACCGCGTGGACCTTGCGGGCCGTTTGGCCCTTGTGGACCCGTGGGGCCTACTGGACCTTGCAAGCCTTGTGGGCCTTGTGGACCGGTCGGGCCTTGTGGACCCGGTTGCCCAGTTCGCCCTGTTTCACCTTTTGGCCCCGTTTGCCCAATTACACCTTGTGGGCCTTCACAACCAGCAGAACCCACCGCACCATCGCGACCATCTTTTCCGTTTTTTCCGTCAACGCCGGGCAACCCCTGCGGACCCGTAGGCCCAGCAGGAATTTTGGAAGCAACAGGAAAACCCGGAATCCGTTTTTCAGTGCCATTGTAAAAACGCAAAGTGAGAACACCCTGCGTTTCATCGTAAATGGCGCTTTCAATTTCGGAAACGTCGGCCTCGGTTGGAGCAACGGCATTCAGCCTTTCGTTTTTAACCTCAAGAATAGAGGAATCGCGCTGGCCTTTGGCGCGAATCATATTCGTGGGAATTCGCGTTAATCCCGTCATATTTAATCGACCACATATTGGATGGAATAGGAGTCGGTACGCGGGCTGAATTCCGGCAGGGTCGTCGTTTCTTGACGAATGATAATCCAGTCACGCAAACCGTTGCCGTCATCGTACTGCACAGTGTGATAAATCGGCAGATTCGGGTTATATTCTGGCAGACCTTCGTAGTTGCCAAGCAGGTCGTTACGCCACAACACGCCTTCAAATTCAACCTCGAAATTGTTGCCGAGGTTAATGATTTTCACCTTGTTGGCCGCACGCTTATCCCACATCACGTAAACGAAATCGTCTACGGTAATGGTTGGAGTAATAACGCCCGGTGTGTCGGTGCTCATATTGAATTGATTGGTCATTACGCTATTGGCAAATTCTTGAATACCTGCCCAATGCGTATAATTGCGACCACTTGGCGACGGGTTGGCAACCACGCCGTACATTGCCTCTTCTTCCGTGATTTCAGATGCGATTGGGCCACCGGTAAACAGGCGGTTTGCAAACATCGCAACGCCCCAGCGCGGAATGCCCATTGGTGCCTCTGCTATTGGCATACAAACCCCGTCATAAGTTTTTGTGGTTTGTGTTGTAGAACCGTCCGACCACGTGATTACTTTCCAGCTGGCAGTCACGTAAGTATTGCCGCCCTCAACACCGCCAGCAGTTTCACCGGCTTTGCAGTCTACCCGTTCGGTTTTATCCTCTTCGCCAACGATATAAATCGGAACGGCGCAGCTAACCGAAAGTTTAAATGTGCCGGACCCTGTTGCAGTTACGCGTAGGCCATCAGCAGTATTCCAAATCGACTCAAATGTTTCGGTTGCGGTGCTGGTGTGAACCACCGTTGTACCGAGACGGAATAGCGCGCTAACCGTACCGGTAATCTCGATTTTAACCGTCACGTGTCCGCGAATTTTCGGTGTAGCAAACGCCACGTCGATTACGTCACCACCGCTGAAATCAACCAGCGTATCACCGCACGGCAGAACCTTGTTTTGCGGGCAGGTGCTGCTAATGGTCAATTGCTGATCCAGCGTTTCGCTAACCACTTTAACCACGCCAGTGCCGGGATAGAAAAACGTAACGCTTTTTCCTACACCAACCAGTACGTTATCGCGATAAACCGCAACATCGAGGTTTGTGGTAATCGTGGTATTGCCTGCGGTCGAGCCGTAACGCATGGTGATATTTGCCAGACTTTCAATTGTGCGCTCAACGCCGCAATCAATGGTCGGGGTAATCGGTTGCAGCACAGGACAACTCAAGCGCATCTGGAAATCGTTGCCACGTGCTTTAACAATTAACGGCTGCGTTTTATCGTAATCGAACGTATACGAACCCGATTGGGAAATGAACCGTGAGGCCCCGCCGTTAATGATTTCCAGCTGGGTTTCTGTGACGACTAAATCAATAATCGTCTCACCGCTCACGTCATTCATTTGCACCGTGATATTTGAATAGCCGGGATACGTGTTGAGCGTAGCGCCGCAATCCATATACACATCAACCGGAATCGGGTCAGGCGCTTTGTACGGGCATTTGGCAAACAATTTTACTTCGCCATAGCCATCGGCCTGCACCGTGATTTTGCCTTTGTCCGGGGTGTAATCAAACGAGAAATTCACGGTGCCGGAATGCGCACTCACAACGTAAAACGGCACGTTGTTTTGCGAGAATATCAGCGACGTGGTTTCTTCCAACGTGACGCGGAAATCAATGGTGCCTTCACGTTGATCGGGCAGCAAAAGCTCGGTCAATTGCGGGGCATTAAACACGTAATCTTCGGACGCACCACACACGAATTCGTAGGTAGGAATTTCCACCTCTTCTTCGTTGTATGGGCACGTGAAAATATAATCCACGGAACCCGTGCCTTGCGTCTGCACCCACACGTCGCCCAGTTCTGGATCGTATTCAAAAGTAAATACGTCCTCACGATCTGGCGTCATTTGCAGCAACAGGCGCTTGCCTTGAAAAACGTTGACCAGTGAGTTACCTACGACCGACCAAACCAGCTGCACCGTGCCTTTGTTTTCACCCAGCAAAATCGTGTTTTTCTTCACGTATCCAGCTTGGTGCCACTGGCGACCACAAATCAACGTGGTATCGACCGGGCTAGGCTGCGGTGCAACGGCTGGCAAACACGGATCAACCGGGCACAGCAAATGGATATGGGCGCGAGAACCAACGGCCATACCTTCGTGCGTCAGGATAATTTCGTCGCCGCCTGCATTGGGATGCACGGGCGCATAATCGAACGAAAAACTGCCGTTCATTGAGGCCAGTGGTGCAGCCGCAATAACTTCACCATCCTGATAAATATACAATTCGTCTTCGATGTTTTCCCGTTGATACCACACGGTAATTGGTCCCTGTTGGAACCCAACGAAATACGAAATTTTATGCTTGCCTTTGCCGCACACCGTGAGCCAGTTCCCGCAAACAGCGGTGAACTTGGAAACCGGCATTTCCTGCGGGGCAATAACGGGCAACGTACTGCAATCTTTCATGAATTAATCCCTCAGAACGTCACCGCGTTTTGGCCGACATTGAAGGGCACGTAAACGGCTGGGCAATGCGGCTCAATACAATCCTCGGCGCCAGCCCAAATAAGTTCGTTGGATTTTGGATATAATCCGGTGCCAACGTTTTCACTCATGGCCTGCCCTTGAGGACCGCACGGGCCACGCGAAGTTGTTGGGCAACTAGGGCCACACAATCCGCGTTTTCCTTCAAATCCAACCTCACCCGTGGCCCCTACATCACCACGCGGACCCGTGGGGCCTAATGGACCAACCGGGCCAGCGGCGCCAACCTCACCCTCTAAACCGGGATCACCTTGTGGACCGGGGCGGCCTTCAATTCCCGCACGCCCCGCGCAACCGGGCGCCCCTTCTTTCCCTTCGCGGCCATCGTCACCATTAGTGCCGTTTTTACCGGGATCACCACGCGGGCCAGCAGGGCCAATACCGAAATCCACTTGGCGCAAAAAACTGGTGACTTCAAAGTGCGTGCCGTTGTTGCGATAAAACGTCAAAATTCCCGTGTCATCGTCAAAAACAACTTCGGCCACCCGATAGGCGTTGGAATCGACAGGCGTACCGAAATAAAGCTCATCAGCGTTCGTGCGGTACGTCTGTTCGCCATCATGGCCGGGGGCGTCAATATGCTGATAACTGGGGGCCGTAACTTCCTGCCCAGTCATTGCATCCTGAACCCGCAGCGAGTTCTGTTCTTTTCTGTTGGTGATAACAGTGGCCCCAATTGGCACCGTTACCGATTTATTGTCTAGGACCGCAATTGTTAAATCGTTTGACATAGCAGATACCCGTCCACCTCTTCGGGCGTTTGTGCAGTTTGAATGCCCGAACGCCGTAGGGTATAAATACGATTTCTTTCTGTCACCAGCCTAATCATTTGCTCTTTGGTTACACGGCACGGGCCGCCCTCACGCAGAAAATAATCTGGTCCCAAATAGGGAAGTTCATCGTCATGGATTTTGAGGTTATCCACCACGACAAATGCAGGATTTTCCAACCGCGCAAGGGCAGCCCGCCGATAGGCCGCCATGTTCACCCGAGAAACGACTTTGGAACCAACGACTTCTATGGTTAGCAGACTGAAATTTTCGCGCAGATAACTGTAAGTTGCCTCATCAATTTCTGTGCCGCCTTTTTCAACCTCTGTGCCTTTGCCAAGGCTGCCGTTAGCTACCCAATATTTCATACTGGAATCTCGATGATATTCAGGTTAACCGTCAGCTGCACTTCAAACAGCGCGGTATTCGCATTATTCACCCGCATTTTTGCCACAACATCAATTGATTCAGTTGGGCTATTTGCAGGGTCCAAATGGAACACCTGCGTCATCGAAGCGTTAGCGTAGGCCATACCGCCCTTCGTGTTGGAAATCACGCCCGCTTGGCCCGTACCGCGAATCTGCCGACCGAAATCAGGTTCCTTACTGACCGCCGAACGAATACCGATAACAAATTCGATATTTTCCGTGCCTTCGGCGCTCTGATAACCCGGCCCCAGTTTGCAGCTGAAATCGGCAGTCACCAAATACAACGAAGCCTGATTGGCAACCATGGTGATTGGCATGGCTGTCACTGCGTCCGAAGTATCGAAATTTTTCTCGCTACTCCATTTGCGGAAAGAACGCAGGCTAGGGAATGCCCCGGAATCCAGCGAAATCATGGCGGTGCCGGAACTGGAATCAATATTGAGGCCATCACCTACCGCGATTTTCGGCGCAGGAATTGGTAGCTCAACATTCGGTGCATTGTGGCGCAGCAGCACAAGGTTTTTATGCGAAACATAACCGTCAATCACAATGCCATTGAGGCCCGTGGCTTCCGATCCTTGCGACTGGATATTCTCGAAAATCATTACCTCGACTTCTACATCAGGTTCGAGGCTGGCGCTAAACACCAGATTTCCGTCAATCAACGTGTAGTTCAGCTGGTGAATGTGCGCACCAGATTGCGAAACGAAACACTGTTCTATCGACTGCGGTTTGGTTGGCAATTCGAGGAAGAAAGTGTCGCCTTGCGTGACAAAAGTTTTGGTGACAATGCGCGTCGAATAGCCGGTTTCCTGCACGTAGCTCAAGACCCGGAATTCAATATCAAGACCAGCCTCAACCGGACTAATCATGCGCAGTTTATTTGTGGTTTGATCGAAGCTGTAGGTGGTAATCGGTTGCAGGGTCGAGGCCACGAAACAGAAAATATGCGACGTGGATTCAACCGTCTGGCCCATATCGTATTCGATGGTGGCGCCGTCACCGACAAATTCCAGCGTGGTCCAAATGGCCCGCGTACCGGTCGAGGGTGACTTGGTGAAAATACGCAAATCAATTGGTACGTTGGTTGGGATATTTTCCGCAAATTCCAGTTCGGAATTGGACAGCTGGAACGCCGAACGGTGCTGGGTAGTCAAACCCACAGCCGGGTAAATATAGTTCGCGTTTTCTGCTACTAAGTCACCCGTCGAATAGCGCGCAACATCACCGCCACCCATGAAATTCAGGGCCGTCACATCGAGACGCGAAGGGCCGGTGTAGAGCGTGGAAATAATCCGCGTTGCGGCCTTCGGTGGCTGCCAAACCAGTGTGCCGTCCGAACCCGGAGTCAGCACCCAATCTTGCGGAATTTCTTGAGTATCTGGAATTACCAGATTTCCCGAGCCACCACCAGAACCTGCGGTGGTCCCGGTCGTTACCATTTTCCAGATTGCGATTGTCGATTGGGCAAGGTTTGCCAACGGCTTGGAATCTGGATCACGGAATTCAGAAGCGCCAGCATTCCAGCGATAACGCCGGGTTTGCCCTTCACCGCTGCCCGCCACCACATGCACCAAAACTTGCTCATCAGCGGCCCACGCGAGCGAACTGGTGATTTTGAAAGTGGTGGCCGTGGCGCTGGATGGAACGCCGTTAAACACGCGCAAATGATCGGTGAAACCCCATTGAAACGAACCGGCCCCGTAACGCATAGCGATTACAGGGCTGGAAGTACCATCGGGATTTCGTTTGCCATTCAGCAGCGAAATTTGCGAGAAATCGGTGTTAGCCGGGTTAGGCAATTGGTATACAAAAGCCGTGCTTGGCACCGACTCCCATTCACCTACAGAAACGTTGATTGTGGTCAGGTCCGCACGCGAGGTGGCCAACACAACCGAAAGGCGCGTAGGTTCATTCGGATTGAGGATATAAGGTTCGGCAAATACCGCACGACCGAACGCCACATTTCCTTCAAAGAAAACAACAGTTTCTTTTACTTCGGTCGGCTGGGTAAGCCCACGGGTATCAATGGTCAGGACGAAACGGGCAACACGTGCGCTCAAGGTTTCGACGTGGTGAATCTGACCGCCGCAAATATAATTGCCGACGATATCGGTGTGTTGGGTACTGGTGGCGTAAAGCGCGGAATCACCCATTTTAAACGAAACGGGTTTAATCAGGATGCCACCGGCGCTAGCGTTGTTGAGCGCCTGTTCCCCAGCGTCGAGTAATACCAACTTGTCAGTCATTTATTTATTCCATCGGCTGAGTTACGCGGTCAACATCGCAATAGAAAACTTTGGTCCGGTCGAACAAAAGACCGTAACCCATTTTGCGACCGCATTTAGGACACATCGAGGGATCAACGTTCGACAACGCCGAAGCCGTAGCCAATTCTGGTTGAGTGCCAGTTTGTGCGGAAGCAGTAGCCAATTCTTGCTGGGCTTTCGCTTCTTTTTGCTGGCGCAGAATCGTCAGCGGGTTAAGGATTTCAGTCATGTTGCCCCCATTAATGAATTGGTTGGGGCACCCGTTAAGATGCCCTGATATCTATTAAATTATGGACCTTCAATACCGGTTTCCCCGTTTTCGCCAGTTTCTTCTGGCGGCGGTTCCGGTGGTGGTGTTGGTGTGATGGCCCACACATAGTTGCTGGTGTATTCCGCATTACCTGTGAATACGTCGCTGAAAGGATCGGACGTTTTCCAATAGAACACGTCTTCCAGCAAAATATCGTTGGTGTTTTCCGGTTGTATAACGATATTTTCTTCTTCGGTAAACGATGTTTTAAACGAGCCGGTTACGGTCTTGGTTTTAGGCATCGAAATGCCCTGTTTCTTCGCCACTGGATCGTAGGCGTCAATGGAATATTCGTAATCCATTTTAACCGATACGTTACGCGTTTCTTCAACCGGGTTTTCCCAAACGGTATCGAGCCAAATACCACGGGAATTTACCCAGCCTTCATCGTAGGTCCATATGGCTTCGGTAGCTCCGCCGTTATCCAGAACCAGTGAACTGGAAACCACGGTTTTTTCCAACGAATTGACGGGTTTAGCAGCTGCCAATTCAACCGTACCACTAAACAATTGTGCGCCGTCGTATTCAAAAACAACGGTCAACACTTCGCCCGGATTACGCTCACACATAACGCTAAACATGAAAGCGTTTTCAAACCCATAATCTTTGCCGGTTCCCTGATAGGTCACGGTGAATCCTGCGGCACCGGTAATGGATACCTTGTAGCTATCAGGTTCAAAGTATTCCTCGGGTTCAAACCAATCGCCGTTTTCATCCGAACCTTGAATAACAAAATGGTATTCTTTTAGTTCGGGTTCACCTGTACGGTTAGGCAATTGAATCTTTTGGCCTTTACTGATCGCCCCATACAGCTGGTAATCAGTGCCGCCCTCAATATCCTTTACTTCACCATTGGCTTTAACAGGTGACGATTCATGGCTAATGCAAGCAAGGCGCATGGTCGGAATATAATTCGGATCACGCACCCGAATATCAATACAACGGAAGTCGGAAAGCTGGCCCAAATCCGTTTTAATTGCGTAGGTTACAGAGTCGCGCCCATACATCCCGTAATAGGAGCAATACAGCAGGCTTTCACCGTCGTGCGAGGGCCGACAAAAGCCAATAGCGCCCTGTGTGATGCAGACGGGTTTGGCGTGTACCGCAACCTTTTGCCCGTCGCGACGGTCAGTGCCATAAGCGGATTCGTCGGTGTTGTCGTAATGCAGCAGATTGGTGGCCGGAATCTTTAACCATTTCTCGGACAAATCGACAAATACATCGTCGTCAATGAATTCCAGCTTACCCAATACAGGCTTGGCGAACGTCACTTTATTTCCAGCTACCGTATACCCTTCGAGCATACGAATACCGTCGTGGTAAATCTCTAGAAGTTCGGCGGACGCTGGGGTAAACGGCAGGGTAATCAGGGTCATATTCGACCCCGATTGCGAAAAGGTTTTAGCAAAGCGCTGGCGCCCATACATACGGATGCGCAGCGCCATATATTTCGAGAGCGGTTTAATGTTCCGCAGGTTGGGAGTAATTGCAATCATCCGAAAGTAATCCTGTAGGATTTCTGCCCCAAATCATGGCCGACTGTGCGATACACGTACCAGTTAACATCCACGCCATTTTGCGTTTGTTTGTGGACCGCTGGAACGCTGGAACCATCAGGGCCAGCCCAGTCTGTTACGGCCTCACCATCGGCATCAAAGAATTTAACGGGGCCGAATACAGCAGGCACCATGAAATAACCGTAGCCCACAAAATCATCGCGGAACTGATCGTCGGAAACCCCGATAGATTGTTCAAACAGTGTCGAATAATCCTCGGTTGCTTCTTGGCCCGTGCAGTAGATAGGGCCACTGCCCAATACCCGCACGGTTTTGGTTCCCTGCACTACGGTGTTTTCGTAGGTGAATTCTGCTGCAATGGTAAACGTTTGATTCACTACCGCGTTTTGCACCAGCACCGTACCATCGCTAAACATGTGCAAATTCAGCGAGTCGGTAATGATTTGCCACACGGGTGTAACGTTGACGCCCTGCCCCTCAACAATGCCAGAATCCGGCGTGTATGCTTCTGCCGAATAGCGTTCCTTTACCCCGATTTGAATCGTATCAGGGCCGGTAATTCCGAGGCCGATATACGCAGCATCGACCGGCACCACGGTAACGGCCATCGAATCAGTGACGGTATAGCCCCCACACGACCAAACGGCAGTAATAGTGAATTGCATATCCTGATTCAGCTTGCAGGTAACGAAGCCGTTCTCATCGACAACCACGTTATCGTTATCGACCGTCCAATCAGAAGAAACCAGCAGTTCGTTTTTGCACTGCTTGAACAGGATGGCTTGGCTAAACGAAGCAATTTGCGTGCTGTAGATCACGGCATTACCGATGATCCGGCTGGACTGGGGAACGTCCGGGCCTTTTGGTGCCACGTAACGCACAGTCACCGCATATTCCGCTGTTTCTTGGAAATACGTTGCACGAATCATCACCTGCATATCGTAATCAACGGGGCGCCCTGTAACCACGCCGTAACCGCCGATATCAGCAGCAATAAATTCAGCGTTGGAATCGAGGGTGTAAATCTCCCATTGCGGATGCACCGTGACGAACGAACCATCCTCATACATCGCGGTAGCAGTGAGAATAATTCGATCCAAAGAATCCACGGTATCCGGGCCGGTAATCATCAGGCCGGTAATGCTGTTGCGGCTCGACTGACAAACAATGGTTTTTGTGTGCTGATAAACCTTAGTGCCTTCCATGTAGGAAATTTGCAGGTTAATCAGCGACTCTTCCGGTTCATCAATCAACAGTTCGCCGTCGATCAAGGTGGCCCAGTCCATTTCTGGATTGAGTGCCCAAATGGGTTCAATTTGAACCACACGACCGTCAGTGTATTGCGCATATGCCTTGTAGGTATTCACGTTGTTTACGCGCACGGTATCGGGGCCGACAATCAGCAGCTGTTGCAGCGTAATTGGCGGGCGGCTCACAGTGATTGGCAGCACCTGAGTAATTCCCTGATAACTGGCACGAATTTCCGCGTTTAGCGTGTCGCGTACCATACCCGCCTGATACGTGCCTTGTGGCGTGATGGAAAATTGCGTGGTGAACCATTCGGGAACAACGGTGGTCGAGGTGCCATCGGCCATGATTGCAAGGCATGTATAACTGGCTTTTTCCTGCTCTTCCACATTGGTTGGCCCGATGATTACCAGTTCCGCCAATTGCTGGAATTCCGGGTAAACAGTGACCGGGTGTTGGGCTTCCATAACCACTTGACGGAAACCGTATTGCGCCACGATTTGTGCCTCGGTTTCACCGTTGACCAAACGTGTAGAAACCAGACCGTTATCAATCTCGGCAATCGGGCTGGTGATTTTCCAATCGGAAATAACGTCAGCTGTCGAACCGTCCGAGAAATGCGCAGTGGCATACATTTGATAGGCCGTGCCTTCTTTCAAACGGTTCTCGCCGCTGATAGACAAACCAGTCAAATAAACGGACGGGTCAACGTAGCGCAATTTCACGTGCTTGGATGCAGGGTAAACGATATTGTTAATCGTCACTTTGCAATAAATCACCACTTCCTGATCGGTGGTCAAGGTGCGCGGGTGCAACGTACTGCCCACGAAATACGCGTAGGGACTCAAAACCTTGAGGTCGGTGGCGACTGCATCAGAACCCGTCGAGTGGTGCACCATCACCACGAAATCACCGGTAGCGTTAGACAATATTTCTTCGGGGCCGATGATTTCCAGCATGCGCACATCCTGCATGCCCAGCCAAACATTCACGTTTTTTGTGATAGTTTGTCCGCGAATAGTGGCGGTCAGTGTTACCAGCGAATCCTGTTCAAAACCGGAGAAAGTCGCGTGACCCTGCTTAATGGAAACAAGGCCGTCATGCGAGGAAGTCCAATCGTTTACCTCGAATTCTTGATGCTTGGCCATGACCCGATAAGTCGCAGATTCTCCGCTGTTTACTTGATCTGGTCCCTCGATGGTAAACGTGGCATTTTCCAGCGAATAATCCGCGTCACAAACCAGACGGCGTACAGGCTGACGATAAACCACGCCTTGCAGCCCGAAATCTTCGGTGTTTTCGACTTCAATACTGAAAAAGAATTGGTCGATTACCAGATTGATTGGCGCCAGCGAAAAGAATGCAGAAAGGAAACGATCTTTCAGCGTGGTTCCGGTAGGCAGCACAATGCGTTGGTCGCCCGGAACTTTCTGCATTTCCAGATTAATGTGCGTGACCTTGTACCACGTGCCGCCGTCAATGCGCATGGCACCCAACGGCTCTTCGTAAAACGTCGCGTAGTCCTCGGTGTAAAGCTCATAGGAAACCACGCGGCGGCCCAGCAAATAACCGATCAAACGGGTTGCAGAGTCAAGGCCGGTCAGCTGGTGAATCAGTGGCAGCATGTAGGCCGAGTTATACAAACGTTCCGGGTCAACAATCAGGTCAGGCGGCAACGTAATACCGAGGTCTTTAATTGCCTGTTTCATAAACACTTGCGGGGTGCTGGCTTTCAGGTCGCGAATGTCAATAACGTGCGTCAGTGGATCACGAACCTGATAGGTCATGAAATCCTGAATAGCTTCCAGCAACGCGCCCCAAATTGGTTGTGTGCGGATGAACTCAACATCCAATTCGGAAAAATCAATCTTATTCATCTTTACGCTCCGAGATAGTCGGAATAATCAACGGCTTGTCTTGCAGCACGCAATAAGAGGTTGGATCGTCCAGCACAATCGAGCGCTCAATGGGGCTGATAACTTCGATATAATCCACACCGTCTACGCGGCAGGCTTTCTCAATGTCGGATTTAGAAACGCGACGTTTGAGGATGCCATTACGCTTTTTGAACAGCGCATAAATCCGTTCGTTGATTGTGTTAATCAGGTTGTCGATATTGGGGGCCGCCCAGTCAAAGAAGGCGATCTGCACCTGCACTTTGACAAATACTTGCGTTGGGTTCCACGCCTGCACTTCCAGCGAGGTATGCAGCTTGGGGCCGAGCCATTTAATCAGGTTTTGCCATGATGCCGATTTGGGGTTGGGATTCGCGCCGCCCCACGTGTCGGTATTCAGTGGCAGGACACAAATGCGGATGGTGTTCATCCACGTTTTATCCTCGGGGGCAATATCACGCTGGCCTAGCACTACACAGTCGGCCACACCCTGATATTTTTTGACTGCTGCCTCAATGTCTTCCTTGGAAATCAGCTTGTCTTTTGCGCGGTACAAAACCGGTGCGTATTGACGATAAAATGCTGCTTCTTTCGGATCGGCACCGCCTGCCGAAGTTTCTTTAGTTTCGCCCTGAATCATGGGCTGCGCCACGTAGGTGGTACGCACACCGCTCAAAATTTCGTTGTGTTTGGTGCCTTCGTTCGTCACGTAGCGCACGGTCAGCGTTGCTTTGCGTGGCAGCTTGGCGCCAAATTCCCCGGTGCCGAAGGTTAGCGAGGCATCACCCTTGGCCGTGGTGCTGTGGAAATAAACGTAATCGTCTGCCGTATATTCGTACAGGCCTTTTGCCGTTGGTTCCCAATTGCGGGTGTTGCCGGTGTTCTTGTCGGTGGTGTAAACGTACAAGTCTTGCGAGACGTTGAAACCCGGTTCATCCAGCAAAAATTCGTAGAGCGAAAGATCACCAATCAGGTCGAGGTCGAATACTTTGGTTTTGACCGTGCCTTGGCTCAAATTCACTTCGGTTTCTTGGCCGGGCGTCACGTAATATTGCGACGGATTGTAGAACGGCACCGAACCTACAACGTGCTGCGAAAAGGGCGGAACAAACATGGTGTTCGGGTAGCCGTTGCGCATACTCACCAGCGTGGATGCACCTTCGCGGCGTTCCATGAAAACACCGTGGCCGCGAGTGAGCGCATAAATCGACGTGTCGCGCTGTGCAGTGTGGAAAAATGCGTTACGGGCCGCTGTGTGAATCGAATGCTGGTGGCCGACCGCCAAACCTGCGTAAATCCGCTGAATAAATGCACCAACGTTGGTGGGCAGCAAATCATCCCACGCGCCGCTTTCTTGCAGACGTTCCGCGAAGTAGGTTGCGGCTTCGTCAATATCGACAATCGCCGTGGGGAAAACATCACGGTCACTCATAGCGACATTCCTAAGTTGAAGTTAAACACAATATCTTTTTTGTTCAGGTCCGGTGCGTCGTATTCCAGCGTCACATAAAACATGTTGTCGTCTGGCATCGGCTGCACCAAAACGCCCTTGATAACGACACGGGTTTCAAGGTTGCGGGGCAGCACCGAAATGATTTCGTCTTTGATTTTGTCGGCTGTGAAATCGTCCACCGGATCAAACAAATATTCCGTGATGAGGCAACCAATCGACGGGTTAAACCACGCGCTGCGGATCGGCGTGGTAAGGATCATCAGAATATTTTGGTTAACCGATTGTTCATCGAAAACCAAAGCCTTTTGCGTTTGATCGGCGTATAGGCTTACGTCCGAATATTTGTAGGTTTTCTGTGCCATGGTTTATCCCGAAAAAACGTTAGGGCTGCCGTTCTGTGCAGAGTCGCCGCAATCAATGGCGCCGCCCAACGTGTGAACTAGCCGCCCATTGGTGAAAGTGCGCACGGCCCCGGTTAATGCTTTGCCTTGGTGGCAGCCTTTGCTGGGGCAACAATGCGTCATGTAGGCATCACCTACCCGCACCTCGGCCAGACCGTTGCAAAACACGTTGATTGACGCCACGACAGGCAGCGTAGGAGGCCAGCAACCGTGGCCGCTAGATTTGTCGGTATTGAGCCGAACGTTAGGCATGCCCATTAGGCGGTCCCTCAGTGGTTAAATACTGTAAACAATGCGTATATGTTAAATTACCCTCAACAGCATTAAATGGAGACGTTTAAAATGAATGATATCGACTACAACGGTCGCCACGATTATTTCCGTACCGGTGGTGAAGCGCCGTCCATCAGCAACGAAGTTTCGGCCAAAGAAAACCAATTCGATCACCAGTATAACTATTGGCTGAAACGCATTCTTGAGGAAGGCGAGGCCCGCGACGACCGCACCAAAACCGGCACCATTAGCCTGTTTGGCGACCTCAACATGAAATTCGATTTGCGTCTCGGATTCCCGGCAATCACCGGTAAGAAACTGGCGTTCAAAACCATGAAAATCGAAACGATTGATTGGATGCTGAAAGGCAAATGCGATCTGAAAACCTTGAAAGAAAAAGGTGTTCGGATTTGGGACCAAAACGTCAAACCGGGAACAGAAATTTATGAAGAGTTGTGTGTCGAAGAGCGTCTGCATCTGTTGACCACCGGCCAGAAAGAACAGTTTGATATCTTCCGCAAAGAATTGCTGGAAAATCACAAACTGTCTTCGACGGAATATGAAGAAATCTTCCATATGAAGTTGAATAACTGGGGCGTTCCGTTCCAGCGTCTGGTTGACGGTGATTTGGGGCCGATCTACGGCAAGCAATGGCGTGAATGGGAAGACATTCGTATCATCCCGGCTGCTGGCGCGTACAACGACGATTTCTTCAAAAAATGGGGCGCTCGCGATTTCCGCTACACCGGTTTTGAAGACTCCAATCAAATCGTTATTCGTCGTACCGTTGACCAGATTGAAATGGTCGAGAATGCGATCATTAACGAAATCCGTTTCCACGACGGCGAAATCAAAAAACACTCGGCAGGCCGTCGCATTATTCTGACCGGTTGGAACGTTGCACAGCTTGACGAAATGTCGCTGCCACCGTGCCACACGTTGGCCCAGTGGTACGTGAGCACCAACCACGACGAAAACGGTAAATACTATCTGGATTGCAAACTTTACATGCGTTCGATTCACTGAGCGCCTACCGGGAGCGATCCCGATAGCAAACGTCTCTAAACGGGGAACCGCTCCACGGAGCCAATCCCGTGCTAAATTGGAACATGCTAATTTGTATGGGAAGCCTATTAACATATCGAGGTTAAAACCCATGCAAGGCCTCTACCTGATTGTCTGCACCCGCAACAAAAAATCCTATGTTGGTCGTTCGGAAGATATCGACAAACGAATTCGCAGTCACTTCTACACATTGCGCAAAGGCATTCACCAGAACGTGAACCTACAGCGCGACTACGACAAGTACGGCCCGGACGCATTCGAGACTAAGCGCATGAAATTGCGCACACTGCGCGAATGCATGGAAGCCGAGCAATATCACTTGGACAGTGGCAAGCATAAATACAACATAGGAAAAAGTAACACCTGCGGCGACAATCTTACGGACCACCCCGACCGGGAAGAAATCATAGCCCGGCGTAGCCAGTCGTTCAAAGCTACAGTAGCCAAAATGACACGCGAAGAGCGCGTGGAAAAATACGGAAAGTTTGGCAGCAAGAACGGCATGTATGGTTATGAGCACAGTGACGAAGCTAAGGCCAGTATCAGCCGGGCCAACAAAGGCAACAGCTACGCCAAGGGCGCCAAACGCTCGGACGAACATAAGGCAAAGCTGTCGGCTGTAGCGTCTACGCGGACGGGTGAAAAGAATCCGTTTTATGGTAAGAGCCATTCGGAAGAAACGCGCAAGAAAATTCAGGAAGCAAACAAGGGGCGCCTGCCCCCGAACACCCTGAAAGTGCGCGTAGGAAAAAAGGTATATGAAAGCGCTACGGCGGCGGCCAAAGATTTGGGCTGCGCGGTGGCGTCGATCCGTAACCGGATTGAAAATCCTAAATTCCCCGACTACAGCTATGTTTCATAAATGCCTAACGACTATCGAAACCACGCCAAGGCGGAAGGGAGTAGAGTAGGGCGCAAGCCAATGGCGCTCGAAATGGGACGGGACTCAAGTAGTCCGTGATATAGTCTGTTCTGCATAGCGATATGCAGCTGCCAAAAGGAATGGCGGGTGTGAGTTTGCTATTCTCACCGAACAAAAAGTCCAATGACGTATTTTTGGGAATGCCGTTCAACGTCGCGCAGTACGCCATGCTTACCGAAATGCTGGCACACGCCCACGATTTGCGCCCGCGTTATTTCCACGTGACCGAAGGTGACGCACACATCTACCTCAACCACCGCGATCAAGTGCGCGAACAGCTTTCGCGTCCGATCATTCACAAGGCCCCGAAGCTGGAAATTAACGGTGGCAAAGGTTCGATTCTGAATCTGAAAGTGGATGATATTGAACTGGTCGGTTACGAATCTTACGAAACGATCAAAGCCCCGATTGCAGGAAACTGAAACGATGAGTAACGTTAAAATTGCGCCCGAGTTGGACATTCAGCAGGTGGCGTTCGCCATGACTTTGCTGTGTGGCCGGTCCGACGCCGACACTAGCTATTTGCGTGACCTTACCTACAGGCTGTCGAAGTACAGTCACGATCACATTTTCGAGCAATGCTACAAAATTGCGCAGGCCAACGGTCGCCAATTGTTCGGACGTGACGCGTCTTTCAAAGAATTCATGGCTGATTACGATGGCCGGGATGCGCTGTTCTTGAGCCTGCCGGGTGATACCCCGGTTATTGGTGCGATGGTTGCCGGGAATATTCGCGCCCCGTCCGAAAGCCTATCGCCTGACCAGCATCAGGATCAGAAATTGATGATTCTGACTGCGCTGGGTATTGCCCGACCGGAGCCAACCGAATGACCGAAATTCTGGCGTTTCCCGACAAGGCCGAACGGGCGGAATTGACCCGTGCAAAATTCAACGAAGATTTCAAAAAACGTTGGAAGGCGCGGGGTGATTGCGGCGAGTTCACCAACGACATTTGGGCATGGGAAGAAATGCTCAAAGAGCAAGGTTGGATTGTGCAGCTGTATGACAACATCATGCAGGAATTTGCGACGTTCGTAAATTTCGACAACAAGATGCTGTGCAATAACAACCCGAAGGCTTACTACACACAGAAAGCGATGGAAGCGATTCTGGATCGTTTGTTTGCCGACGAACCAGCAACCGGGCGCTGGTTGTTTTATTGGGAAGAGGTTCACGACGAAGCGCATCGCCATGTGCGTGACGGCGCAGAATGGGAAGGGTCGGAAGACTACGGCACCGTTTGGTATTCCATGGAACTGCGCGTGCGTGAAATTCTGGTCGGTGAAGACATTCCTTTGCGGGCCAAGGACGCAGTAGGAGAATCGCCAATTGAATCAGATTAATTTGCCGCCAAACGTGCGCATTATCGCTGGCTACCCCGGCGTAGGCAAAACCGAACTGGCCAAACAAAACTACGCATTCGTAGACGTGGATCACCCCGATCTGAAATTCAAAACTGCGGAATATCTGGCGCTGATTAAGCAGGCGCTGGCCATCCCGTCTGTGACCGTGATGGTGCCGACGTGGCCCCAGTTGCGCGAAGCGTTGGTGGCCGAAGGTTTGGAATATGCGCTGTTCTATCCGTCACGTGACCTGAAATTCGATTACAACAAACGCTACGTGAATCGCGGCACGCGCAAAGATATGGTCGATCAACTGTGGTGGGACTGGGAGCACACGCTGAATAGCTGTGAGCAAGACCCAACGCCATACAAAGTCGAAATGAAACAGTCGCAGGCGCGTCTGTCTGATTATTTTCTGTAGGTGATTAATGAGCGCCAAAGATATTTTTGATTACTGGCAGCTGCCCCGCGATGGCCGCGCCATGTTTCTGCACGACACCCCTGAAAGCTGTGCCCAGTTCATCCACGAAGCGTCAGATGCCGCATACGTTTTGATCCCGGCGCCCTACGCGGATTTGATCGCCAAATGGATTGTGGATTGCCCGGAAAATTTCCGCTCGGCACCCATGACGCAGGAAAACATGCGAGGCGGTTTTATCGGCACCTGCAATTCTGTGGAAATGTTCACTGATGCGTTTGCTGGTCGTGACCGCAAATACCCGGCTGGGGCACCAGCACTGTTTGGTCAGTGGGGAGGCGCGTTCACCCGTGCGCTGGAAATGGAGCGTTGCCCCTACTACAACCTGCGCCACACGCTCAACCCGCGTGAAACTGTAAACTTCTCTGTATGGAGCCAGAAGGCTATCAGCAACGCCGGGCAGTCGCACCGCAACGGTATTGGTTTTGATCGACAAATCGCCTGCATTTTGCTGCCTTGCCGGTTCCTGCAAGATTTTTTCAACGACGCCGAACTTATGGCCGATTACAAACGCCGCCCCAGCACAGGCGATGTTGAACAAAGCTTTAACGGCTTACTCGGCTTCTGGCGTAATATCCCAATCCACTCTGATGCACACCTGCATCCGAAAATGGTTAACAAGGACGATCCAATCACATGGTCGATAGAGAAACTCTACCCGTAGAAGATTTCGAGAAAATGCGTCACGACTTCTTGAAACACTATATCTTCTGCCCGAAAGAAGTTGAGCTTAGCGAGGATTACCACCGCGTGCTGTTGAGCCTCAACGTGTGGCCCCTCGGCACTATGATCGAGCAGCACCGCGCTATGCTCAAACGCAAAGAATTTACTTTGGGCAATACGCTGTTCAAAACTGGCTATGCCCAAACCACAATTATTTCCCGCGCCAATAATCGGCACACCTTGGAGCAACAGCAATGATCCCTTCCCGCACCGTAGACCTCAATAAAGTGATGCCTTGCCACGTTTCTGATCGACTGTACGAGCACACCAATGCTTGGACCAATTCGTGGAAATTGCCGACCGAGGAACAGCTGGATAATCCCGATCTGAAATGCATCATGATTTCGCGGATTTCCCCGCTGTTCAACCAGATGGTTAAGCACGTTTATTTCGAGGCAGAATCGCGTGAGGAAGGCCACGTCGGTTACTACAAAACGGTGCCGGTGTTCATCCCTAGCCTTTCCTACAAAGACGGGGCGCCTGTGCGTTTGGTAACGAACGTCAACCGTCAAGGTCTGCAAATCTTGGGGAAATTCCAGTGAAAATTTATCTGGTTTGCAACGCCACTAAACGCGCCCTTTCCATTGGCCACCGCGACTGGACCGGGCCAACCGGTTGCACCGAAATGGCAGGAAGCCCGGAAGAGGCTACGCATTTCGTCAACGTCTGCGCACCAAACGTGGAAGCCGCAAAGCGCCAGTATCTGGAAGAAATCAAAATCTTCTGCGGGGATAATCAGGTATTTGCTACCGAAGCCCAGTACGTGCCCGACGACTACAAAAAGCTGGATGGCCACTGGGAAACTTCCTACATTGACCAACCCAAGGTAAAGCGGCGTAAGGTCGGTGTCGTATGAGTGACGACCGCAACCCGTTCAAGAATCCCAAGCAGCCGACAATTGACGCAGCTGCGGAATTTTTGCGTAGCATGTGTGGGTCTAAATTGTACGTGGTCGAGGTGTTCGGTTCGCCTGCTGCGGTGAAGAAATTCAGCGATACGGTTTCGCCGGATTTTGAAACGCCGAAAGTTACCCCGGCCCATATGCAGCGCGGTATGGTGCATGTGCGGGTTAAGCGCCCGGTTAACCAACACGCTGGCGACCTTTTCGTCGGCCAATTCAATACGGAAATTCTGCCATGAAACTAGGGATTATTTTCGCGTGCGATGAGGATGGTGGGATTGGCAAAGACGGCAAACTGCCGTGGCATTTCCCTGCCGATTTGCAGCAATTCAAAGATGCCACAATGGGCTGCCCGATCATCATGGGTCGCCTCACGTGGGAATCTTTCGACGGGCGTGTTTTGCCCGGTCGCCCGCATATCGTAATCACGTCGTCGGTGAAGGTTGGCGATTGTGCAAAGGTTGACGGTGAAGACGTGTGGATGGTGCCCGATTTGGATACTGCAAAGTATCTGGCCGAACGCTTTATCGAAACGCGGGAATTGCAGTCGGAATGGGCGTGGGTAATCGGCGGGGCGCGTTTGATTCTGGATGCGCAACTGGCAGCCTCGAAAATCCGCGTGACGCATATTCGCGGGCATTATGATTGTGATGTGAAAGTGCATCCCAATTTCTTTATCCACATGATGGTCAACCGTTTGCAGTTCACCGAAATCATGGAAACGGACGATTTCAAAGTCACGGAGTATTTGATGTGAGCGATTTCAAAATTGATCCAGAAAAGTGCATCTTCGCACTCGATGGTCGCAGCGTTAGCAACCTCGTTGCTGAATTCAAGGTCACACACGGTCGTTTCCCCGGTCTGAAAATGATTCTGTGTGATCGCCTCGACGAATTCACCGGCCTTTCTATTTTGGTCGAGGCCAGCGGCGTCGATCCGAAAAACGTTATGCTCATGGCCCGTGATGAGTTACGCGCTTTGGTGCCAGCAGGTTCGTTCTACGATTTCCGCACCAACGACGTGATTTTCTACATGGGCGAACTTGACCAGCAGACGATCATCTATAGCTGCTGCGGTCACTTCGATTTGACGGGGAAATAAAATGCGCGTGCTGCCAACCCATCAGATTTTGGACAAGGACGGAAACCTCACGGTGACGTTTTTGGCTCTACTGGAACAACAGACCGTGACGTTTCGTGCGGAACCCACGGTTGCCCAACGCATGCGCCTGCTTGGACCGGATGTTGATTGGTCGCGGCATATTTTCCTCGGCAACGAATTTGGCATCCCCAAGCATGACGACGTGACGCTGCACATGTTCATCCACGCAAAAGAAAATATGCGCGGCACTGAATGCCACGTGCAATTGCTGCCCGAAGGCACGGTGCGCATTAGCTAGAACTTGAACCCCGTTCGCCCCAGTGGCCACGGGGTTTTCTTTTGCCCGTAACTTCCCTAATCGCGTGACTGGTTGACACGTTTGGAGGCCCTTGATACCTTTGCGGCCTGTTTCACTTACCCAGCCAGAGAGGCCCCGCCTATGACTTCCGTAGCCATTGAGTTCACCGCCACCGCCAGCACCGTGCGTGCCGAGTACATTGGCCGCCGCACGTTCACCGTTGAACTGTCCACCGATAACGATGCAGTGTCGTACCAGTTGCAGGGCGTTATCCAGAACGGCACCGAAACCACAACCAAAACCGTGCATATGCCATCGCCCCGCGAAATACACCCGGTCATCTGTGAGGCGTTCTATCAAGTGATTGACCAGTGGTTCAAAGAATGCCCATGGGAACAGGCGCCTATGGCACTGGTTCGCGAACTGTTGCGCATCCGCAAAGAGTTTCACGGCGTTTGGATGGAATCCCTTTAATTCATGCATGGCCCTTCGGGGCCTTTTTGGAGTACACGCAATGGACAACACCAACTTTCCGCAAAACGGCCTTTCCGTTGAATCCACCATTTCGATCAAAGCCGAGTATCACGCGGATTCACACAGCGTGAATGTGACGCTCAACGGCGCGCCCTTCGGGTATGCGACAACCCTAAATCGCCAGCGTTACGCAGGTGTAGCGCTTGACGTGCTGGGCGAACTGGAATGCTCGCTAATGCACCAGTACAACACCGACCCCGAAGAGGTGGAACGCCTTATCAGCAAGGCGCGGAATAACCTCAACACGGACTGATTACATGAGGCCCTTCGGGGCCTTCCCACTTCCCTAGATATCAAGCACAAATAAAAAAGCCCCCTAGTCCGCTATGGATTCGGGGGCTTTTTTCGTTTACGCCGCTTTTGCAGCTGGTTTCTTGCGCGCATTCAGTTTCAGCGTGCGCTCACGGGTCTTTTCCATTTCCTTTTTGGACTTGTCCAAAAGGCTGGTCAGGTGCCGCACCGCTTCCTTGTCGTCACGCCCTTCTGCTTTCTTGAGCGCCATTTTAATTTTGACCATTTTGGCCGTGTGCTGTTCGCCCAGCTTGGCCAGCAAAGTTTTTGCTTTGGCCTTGCCTTCGCGAGTCATCACGCGGTTGGTCTTGGAATCTTTTACCTCGACCAATTTACCTTCGCTGGTCCGGTGCGTAATTCGCCCCATCTTACCCCAGCGACCATAACCCATAGATTGCAAGCCAAGTTTCCGGGCGCGTGCTGCTACGCCACTAATCTTGGATTTCTTGCCACTGGTCTTTTTCGGCTTTTTAGCCGCCTTCGGTTTTTTCACAGCCATAGCGGCCTACCTCCGATAATTTAATTTTCACGGTATTCTGTCCGCAACCCGGCAACGCGTTGGTCCGAGTAACGAATAGATTCCCGCTTGGCGCTGATTTTCTCAGCAAGCGAACGGCGGCGTTCCGTCCACGTTTTAATTTTTGCTGGGTCTTTCGGGCGTTTGGTATTCAGTGCTGCCAATTGCTTTTGCATCCGACCCAATGCCTGTTGCTTGCGCAGCTTGTGGTCTTGTGCGGTTTTGACGCCCTTGTGCAGCGCGGCGTCAGCCTTTTGCTTGGCGTGCTGGCGCTTAGACGGGGCATCGGCTGCCAGTGCCACGCTAGGAGGCCCGGAGAGGCCGTTTTTAGCGCGATTCCGCTCTAGGCCGCGTCGGAGTTCACGCCGGAACCAATCCTCGCCTATGCCCTTCGGGCGGGGCTTAGCGGCGTTGGCTTCGTCTGTCTGCTGGCTCACCCGGTCGAACGTCTGGCCAAAGCCTTCGGGCGTGAATGGGTTATGCGGGTGTGGCTCGCCAAAAGGATCACCGAAAATATCTTTGAAGCGTCCGGTCGATTCGATTGGTTCGTCATCGGTGGCAAAACCGTCGATTATGATTTCGGTCATCGGTCGCGCCCTCGCTCACGGCGGGAAAGCCAGTTAGATTTCGACACATGCATTTTGTCGATGTAGTCGTGTGGAAATTGCATCGCACCCTGTGCAGAATTTCTGGTGCGATCTTTTAACAGGGATTTCTTTTTCGAGCGCGGAACATCCCCGATCATTTTGTCGTCGTCTTCCCACCGGGTAATCCTGTTACCTGTTTGTTGTGGGTCATCGACATTTTCCGGCTGCTTGGCGCGGCCTTTAATTGTCAGCTTGGGCATAATTTCCTCACGGGCAACGTACCGTATCTTGGATATCCATTTGCCGTTTTTCCGCACCAGATAATGGCGTGTCGATCAAGCCACTTTTGAGCTTAATACGGCGACGTTTTTTCTTGCCTTGAGCAACCAGCGCCTTCCCTTCCTTTGCGTTATCAAAACGCGTCTCGGGGATTTCATCCCAACGCTCATCACTCCCGGCCTTAGCCAACGAAATGAACACTTCCATTATTTGCCAAACTCAATAAAGTTCGGCGCACGGCGTGCCACGGTGGCCGCGATTGCGTAGTCGATACCACGCACCTTGATTACGCGGGCCTCTAGGCTGAATTCCTGCACCTTGTTATCAAAAATCACATAGCCCAGCGGTGGATACGGAACGTGCATCACGTTGCCCACGACAGGCACCGCAAACACGAAGGTAACGCGCTTGTGTTTCTGGTCCTCGACGGAAACCAGTACCGGCGTATAATCCGCATCCATTTCTTTGACTTGTTTGATTTCCGATTTGTGCCGGTCGGGGATATCGTAAACCTGCACAAAAACGTTGGCAAAAAGCGAGGTATAGCTGCGCTTCAAAACCTGCCGCACGCCGTCAGAAATACGGGCGCTAAGGTCTTCGGCAGCCAGTGCTAACCAGACTTCCATGGTCTTTCCTCATGGTTTAGGAATGGGGCACAAAAAATGCACCCCGTATACCTAGAAATTACGGTCAAAGATCGTAACGTTTTTCTTCCAGTTCATCGACCGCTTCATCGAGCGAACTTTGCACGTCGTACTCAAGGTCTTCCAACCGGTCTTCGTGCTCTTCGTAACTTTCCTCAGAAACCTTTGGCAAGGCCTCTGTGTAATCCTCACGAATTTCCTGCACGAAAGTCAGCAACTCGCTTTTGCGTTCGTTGATCTTGTCGGCAAGGTCGATCAGCGCCTGATTTCGGTTGGAAACATCTTCGCGGATTTCGTCGGCCTGCGCTTCGTGTTGATTGCGCTCATCTACCGTCGCCTCTTCATCCAACCAGCCAAGCATCTGGCTAATCTCGTTGTCGGGATCAATGAATTTCGGCAATTCCAAAACCTGCGACATATTCTGGATACCATCCACGACTTCCTCAAGGTCGGTATAACCTTGAATCAGGCGGATAAGCGTCGGGTAAATGCGCACCATGGTTTTAGCCGGGATGCAGCTAAGCGCACGGGCGCCCATCGACCGCACAAGGTCCATATCGTTGGAAATGTCAGGCTGTTCTTTTTCGTAACGAACAAACGTCAGGAAATTCGCATAGCTGTACATCTGCGGACCACGGAAAGCCTTGGAACCAAACAGCGCTTTGGTCGCATTTTGGTCCGGTTCCAAATCCACAAACTTACTTTCCAGACGTTGCGGAGTTTCCAGCAGTTTGGTCGAAGAAACCAGAATCAGAAACGCCTTTTCCATATCCACCGAAAGCGGTTCCAGTGGTTCACCGGTCCACGCTTTAACCAACGGATACAGGCCGCCCAAAGTTTCCGGGCCTTGATACCCAAGCCAGCCAGCATTGTCATTCAGCGACATAATGGCAGGCAGGTGCAGCGCCGCCAGATTGATTACCTGATTACTGCGGTAATCCTCGGCCATTGTTACGACTTCATCCGGGTTTTCATCCATCCATTTTTTCACGGTTGGAATCACGTCGCGGTACTGGGTGTGCTGCTGCGGGTGGGTGTAGGCCAGCGTGTTGGCCATGTATTTCAGAACCTCGCCAAAATACATGGAAACTTTTGCGTCGGTGATTTTGGAAAATGCACGGAACGGCCTACGGGCGTACAGCACCTTTGTCGCCTGTTCTGGATCGAGGCCCCAAATTTGATCGTAATCGAGTTTGGTGCTGTTTTCCAGAATGTATCCGAGGTAAGCTTCTGGCCCCGTAATATCGCGGAACAGACTGATGAAATCGTCGTCTACGGCCAAGTCACCCTGAATGCCTTTGTCGATCACATCAAATGCAAATTTCTGGCCACGGCTCACATCGAACAAGCTCAGGTGTTTCATGGCGTGGGCCAAGGTGTGCAAATAGCTGCGGACACGTGGGGTATTTTCCAGATCATCCGCTTCGGGCACCGGCAAAATTCCGCTAATCCACGCACGGAAAACTTTTTGCAGGTTGTTCCATTGATCGTCATCTTCCCGATCAATATTTTCAATGCGCTTGGCCAGTTCTGGAATGCCGGGGCCGCCATGCGTGCTGCGTTGAATCAGCATATCAATTGGCACAATCGGAATCGCTTTTTCCGGCAAGCTTTCTGCTTTACCGAGGCGCCGTGCCAGTTCAACCATGTTGGGGCTGGAATGGTTGTGGTGCATGCGCGTACTGGCATAATCACCGAACCAACTTTCATTAGACAAAAGCTTTTCAATTTCGTCAATTTGCGTGTCGTGCAAATCGAGTTCCAGCAGCCGGTCAATGTCCTTGGCGTCGGTGCTCACATGGTAGGTCGCCGGGTCTTCTTTGTGCAGTTTGCGCAGCTGCTGTTTGACGAATTGTGTGGCCAACGTTGTGTCGTTTTCCACTTCCTCAAATTGCAGGTTATCTGCGCTGTGCCCGTGGTGGTGATAGCGGGCGCCCATGCCATCATCGTATAGACCTTCGGCCATGGAAAACGCACCTTGAGGCAGGTCCGCATTAAGCTGGCGCAGGAAGCGGCTCAGGGTCGCGATAAAGCCCGGCACGTTGTTACCGTAGACAGATGTTTCCCGACGATACAAAACCTTTTCTTTATCGTCTTCCATCAGGAACGGTTTCAGCAGGCAGCGCGCTTTAGGCCGATTGATATTCTGGTCGTCGGCTGCAACCGCATAGGCCACCAACGTTCCTTCGGCAACGTCGCGTTTGACGTAATGCGAATTTGAGCCGCGATCCATGTGGTTGGAATGGCCGTCATCGAGACGCATGCAGGAAGTTTTATCCCAATCCCGCCCGGTACTCATCCCGATAATATCGTAGGGGTGACAGGAAATGACACACAGCATTTCCCCACCCTTGGAATTTTGCAGCTGCGGGTCGTTATCGAACGCCGCTTTTGCAATCGGGTCTTTGGCAATTACCTTGCCGATATTGAAGACGTTTTTCTGTTCTTGATCGTTGGCTTTGACGCACTTTTTCGCCAAGTAATCCGTAATCACAAACCCGGCTTTTTTCACAGCCGAACGCACGGCGGGCGGGATCGTGTAATGGTGCTTAGCCTGCTGGCCAATGGGCAGGTACAGGCGATAACCTTTCTTGCCACCGCGAGGCATCATCCCTTGCAGGATTTTTACAATCGGTTGGTGCCGATTCCAATCACGGCGGTAACGCATAGCGGTTCGTAGGCCCACCGCTGCTGTTGCCAATTCAAATTCCATAATTTTCTCAACCGATTAATTGAAGCCGTTGTTGGGTTCGGCTGGTTTGAAATCAATGTCGAATTCGCCAAGCTCGGCAAAAATTGCGTCCACTTCGTCTTCGATAGCCTTGAGGTCGGCCAGCAGTTTCTTGGCCCACGTCACAGCGCGTTCCGAGTAAGGACCACGGGCGATTTTCTCAACGAACGGCATGGTCCACGGATAATCCGATTTCCACGCAGAAGGCATAATGCGCTTCATCTGGTCTTTCATGTTGAAGGCCAGCGATTCATAGGCATCGGTGGTGTTGATTTTTACCAGATTTTCAAACACGTCTTTCTGGTAAATATTCATGCCTGCATAAGCGATGAATTCAGGTTCTTTTGCAGGCCACGAACGATCAACTGCGCACACCAAACCTTCTGCCGTTTCGTGGTCAAAGCGGCCAACGGCGCGGATCAGGCGCATTTTCCAGATACGGCCCATCATCCGCTCGACCTGCGGATCATAGTAGGTATCGACTTTAAAGCGGTTAACCAATTTACGCGACAGCTGCACGCCCGGCGAAGCTTCATTTTGCGAAGCAGCGGCAAACCTAAACATCATGCCCAAGAACTTGAACAAAGCAATGGAACCCGGCGCCTTAGATTTGCGGAATTCTGGCGTTGGTTTCATGTACCCTTTGATGAAATACAGGAACGTATTGTTGGCCTCATGCTCGCCCGGAACGTCTGCGATTTTCGACAGCCATCGGGAATCCCACCACGCCCGCTTTTGCAGGATTTCGGAATAAGACAAATTCGGGGAATCTGGATCGTACCCGTAAAGGTCGTCAACCGCTTTGCGCAGGCGCGGCGAATAGTCTACCAACGGACGCTTGGAATCATCAGGGATAAACCGCGCCACGTGCGGCAATATTTCATCCGGCAGGAATTTCTCAATGCTTTTGCCAGCGTCACGCATGGACAGGCCCAGCTGAATACTTTTATCCAGCATCATCAGCAGAGAAGCAGCGGTGTTGGAATGGCTGCTGCCGGTTTGGTACAGGTGGCTAAGGTGCGGCAACGCTACGCCCAACCAACGCGGATCAGAGGCAATAATATGCTCAATATCCTCGTAGTTTTTATCGAGGTAATGCAGCTTTTCTTGCTCGCTCATTTTTGCAGGATCAACGCCGACCACTGCGAGCGAACCCACGCCGTCATCGTACAGCCCATTTGCCAGCCGATAAACACCGGCCTCAGCATCTTTGTTAACCTTGCGTAGCCACTGCTGCACCGTTTCCACAAAGCCGGGAACAGGCGTACCGTAGACTTTGGTTTCAACGCGGAAACTCACGTGTGATTTGTCAGGGCGCCCGTTATTGTCTTTGAAAAACGGTTTAATCAGCAGACGTGCATGCGGCTTGTTAATGTTGGTATCTTTTGGCGAAATTGCGTAGGCAACAATGGTGCCCTCGGCCACGTCGTTTTCGACTTTCGCCTGATACATGCCACCAATCGCTTTGCCCGGATAATCAAGGCGCATACAGGAAGTCATATCCCAACGGCGCCCGGTGCTCATGGTCAGCACGTCATATGGGTGCGCAGAAATAACGCAGGTGTATTCGTCTTTGTGTGCCGAGCGCTGCGGATCATTTGCAAATTCTTGGCGAAGCTCTTCGTCTTTCAGCAGCTTACCAATTCGCATGCGACGTTTACCGGTTTTATCAACCGCCATACCGGTGATGTAATCCTCGATGGTGTACCCGTCTTTGGCCAGCGCTTTGGTGATGGCAATCGGCGGCTGCACCTTTGTCTTTTTACGGGGTTTGATCGGGATATACAGGCGATAACCTTTCTTCGCGCCTTTCTTTTTCAGGAAGCGCTGCACGGCCTGCACACCTACGCCGTTTTTGTTCCACTTTTTTACGAACCTGCGCGCAATGCTCAAGGGCACTGCGGCCAACGCCAATTCTAATTCCATTCTGGTTACTCCAACCCGTGCATATGGCGCTCTTCGCTGGTCATCCAGCGCTTACGCACGTAGTCCAAAAAGCCTTTGGTATCGAGACGCAAACGGCGTTTAATTCGTTTGATTTTTTCGAGGTTTTCCAGTTCAACCGGCAGCTTGGCGAACTTCGCCAGAGTGTTGAAATCGCGCACGTTCTGGTCTGGAACTTCCGCGTATTTATTCAAGGTTTTGATGATCTTTGCAACATGACGGTAGGATTTACGCTGTTCTTTGTGGTCTGCGTTCTGCAACAGTTTCGCTTCGCGGTCTTCATCGCCACGGAAAACCATTTGGGCCGCGTCGTACCAACCTTCGAGCGTGTAGTCTGCACCCGGTGCCCATTCAGTTTCACCAAACTTGCGTTTCGGTTTATCGGAAACCTCAAGCTTGATGGTGTGGCGTTTATCCAGATTGCGAAACGCATTCATGCTTGCGTATTGGAACAACGGAATCCCCGCCCGCTTGGCCAGCAGCGCCAGCGTCAAAGAGTCGTTAACCTTCCACTTCGGACTCTCTTTCATGAAGTGGATTTCTTTGATGTAGCGAATGCAGGGAACGTACATTTTGTCGGCAAACAAACGATCTTCTTTTTCGTCGTCTGGCCCCATGCCTTCCCAAAAGTCGATAGGCTTTACCTGATAATTCGCATTCAGCTTCTGCCCGTCAATCACGAAAATAACGTGAGTGTCACCCGCATTGGCTTTGAAGTACGCCGAGTGTTTGGAGCGGGCAAGGCTAAGGAAATACTGGGCTTTACCGAACTTCGACTCTGCACCTTCGTTGGTGGCCGCCAGTTTAAAGCGGTCGTTTTTCAGGGCAGTAATTGCGTGCTCCATCGGGATCAAATGGTACAGCACGCTAGAGCCTGCTAGGGCCAACATCATTTCCATTAGCTGAAATCCTTTGCAGGTTTGTAAACCATGAGCAAGGAACCCCACTCATCTTTAAACAATTTCTTGGTTTCTTCTAGCGAGGCATTGAGGTTCAATGCCGGGCGGAAACCGTTTTTGTAGAACACGTGCAAACTGGCGACACTGGATACTTGCGCCCCAATATCGCTTTTGTATTTGCGCACAATACCTTTCAGCAGGAAATCGCCGTGGCCTTGTCCGCGATGTTGTTCGTCAATCACGTAATCGGTAACACTGTGTTTGCAGGGAGAATATTCACCGCCAGTGCGCACGCAAATGTAACCGTATTCGGATCGAAATTCTGTACCGAAATGATCGCCACGTTCTGTGATCTTAACGGACGCGGCTAATGCCAGCATCATTTCCATTCTATTCACCGTATGCCGTTTAAAAGGAAATGGGCCAGTTTCCCGGCCCTTTCCATTTAAATTACGCGGCGTTGATTACTTTTTCACATTCACGTTTAACCATTCGGCATTGAGCACCGATTTCATCCAGCATACCGTCGTTACGGCGCAGATTACGCAGGAACATGGAAAGCATCGGCAACGACTGCTCAATAGAGTGCCGTTTGTATGTCGGGAAATACTCATGCCAAGCATCCAGCATCTTTTCCCGATCATCCACAGCTTCGGGGAACGTTTCCGCAAAATCGCGAATACGTGCTTCGTAGCCGGGCAGGAAATCTTTAATGCGTTGTGCCTGTTCTTTGGTGCGGTTACGGAACCAACCGAAGGCGCCAACGGCTTCCTGCATTTCAACGTCGGTTGCACCACACATGCGGGCCGTCGTCTCGAATTCCGTACCGTTGGAGAATATGCGATAAAGCGCATTAGCCATTGTCGCAATATCCAACTTTTCTTCGTACAATTCTAGGTAGGAATGACCCAAATCTTTGCCTGCGAATTCATACGGCGAAATGGTCAGCGCCGTATATTCATTCAGGAACTGCGGATACTTCATCACGTCCACAATTGCCCGACTGGAAACGCCCGCCTCTTCCAAGGCCTCTAGGGCTTCGTCCGTAACCTCGCCAAACGGCGGCGGGTTCTGATTTGTCACCTCGTAATAGGTATACAAATAATCGAAAATAACCTTCTGGAATTCGTTGCGTGGTTTCATTCCAGCCGATTCGGAAACCACCTTATTCCATTCGCTATAATCGCTATTGAATTCACCCATCAAGGCTTCGCCGTTGTCAATGTCCTCTTCAAACCAGACATAGGGGAACAGGCGGAAATCAACGAAAATAACGTCGCGCCAAGTTTGAATATCACCGAGGTTGTGACCGCTTTCCTTGAGGTAGTTGGTCAGTTCGCGGCGCTGCTGGTCATTGGTGCGATAAATGTTGCGCAGGATGGTGGTGTATTTGTCTTTAATCAGCTGTTGAATCGACTGATCCTGAATCTTTTGCAGGCGCTTGCGCGAACGGCGATTAAGCAGTGCGTCGATATCAAGGTCCATGCTCATTTCAGCCAGAGCTTCGTAACCCTGATCTACCCGGCCTTGGTCAATGCAGCGCAGGGCCAGACACGGCAGGATAAAGCGCATGCCTTCGGTGCGGTCGGTATCGGAAAGGCGCACAAAATCTTTGAATTCCTGTTCGTCCAGTTTGGTATCAATGTCCGGCAGCTGGCCCAACATGGATTCCGCTTGAGTCAGGAATTTATCCTCGCCGTACAGCGACGAATCACGTACCAATTGCGCGTAAAGAACAACGAATTTATGCAGCAGCGGATTTGCCACGATTGTGCGGCGAGGCACTGCGCGGGAATCGGTCAGGATGCTATAGGCAACGTTGATTGCGCCCTTATCATCGTTGAGTGCTTTTTCGGCCTCAACCACTGCTGCTTTTGGCGACAATTGCGCGAACTTGTAAATGGAACGCGCCAGCACATCGTCGTAGGAATCTTCGGCCAGAATATCCTTGTAACTTTGGTCAGCGTGTTTGTGGACCAATTTACGGAATTCACGGTTGGCCATCAGCAGATCAATGCCGTCTGGATACGGGCCGTCGAAATAGAAAACCTGTTCCATCAGGTCTTTAATGCAATCTTCGTGAGACTGCACAAATACCTGTGCTGCGTGCTTGGCTTGGCGCGGAGGCACCTTGGCCCGTTGCAGGGTATTACACACGGTTTTCAGCGGCATATACGGATCATTTCCGTTAGCCTTTTGCGCCTGCACCATGTAGGCCGCATAGGAGGCAGCAGCGCCCGGATTTTCTTTCAGGGCCGCTTCATCATCCACGATAGCCCAGTTAATCTGGCCACCTTCCGAGGAAACGTGCTCATCGAGGCCGCCCACACCGTCATCATAAAGATTCTGGTTAATGCGATAAATGCCGTCAGGAATACCAGCATTCAACTTGCGAATAAACTTGTTCATCGTGTCGGCAAAGCCCGGCACCGGGTTGCCGTAGATACGGGTTTCGCGACGATATTTTACCGCTTGACGTTCGTCGTCTTGCAGCAGGAACGGTTTCAGCAAACAGCGGCCTAACGGTTCTTGCACGTTTAGGTCATTGGTGCGCACCGCGTAAGCAACCAACGTACCTTCCGCAATATCATGTTCCAGATAATGCTTGTTGATACCGTCAGTATAATTTGCGCGATTATCACGCAGGCGCATGCAACTCATGTTGTCCCAATCGCGGCCCGTGGACATACCGATAATGTCGTAAGGGTGGCAGGAAACAACCATAGTAAATTCCGACGTTTTCGAGTTTTGCAGCTGCGGGTCATTGTCGAATGCAGCTTTGGCCACCGGGTCTTTGGCGATAACCTTACCAATGTTGAAAACGTTTTTCTGCTCTTTGTCTGCGAGCTTTACGCATTTCTTGGCCAGATAATCGGTGATTCGGTAGCCTGCTTTGGCCACCGCTTTGCGCACCGAAACCGGGGCCACCACGTGACCTTGCGAGGTGCCGCCGATTGGGATATACAGGCGGAAACCGCTGGACCCATGCGGCATGAATTTGCGTAGCAGTTGCACGGTCGGCCCGTGCTTATTCCAGTCGCGGCGGTACTTCAATGCAGAACGCATCGACACCGCTGCAACCGCCAATTGAATTTCCATTATTTCACCAGATGGATTTGGTGGATGTGCAGCGGGACATAAGCAACGTCCGCCCCTTTAAACCGTTCGTGAATTTCCGATACGTTGGATTCGGAAACGGCAATGCCGTCATAGTGCGGCGCCGGGTATTCAGGCACCGCAAGGTACGACCAGAGTTCGTCGGCATCGCTCATCGACACAGGCTCACCAAACTTAATTGGTTTCGCGTCTTCACGGGCCAGACCAGAAGGCAGGAAATAATCGTTGTAGATTTCCACTGCACGGCGGTCGTGGCGTGTATCAAACAAGTGCTTAATATCCAGATGCACCTGCATGATAATGTGCCCGTATTCCTGCGCGTAAGGCAGGTTCGGCGTGAAGAAAGCAGGCCGATATTCCGAGAACTTTTCAAACTTCTTTTTGGTGCCGTGGTACAGCAGCTTAGGCACCGAGGAACTAGCTAATGCCAGTAGCATTTCCATTTTAAATACCTTTCAGGTGCTGTAGGAAATAGCGAATCAACTCGCCGTTACCTTTTCCCATCCATTCGGCGGTGAACTGCTCGGCCAGCCATTCCCGCTCATTCTGTTTCGCGTATTCGCTAGGAAAACCCAGCTTATCGCGGAGCGCACGAATCCCTTTCATGTAGGCGGCATAGCCGTCCTCATCGTCGCGCATAGAATCCACAATACAGCCGTGAATTGCATGGCCAAATTCATGGTTAATCAGGGCATCGAAGGCTTCGTGTTTGCCGTTATGCACAACAAAACCATCTTTATTTCCTTGGCTTTGTTCCAGCTGGGCCTGCGCTACGGTGCCGCGTGTGGTGTACGTCGAAATGCGCAGTTCTCGGTGCTCCCGGTCGAATTCCGACGTGCTGCTATTAACGAACCGAACAGCTTTGACGTACTTGCGCACCTGCGGAAAGATAATCGCCAATTTATTCAGCGTTTTATCAATGTGTTTACGCACTTCCGGCGTGACAAATTTGTGCTCATCGGCCACCGGAACAAGCTTGGTCGAAGCTAATGCCAGCCACATTTCCATTATTTCTTCCTCAGCAGTGGCGTGCCCGTAATACCCTGCGGACCTTGAGGGCCTTGGGGACCGACAGGCCCCTTAACCATTTTATTCGGGTGAAACATAACAATGCGCCCAGCCTCGGAAACATCACGCCAGAAATCAGAGTGAAAATGAAGGCTAGAATCCTGTTCACGTTTCATGGTGCGCCAGCCGTAGGCCACCAATAGCAGCCACGGCAATTGCATCAGCAGGGCGAACCATTCGGATTTAAGCACGGCCAATCTCCCGGCGAAGGTGCGGCAGATCGTTTTGGATTTCCTGATAACGCTGGGCGAATTTGCGGATCACAGCCGAGCTAGGAATTGCGGACGCATACGATTTGTAAACGTCGGCGTCATCGAGGCCGTTAAGTTCCAGCAAATGGTCTTTGGTCAGCACGAAGAAAGAGTCCACTTGTGCCAGTGGAATCGCCTCGTAATAATCGCCAACTTTCGAGGTCGAAACGTCCATCGCCAGTTCGTACTGGATTTGGGTTTCGCGCACGGTTATGCCCAGCACTTTTGCACGAATTGCCACGTCTTGCAGGGCGCCAAGATTCAGCGTGCGTATCGCCGGGTGAAACCAGACTTCGGTGCCTACGCTGTAAACAGGTTGGTTTGGAACGGATGCAACAGCAATTTCTTGATTCATGCGGCACACACCATATTGTCAGCGAGGTCAGGATATTTTGCTTTGAACTCTTTCCAGCTTTTTACCCATTGCTCAAGGCGTTCTTGGTTCGCTTTGAGCCGGGCACTACGCTGGTCAGGCGTTTCGTTTTCGTAGATTTTATTCAAATCAGACATACGAATATGACGGATCATTTTTCCACCACGTGACCGCCATCGGTCCCATACAGGGTTTTGGTCGTGGTCATATCGCCGTTTTTGTCACGAATCCAGATAATCAAATGCACGTCGCCCACCATCTTAATATGTTGGGCCAACTGGGATTCGATATTCGGCCATGTGGATTTACCACCGATGGTCATCAGAGGGTTTCCGTCTTTTTGAATTTCGTACCCGGCCATTGTGGTGCCAGTGGGAACCAGTCGCTTGCTTGCAGCTACAGAAAGTTGAATTTCCATATTTATTTACTCATCAATGTTGTCAGATTCGCCAAACTGGCCGTTATTGCCCATGGCGCTTTTGATTTGCTTGGGGCTGAATACAATCCACTGATCGCCCACGCCACCTGCGTCGTAGTGGTTTTTCAGGTGGACGCCATCGCAGCCGTGACGCAGCGCTTCGTTAATCACTATATCGCGCCCTTCCTTCCCGCCCTCGAAATCATGGGCGTAAAGCTTCTGGATCGACAGATAGCAAGGCATTACGTGGCCCACTACCGGCGCAGGCCAGTTTTCATCATAGCCGGAATATAGGGACGCCATTTTCGGGTCGGCGGCAAAGAAAATCCCTGCCTCATTTTTCGCTTTATTCAGGCCGGTCAGGAACGCACGGAAATTCGTGTTGGGTGAACCGTGATAAACGCGCAGCGGGTTGCCGTGGTGGTCCACGCATTTTGAGTTGCGGAACCACCGTTTGAATTCCGGCGTCATCTGCTGTTTGGCTGTGGCCAGCGAGAGGATCATTTCCATTATACAAATCTCGTTTTTAGTGCGTTCGCCACACGTTCGTCAGTTTGCATTTCTGCAAGTTGCATTGCGATTTTATGCTTGTGTGCCCTGCGTACTTCGGCTGCTTCTTCCATCGTCGCGTAGCAACCCAGTCGGTCACTTTTCTTTGTGATCGGATTACCACAATACGCCATATAGGGGCGTCCGTTACAATCACCCCGCTTGAACGTACCGCGATCAACCTTTTCCGTTGTGTTGTGTGCAAAGAAGGAATTCGTCATTTGATCTACAAACACGCAAGTTTCCGGCCCGTAGAAACGATTACCCGGAACAAGAATGTCCTTATCGAGAGCTTTGCCTTGCCAGTCTTGTTTTTCCATCCATTTACGGAATTTAGAAAACGTCAACCAGTCGTTAGCAACCGAACAGCCCTTGTAGTTTGGTCGATGTTTATGGGCACTGTCGCGATAGCACCGATTTATCATACTGGCCCATACACCGTAGAACGGACAACGCGCTACGATTACATGTTTGCCGTTATCAACTTCTGTTTCTAGCACGCGGTAGGGTGCATCGTTAATTCCTACGCCTGCAACATATGTGGTTTTCGGCATTCTATTCGTCGCTCTTGGTGGCGAGGTCTATTGCTTTTTGGATTTTGCTGTTCGGTCGTGTGTTAGTTTTTTCAAACACAGGCAGGAAAACAGATGGGTCAATGTAGTTGGCGATGGCTGTTGTTGCGGTGATTTTGTCTCCCGCTAAATGGCCCAGTTCCTTACCAATTTTCAGACACTGCGTCTCAATCCATTTGTTCACTGTTGCTTCGCTGGTGCGCGCACCAAACGGGCATTTATCCATCAAGGCTTTTGCCATCATGGTGCCTTTGATCTTTCGCATTTTGTGGATAGTGAAACCTTCGGGGAAACCCAACTCACGCAGATAGCCATTCACCTGCGAGTTTGACAAAGGTTTACCCCGGAAAGTAAACACATAATCTTTCGGTTTCAATTCGTGCAGGAATTCGTCCATTGCACCATGCAGCATTTGCGTCCGCTGGTCATCAAACTTAATGACGTGTTTTTGCGGCCCGGCTTTCTTGCCCAAATACTTGAAAATTGCGCGTTGGTCATTGAACAGGATGTGACGGCGCAGCAGCGTGGAAATGCCGTAGGTGGTTTCGCCAGCGGTATTGCCACGGGTGGAGCCAATACGTGCCGAGGTCTGGTAAACAATCTCGCACACAGCAGCCGCAACACCGCGCAGCGTACCCGGCCCTTTTGCCAAATCAGGCAGCCACTTTTTCACGTATTTTTGCAGGTCAGGCAGCATGCCTTGCACCACGCCGAAGCTCTGCACACGGCCTTCGGTGCGGGCCGCGATGGTGTAGACGTTGGTAGTCGATTGGGCGAACGGTGCCTGATACTGGCAGTAGTAAACCGTGGAACCCGGCGTGTAGTTCTTGTTCATCGAACCGGTGCCGATTGGCTTATTCAGCAATTGCAGGCCGTCGCTGGTGTAGTAATTGCCCTTGTCATCCAGCTGGCCGACAAACCACGCCGGAATATCGTGCTGGATATTTTCCATTTGTTCGCGGATGGCTTCCACGTCCAGCGTGTGCTGACCACTAGCACGAATGATGTTGGCCACCGCTTTATCGGCAATCGCTTTACGCTGGCGGCGCATATCCAAATAGTCTTGGTGTTCTTGCAGGTTGGCGCCCAGTTCTTTCGCCTTTTCACGCCACTTGGCCAGCACCGTTTCAGGCATGACATTGCCCTTAACTTTGCCGTACTTTTTCACGTGGTCTTCGAGGCGCTGATACAGGCTGGCTTGAGCATCGGTTTCGGTGTGCTCATCCTCATGCAAAAACATCTTGGAAATGTGGGAATCTTTGAAGTACCCGGCGTTCTGCATCAGGCGTTTAGTGGCGGCTGCCGATTGATTCCGGGCCAAACGAATGTCGGTCAGGAACGCCAGTTGCTGCTTAGACAAACTGGTATTTTTGTCGAACGATTTCTTCTTTTTCTTGAGGGCATCAAAGCAGCCATTCACAATCAAAGAATATTTGTCATCCGACGTATCCACGCCGTCGCAAAGCAAGGTCAGCGTTTTGGTAAACGTGCGCTTGATTGCGTACTGCTCAAGAAACGGCTGGGCCTGTTCGTTCCACTTTTTCAGCTTCTGGCAGAAGTTGGTGCCGTAGTCGTATTCAGGCGCTTTGTACAAGGCAATCAGCAGCTTCAAAAAGGCGTCAACCGAGCCGGGCGGCGCTGGGGTCGAGGCAGCAATTGTTAGTTCCATCACAGGCCCTTAATGTAATCCATCCGGTTGAATTTGCTGGCGTAGCGGCGGCTTGGAATGTCATCGGCGGGCACACGGATACCGACATAATAAACCGTCGAATCCAAACGCTGTTTTTCCGATTCAACCACGCAGCCTTTTTGATCCACGCACATCAGCAAAGTATCCATCTGGTCTTTGTCTTTTTCTTTGTAGACCCGATAGCCCATATACAGCGAATATTTATTCGCCTCTGCGAACTTAATCAGGCCCAAGTCGTTTTGCGGCAGATTGGTTACGAAATTGCCGCGCTTGATAACTGGTAGGTGCAGCAGGCGCTGGGCGAGGTCGCGAATGTCCGGGTAATTCCGTACCAATCGAACCATCAGCCCGCCCGGCAGGTATTTTTTCTGTTCGGCAGCCAGTGCGAGCATCACTTTCATATATTTACCGTTTTATCAATCAAGGCCAGCAGCTGGCGCTTGACTTCCTCAAGGGGTTGCTGGGCGTCGATTACTGCCCACGAATCGTCAATCATCGCGTGGTAAGCAGATCGAACTTCCTCAAAATAGGTCAGAGGTTTTTTCTCGAATTCATCGAGCGTGATACCCTCTTTAACACGTGTGCGGTGCATGCGCTCAAAGCTTACCTCCGGTGGCAAATCCAAAAGGATTGTCAGATCGGGTTTAATCAGATGAGGGCCACACATATCATGAATTGCTTGGGTTTGGTCACAAGTGCGCGTTTGGTAGGCGAGGGCCGACCAGTAATAGCGCTCACTGAAAACGTTGGTCCCGCTTTCCAGTGCTGGCCTTATCACGGCTTCGGTGTGCTGAATGCGCGAAGCATACGATAGGAAAGGTTGGCACAATGCGGGCACCTTCCCTTCGTGATCCAGCATCAAACGGCGCAGGGCTTCGGCGTATGGCGTACCGCCCGGCTCGCGTGTGAATAGGAAACTTAACCCACGTTTTTGCGCGTGTTCCCCAACGTAAATGGTGGCCGTCCCTTTGCCTGCCGCTTCAATGGATTCCAGAACGATGAATTTACCTTTCACGTCAAAAATACTCGCTGTGTACGTTTGATATTGTGCTTGGCTTCACCCGCCAGCCAAGCCAGTTTGCGGAACATCCTATATTTGGCAGTCACTGCAACCTGCCTGTATTTTGCTTTCTGGCTACAGGTGATGAGGCCCGTGGTTTCGCTAAGGACCAGAATGCCAACACCTTCGGCCCTCAGTTCCTCGCGAATTTCCGGGTAGCAGCGGGATTTGGTGATTGACGGCGCGAACAGGAAATAAAGCTTGTTTGTGTGCGGCAAATAATCACGCCATTTCTTGTCGGCCCGGTAGTCGGCTAGACACGACTTGATTTCAACGCCCATGAAATTTCCGGGGTAGTCGATAACCAAAGCATCCAGACGGGACCGGCCCCACGGCACGACCCCAACTTCCTTGTGGACAGAACAGGTTTTCTTGGCGTAATAAAACGTTAGTGCCTGCATCAAGGCACTGGTAATATCCGACCGTGACATTTTCACCGTGCCTTCCGGCTGCTCAGTGCGTTTGTCGTATGCCTTTTTAGCCCGCGATTGTTTGCGCGTGCCGCGTTTCCGAACGTATGCCATCAATCCCCACTTTTAGGCTACAAGCCTCATAATTTTTGCGTACTCGGCCAGACGGCCTTTCTTGTCGTATTTGTCGATAAATGCCAGCATCGCAGTTTTGTACTGCTGGTAAGTCTGGCGCTGATCGTAAGCTTTAAACATATCGTTCAAGACGTTAACAATGTCGGCGTCTTCAATCGAGTTTCGGCCCATGCGCCCACACAACACGCTGAATTTCGTGTCGATTTGAGTGTTGAGCATTTTCGGCGGAAACTTCATCCATTTCGCCTTCAACACCAGACGATCATCGGTGTATGAGCGCATGGCTTTATAGAACTGGTCGAGCGGCATTGCGTAAACTTCTGGCCGCTCTTTGAAGTCTGGCAATTCCACGTGAATGGACGGGCGCAGATAACCGGTATACAGCACCTCTTCGCCATCCAGTTTGATACCACCGGGGAATTTCTTTTTCAACGTAGCATCGGTGAAGGTTTTGGCGGCTTTCAAGTGGTTGCCGTGGGTAACGTTTCGGTCTTTGGTCTTCACCAGTTTGATCGAATATTCCACATGCGGGAACATATCTTTCAACTGGCTGGCCAGCCGGTCGGTGTCTTCCTCAGTCAACACTTTGTCGGTGTACCACGCATTCCACGCAACGGCTTTGCCGTGCTGCACTTCCATCACGATAATTGCGTAAAACTCTTCGGTAGCTTTACGCTGGAATTCTTCGTGGGTGCCTTGCACGATAATGCCGAAACCGTGGGCATTCAGGCGGTTCATTTCCGAGTGGAACGCTGGGCCGTGGTCGTCGTGCAAAAGATCGTGCCCGGCCTTCGGGTCAATCTTGCGCAGCTTGATACCTTCCGCGAAGTTTCGCAGGTGAATCATTTCGTGCGCAATGGTGTTAAGGAACAGCACCCGGTCAATCATCGCACTTTCGTTAATGTGGAATGTGTAAACCGGTTTGCCTCGGTAGAATTCCACCTGCGCCATGCCCCAAAGTTTCGGGTTACGGCTCTTCACGAATTTCACAACCGGGCACGCATTATTGAAATACGCGTGGTTGAGGTAATCGTAAATCTGCGGCACGATTTCAAAGGTTGGTTTGAACAGCAGATACGGCGGATTTTCCGGGTCCACCTCGACCGACAAAAGCTCTTCACTGGCGTTGTGGAGGGCGTTACCCTCTTTCAATTTCAGTCGGAACATAACGTCGGGCGCATCTTCGTGCTGCACGATATAAACCGAGCCATGGCGGTACATGGTGAACCGGTCGCCCTGCACCATGTGCAAATCGTATTCGTCGTTTGCGTTGTCATAGACCCGATCAACTGGGTCCAAATAGCGGTAATTGGCCATTATTTTAAATCCGTATTCTTGACGATATAGGTTATGCGAACAGCCAGCCGTAGATGGCTATTCAAAACCTCTTCCTCGGTTAACCCTTTTGGCAACCCGTAGGCCGCTGGATCGGTGATATACAAATACCCATTGATCGACAGCGGATAGCCCCGTGAAATATCCCGACGTTCAACATACTTTTCAAGCAGCTGACTAATCTGGAAATCGGGGTGTTGGAATTCTGCCGCGTGAGCCATCACAATAAAACGCGGCATCGGGAAGCCGGAGAACGTGCGTTCGTGCGCGTGCAAAATGTCTTGGGTTAAGCGTTGTGCCAGACTCGAAAGGCCGGTGACACAAGCGGATTCGCCAACGGTGTAAATTTCCGGCATTTTGCCGTCAGGTCGAAGGCCGCTATTGGGCACATCGGACGGTACTACACGGAACACCGAGGATGGCGGATATTCACACGCCATTTTGTTGCCCTTCGAGTTTGGCGATACGGTCGTCAAGCTCGGCAATACATTCAATCAACAGGCCGACCAACGAACCATAAAACACCGCGAGTTTTCCGTCGCTGGTTTTGGTCGTGGCTTCTGGCATTACCTGCAAAACTTCCTGCGCAATAAGGCCCGTATACAGGCGCTGCTGGCCGACTTTCTTGAAAGTGTAGCCGTGCATGCGCCGGGCCTTTTTCACTGCATCAAGAATGCGCGTGATTTCGGTTTTAAGGCGGCGATCCGACGACAACGCCACTTCGGTTTTGCACACCATCTGCCCGATTTCAGGATTGATTTCGACGGTGTTTTCTGTGCCGTTATTGAATGCAAACAGAGCACGTGGCTCAGGATCGTCAGGGTCTTGCGGGGTAACGCGGCGCAGCACCACATTACCGTCAAGCGTTTCCAGCAACAGCGTATCGTTGAAATTGATCGTACCAAATTCGTTCAATTTCATTTCGCCTTCGAGGGGGCCACCTGCAATCGGGATATAATCCCCTTTGCCACCCAGCGAGGCCTCAACCCAACCGGCGTTGGTCAACGGTTTACCGTAGCCAAGTTCCCAGTTGGTAATTCCTTCGGTGCCAATTACGCGAACCATCATACCCTGTTTACGGGCCTGAATCGGGATCGCATCACGTTCGGCAAGACTGCTAACAATTCGGAAACCACCGCGCAGATCGGTATCGACCAGCAGGTAAAAGTCTCCCGTTTTTACAAAGTGCTGCGAAATATTAGTCGCCACCATCGCCTCCTACAAACAACACCCTTACCTCACCCGTTTGAGGCTGTAGGAATTCAACGACAATCTTGCCGTCGATTTCATGGGCGTTATTCGGATAAATGATTTGTTTGGCCGCGTCGTAACATTGAACGATATAATCGGGAGTGCTGACAGGAATTTCCACCAAAGTGGCGTCAGTAATTACTGCTTTGACGATTTTGGTATGCCCCTGCACATCGACTAATCGAGCGCCGTGATTGGGTTCAGTCGGCGCCGTTTCAATTGTAATGCCTTTCCCTAGCACACGCGGTTCGTATAGTTTAGTCATAAACATACCATTAAATTAGTGGGAAAACACAAAAACCCACGATTAAGTGGGTTATTTGAGATAAGTGGATGGTTCGTCCGACAAATAACGGCCTACTTGTCGGGTCATTTTCTTTTTGTGCTCAAATGGGATCGGTTCCTTGATCCAGCGGATACCGTGCGGGTCAGAGCGGCGATTACCCGCCAGCAATTCACCAGACAAAAACGTGCGCGTATATTCTGGACTCATGGTGCCTCCGAAGCTTTCCGATCCGCATATTCGTTCATCGCGTCAATCACGGCATCACCGAGCGGAATCAGTGTTTTGGCCAGACAAACCAGCGAGCTAACATCCAGCGTGACAGGCAACGCAGAACCCGCTGTGTCGTAGACGAATGTGGCATCACCGAAATATTCCATACCGGTCGGCAAACCAGAACCTTGTGCCAGTGACGCCGGGGCGCCAAGGGCAAACAAAATCTTGAAGTAATAAATCGGTTTATTCAATACGCGGTTTGCTTGGGGCAACGCATTAAACCATTCGCGTACCCGTTGATTTGCGTATTGCTCGAAAGTGTATGGGTCATATTGGAACATGGAACCCACGCTAACGATTTGTGCGACGGTGTGCGCTTTGCCGCTGAATAGTGGGCGTTGTTCCCAACTAGCATTGGTCAGGGATGCGCGCAGCTGATATTCGGTTTTATCAGCCTGCACGTAAACCACCATACCGAGGCGGCGAGCACCGAGCGGAATAGCATCACGCGCCGCGACCGTAGCCACCGAACGATAACCACCGCCAAGGTCGTTATCATCCAGCAGGAAAGAATCGCCAGTGCGTGCAAAACGCGAAGCAATTGACGTGGCCATAGTGGGCTGTGTCCTCAGTTGGTATCAGAACGTGCTGACATAATCTTGTGGTTTCCGCCGACTTTTTCATCGCGGTTACGGCCCACGGTTAATTCGTCATTACCCATGATTTTCACTTTGCGATTACCGCCAATTTCCAGAATGTAATCGCCTGTGATTTTCTCGGTTTTATTGCCGACGCCTGCACTAACACCACCAGCACTTTTCGCCGCAATTTCTGCAACCTTGGTATTCGAGGCATTCGACACATAAGACGGCACGTCACCTTTTGACCCAGTGATGATTTCCGTGCAGGAACCGACAATCGTTTTGCTGTAGTCACCGAGGAACACAAAATGCGCGTCACCCGGATTCGCTACAAAGATTTCATTGGTTTGTTTATCGGCCACGATAGTGCAGCCGTTTTCCAAAGCCATTACGGCACGGAACGGGTAATTGGTTTCCGCCAATTTCATCAGGGTTTTCTGATCGCCCGGATACGGCGCCAGCATCGGCTTATGCACGTCACCTTTTGGGAACGTGACGCCTACCTTTGCGTTGATCGGTGGGATGTTCAGGAATCCGGCACCGATCGCGCCTTCGTCGGCTGCGTAATGCTGATTTGTAGGCAGTGCCCACGGCAGGTGAGAATCGGGAATTGCATCAGGGAAAATCCCTTTAATTCGGACACGCACCCGGCCCGCTTTGCGCGGGTCTTTGTTATCCACCACAACGCCCGCATAAACCATTTTCGGGTCAAGGCCTTGGCGTTGCATGTGCTTGGTTGTATTGAGCGGCGAACCGGCCATTAGGGCTGGATTCCTTTAATCGCATGCCACAACAATTTGGCGCGTAGTTCCACAGAGGCGCGCATCAGATTGAAGTAATAATGCATCGCGGTTTCGGCGTCGTTTGGATCATATTGGCGATAGGTGGCGTCGGCAATAAATCCGCTGATCCAGTCCACATATTGAATGCGTTGACGCACGTTCAACCGGCTTTCCGCATCCAGCACCAACTCAAGGTCTATATGCGCATAACTGGCAGAAGCGCCACAGAAACTAACCAGAAATTCCAGCTGTTCGTCAGACGAAAGGGATTCCCACATTTTTTAGGCTCCTAAAACGAAAAAACCGCGCCGTGCAATTACTTACAGGGCGCGGTCCTTGTTTATTATTTACAGTATTTAGCCACTGTGAATAAATTACAAACGAGTTTTCTTGCGTTTGATGCCAGTTGCTGCATCACGCTCGCGCAGCATCTTTTCGATCTTACGATTTTGACGTTCGTGCGCCAAGCCCTGATTGTGCAGGTGACGTTTTTTGCCATCGTGCGTGTAGCCGTAAGCATCGCCCAATTCACCAAAATCGCGATTCGCCAAACCAACCATTTGACCGTTGTTACGGGCCAGTACGTCGGAATGGGTTTTATCGAGGTTGTGGTTATACAGCGATTGCGCTTGGGCAATAAACGCATGGAAACGATCCGGGTTCATCCGGGCCATACGCGCCAGCTGGTTGTCATAGGCACTGGCTGTGCTCATGAAATTGCTGGAAGCGAAACCACCCATGCCACCGCCGCCGCCCATGCCGTCACCGCCCATATCATCAATACCGTATTTCTTTTTCAGTTCTTTGATTTTCTTCTGGTATTGATACAGCGATTCCTGCGCCTGCAAATCGGAATCTTGGCCAGCCAACAAACGGTCGAGGTTGAGGCCACCAGCAGCCGCCATAACACGCAGCGGAACCGGTACGCCTTTATCCGACATTGCTTGCAGCATATCCATATATTGCTGATCGCCTTCCGGTTGCAAAGTTTTCTCCCAATGCACGGTCGGAATCAGCAGACGGGTGCCGTCATTCAGGCGCTCAAACGAACCCAAAGGATCGAGTTTATCCAGCGAGTTACCACGCGTAGACAGCTTGCCGTCGCGGTTCAGAACGTAACCCTTGAGAGCCGAAATCATTGGGAAAATTCGGCTGTACAAAGTCTTGCGGGTCAGCCAATCGCGTTCGGTACGGATTGCGTCGATAAAGAACGAAGTAGACGTGTCGCCGTTTGCGTAGGTTGCGTCACCAGAGAGGAAAGCGTCGGAAATACCCAGCGCTTTCATTTTGATGGAATCAATCGCGTCCTTGTTATCGAAGATTGTCCAGCCGCCTTGTGGATCGCGAATTTCCTCGGTGGAAATACCGCCACGCGTTGCAACCACTGCTCCAACCGGGTCAGCGTCGGCGTTCATGAACATATCCATAACGGCCTGCATATCGGCCAGCGTAGGTTCCCATTCGCCCGCGCCATCAAGCGTGACGTGCAGAATACCTTTTTGACGCATAGCGGAACGTACCAGCGTGCCACGGAACAGGTTTTTCTCCAGCAAATACCACGGCATAATTCGGCGGTAATAGCTGGTGCCGGTGCTGCTGGAACCGGAACGGCGCGGAACGTAAACCGTCGATTTCTGGTCAAGTTCAAGGGCTTCGTTCGACAGCTGTTTCATCACGTCGGCGCCCAAGAATTCACGCAGCGCTTTTACACGCGGCGAATCCGATTGCATGGTGCTTCGGATGTATTCAGGAAACGCCACGGTAATCAGCGGGTCAGTGCCGTGGAATGGCAGCTGGTCGAGCTTGGTGTTTTCGTATGCGTGCGGCATGATTCGCGAAAACACTTGGGTTTTTTCGTTGTACAGCAGAGAACCGATAAAGCCGCCCTTGACGTTGTAGTCGATTGCCACGTCTGGCATCAGGTTGCGGATATCGAGACGATCCACGTTTTCCATGAAATCATCCATGACCTTGCGGTCCATGATTCCCGAAATCGTGAAATCAGAAAACATCAGCTGCGATTTGATATCTACAATCGACCCGCCGATGGAATCGTTGTAATACATATCGGTGTAAATCCGCATGACCAGCTTTTTCTGCTCAAGGTCTTCGGAAAACACAATATCTTTCAGCAGCGGATCAATGTCGATTTCAATCGGCATCTGCGAAAGCTGGGCGTTGCCGGAACCGGCAGCGGTCGCCATATATTCGTCAATCTTTTGCTGGTTGGTTTTCGGATAGTGCTGTTTCACGGCGCCCATATGCTGCGGTGCTTTTGATTGGGGCGCCTGTGCAAGATTAGCGCGGTTGGTTTTGCGTAGTTTCATTGGTCGCCCCGAAGAGGTTTGTTCGCCATATAAATAACGACAACATTGCCTAGTTTATTGTCGTGCCACATTTCATCACGCATCGCCACGCCAGTTTTCAAAGACTTGATATGGGTTACGCGGTCAGGGCACGCTGCATCCTGATTGTTGTCGCCGCTGCTGGTACGCAGGTCGATGTTCAACCGGCCTTGATAAAAGTACAGTTCCTTTCGGTAATCTGCATAAAGCTTTTGCCACATTCTGCGCCCGTCATGCGTGCCGGAAATGTCGGTGCGGACGGCATCAAAATGTCGCAGGAAATGGTGGCGCATCATGGCGCGTGCGAGGCCCGGCCAAGCTGGGGATTGGCGCACCTCGACTTGTACAACACGGTTGCCAAAATACTCGTTTTCCGCTGTCTTGTAGTAGCAGGCATAAACCACATCCTGCCCCTTCACCAAAACCAGCAGACGGCAGGCAGCGAGCACCTCACCGACGTAGTGGTCAGTTCCCATAAAAATCTTAAAAGGAATCGCTTTGTGATAAGCGAAAACACCAGTTTCCACCAGTTCACCCCGGTCTATCATTTCCAGATAGCGGGATTCTTCGGAGGCTAATGTTTCGACCACGTTGTCGGCAAGGATTGGCATTGTTTTTCCTTAATCAAAGTCACTGGCAGGGCGTTTTACCATGTCCAGAATTGCGGCACGTTCCCGTTTGTACAGCGCTTCGCCAGCGGTCGAGAATTTGTATTCGTCGCCCATGGCGAGGATGGCTTTTGCAGCGGTGTTGAATGCACGTTTGTTGTAGGCAACCAGCGAGGATTTGGTCAGCGATTTAAGCAGCTTGAAAACTTCCTGTTCGCTGTCTACGCGTTGACGGCGCAGGATTGCGTAAACGTGATCGGTCGGCTCTTTGTCACCTACGTGGTGATCCTCAAACGAACCCTGTTCGGAATCCATCCAAACATCGAATGCACCTTTAGGGATTTTAAATTTCACTGGGGCTTGCGCAGGTGCAGCAGGCTCGGCGCTAGGCATCGGTGGCATTGCAGTGTGACCAATGGCAATGACGTGCTTGCGTAGTTCCTGATACGTCTTTTTACCGCGCAGGGTGAACGGGTATTGATCGGCCATGGAAATAATCGAACTTGCCGCCATTTTGTAGGCGCGTTGGTCGTGACGAACCAAAGTGCTGTAGCGCAGCGAGGCCATGAGTTTGAAAATATCACCCTCAGAATCTACACGCTGGCGGCGCAGGATTTCAAACGCGTGACCAGCTGGTTTGTGTTCGCGTTCGTAGTTATTTTGCTCAGTATCCATCCAGTTATCGTATGCGGATTTCGGGATGTGAACATCACGTTTTGCCTTGCCGGGTTTTTCCTCGGCAGGTGCTTTCTCAGCGGGCTTTTCGGCTTCGCCTTCTACCGGAATCAGGATGTTATCTTTCAACGTCAGATAGGCCATGCCTTTTCCGTCGTCTACTTCGGCTTTGCCGGTGGTAGCCAGATCGCCCAAAATGCGGCCCAATTCTGGATGTTTTGCACCCAGCCACTCGAAGCCTACACCCGACCACGTTTTGTTCGCGGTTTTGCCGGGATGTGCAGAGTGAGTAATGGAAATTTTGGCACGCCCGTTTACCTTCATCCCTTCTGGAATTTCAAACGCTTTGGCCTTCGGTGCTTTCGGCGCCTTAGCCGGTTTGGTTTCGGCTGCTGGCTGCTTCGGATATTTCACGCCTTTTGCCTCTGGTGCAGTCGCGTGCGAAGCTGGGGCAGGTGGCGGCGGAATAACCTCACCGACCGGCGTAGTGTCGTAAGGCGGTTTGTCAAAGTTCATACCCAGTTTGTACTGGGATTTGACGTATTTGATTCGGTAGATGAAATAGCGGCCACGGCTTTCTGCTGCCACCATTTCTTTGTATTCTTTCATCGAAACATTTTCGTAGGCCCATGAATCACCACGGTGGAAGGCCACGTAAAGCGTTTTGCGTTTCGAGTCGTAAATTGCGTGGTTGAGGTTGGAACTGTTGAGGTCTTCAATCTTGAACCAACCCGGTGGCATTTCCTCTTGAGGACCATCGAGGCCACCAACACCGGCCTTGACTGCAACTCGGGCCACCTTGCCCGACCAGCCTTTCGAGTGCTGCATAATCCGAGTCAATTCCGCCTGATTCAGCGAGAATTGAATATCGGGTGAATGCGCATGCACAACGTAAATACCATAGGCGCGTTTCATGACGCCGAAAACGTTACCGGGGTGCAGTTCCAAAACATAATCGACGTTGTGCCGGTCTTGGTCGAACGTTAGCTCAATCGCATCCTCGGAATATTGAAACCATTTGTACTTTGTTAGGTCGAGTTTCGACATAGCGGTGTCCCGTTGAGTTAGGAAAAGCGCCCTGTCACCAGCATTATTTTATTGTGTGGGGTTTTTAGGCCCCACTTATTTACCGACCGCTACGCCCTGCACTCATAATCATGAGGGGTGCGCCGTTTTGTGTGGTCAAGCCACCGCCGCCGTTGCCCACCGCTGTACCGCCACCACCGCCGAGTTTTGAGGCACCCAGCGCGTTCGGTCTGGCCAGTGTCATGTTCATCGGTTCTGCTTGCAGAATTCCGACATATTCCTCTTCCATTAATCCCCACAGAAGAAGAGCCATCGCACGCCAGTTATCATCGGTGTAGCCGTCGCCTTTTCCGACGCCTTTTTCTAGGTCTTTCACAGTGAACAATTGCTTGAACAGGTGCGCCACCGGTTTGCCCGCGTAGAACTCCCGGTAATTTGCGTCCAGCGCATCAAGCAGCGAATCCACTTTGATTTCGGATTTAGGCAGAATTACTTGTCCCTGTTCGATCCGCGTCCGCACGCCCACCATATCCACATATTTCAAGCTGTATTGTTTGGCAATAAAGCTAGGCATGGTTTCGTCGGCTTCTGGATCACCCATATCAAGCTCGGCGTCACTCAGGAATGTACGGCTATTCCAGCGGTCAGCCAGCAGAACTTTTACGTTCCGCGCCTGCATGATTGGCAGAATGATTTCCGAGTAAACTTTCGAGAAGTTAATCCGGTAGCCGGGCAGCGGAATAATCTCGGCAATCAGGTCTACATTTAAATTAAAGTCGTCATCCAACGTACCGCCAGCAATCGAGAAGCTGTTGTCCTTTTCCCCGGCGTCGATGGCCAGAATAGAGGGCTTGCCGCTCTTCTTGATTTTCTCAATGGACGCGTACATTTGCGATTGGCCAAGGCGCTTGCTGTTCATGAAACGAACTTTCAGCGTAATCGGGTTTTTCACCGTGCCTTCGGCTTCGAGAATATATTTATGATTCGGCAGGAATGGGTTGGCGATCATAGGGGGAACGGCACCAAAGTTTTTCTCTGCCGAAACCGGGTCTTTCCGGTAGGCATCAACGATTACTTTGGAGTCACGTTTGAAGTTGGGGTTCACCATCCAAGTGGGGCGGTGAATACCGTAGATCGACTGTGATTCTTTTGCCCGGTTAAGAAGCTCATGAATCATATCGTTTTTTGAGGTAGGAGAACTAACGTTCATCGCGTAGGCAGACAGTACGTCGTCAAAACCACGGTTAATCAGAGCGTCAGCGGCACCGCGTACAGTGAGCAAGCTGTTCACCAATGCATCGTAAACTTCGTATGCACTGATTTTCACTTTGTTGGAATCTTTATCCGCATCAAAGTACGCGATTTCGTCGATGGAGATTAGGACGCGGGTACGACCACGCATGACCCGCTTATCAGGCCCCATCGGATGGTATTGCAGGCCACGCACGCGGAAGTCAACGAACGTGTCTGTAAGCTTGTAGAGTTTTTCGCCGTAAACGTTTTCGTAATGCTTGAGCATCCCGAAATATTGCTTGAACCAGTTGCCCTCGATCAGAGCGCCGTAGAACGGGGTCCACAGCGTATCCTTGGCTTGGGTATAGGTCAGTGCAGCGAACGTGCCTTGCAGCATCGTGGTGCGCGACAGGCCGTAGAACTGGGCAGGCTTTTGGAGTTTTAGCAAACGGTGCAGGTGGTAGGGCGCCAGATAGGTGCCCACGGTGTGCGATTTGCCGGAGTTGTGCGAGAGGATTCCGCCCGTAACAAACTGATGCGTAGCGGGCAGGGTGAAGTCATAGGTCTGGCGCTCGCCAGCCTCAGTAATTGACTTGACCTTATCGGAGAACGTACCGAATGCCCAATCGTCTTTTTGCAGACGTTCAAACATTCCGGTATCGAGGGTAATGCACGGGCCATCAATGCGATGCGGATACCCGGCATTCAGTAGGAGGGCGCTAACATCGCGAAGCGCAGAAGTACCGACAAAAATGCGGCGCGCTTCACGGAACAAACCTTGTAAAAATTCAATGACGCCAGTTTGATTTGCCGTGCGGATATTGAGAGGCAAAACCGTATTGTAGAAATTGCGGCCCATAGCTTTCGCATCACGGAGCACGCCCTGCCCAAACACCCGCTGGCCAAAGTAGATATCCAGATTGGTGTCTGGTTTCAGTTCACCGATTTTTACGAAACCAAACTCGGTATCAATCGGGTGGTCGCTGGTGCCAGTAACAGAAAAACCACGTGCGGTATCAACGCGATAAACCATTTCAGGTTCCGCGACGAAATAGTGCGACGTGGTTTCAAACTCTATGCCGTTGTGAATCGGCGTTTCAAACTCGGTAAACCCTAGTGGTGCATTCGGGTAAACTTCGTCAATGTGCAGCAAACCGTGTTGAGAAATCACAGGCGTTTCGCCAACAACGCAACGCTGACCGGCGTTGATTGCCAGTTCGTTGTAGTACGGCATCAAACCTTTGCGCACAGCCTTGGATCGACCGAGGCCACAGCTAGGACAAACACCGTGTTCCAAAATCGAAACTTTTCGTTCCAGTTTCGAGTAAGTGTCATCCACTTTGTGGTCGTGCAGCAACCACTCCATATCCGAGCACTTGTAGCACACGTCATTGAAAACGACGAGGCCCCAAATCAGCTGTTCGATGAATGGACGTTCGTCGCCAATTGTCCCGAACTTATCTTGCGTAACCCACTCATAGAAATTCTTGGCAACGGGCAGGTCGCTATCGTCAATTTTCATATCCTTTGGAATGACGACCTTTTGGTCCATCAATTCACGGATAGTTTTGGCGATGTTGATTTCGGAATCTACGTCCATGCTGGTAATCAGCTTAGCCGCAGACTTGCCCATATTTTCAATGTCATCGTGTACGGCGGCCCGTCCGTTCTGCTTGAGTCCCAGCAGGTAATCGAACGGGCTTTCCGAATTAACGACGACACGTTTGTCAGGGACCAGAATGCCCCCTTTTGAACGTTTCATTTTCATCGTTGGCGTGTACCTCTAACACCCCACAGCGTTGGCATAGGGTCGCTTTGCTGCTGCATGCGGGATAAGTAATCAATTTCTTCTGCTGGGCGAACGCGTGCATAGAGTTCCTTTTGCGCCTGAATGCCGCGCCGCATCTGCTCCCCGGTGTCGTGCTTGTCGAGGGCGAGTGCGGTTCGTTCGGCCATAAACGCGGTGATTTTTTCGAGGTATGACGCCTGCTGTCCCTCGGTAAGATTCGAGGTTGCTTTGACCATGGCGGCCAAAGCATCAAGGCGAGAGATTGAGACGAAGGCTTTTAGCAGCGCTTCGTCCATATCTAATTCAATATCAAGGCCGCTAAAAAGCGCGGCCTCAACGTATTCTGCTGCATCGTGTAGGGCGCTCAACGAAGACGCGCCCTTATACAGCAGTGTTTTGTAGCGTTCCAGATCATCCGCTTTGTCACGATTAAAACGGACTAATTCCGTGTCCGGCACCTCAAACTCGTTCATGGCGAGTGGAGTTTCTGCCTCATCGAAATAGTGTATGTTTTCGTGTCGTGGACGGTGATCGTCTTCGGGAATGTCCATCGCGATAGCATTGGCATATCGCCACGGCGGAATGGCAGGGTTACAACGATAAACGCCGTCGAGAACTAGAGGGCGACTTACTTTGTAAACCTTGGAGGTAGGGAATATTTCGTCGGGGCCTAGTCGAGTGTTGCCCGCGATTAAATCAATTTGCTCGCTGCGCGTGAGGTCATCAAGAGAGCGCGGCAGGCCCATCATCAAGCCCGATAGACTTGACTTTGGATTTAAGTTTTTTCTTTTTCGTCGGGAACTTGATTTCTTCGAGGTCGTTCCCTTTGGACTTGAGCTTTTTGGTTTTGCCGTCTTTGAGCTTTCCGGTTTTTTCTTCACCTTTGAGCTTTTTCTTTTTCGGCTTACCGGTGCTGTCTCCATCGTCATCTTCAAACTCAAGATTGCCTCCGCCCGAACCGCTTTGCTGCTCGCCGGGGTTGTAGACCGTCATAATGTCGAAACGCTCATCCATTTCAAACATGAAATTGGTTTCGCCATCACGGTCTTTCGATACCAACATTGGAATTTTACGAACTTCGCGTTGCTCTGGTCGGCTGTAGTTCCACTGGATTACAACGTCCGCGTGTTCCTTCATACCTTTGGAATAACGCATGGCCTCTTTCTCATCATCCAGCTGTGCCAGCAGGATAACAAGGGCGCCAGTTTCTTGCGTGTAGTTTTTGGCGATACGCGCCGCATCCATCAGCGATTTCCATTGCTCTTTGCCCGAATCTTCGTTGAGCAAACCAATATAGTCGATGATGATTACTTTGTAGCCGAACGGCTTGGCAAGTTGCAGCGCCTCTTCCATAGACAGACCGCCTTTCGGGCAGTGAATCGTATGGTGGATGCCGTGTTTTTCGCCGTGCTCTGCCATCATTTTTTCGGCAGTGCGGACCTTGCGTTTGTCTTCGCTGGTCAGCTTGGCGTGCTTGAACTTTTTGAGCGGTACACCCGTGAGGTGGGAATAGAGTCGTTGCGACTCCTGAATTTCCTGCATTTCGAGAGAAACGCGGAACACGCTCAAATGTTGCTTGAGGAACATGTGAAGGCCCATGTTCATCGAGACGATGGATTTACCACCCGACGTTGTAGCGGCCAAGAACACGACGCCAGTGTCGGGCAGACCACCGTTTGTTTTATCGTATTCAGCCAGCCCGGTCGGGATACGTGGCAACGTTTCGTTGCGACAAATCCGGTCGGTTACTTCCTTACTGTTTGCATCTTTACCGAAGCGCAAGAACGAAACGTCTTGATGCTTCGCAGCGGTGGCCTTCGTGATTTCTTGCGTGACTTGGGTAAGCAGATTTTCGGCGTCACACGAAGTCTGCTCAAGCGCCACGTAGATGCGTTCGGCCACAGAACGCATCACACGAATTTTGCGAAACTCTTCGAGGGTTTCCAGCGTCTCTTTCAACTGCGATTTTTTCAGGCAAGGCTTTTCGTCAGCCTCGGCCAGAATCTCGCGGAAGTCTTCGTCTAGGCTGGGGTCTTCCAACAGACTTTTCCAGCTAACGATTTTGAAACGCTTCCTCGCCAGTGATGTGATTCGCTCGAAAGCTTGTCGCATCACTGGCGTATGGAAGTGGTCCTTGTTGAGTTTGCCGAGCCACAGTATGCGCTGATTTTCTTTTAGCTTTTTGGTCGTTACGGTTAGCAACGCCCGGAGTTCAGCGGTTGGACTGTGAATCTGCATATTTTACCTACTACGACGCCATCGGAATGGCCCCAAGTTGCGTTAAGTATTTTTTCCAAGCCGGAGCACGGCGCCGACGACGATTGATATGCACAGTCTCGCCTTCGTTCCACTTAGTCGGCTGAATGCCGATCATATCGAGGAAGACAAGCGAGGCCAGCGCGCTATCAAATTCAACCCGTGTCACGTTGTAGCATGTGCGCTTCAAATCGTTAAAGAGGCGCACGTTAGTCTGGTTTGGCTGCGACCGGATCAGGTGGTAAAGTTCCTTAACAATCTGGCGCTTGTAGGTAATTGGGGCATCGACTTTCCACAGGGAGAAAGCTTCGGATTCCCAACTCAATAAATTTTCCTTGGCATCCATTAAGCAAACTCCTTGTGGGCAGTCAGTACACGTCCAATGTACTGCACGAATTTCATAAACGCATCATGGTAAACGCCGACATACTGCGCCAGCGTTTCCAAGTAGGTAGTATGTGGAACACGGCGCTGGTAATCAGTGTGGTCAATGCCGCGACCCAGTTTGTTTTTGGCCTTGAGGAAACGGGTAAAGCCTTCGTCTACGGTGCCGCTCAAAATTTTCAGAATTTTCAGCTTGCGCCCTTTGAACTTGTCCATCAGGCGGCTCATCATGATCGAAGAGTCAATGCTAGGCGCGTGGTCCTCATGCTGGTTCAACAGAGTCTGATACTCCGTCTCGCCCTCTTCGTTGATTTTCGTCTGGCTTTCCGAGCGGCAAATCATATCCCAATCATGCCCGCCGAAACCGTCTTCCTTGCCGCGTACCATGCGCCCACGCTTGTTAGTCGTGTGCTTATCAATCAAGTTATTCGCTTCGTTCGTTGCCGAGCGACGAATGTAATTGACGATGTAGGCCTCGGGTTGTTTGGTCGGAATCAGCGAGTGGTAGGCGCGCAACACCTTGACCGTCAGGTCGCTGGTGAAGTCCTTGGCCGAGTCGTTTTCAGCGTTGATAACGAAGGTCAGTTTCTTGCGCACGCGGGATTTGATGTGACGCATTGCCTTGGGCAAATACGCTTCAAACATTTTCTTGTCCCGACGCATGGCAGTATAGGTCACGTCCTGCACCTTGAGGCCGCGACCGAGTGCGTAGGCTTTCACGTTGGATTTAAACGACCGCCGAGAGAAAAACTGCCGGAAGATTTGCACGTCCGACTGACTCAAGAACGATTGCAGTTTGTTGTAACTGTCAGCGTTGTTTGGGACAAGCGAGAGGAAAAGAGCGGCGTACTTCACGTTGACTGTGAGGTAGCTTTTTTCCATGAGGCGCAGGCGAAAGTCTTTTCCACTCATACCGGTCGGTGACAGGTCGATGGATTTAACATTGCTCTGGAAGTCGAAAGCAGAATTGACGCCAGTCAAACACAGAATACATTCCTCGATCAAGCGCTGCCCGTCGTGGGATTGAGGATCAATTCCGAATTTTGAAATGTATTTGCCCAGCATTATTCTGCACCCCCGCGAACTGTACTTACCCGGACCCCGGAACCACGCTTCGATTTTTTCGGTGCGGATTCGTCGTCTGCTTCGTCACCCTTGCTGCGCTTCACGTCGCGTTCAACAAAATTGGAAGTTTTGCTGTCAACATCGTAACCGGCTGCTGCATCCGCCACCAACTCAATGAGGTTCGGCAGGCCCTTTTTCTGGCCCTTGCGGATGTTGTTAGAGGTGAACACGTCGTCAATCGTGGACACACCGATACCCGCGTCTGCTGCTTTGTCTGCGAGGTCGGAAATGCCCAAATTGAATTCCTCTTCGTGGCGCCAGCGCCGGGAAATCAACGTGGTAGCATCAGGGTCAATTAAAGCGCCTTTGGCCAGCATCTTGTCGTACATGACGCTGAATTCTTCTTCGGTGAAAATCACCGGGCGGCAATGCTCCCCGTAGGTAAGCACGCAGCGGCCATCGGCACTCATCAGGCGGTACTGTTGCGAAGTCGCGTACATGACATACGCTTGCATGAAATTGGAAATGTAATTGCGGTTTGTTTGCCCACGGAAACGCACATAAACTTTCTGCATGAAAGTCATGCCCTTGCTGCGAGTCGCTGGCTCATTGAACATCAGCACGCCCAGCGCTTTCAGCGCTTTTGGATCAATGCTGGAAATCAGTTCGGCAAGCTCACTGATTTTATCTGCGCCCAGTTCCCCAACTGGACGGGTGTTTGGCAAAAACTTTGGACAAATGCTTGATGCTTCGGTTTTTGGCTCGCGGTTCTTCGCGTTCGCCGTAGCCGAAACATTCCCCTTGTCATCCGTGCTCTTTTTGGTCAAGTTACCTTTCGGTACGCTCCCACAAGGAACAGTGTTCCCCTCGACCAAAATATCTTCACGCAGACCGCTGCAATCACCACAGGTAGGGCTTACCTCGCGCAGACCCTTTGTTACCTGTGCCTTGATCCCTGATTGAACGCTCATTATCCAAATAGCCCCTATCTCGTAAAAATTCACTAATCGCAAGCACCATCGCTTTTTCCAACGACGATACGTTACTGTCCGATTTGTACAGTTGCAGTGCTGTGTGCAATGCTGGGGGCGCCTTGAACTGCATAACGTACTGTTTACCCGCAACAGCTTCGTCACTCAGAATCGCCTCTACCAATATCTTGAGATACGGGCCAGCATTGTGTTCCATGGTCGAGTTTGTCCAAAAGCGTTTCTGCTTTTTAACATCAAGACCTGATTTAGTTTTCTTGACCTTTGCTACGACCGCCAAAGCGTGTGCATGCAGCAGGTTATGACATTGGGCACAAAGAGGGATTTGCAGGCTGTTCTTACCGCCCAACGAACGCGGAATGGTGTGGTGCCAGTGCAGCAATGGGAACCACTTCTCGCAAATCGTGCAATCGCCCTCTTTGTAATACTCTGTCACTTAATGCCTTTATGCTTTTGCTTGGACGCCTCAATCAACTTTTTCGTGGCCTCCGGGGTTTCCCCATGTTTCAGGCTCACGGCTTTGATGTTGTGGCGCGGAATATCCCAAGTCACTTTGGTGTTATTGGCCATGATATTCGCAAGGTGCTTACGGACCTTTTCCTCGATCAGCCACACAAGGGAAATGCGTGGGTTGTTCGGGTTGCGAACGATAGTATCAGACGCCAAAGCAAACGACGTACCGGAATGGCGGGCCGTTTCATTCAGCTGATTGATAATATCCATGATCTTGGATTCGAGTTCGTTGTTATTATTTACAGTTTTCATCCGCTGCCCATCACGGGTCGGACGCATCGAATCCTTTACGCCAATCTTGTCGAGGTCAACACACAGCAGCAATTGGTTTTCCAATACCGGGAAATGGTCGCCTACCCAAGTCACGGTAAAGCCAGCGTTTTCCAAACGACCGCGCTTGTAGGCGCCGAGGTCATGAAACACCGGAACAACCGGATAGTAAACAGCTTTGAACGGAACTTTCATCGAGTGAGGCAGAC